GGATTTGTTGTAAAGACATGACCAAGGCAGAGGACGGATTGAGCCTGTTTGATGGCCTGGACGGTGTCCTGGGGGGCCTAGAGCTTCTGGCAGAGAAGAGGGCCAAAATCCAGAGGGTGTCCCGAACCCACCAGCGGCTCACCGGGATGCGGGACCAACTGGTGGGTCACAGGAAGGTTGCCACTTTCCTGGCTCCCGTGGAGGAGGTGGTCGTCCCGGGCCCTCAGCAGGCCCAGGGGGCCTTGTCCGAGCTGGGGATGGCAGAGGCCCTGTATCGGCGTCTCCGTGCCGCTAAGGGCGCTCTAGCCGCCCTGGAGGGTGTCGCCCAGGTTGCCACCCCTCAGACGGATGCAGCCCGACTGCTGAGAGACCTGGATGAGGCAGAGACCACCCAAGGTCGCTTGACCGCAGCGAGGGTCCAGGTGGCCCGCCTCTCCACCCTCGGAGAGGTGGGGAACCCCTCCGAGATCACCGCGTCTAAGTTGAGTCGTGCTGTGGTCAAGGTCTCCGGGATGGCAGAGCAGCTAGGCCGGGCTGAGGCAGATCTGGAGGTGGTAGCTGTGGAGCTGGCAGAGGCAGATCTGGAGGCTCAGTCACTCGCCTCTGAGGTACAGAGGCTCATTGAAGAGCTGGGGGTCTGCCCCACCTGTGGTAAGGAGCACACATGAGCCCAGAACACGACATCCGCTTGCTTTGGCGTTCGGATGTGCATTTGTCCGACCAGGCCCCCCGGAGCCGCACCGATGATTGGGCCGCAACGGTCCTGGGGAAGCTTCGGCAGACCGTGGACATTGCCAAGAAGCATTCGGCTCACATCATCGATGGGGGGGATTTTTTCCACGTAAAGTCCCCCTCCCGCAACAGCCACCGTCTGGTCCGCCAGGTGGCTGAGGTGCATAAGGGGGTGTCCGTCCACGCCAACATCGGGAACCATGACTGCAAATACGGGGATATCGAAAACCTCCCCGAGCAGCCTCTGGGGGTTCTGTACGAGTCAGGGGTGTTCGGCCGCCTGTACGATGAACACGAAGCGGTGTTTGAGCAGGGCGGTTTCAAGGTCAGGGTGGTCGGCATCCCTTACCACGGGACCACCTACGATCTGGACCGGTTCAAGGCCATCACGCGTGGAGATGAGGATTACCTGGTTGTAGTGGCACACTGCCTCGCCTCGAAGGATGGTGGGGAGATGTTCGGGTCCGAGGACATCATCAAGTATGAGTTCTTGGATTCTCTCTCCGAGGTAGATGTGTGGTGTTTTGGGCACTGGCACAAGAACCAAGGGGTCCACACATTGCCCCCCACCCAACGAGGCGGTGTTGAGCGGCTGCGTTACGTCGTCAATGTGGGGAGCCTCACTCGGGGTGCCTTGACGCAAGATGAAATGGAGAGGATCCCTGAGGTGGTTCTCATGGAGTTTGGGCACAAGGGCCTACAGATCCGTCAGATCCCCCTTGAGGTGGAGGACGCCAAGGCGGTGTTCAACGTCGAGGGGCGAGTTCGCCGCGAGGTCCGGGAGTCCACCATGGAGGCGTTTGTCAAGAACATTGAGGACGCCTTGCTCCGCACAGAGCAGAAAGGTCTCATCGACATCGTCCGGGACATGGCGGGGATTCCTGACGAGGTCAAAGAGAAAGCGATCTCCCTTCTTGAAGACGCGAGCTAGCCTTTCTTTTGTGGTACCCTGCCCCCGTGAATACCCCCACCGGGAGCAAGGCAGGTGTGTGACGAGGCCACAAAAAGGGTAGCCAAGGACTTGGAGGAAATCCTCCGCGACCAGTACCCCGAGACTGACCTCAACAACCCCGCAGTGATGGCCCAGGTGATTGCCCGGGGGGCGGTCATGGCAGCCCGAGAGGTTTTGGGCGAGCTGGACGCGGCGCACTCTTCGGACACCTGGTTCAGGGGTGACGAGGGGTGGCAATCAGGACCCCTCCCTGAGATGGTGACCCGAGCTGGTCGCTCAGCCCCCCTGGCATCCACCGGGTTTGACCTGGGCACGAAGTTCGGGGCCCCCGTGATCATCTGCCGAGCCTGCGACACCCTCTCCTACCACCCCCAACATTTCCGAAACCGGTACTGCCCTGGCTGTGATGTTTTCCATCGGGTGCCCGACATCCCGGGTAACGCCATGGGGGGTCAGGGGTAGTTGGGGTATGAAGTACCTTATTCCCCTGATGATGGTGCTCGCCCTCGCGGCGTGTGGCCCCGACAACCAGAACCCAAACAAAATCCGCTCGGCCGGAGAAGGCCAGGACGACGACTGGATCTGCCGGGTAGTGGAGTTTTCGGTCCCGACTGAGGAACCTCTCTGCTCGCTGACCTGTGTTCGTTTCAACAGGGAGGTGGCCACCCCTGTCCCTTGTGAGTGGCACGGCCAGGAAGTGAGCTGGCGGTGATTGTCGCCACCCCCGAGGGGAGCTGCAACTGGCGGAAACTCCCCTTGCTACCCCTCGGTGAGATCCTGCCTCATGTCCGCCCCTCCACCCCGGGAGAGCGGCGACCTAAGGAAGACATCAGGGGTGATCTGGTCAAGGTACACAGCATCCGCCTCCTGTGCTTCAAGGAGAAAGGCACCCGGTGCTGCTTTTGCGGGGTTGAGGGCACCCATTTCGCCAAAGAGCGGCACCTCCCAGAACACCCCTGGCACGTCAACCTGTACGGTTTCGATGCCGAGGGCAATGAGGTTCAGCTCACGAAAGATCACAAGATCCCCAAGTCCCTCGGAGGCCCTGACAGCCTGGAGAACATGCAGACAGCCTGTGCCCCCTGCAATGAGGCTAAGGGGAACACCTATGATCCCGGTTGATTGGGTGGGTTTCGGGGTCTTCGACAAACCCCGGCACAGGCAGTGGGTGTACCCGCCAGGTTTGTCCGTCTACATCCGACGGACTCAGCGGTTTCTCAGCAAAGAGTTCGTCTCCACCCTAGAGATCGGCAGTGTGGAGGCGGCGAAACCGGGCACCGGTGCTTTCACCGAGTGGTTGCCCGCATTCGAGGAAGCCGCCGATAAGTTTGGGTGTATTCCGTTCATCGAGAACGTGATGACCCCCAGGTTTCGCGAATTTTGGGAGGGGCGGGGTTACCTCCGGGTGCCCACGGCTATGCCCGACTTCTGCTATTACCGCCCGCTCAGGGGGTAGTCGAAACCCTGCCTTCGAGTAAGCCCCTCAAAACGGACCCCGGGTGTTGCCAACCCGGGGCGGCGGAATAAATCCAGCAGCCTCACTTTCGAGGTGGCATGGTGGACCACCCCCGGGTGGTGCGTTGGGTTTTCCCTTTCAGAGAAAAGAGGACGCCATGACCTGGCCCTTCAAGTACACCGGAAATCTCACCTGGCTCCCTGAGCGGACCATCCTTCTTCTGGACCATGGGTCTCGTGCATACGGGACGCACCGCCCGGACAGCGACTACGATTACAAGGGTGTGGCGGTGGCCCCGGTCCATTACCGGACGGGTTTCATCAATACGTTCCAGCAGGCGGAGATCAAGGACACGGCGGATGCCGTGATCTACAACCTCCCCAAGTTCATGAAGCTGGCGGCGGATTGCAACCCCACCCTGCTGGAGATGTTGTTCATCGACGAGGCGGGGGTGCGCGTCACCTCGGAGGCTGGTGCCTTGCTCCGGGATCACCGGACGGAGTTCCTGTCGAAGAAGGCGCTGCACACGTTCCGTGGGTACGCCATGCAACAGCTCAAGCGCATCCAGCGCCATCGGGCTTGGCTCCTAAACCCCCCGGCAAAGAAGCCCGTGCGGGAGGACTATGATCTCCTCCCCAAGGCGGATCTACCCACTGCTCAGATCACGGCGGCGATGTCGGAGATCAACCGGAAGATGGATGGTTGGTCCATCGATTTCGAGGACCTGGGGTACGCCCAGCGACTCCACATCCGGGAGCAGATTGAGCAGTATCTTGCGGAGCTGGTGATCGGGCAGGATGAGCGGTTCATGGCCGCTGCCCGCCTGACGGGTTTGGAGGAGAACTTCATCGAGCTGCTGGCCCGTGAACGCCGTTACAAGTCCGCGATGGATCATTTCAAGTCGTACCAGGACTGGAAGAACAACAGGAACGCGAAGCGGGCCAAGCTGGAGGCCGAGTTCGGCTACGACACCAAGCATGGGATGCATCTGGTGCGCCTCATGCGGATGTGCCGCGAGATCCTGGAGGAGGGTGTGGTCCATGTCCGCCGCCCGGATGCCGAGGAGCTGTTGGCGATCCGCAATGGTGACTGGAGCTACGACAAGCTGATGGAGTGGGCGGTGGCGGAGGATGCCGATCTCAAGGCCATCGGTCTGGTTTCTGAGCTGCCTCGGGCCCCCAACCGCAAGAAGCTGGACCTGCTGTGCCAGGAGATCACGGAGATGGTCGGATGATGGGTCGCATGGATGTAGTTGCAGACCTCCCGTGCTCGACCTGCAAGGCGACGGGGGTGGATCCGAAGAAGCGCACCCGTAGCTGCCCCGACTGCATCCGAGGCTTCCGTGATCGCTGCACCTCATGCGGTGAACCTATGCCGTGTGCAGGCACCGCAGTTGCGGTTTTCGATCAGACATACTGCACCCTCCCCCCTAAGGGGGCCTAGTTCCTCGGCCCCAAAGGGTAGGTACTCCAGAAATGGAGGCTGCCTCTTGTCCACAGAACAGACCCTGACGTACCCTCACATCGTGGCCCTCTGGACCCTGGTCCAGCACAACCCCGTAACAAAGCTACGGGAACTGCGGCAGCTCTTGCGGGCGCTGTGGGACCGCCCCGGTAAACCTCCTCAAATCAAAGACATCCCTGCGGACCTCCTCCCGTACCTCACCCAGTCCGTAAGTCTTAGGACTCTCCGGGCGGTGTACGGGGAGAGCATGGTCAAGCAGATGGAAAATGGGGAGATCCCGTTCCCTGCTGATATGAACATCCCTGACGCAATCATCATCGGTCGGGTTCGCCCCTCCTTTGATGAGGATGAGTTCAAGGATCACCTGATCCTAGGCGGGACGCCTCCCCGCCCGAGGTCTTTGGTGCGCCAGGCAGAGTGGCGGGAGGGTCAGTCCACAGCGGACGCCGAGCAGGCATTCATGAAGGCGGCCGAAGCACTCCTGGTGGAGTTCCGCACCCTCTCAGACAACCAGGCAGCGGCGGCAGGTTCTGGGGTTACCCTCATGACGTACTGCCACCTCCCAGTGACTGCGGAACCCCTCATGGGCAGCGGATTTCAGGTGCGTATGGAGTTCCGCCAGGTGACCCGGCTGGGTGACATCGACCCCCAAGAGCTTGAGTATGAGGTGGTGTCCGAGATCGGGAAGTACCCGATCTCAGTCCCACACCAGAACACCTTGATGGCGATGACCAAGAAATCCAAAGATATCACCCTCCACAACCCTTTCCGGGACGGGGATGGGAACCACATCATCAAGGGCACTAAGGCTGGCCGTGGGCCCGTCTTGCTCGACGTTTCCAAGGAGAGCTGAGATGGCTCGACGACCGTTTACGCTTTACTGGAGCAGTCTCGACGCGTACGAGAAGTGCCCTCAGAAGTTCCTCTGGTCCCGAGGGTGGGGGAACCTCGATGTGGGTGGGGGCCCCGGACGTAAGAAGCCCCTTCCCGTTAAGAAGTCAGAGCATCATGCCCTCATGGGTGATGCTATCCAGGGCGTGCTGGAGTTGTTTTACAACGAGTACCGCTGGAAGTTCCCCCGCGAGCTGCGATCTTGGTTGGAGGCTGAGACCGAAAAACAATTCAAGCTGGCTCTCTCCCAAAGGTACGTGGATTGGCGCGTCTCCGATATGTCTCGCGAGGACATGTACCGCATCGTCAGCAACGGGGTGCGTGGATACCTGCGCACGTTCAAGAAGCACAAGCTGATCGGCCCTTACGCCCAATCCGAGGTCAATTACAAGGGTGTCCTCAAGACCCGCAGCAAGGCGGGCAACCCCTATCAGATCCCTGTTGGGGGTCGCCTTGACTTTGTGATCCGCCGGGACACGGATCCTGGCAAGGGGATCATGATCCTGGATGGGAAGAACGGTCGGGAGTATTGGGACCGGAACCACCCCAAGAGGTACACGAACCCTGACCAGCTTCGGTGGTACGCCCTCTGTTTCTTCCTTTTCCACAAGGTGATGCCGGACAAGCTGGGCTTCGTGTATTTCAGGTACCCCGAGGGGTACGACTGGTCCGAGGAGGTCAAGAAGTACGGGGAAGAGGCGGAGGACATGGGGGTCCAGGAGGAGACCCGGGCGATCAAGCGGAAGGCCCTGGCCCACTATGAGGCTAAGGCCCCTGCCTCGGGTGTGACCTGGGTCCCTTTCACCATGGAAGACCTCAAGGGCTTGGCTCACCGGGCCAAGAGTGCCCGGCAAGGTATGGATCGGGAGGAGTTTGCCGCCCGCCCCGCCCCGAGCAACTGCGGCCTTTGCGACTATGAGTCGGTGTGCCCAGCCCGCCAGGCTCAGAAAGAAGAGAACCGGAACAAGAAGGCCCCGGGGGTTCTTGCCGCCCTCCCGAGCAAGAACGGCCGTAAGCTGTTCACCCTCGGCAAGGGGGGTCGTGCAGTGGCTGTCAAAGGGTAGTCCCTCAGACCACCATGGGGATTACTGTGACAGATCAACGCAACCGCTTGGGGCAGGCCATCGCCCGCCGGGATGCCGCCCAGAAGGATGCCCAGCGGCTCCAGGGGCGGTATGAGGCTGCCAAAGAAGAAGTAGCCCGCATCGAGGGCGAGTGCCGGGCCAAGGGGCTTGACCCCGACAAGCTGGAATCTAGCATCGCGAAGCTACAAGAGCGGTACGAGTCCGCTATCTCAGAATTCGAGTCTCAAGTAAACCAGGCCGAGCAAGACCTGGCGCCGTTCCTCCGGGAGGATGGATAATATGAAGATCAGTGTCAATAAACGGGACCTATACGCGGCCCTCCAGGTGGTCTCCAACTCCATGTCGGGGACGGACTTGGAGTTGTCTTCTCAGTTCGTGTTTCGTCCCCTGGCGGGATCCACGGATAAGGCAGAAGTCCTGACTTTTGCGGGACGCCTGTTCAGCTCGTGCCCTTTCCAGGCCACCGTGGAGGGCTTGGAGGGTGACCCCGATCAGGCGTTCACCGTGGAGGGTGCTCGGCTCAAGCAGTGGCTCCGTTCGGTGTCCGATGCCCCCCTGGAGTTCCACTCCGACCCCGACACCAAAGTCGTCACGGCTGTCGCCCCCAAGGGATCCCAGGAGTTCAAGTCCCTGGACCCGAAAGCGTTCCCATACTGGGACGACCTGCTTGATGAGGTTGAGATCACGGCATCCCTGGAGGCGGGACGGCTGACCCAGGCCCTGGAGTTTGCCCGGCTTTTCATGGCAGACACCAAGATGGAGAGCACCGGGCCTCAGTTCTGTGTGACTGAGGTGCGGGGCGGCGCTTTCTTGTCCAATGACAAGCGGGCGGGGAGCATGGCCCTTGTTGCAGGGCTGGAGAAATGCGGGATCCGGGTGTTCACAGGGGACATGGGGGGCATCCTCAAGTTCCTCGGGACCTTGCCCTCGGACTCCATGGTGGAGATCCTGGAGCACTCTAAGGGCTTCCTTTTCCGCCGTGCTGATGGTGCCGTGTTCGGGGAGACCAAGTACATGGCGGCTTTCCCGGCCATGCGGCTCCCGATGGAGCTGGATGACCAGTGGTGGTGGGGTCTCCCCAAAGACGAACTCAGGACGGCCATCCCGTTCCTGCTGGCGGGCGCAAGCCGGGAGGACAACCGTCTTTATTTCTCCAGGCCCGACAACAAGGGGCCTGTAATCCTGGGCATGGTCTCCATGACGGGCAAGCTCAAGACCTTGGAGATCAAGCCCCTTGACTCGGGTCAGCATCTGATCCCGGATCCTGAGGACGCCGAGAGTGAGATCGAAGCGAGCGAGGCCACGCCAGAGTTCCAGCTCTCGGTGACCTGCCTCCAAAAAGTCATCAGCAGCTCGAACAGGGACGCCATCCGATTTGGTGTCAGCCAGCGCAAGGGGAGTGGGTTTGTCCGGTTCCGTGAAGATCGTGAGGGTGATCAGTTCCTCACGGTGATGGCCTGGCTGCGGAACTGATGCTGGCAGACCTCCCCGAGATCGACCACCTCCGAACCAAGGCCGCCGAGGTCAAGGGCCTTCGGGATGGGCTCATTCGAGCCCGTCTCAGCCTCCAGGTGCGCATCCAGGCCCTGGAGGATGAGGAGGAACTGCTGGAGCTGACAGGATCCTTGCTGCGCACTCTCATCGACAGGGAGGTGGAGGCCGGGGTTAAGGCGGTTGAAGCCCTCCAGACCGAAGGTCTCCGGGCCGTGTTTGACGACCAGGACCTCTCGGTTAAGGCCAACGTCGACATCCAGCGCGGCAAGGTTTCTGTGGACCTCCTGACGGTGCAGAAGCACGAGGATGGGAGCATCACTGAGGGCAGCCCTGTAGACGCTTTTGGGGGCTCCGTGCTGACGGTGCAGAGCATCCTGCTCCGCATTATCGTCATGATGCGCCGAGACCTCAGGCGGTTCATCCTCCTGGATGAGACTTTGCCCGCTTTCGACTCCAACTACATCTCCAACATGGGGGCATTCCTGTCGGAGCTGTGCAAGCGGTTGGGCATCGATATCCTGATGGTCACACACAACCCCGTCCTGTTCGAGTCTGCTGACCGCTCTTACCGGATTGTCCAGCGCGGTGGTGAAGCCACGTTTGACCGGGTACGGTGAGGAAGAAAGCCCGGAGGATTTATGGCCCAGATCAACACCCTGACCCAGATCAACATCGATATCCCGTTCCACACTATGGCGGTGTACTCCAAGCCGGGGGCGGGCCTAGTCCACACCCAAGACGAGGCCCCCGTGGGGTTCGACTGGATACACCCGTTCGTCGCTGACGGGGATGAGGATCAGCCTAATCTCCTACAGTGGGCTCAGGACAGGGCAGCCGATCATTTCCTCCTCCGGGTCACGACCCCCTTGGGGATTTTCTGGGGGGTCGGGACAGGGGAGCCTCAGGAGAGGGACCTCTGGCTGGTCCCTAAGCACCCCAAGATCCACAAGACCCCCAAGATTCTGCGGGCCGACACGGAGGTCGAGAGCACATGAGGACCGAAGGGCAGATCCGGCAGCGGCTCAAGCAGGCCCTGCATCGAAACCTCCAGAAGAGGTTGAAGGCTAACTTCAAGCAGAAACCCGACACCTGCACCCATAACCGTCGCCCTTACCACATCAACAAGGATGGCCGTGCGCCTTGCCCCGCAGTGTGCATCCACGCCAAGCAGGGTGGTCAGGTCTGCGATGAGCGGCACGGGGGTGTTGAGCAAGCCAAGGGGTGCCCCCTGTGGGCCCCCCTCAGGAGCAGTGACGCGGTTAGAGAGGAGTTCGCCGCAGGGTACCGCGAGATGGCGGTCAGGGCGAAATTGGGCCACAAGGATCCTGCATTCCCTGTTGCTTCCACTCTCATGTGGGTTCTCGGGGGAGAGACCCCGGGACCCGAACTCCCAGAGACCCCAACTTCCGAGGAGGGTGAGACCCCCGAGGAAGATGATGGGGATGATGAGGAAAGCGACCCACCCCGCGAACTCAGGGAGAGATCCCTCTGGGATCATCCCGCCTGGCCCTGGAATTGGTTCAATGATTGATTTGCTGCAACGCCTCAAGTTCCCCAAAGGTACTCTCCCGCCCGAAGGCCGAGTGGGCCTGCTGAGCTTTGATGTTCAGCCGGAGGCAGATCCTTATTTGGTCACCTCCAGCCGGGGGCTTACCTGGGTGACCAAGTCGGGTGCGGATGGGACAGTGAACGCTGCCTTCCGCACGGAAACCACCCCACCCCACCTGTTCCAGGAGGTGGTGCTTTCGGTACTCAACGCAGGGCGGAGTTACAGTTGGGGTAACACCCACCCGCTCAACGGTGAGGGCATCCGGGCCGCCATCGCCCATGTCAGGTCTTACGTGCCTGAGGAAGAGGTGACCGCGCTCACCTCTAAAGATCTCAATATCACCCTCAGCGACGGCACCCCTGTGGTCTCTGTGAGCTGGCTCCCCGAGAAAACCGTGGTGATTATCCCCACGGAGAGGCGGTACCTCGGGGTGTGGGGAAGGGTATCCCGTCGGACAGTCGTGGCGGTTGTCCAAAACGCCGCACGCACGATGGCTATCGCCGGAGGTCCTGATGTCGTTCCTGGAGACAGCCCTAGCCAACATGGCGCTGGCGCCTGATACCGAGGGTTATCTCCTGGGCCGGGGGGCCAAGGAGGAAACCATCGAGGAGCTGGGTATCAAGACCTGGACTCCTCTCCCCACCCCACATGATGACAAGCTCTGGAGAGAGCGTTACGGCCCCGATGGTCGCGGTGAGTGGATCAAGGGGTGGGCCATCCTCCCCATCTACAGCCCCCGAGGCCGCCTTCTCGGGTTCGAGGGCCGTAACCCGAACCCAGACAAGGGGTTGAAGGCCAGCCACTTCTATCTGCCCGAGGCATCTTGGAACCCCATCTGGCTGGGGATGCGCCCTTCGGTCATGCAGAAGATTTGGGATGGTGGGGCCATCTGGGTCTCAGAAGGTTACTTCGACGCGTTCCCCCTGGAGTGGGCCATCCCCGAGGGGGATGTCTCCATGGCGACCGCCCGAGCCCGCTTGGGGGACAAGCATTTGCAGTTCCTTTGCCGGTTCTTGGCGAAGAACACCCTGTACCCGAAAGTCCACATGGCGTACGACAATGACGAGACCGGTCGGAAGGCCACCCACGGGTATGTGGATGAAAAGACGGGAAAGGAGCGTTGGGGGGCGCTCAGAAAGCTCAGCAAGGCGGGTATTGATAACCGACACGTCCCATATGCCGGGGTGAAAGACCCCGGCGAGATTTGGGATAAACACGGACCCTCGGGGATGAGGGCCACTTTCAAGACCATCTAAAGGAGATCATCATGTCCGAAGAAACAGCAACCACCTGGAATGCCCCTCCCGAGGTTTACGACACCGTCCGTCAGCTCGTCGCGAACTTCCACCCCAATCTCGCCCTCTGCGTGGACGAGATTGCCGTGATCTTCAAGGAGAAGGCCAGCAAGAGCGGGGACACCCTCATCCCGGGTCGGACCTCCAAGGCCAACAAGCTCCTGGGCATCCTGGGCGATGTGGATTACAAGTTCATCATCACCATCGGCCACGACGCCTGGGAAGACCTGGGCACCAACAAGAAGCAGATCGCTTTCCTGGATCACCAGCTCTGCTGGTGCCGGGCGGAGGAGAAAGAGCCCGGTGGTGACTGCCGGTTCTACATCAGCCCCCCGGACGTGTCCTTTTTCCGGGAGGAAGTTGAGCGGCACGGCTTCTGGCGCACCTCGGGTGAGCAGCCTGCTGATGACATCATCGCGGACCTCTTCGGTGAGGATGAGCCGGAGACCGAGTAGTGGTGGTCGTGGAGAACACCCGCCTGGTTGAGATTGTGGGCCGGGCAGATCGAGGCCCTTTCCAGAACCTCCGAAAGGGTGACCAGTTCCGCCTGTTCGAGGCGGATGGGACCCCTGTCGATGACGGGGGCCTCTGCGTCGCCCTTGAGGACCCTTTCACCACCGAACAAGGGGTACTGGGCGTCCGCTGTGACCCCGTTACTCCCTGAGCCCGGAGACGACCATGTGGCCCCTTGAAACCCTCAAGAGCATGAATGCCCGGGGAGGAGTGCGTCACCACGCCTCCTCCTACCCGATCCTTTATCAGGTGGAGGCGGACCTGGAGAGGCCCGTACCGGGGCTTGCCCACAGCCCGGAGAGGCACGACCGGCACCGCTCCCGGCTGGCGACAGTTGCCGAGTGGGATCACATGACCCTCAAGGACCTGTTCCAGGCCCACGGGCCCCTCCTGGCTGCCCAGTCAGAAGGAACCCTGATCTGTTGGAGCCCTCTCTGGGCCGAGAAGGCGTAGGGAACTCGTGAGCCTCGACATCAAGTACCGCCCAACGACCTATGACGAAGTCTTGGGTCAAGAGGCAACCAAGACCATCCTGCGCCGGTATGTGTCCAGCGGTAAGGGCTTCCAGCAGTCGTATCTGCTTGCCGGGCAGTGGGGGTCAGGGAAAACCACCTTGGGCCGCATCCTGGTCCGGGCTCTTCTCTGCGACAACCCGCAAGAAGGGGCCCCCTGCAATGAGTGCTCCTCATGCGCCTCCATCCTTGAAAGTGGATCCTCCGATTGTTTCACTGAGGTGGACGCCGCTACGAACAGTGGGAAGTCTGAGATTAAGAGGCTGACGGGGGATATCGACTACGACACCTTCTCAGGGAAGCGTCGCATTTACCTTTTCGACGAGGCCCACCAGCTTAGCAAGGATGCCCTAGACGCCCTTCTCAAGCCCCTTGAGGACAATATCCGGGGGTCCAGTGATAAGAAGCTGGTGTGCATTTTCTGCACCACTGAGCCGGAGAAGATGCGGGATACCGTGTTGTCCCGGTGTGCGCCCGCATTCACCATTGACACCCTTCCGCCAGAGGTCATCGCGGAGCGCCTCGCTTACATCTGTGAGCAAGAGGGCATCGAGACCGAAGAGGGCGCCCTCCAGACCATCGCCACGGTGACTGAGTGCCACATCCGGGATGCCCTCAAGGCAGTCGAGGGGGTCTCGATGCTGGGCGGAGTCACCCAGGCAAATGTCGCCCAGTATCTCCAGCTTGACCAGATAGGGCTCTACCTGACGATCCTCAAGAGTCTGGGTATCAAGCTCAACCCGGAGGGGGAGGCCAGCCCTAACTGGGGGTTGGCCATGGCGTACCAGGCAGCCGATCTCCTCCTGGAGAAAGTCAGCCCTACCTCTGTGTACCAGAGGTTGGCCGAGGCCAGTATGGTGGCCTATCAGGTGTACCTGGGGGCCGCCAAGGCGGTGGTGTACTGGCAACCTGAGAAAATCAAGGAGTTGGCAGAGCGGGGGGATGTCCTCTTGGGTTATGCCAGCCGTTTCTCAGCTAAGCCGGGGCGGCCCACAGGGGCGATGCTCAAGTGCGACATCGCAGCCCTGCATCATGGGGTAACTGCTGCTGGGGCAACCACGGTGATCGTCCAGCAAGTGGCCTCTGGGCACCCGACGGGAGCCTCTGTTTCAGCTCATACACCCACTTCGACCACAGAAACTTCCCAAACTCCGCCGAAACCTGCTAAAAGTTCAGGGTCGAGTGGTAAACTTTCTCGGTCATCTGAGTTGACAGGGAACGGTGTTCACATTGATCACCGTGCAGTGGCAAAAAGTAAGGGGCCCCAGGCCCAAACTTTGCAAACAAGCAAAGTTTCTTTCGACGCCGCCCTGTTCGCTCGACTTCTTGTGCTTCGGATTACCGAGCTAGATGGATAGACGGAGTGGTCACGGGTGGACACACGGGACGAAACCACATGGATCGCGGTTGAGCTGAGCAGGCTCGGCGAGCAGAAGGTGGAGGAGGGGACGATCACCTCCACCTTGCGATCCGATCTCAAGGTGGGCGACGCGTTCCCCGTCTTCGTCCCAACCGCGATTTACCGCAAGCACACCAGGATCATCACCATCCACCTGATGGAGGGGTATGTATTTGTCGCCTCAGGATTGCCTGAGGGCAGTTACTTTGCCCTGGAGAGGCTGGCCTATGTCAGCTCCGTGATGTCCACCCAGTCCGGCCCCCACCGGATGAGAACCTTGGCAGTCCTGCCCGAGGTTGAGATTGAAGCTCTCCGCACCCAGCTCCAGGAAATGCTCGCCGCCGAGGTAGAGGTAGGATCCACCGTCACCGTGACTGAGGGGAAATTCCGCCGCATGGATGGGCGTGTCATTGGCCTGGATGGGGATAACGCATTCATCCGGTTCGATCTTCGTTCCTGGCGTCGGATCGCCTCTGTCCCTCGCGTTTTCCTGGAACAGCTAGAGCCCGCCCCCGCTTAACGGCCTGAGACCCTGAGATGGGTAGTGTGGGGTGTTGAATTGGCTTGAGCTGTGCAAACCGCCCCGAAAGGGGCGCCGCCTGGGGACGTGACGCATGGCATGGTCTGGACATATGATCGATCCAAATGAAATTGAGACCCGGTTCGCCATTGAGGATGGTATCGGATTTCTGGACTCCATTTTCACGGAACCTACCAAAGAGATGCGGGTTCAGATTGAGGTGGTTAAGGAGTACATGGAGTTTCTGCCCGCCTTGGAGGCGGACTTTGTGGACCTCTATTTCTTCAAGAAGCTCAAGCAGACAGAGATTGCCGGTCTGTTCTCGGTGTCCCAACCCACAGTCCATTACCGGCTCCAGAGGGCGACCGCCCGAATTCAGTTCCTCCTCCAACTACCTCAGGTAGAGGGGGATTCCCTCCTGACAGACCTCACAGAATTCCTGCCTGACCCCCTTGACGTGAAGATCATGATCGGCATGTGGAAGTCCACCTGTCAGTCGGAGGTCGCCAAGGGTCTGGGGGTCAGCCAGGGTCTTGTACGCCACCGGTTCCTGCGCACCATCAAAAAGCTCCGGGAGGCCGTTGAGCTAGGTGGTCCTCAGGTTGAGCCTTATGGGCTGTACATCCGCCTGTTTGAGTTCATCTCCTCCAACCTGAACATCCTCCGGGAAGTCAAGCGGACTCCCACCCCAGAGGTCTCACCCTCCATCTCGATCCTGGATTAGAGCCTCCGGTAGATCGCCTATCCCCTCGCCCCGGTAGAGCGTGGATACGGCTTTGGTGGAGTAAGCATGTCCGACCAGAATGAGAGACGTGTGGTGATGGCCAGAAGGGTGGCTCGTAAGTGGGTTCGCCGGCTGGCGCACGCAGAGCACCGTTTCTCAGTCCTGTACGGCGTCCGTGATCACCGTTATGTCCCAGGGCTGCTCCGCAGCCAACGGGACGGCAGGGTGGCCATGGAGAGCGTGCCCACCATCCCTGATCTCGGTATCCGGGAAAATTTCGACAGTGTGACCCTGTGGTCCGCCAATCGAGAGGCGATGGTCGCCCTCAAGGACTGGTTTGAAAAACGTGGTTACGAGACCACCGGGGTTTGGTGATATGAGCCTCAACCCAAGAGAGACAAAGGAGGGGCCCATGCCCACCAACCTGTACAGCAAGCTCCAAAAGCTCGCCACTGAGGTGCCCAGCACCCGCAAGCACCTGGTGCCTCTCCTCAAGAAGCACGCTCCAGGTAAGGCCGCCGGTGTGGGTGGGATCGATTCCCGGTCTGGCTGGGATGAGATCCTGGTCGGGGACAAGGTCCGCATCCGTTGGAAAGGGCACCCCCAATCTTACGCTGTGATCGAGGAGCTGCCCCAGAAGGGCAGGAAGAGGCTCAAGAGGTACACTTTTGATATCGGCTCGAAGCTGAACCCGATCCACTCCAATCACCTGATGCTGGAGAACTTGAAGAGGGATTGGAAGCCCACGGCTTCAATGACCCCGGAGAAAGCTTCCCAAGCTCTCCGAAAGGCCATCGACAAGGCTTTCAAGGACTGGGAGAAAGACATCGCGGCAGGTAAGGGGGACATCATCCCTGACTGGTTCCGGCATAGCTTTGATGAGCGGCAGATGCCTCGGGTGGACGAGGTGTTTTACCTGAACGTGGAGCCCGTGGACTACGCCCCCATCGAGATCGCGGTCAAGGATGAGTTTTTCATCGACGCCAAGTGGACGGGGTTCTCCATTACCCTGAACAACGGGTACACCGATGAGCAGTTGAGGGGTTATGGGCACAGCGGTGATTCTTACTACACCAAGCTGGTATCCACGGCCCCTGCGGGCGCACGGAAGTTTTTCAAGTGGCTCAAAGCCAACGAGGAAGCCGTTAAGAAGATGAAGAGTGGCGCTCTGGAGGAAGCCCTCAAGCGGGGCAAGATCCGCACCAAGTACCAGTCCTCAGTCTGGCGTTAAGGGGTAAACCGTGGCCCTCTCCCGAGTCCAGACGGTGTTCACGTACAAGTCCGCCCGTGGCGGGCAAGCGTACCTGTTCGACATCGTCATTGATGAGCAGTCTTCCACCTCGGTCCGCAACATCCGTGGGCCGAGGGGTTTGATCACCGACTCGATCACCGGACTCTCCGAGGAAGTGGTTCAGGACATCAACGATGCGATGGACCAGGCCGCCTTGCTGGTCAGTGAGTCCTCAGTTGCCAACGGCACCGAGAATTTCTCCGGCCAGACCACCCGAGCCGTGGCTCTCGCCGGGGGGTTGTTGAACAACATCAGCTACCGTGTCCAGGTCACGAGCCCGGACGGGACACCCGTCCGGGTGGAGAACAAGACCACCACGGGGTTTGACCTGGTGGTGGCCTCAGCTTACGGCGGCGCAGGTGATGTGCGGGGGGTGGACTGGGTGGTTTACGCCTCGACCGCAACCGCGAGCGCCATGGGCGGGACTCTGACGTTCTCCCAGGCCGACGCCAGTCAAAAAGCAGTGGTCTTCGCAGATGCACTGCCCACGGCCAATTACAGGGTCCTGCTGGAGCCCGAAGACTTTTTCCCTGTCCGGGTCCTCAACAAGACCAAGACAGGGTTCACCGTAGCCCTCGGCATCGAGTTGCAGGTCGCTGAGACCGCTGATGTCGGATACGACGTGGTGGTGTAGACATGGCACAGCCCCCCCTCAAGGTAGACGCTCTCCAGTTTGAACCTGGATCCGGCCAGACCCTGCTCATTGAGCGGGACGCTGGGACAGGTGCGCTCAAGTTCACGGACAATGTCGTAGGTGGTGGGATCTTCCTCAACCAGCTCGCAGGTCTCCAGGCCATCGGCAACGTGTTCGTTGTCGGCAAGTCTGGGGTAGGTGCTGAGTACACCACCATCCAGTCTGCTCTCGATGCTGTCCCTGCGACGGCGAGCCCAACCAACCCTTATTGCATCCTGGTGATGCCCGGTGTGTACGAGGAAACCCTCAACATCGTCCGTGATGGCGTGATGCTTATCGGGATCGGCGAGCCCGTCATCCAGGAGGGTGTCGCCAATGATGACCACACGGTGGTTGTGTCGGCTCAGCTCGGGACCATCCCCCAGTTGGTGGTGCTCCAGAACCTCCGCATCACCAACGAGCACAACAACAAGGCCGCCCTTCGACTCACGGGCGGCGCTGCCTCTACCGTGCTGGGCAACAGCCAAGGGCTCTTTGCCCGCAACCTCAAGCTGGAGGGCAACGCCGGCGGAGGTAACCGCACACTGTGGGCAGAAGCCTGTGGTCAAATGACTTTCCATGATTGCACCTTTGGGGGCAACAACCAGTGCTTGCTCCTGGTGCGGGAGATGGATTGGGCGAAGTTTTTCCGATGTGACATCGCCAATGCTTTCGATTTCCGGTACGAGGTCGGGCAGCCCGAGCCTGCCGGTGGCAGCGGTTATCTCACGATGGAGTCCTGCGGGAGCATCGGGGCAGGCACTGCTTTGAGCCCGAGTGTGGCCATCGACTGTGATGGTGCCGGTGCGGCCGAGTTGTGGTCTTGCACCATGGCCCCAGGAACACGCATTCAGTTCTCAGGTGGGCTCAACCACAGGGCCTCCCACTGCCGCCTCGGGGAGGTTTCCATCTTGGAAACCCCCACAGTCAATGCTGAGAACACTTACGTGGAGAGCATCCTGGCCCCCAACGCCGGAGCTGTCTTCAAGGTGGACACCCAAAGCGGGACCACAGCCTTTGCAGCCTCTCTCACCGAGACGGTCACCTTTGACATCCCCCAGCCGGATGCGGAGTACCAGGTGAACCTGGAGCTGGATGATCGCCCTGCAAGTGATGAGACCGCTTGGGTGACCAACAAGGGGGCTGCCTCGTTCGACATCGAGTTCAACAGCGCCCAAACCCTAAATGCACGCTGGAGGATCCGTCGATGAATGATTTCTGGGACAAGTGGGGCAGCAGCAACGGCCACCTCAACGCCAACCCTGAGGTGCCTTCTGCTATTGACCGCATCCTCCAGGCCAAGAACATGGAAGGCCCCGAGCAGTCCATCATGATTGGCTTGACCGACCGAGGGCGTTTCGCCGCCGGATTGGGCCTTCCTGTGGAGGCGGGTACTCGGGTGTCTTTCCGGTACAACACCGGCTCCGTACTCACTTACGATGACATCCCCGCCGAAGGCGTGGAGGGCGTGGTTGTCAAGGTGAAGTCGGCTGAGGGTAAGGTCACCGCCTCTGAGGACGGCCTCGTTTTCGTGAAGTGGGATGATGGGGCCTTCCGCCCGGTACTGGCCTCGCACCTGGAGCCCGCCAAGGGCAGCAAGCGGATGGCCAACAGTGTGGTGCTGCGCACCGCAGAGCTGAGCAGCCTTGCAGGGTTTTTCACCCAAGCAGCCTCAGTCAACACCGAGGATGAGCTGGTGCATATGGCCACGAAAGACCTGTGGTCTTTCCGGCAGGATTCCGGTGGTTTCGTTATCGAACGCCTGTTTGATACCGCAGGTGATCCCCTCAAGGAGAAGTAGGGGCCAACCATGAAGTTCGTGTCTCCGACCAGGTGACACGGGTACTTGGTCTATAAGCCCTGTCCAATAGGACCGGAGGTAACCGCAGCATGTCCAAGAGGACCACACAGAAAGACCCCCAGGCCACCGAGCGGGTGGCTCAGGCGTTCCAGAAGCGTCAGGGGGCGGGTGCGCCTACCTCGAAGATGGCCGGTGAGGTTCGCTTCATTAAGGACAGGGGAGGGGACCACAACGAGTGGGCCTGGAACCCCCCTGGTGCCTCCGCCCGAGAGATCGACCCCGACTACGAGTTCAACGCCAAGAACCTGGAGCCTCTGGCCAAGGTCCTGAGGGCATCCCTCATGGCCTTGGGCCACTCCCAGAGTGCTTACGCCACCTTCACCAAGATCAAGTCTCAGAGGGTCAGCCCGGACGGGAACCTCGGCGGTAAGGGCTACATCATGCCCATCAAGGACATGAGGAAAATGCTCATGAACTGCTGTGAGGCCCTGTCTGCGATCACAGACACCGTCTACGACGAGATCAACGCAGTCCACTGGCACCCTGATGTCACTGACTCCGGCGGCGACCCTCGGTCCCGTGAGGAGGTCAAGGAGATCATGGACGATGTGGAAGAGATCCGAGAGGACCCCGAGGAGTGGGCCGAGGGTGAGGAAGAGTCCGGGGACTCCGGCGGGGGCAATGGCATGAAGGGCGACGGCGACAGCGGTATGCCCAAGCTGGCTGCCCGAACCATTCGGGACCAGGCGGCACGCCTGGCGGCACGCTACTCAGGGAGAACGGCATGAGCGACAAGAAGAAGGCCCTCGATTGGGCCGCAGAGATCCTGGCCGACTCCGGCACCCCAGACGGGGATGATTTTCAGTGGGGCCAGGGCTCCAACTATGGGCTCGATGGTCACCATTTCGAGCAGACCCAGGGGAAAGACCGCCCGGCTCAGCCCGGGGCAACCCCGGGACCCCCTCCGGGGAGCAGTGCCGGATCCAACGGGATGCAGAGCCTCCCAGGGGGCCTGATGGCCTCTGTACAGGCCCCTCTCGACGAGGCTGCCCTGATGAACGATTTCTCCTCGGGCCTCCAGCTCGGCGAGTTTTTCGAGAGGGATGCCGCCGCCGTGGATCTGTCTTGGCTTGACCCCACTCAAGGCCAGGACCCTGACCGCTTGCCTGTGGGCCCTGACGACAAGGGGCTTGAGGAGCTGGAAGGTGCCTGGGGCTTCGGTCGCCGCACTGACGGGGTTAACCGGGTACCCACCAAGGACCTGGCTGCCGAGCGTTATCATCAGCGGATGAACAAGAGCCCTCAGCCCGCAACCCCTGGACCCAAGCTGGCGGCAGAGGACATGAGCGCCGTCCGCCGGGCTGCCCAGAAGGCTGTCCGGGACGCCCACTTTGGGAAGTCCGTGGCTGAGATCAAGCGGGATCTGGTTGCCTCTCTGGGGGATAAGGCCGCTCACACCCGAGGGGTGGTCTCGCACCTCAAGCAGGATGCCGGGTTGGTGGGCAACGTGTTTGTCCGTGCCAGTGCTTTCCCCGGAATCAAGAACGGGAAGTGGGTTCAGGACATCAAGCGGAAAGCCCGAGGGGCCCGGTACGTCATCACGGATGACCCGACCGTAGGCACCAAGCTTGGCATGATCGCTGTCTCCGAGGTTCCCTGGAAAGGGGCCCGCAACCACTATGCTCCGAGGCTTCGTGCCGCCGGGTACTCCGTGGACATGGCCGGGGATCCTCGTGCTGCACTGCGTGCTGCTTTCCAAACAGGCCCTGCCGCTGCGGAGGTCCCCCTCCAGCGACCGAAGCCGGTGGAGGTCCGACCTGCGGACACCATCACCGCCAAGGAGGCCCTTGCACAGTTCCATGCAGCGGCTCCCAAGGCTCTGCCCACGCTGCCCAGCCGAGACGGTTCCCAGGCTCGCAGGGCCAAGGCACTAGGGAAGCTGGCCAAGTGGATGTCCGCAGGGTCGCTGAGCGCCGAGCAGGTGTTCGATCTGCGGAAGCTCCAGACGGATGACATGCTCATCCGGGCCGGTGAGATGGTCAACGCCCCCAAGGAAGGCACTTACGAGGGTGCTGGTGTGAGCCACACCCTGAACGCTCAGATGGAGCGTCAGGCCAGCCAGGGGGTCCTCACCAAAACCGCTGAGTTCCAGCGGTTGGCGAGCTGGACCCGCAAGGCCATGAATGAAGGCTGGATGGGGGGAGACCTCGATCAGCTCCTCAACGCCCGCTGGAGCAGTGAGGTGCTTCGGGAAGCCGCCCCTGAGCTGCGAGAGCTGCGTGCAAGGCATGAGGGGCTGGCAGGCAACGTCTATGTCGACGCTGCCGCTTACGCCTCCACAACAGGCACCCAGGGCTGCAAGGCAGCGTCTGCAACGCACCGCACCAACCAGGTGCGGCGTGTCCTGGCGATGAGCCGTTGTGGTTCTTGTGTCCACCGCCAGGCCATGCTTGACGGCACCGGCCACTGCTCGGTGTACAACAAGCCTCTGATCAAGGCATCCGACCTGGGCCCCGACCGCCTCAAGGTCATCCAGGATGAGGCCATCAAGCTGTCCAACGCATCAGATGCTGAGATCACCGGCTCGCTGTTCACAAGCCGCCACACGAGTCTCGTGTCCGAGTTCGGGCTCCAGGCGAGTATGGACGTGTCTCTCAACGACACGCCCACTGTGGAGAAGCTGGGTGAGCTGCTGTTTGATGGCCTTTACGTGAACACCCGGGAGGATGGCTGATGGCTAAGCCCACGTTCCGACCTCAAGCGGGGGTAACCCACAAGAGGACCGTCGGACCCTCATTCACCACCCTGGTGGGCCGCATCACGCACGGTGAGGATCCTGCGGTTGTCGGGGGGCCTCCCACCAACCGGGGCGCCCGGACGCATTCCCGTCAGGACTCCCTGAACGGCTCGATGCCGCTTTCTGCTGGTCTCCAGGTTCGGCAGGACCCTGCCAACACGGTCACGGGCCTGAGTGCTACACTGACGGTCAGCTCCAACCTGTTCACTGGATCCAACTGGCAGATCTTGCTGGGGGACCACCGTCTCCAGCTTCATGTGGACTGGGCCCCGGGGGCAACTGCCGGAGACACCGCACAGGCTATTGTTGATGCGGTGATCGCCTTGGGCGGGTCCTGGTCCGCTTCCCGGTTGGGTCCTGTGGTGACTATCACCAACAGCGGCTCGATGCAGGATGTTCGATTCAGCCTGACCAACCAGGCCCTGCCGGTGTTGACCCTCCCCGCAGGAACGGACCTCTCTTTCGCCGATGCCAACCCGGACACCATTACCCGAAATGACGGTGGTGATTTCGTCGCTGAGGGGTACACCCCAGGGATGGTGATCACCGTCGCCAATGCAACCAACCCTGCCAATGATGGGAGTTTCGTCATCGGTGCTGCGGGGGTTGCCGCAGGCGTCTTGACGCTCGACCTGGCCGAGACCCTGACCGCATCGGTTAACGACCTCACCGCCTCAACTGCCACCGCGTTTCTGACGGCACTTACGGCAGCCTCTCCTGCGAATGGGTTCATGGCGGCGGGTTCCCCCAGCTTCCAGGCTCCGGTGGTGTCCTGATGGGCACCCCGCAAGATCGTGAGGCCATCCTGGCTAAGGCTCCTGCGGGAGCCCGTCGGGCGCTTGTCCGCAACGAGCTGGGTGATTTGAAGTACAAGGCCATCGGTGAGCTGGCCGACACAGATGAGATCCAGCTCAAGTCGGACAACACGCCCATCACGATGAGGGGCAAGCCTGGCCGCAAAAAGAAAATCGCGGTTGAGCCGGCTAACGACAAGGTGGCCGCCATCCTCAAGAAGCGGGAGGCCGCCCTGTCCTCAGACGGGGTGCTGACTGCTGCTCGAAACGACACCGAGGAGGAGTTGATGGGTGCCATCATCCTCGCCTTGGGTGAGGAGCAGGCGTCCCTCGCCTATGTCCGCCAGGAGCTGGAGCGGAGCGGGAAGCTGGCAGATACGGCCAGCATCTCCACACGTCGGGTCCAGGGTCTCAAGACCATGGCAGACACCCTCCAGAAGAAGATGGACCGCAATAGGGAGCGTTCCCTCAACACGGACAGCCCTGCCTTCCGTGCCTATTTCTCACACGTCATGGGCACTTTCAAAGAGGCGATGGCGGCCGTGGGATCCCGACCCGAGATGATCGAGACTGTGTTTTCCAAGTTCGCGGCAATGTCGAGCGATCCTGCGTGGGAGGCAGAGGCCAGGGCTCGGATCCGTAGCGCCGTTTAGGAGATCTTATGAGCCTTGCCAACATGGCACTGGATATCGGTTCCGCCCAGAAGGACCCGAGCCAGGTAAATGCCGCTGCGGACATCATCACGTTCGCGGAGGCCAAGTGGGGCCTGGGGATGAAGCTGTACCCCGTACAGCGAGTCATCCTCAAACTGCACTATGGGTTGAAGCTAGACGACAACCCTTACGGGCTCGACCTCTCCCAGCCTGTCCCTGAGACACACCCCAAGTACGACGAGATCTCACTGCCCACTGGACAGTGGAAGGGCTACTACAAATACGTGGTGCCCATTTCCAACTGGAAGCGGACAGAGTGGGAGTACATGTCGGAGGCGGATTACCTCCGGTACCTGTACGACAAAGGACAGGCCAACATCCGTGAGGCTCCCGGGGAGGAGCTGCGGGTGATGCTGCTGTCCGTTGGGCGCCGCTCGGGCAAGACCCAGATGGCGTCCATCATCAGTGCCTATGAGACTTACAAGCTCATCCTCAAGGGAGACCCCCAGTCCTACTATGGGCTGCCCTCAGGCGAGCCTATCCAGCTCATCTCTGTGGCCACCGACCAGGTCCAGGCCGGCATCCTGTACTCAAAGGTGGCCGGCTATTACAAGGACTGTGGATTTTTCGCCCCGTATACGGCGAACAACACGATGTCCTATGCCCGGTTCCAAACGCCCAAAGACATTGAGCGTTATGGCCGGTATGCCGATGATGACAAGGCGAACGCCACCATCCGGGTGACCTTCCGACCTTGTCGAGCCAAGGGTCTCCGAGGCGCTGGTAACATCGTCATCATCCTTGATGAGATGGCTCACTTTACAGATGCAGGCCAGTCCTCTGCCTCGGAGGTCTGGACGGCCGTAAAGCCCTCGATGTCGGCGTTCTCTCAGAAGAACCCCATCGATAACACCGAAGCTATCGGGCCTGTGGAAGGCCGCATGATCGGCATCTCCAGCCCCCTTGGCCGGCAGGGTGAGTTTTACAAGCAATTCCAGCTCGCCATGAGTGGCGCCCCCAACATGCTGGCCATCCAAGCCCCCACCTGGGAGGTGAACCCCTCGGTTGAGGGTGATGAGCTGGAGCAGGCATACCGGGCCGACCCCGTGGTGTTTTTCACCGAGTATGGGGGCCATTTCACGGACCGTACCCGAGGCTGGATCGAGGACGAGGACGACCTCATGGCCTGCGTGATCCCGGGCCTCCGGCCCAAGATGCGTGGCCTGGTGCGGACCTCCCATTATGTCGGGCTCGACTTTGCGCTCGTGGGGGATGGTAGCGCCATTGCCATCGGTCATCTGAATGCAGACGGTGAGATAGAGCTGGATTACCATGAGGAGATCCGGGCAGGGGTGGGGGAGTATGAGCACCTGGAGCGGCTGGAGTTCGATGAGGTTGCTGACTGGGTGTACCGGCTGAGTAAGAAGTACCTGTTTGCCGAGGGCGTCTTCGACCAGTGGGCCGGGATCGTGTTTGAGCAGGCACTGCATAAGCGGGGCCTCAAGATGCTCAAGTCCGAGCACTTCACCCGGCAGCTCACCTCCCAAATGTTCCGCAACTTCAAGGACATGATGTGGGACAAGAAGTTGAGGCTGTACGACTGGCCTGTGCCCAGCGGCACAGAGTCCGAGGGTTCCCACTGCAACTACATCACTGAGCTGCTGGAACTCCAGGCTGAGTACCACAGCAAGTATCTGGTGACGGTGGAAGCACCCAACCTCAAGGGCAAGCACGACGACATGTCGGATGCACTGGTCCGTATGGTGTGGGCAGCCAGCCAGCACTTGGTCAAGCCCAAGCATATCGCAGGCCGCCGGAGGTCTCACCACCCTGGGAACAACACCAGGGCAGCGACCGCAAAGCAGGTCCGCAAGGCCCGGCTACGGTCCAAGCGCCCAGGCGGCTCAAGCCCAGATCGACAGCCTTCCAGCGTTATGCGTGGAAGGATCCGAGGGAGATGACCAGTGGCAAACCCAACACCCGATACGCCTTTGAAAGCCAACCACCGATTTCTCATGAAGCTGCTCGACGTGACTGTCGGGGGCAAGGTTGAGGTGCTGCCGTCGGAACTCGACCGGATTTCCCGGGTATTCTCTCATATGGGTGGATCCTGGGAGCGTTTGTTCCGGGGGTCCCCGGAGGACGTGGGTTTGGTTAAGCGGATCATCAAGGCCGCCGCCAAACACGGATTCCTGACCAAGAAAGAGAAGTGGAACTGATGGCGAGCCGGACCAAGGCTGCTCTTGCAGAGAGCGAGGCTGATCGAGACCTTCACGGGCATCTGGCAGATGTCCGGCGGGGCTTGGATCGAGCACTCGACGTGTGCCGCCGAGTGTCCCGTGACCGCAAGGCTAGTACCTCAACCAAGGGTGCCGCTAAGGCCCAGGAGAGGGTGCTCAGGAAGATGCTCGGTGAGGTTAACTCACTGGGGTACCTGAATCCCGGAAAGGGCTCAGATCCCGACCTGGCTCCCGAGAACACCAAAGTCCCGGCAGCTCGTGCCGCTCGGGAGAAGGCTCGTGAGGACGCCAGAGCCGCCAAGAGGGCAGGCAAGAGGGCGGATCAACGACTCCTGACACAGTTGGGGTGGAAGCAATGAAGAAGAACAATCCCAAACACACCGTACGAGTGGCGACTCTCCCCGAGAGGGCTAACGTCAAGACGGGTAAGCCTCGCCGCACGGTCACAGGCACCTCAAAGATGATGAAGATGGCGTTCCCCCAGGCGGGGGGGACGATGACGGGCTCGGGCGGTAACTTTTACAGCCCTGAGCTGAGCCCGGACTTCCTGGAGCTGCCCCAGTCCACTGCCGAGATGCGGAACTATTTCCGCTTTTTCTACGACAATGATCCTTTCGTAGGCCAGGCCATCGATCTCCATGGCGAGCTGCCACTGAGCAAGCTTCGATTCCGCAAGCCCCGGACCAAGAACAAGAAAATGGCGGATGCCGCCATGCGGTTCGTTGAGCGGTGGGCTCGGGAGGTGGGCTTGCTTCACCGCCTATTGGAGATTGTCCACGAGTATTTCCTCATCGGTGAGGTGAACATTTTCGCCGAGGACACAAGCCCTGACATGCCTCGGAGCGTGACGCACGAGACGTACCGCGAAATCGCAGCCGACGGCTCTTTGAAGGAAGAAGAGCGGGAGTACCCCGACGCACAGAAACGCATGGTTCAGTGGGTCAAGGAGAACTACCAGGGCTGGACAGCCCTTCGGGTGCTTCCTCCTGAGCAGGTCGTGATGGAGGCTTTCCCTTTCACAGATCAGGTGCTCCTAAGCCTCATCCCAGACTCCCTGACCAAGGACGTTATCGACCGCGCCGCTCAGGGCGACATGAGGGCCCGCGAGGTTGTGGAGACGATGCCTGTTGAGGTCGTTGATTACGTTCTCCGAGGCGAGGAGATCCCTCTCAACACGAACCCGAATGCCGGCAGCTTTTGTCATTTCATGGCCCGTAAGAAAAGCCAGTACGAGCCTCGGGGCAAGTCGATCCTCCAGCGGTGCCTCCGCACCCTGGTGTACCGAGACAAGCTCCGGCAGGCCCAGACCTCCATCGCCTCTCGCCACATGACCCCTTACCGGCTCATCTGGGCTGAGGATATGGACGCCAACGACACCGAGGAGCTACGGGACCAGGTAGACCTGGCCCTCCAGGATCCTGACCACAGCGTCATCACCAACTTCCAGGTCAACTGGGAGGAGATGGGTGCAGACAACCGCCTCCTGGACCTGTCGGGTGAGTACGATCTCACAGACCGCCAGCTCTATGCGGGCCTCGGTGTGACAGAGTCTTTGCTCTCCGGTGAGTCGAGCTACAGCGGCGACCGCATCCACCTGGAGGTGATCAACGTCCGGTACATGCTCTTGCGGGAACTCCTCCAGGATTTCGTGGACAAGCAGCTTCTGGAGCCGATGTGTCGCCGTATGGGCTTCATGGAGGTTGACGAAGACGGCCTTGAGGTTGTGGTGCATCCCCGCCTGTCGTTCACCCGCCTTGCCTTGCGGGACAACCAGGAGACCTTTGACGCCCTGTTCAACCTGTACCAGAAGGGCTCGTTGGATATCGAGACCATCCTGGACCTGCTCAACCTGGACGCAGACACGGTCCGGGAGAAGCTGGAGCGGGACACGTTCACCCTCCAGGACGCCACCTTCAATGAGGTGCTGCGCTCGGTTTACAGCCGCGTGGGAGATGCCCTGGCAGAGTCCACGGACGCCACCCAGAGGGCTGCTGAGGTCTTGGGGCTCAACTACGCCAAGCCGAAAGAAGAGGGCATGTCCCGCTTCGCCTCCAAGGGCATCACGCCGGAGGTGCAGGAGAACTTCAAGGTCCTCCTCAAGGAGGCCATTCGAGAGACAGCCTCCGAGGCTCTGTCCTCCGACGGGTACCTCGACCGAGACCTCCAGTCCAAGCTTGAGTCCGACATCCCCCACAAGAAGGCTGCCCTGGCAAGCACTGAGGGTAAGCTGCGGGATGAGTGGCAAGAGATGTCCTCCAGGCTTGCGAGCCTGGAGGCCCGGCTCAAGGGTTTCAAGCCCGCAGTGCTGTGATCAGCCTATACCCCCGTTGAGGGTATAGGCTGTAGGAGCACACCCGGTGGATCACCCCATCCTTCGAGCACAGGTAAGGCGTTTGGCGGTCAAGCAGGTAGCTGCGGCCTGGGCGGACAGGTCCGCCGGACCCAGTGACGGCAAGACCACCGGTGACTCCACCGAGTGGACAGGTCTGTTCATCCCTCTCCCCCGCCACCTGGCCGATCAGTTTCCCAAGAAGCAATCCGGCAACGATAAGTCGCCGCCCCACATCACGCTGCTCTATGTCGGGAACGTCAAGGGCAGGGAGGCTGAGTTCGTCTCCACCTGTCAGCGGGTGGTGTCGGAGGAGCTGCGTGAGCCGGTCACTGCGAACCTTGAAGGTCTCGATTACTTCACCCACCCGGCCGAAGAGCGTCGTGTGGCCATCCTGCCTATCCGGTTCAGCCACCGGATGGCAGAGCTGCGGGACCGCCTCAAGAGCGCCGTACAAGACTTGGGCATTGAGGTAGGGGACAGCTATACGGTTTACCGCCCCCACACCACCCTGGATTACCTGGATGGCCTGGAGGCTGAGTTCGGTGGCGTCACCCCCACGGGGAGCTGGACTTTCGACGAGATCGAGATCTGGGGGATGCCCAAGACCCACAAGCTCAAGGCTGGATCGGCAAAGGTGGCACGGGAGGCTCTTCGCTATGTCTGGAAAGGTCCGGCACAGGCGGATGCTGATTGGAAAGAGATCTCCAAAGAGCTGGTTGCTTTCAGTAAGATTCACGCACGGTTCAAGGGCCTGAGCCGCGTCCCTGAGGGAAAGCTGCGGGAGAAACTGCAAGAGGATGGGTTCCCCCACGCCCTCAGCCAGCCTGGAGCACACCCCCTGCATTTTGGGCGGCCTTTTGGCGGCTGGGTTCTTCGATCCCTTGGACGGGATGCCATCGATTACAGCATCCGTAGGCGTGTTCGGGATGCGGCAGGAGACCTTTTCAAGTCTGTCAAATTCCACACCAGCCTTGTGGTGGGAGAGGGGGTGACCCTGACTTACCGGGTTCAGGTGCTCCTCACTGCCCTTGATTCTTATGCTGATCAGCTCAATAGCTTTGCCAGGCAGGCGGGAGTGCGGCGTTTCAAATACCAGGGTTTTTCCGTTCAGAACCCCGACCGCCTTCCCGAACCCACGATCCGAAAGTTCCTATCCGGTGTGGATTATGTGGTGGGCCTGTTCAAGCAGAGGGGTGTAACCCCTCTGCTCCACGAGACGGTACACACCATCATCATCCGACACAGCTCTGAGGGAGAGACTGCTCACGGGTGGTATGGCGACCGGGGGCGTATCCAGCTCCTCACTGCGGCTGCGGGAAGGGTGGATGGGCGGATGCTCCGGGAGTGGATCCACGAGATCTTTCTCCATGAGGTGGGTCATCACTTTCACCTGACCCTCATGCACCCCGAAGCCCGCAAGGAGTGGGACTCCGGGTGGATTCCTGTCCAGGAGGCAGAGAAGGTCGATGCACAGACCGAAAAGGACATCCGAGGGGTCTCCCTCCCGGAACGTATGAGGTTCTGGGGCCTGTTGGAGGAATCCGAGGGTAACCTGCGGGGTATCCGCCTTCGGGGGCTCGACAGGATGAAGTTCCACGCCTGGCTGCATGAGCCTCTAGCAGGAGGCCCTTTTGTTACGCCGAAACAACTCCGCTGGAACCGAGATCGTGGGGTGCGCATGCACCGACTCCTATCCGATCCTGTGAGACTCCTGTCCGAAGATTATGGGACTTCCCCGGGGGAAAGTGATTATCAGAGAAGAATGGACCGAGTGTTTCGCCAGGTGAAGAGCACATTGGGTGCAACAGGGGTGGAGTCTTTCACCCACCCCACACTCACCAAGGAGCAGGTGGCTGCTTACGCCCAAGATGATAGTGCCGTGGCCCAGGCTCTCGAAGCCCTCCAGGTTCCGACTGAGTATGCCAAGACCAACGAGAGGGAGGATTTCGCGGAGTCTTTCGTTGCCTTCATGGCAGCTCCCGGACGCCTGTCCGAAATGGGGAAGTTTCGGATGCAGCGAGCCCTGAGCCTGTCGGGTCTTTATGGGAAGCCCCTCATGAGGCTGTCCCGTGATGAGAAAGTGGCGGCAGCCCGGGTAGCCAAGTCGTTCACGTTGAACCTCGGTGACCCCGTTCTTACCGGGAAATATCTCAACAGCAAGGGTTACATCGTCGATTTCAAGAAGGGACCCAAGGGTGACCCGATGGTGGTGGTCGAGACCGAGCCTGACAAGGACGGCAAGACCAAGAAGAAAGATGTGAGGCTGTTCAAGCTTCGCTTTGACGAGGGCCGCGCCAGGAAAAAGGCCGCCGCCCGTGTGGCGAGTCAGTACCTGACCCGTGTTGCCAATATCGATCTCAAACAGGAAGGCTTGGAAGGGCTTGTGTCGGGGGCGGGCACGATCCTTTACCACGGCACCACCCGGTCGTTCCGGGCCTTCGACATGGCGCAATCCCGGGATGACCTGGTGTCCAAGTTTTACGGCAAGGGCATTTTCCTGACCCCCTCAAAGCGGGTCGCTGTCCGGTATGCCGATGCAAACAGGAACATTGGGTTCCCCGTCTCGATCATTGCTGAGCTGGCGAGGCTGAACAAGGGCGGGGGGAGCCTACTCCAAAGCATGTTCGACTTGGGGCACGGGAAAGGGTGGGACCACTGGATGGCCACCAACAACCTCACGACCGGAGAGGACATCGACGCTCTCATGGGCGACATGGACCCCAACGATCTGAACGACATTGCAGGATACATTCTGGGCAGTAAGGTTGAGCCGCCCCCCGCTGGGGGCTCCCTGTTCAGCCAGGGCACTGGGTTGCCCGAGTACGTTTATGACTCCCTGGACACCTTGGGCCTCGACTCTGCGAAATACCGACCCAAGGTGTACACCGTAATGGTGAAGGCACAGAACGTCTTGGTCACCGCCCGCAAAGAGCAGGCCCGCAAGGCCCGGAAGAACGGCTATGATTGCGTGGTTTTCCACGGCTCTGGCCTTGTCGACGGTGTCCCTGAGGTGGCTCTGTTCGATCCCCGCAAAGTCAAGATCCTCAAGGTGGAGCCAGTATGAAAGGTCCTAAGAGCCCAGAGGATAGGGTGGCCGCCAGGTACCGGGACCAGATGCCCGGTGGGATCGGCGATGATCGCGTGCCTTCTGATTTCGACCCTCCTCAGTTGGCGAAAGGGATCAAGGTCGAGATGGAGCACACGGACAACAAGGATATTGCCCGGGAGGTGGCCGTGGACCACCTGACGGAGGACCCTCATTACTATGACAAGCTGGAGCAGGTTGAGAAAGCCGCAGCGGTACAGACGGTCTCATCTCAGATGCGCACCCGAGGGGCGGGGTCAGTCCCGGTGTATGCTGCTTTTGTGTATCTGTCCCGCACGCACCACCGAGGCATCAGCCCGGACTGCGATGGCGTTCAAGACCTGATCCAGAAACTCAAGGATGGGGACCCGAAAGCAGCCCGGAAGTGTGCAGCCCATCTGAGCAGTCACCCTGCATTGCGGGGGTTTCGGGGGGTGGTGGTACCTGCCCCTCGCTCCAAGGGCACAAGCCCCCCTCTGATGAGGTTTGCAGAGGCCCTGGTGGCCCAAGGTGTGGGGACCCGCGCCGAAACGGCGGCATCCCGAGTCGCCCCCGTGGAATCCTCCCGGATGCGCCGGCAGAGGGGTCTCCCCGGAGTCACCCTGGACGATCATATTCAGTCTATTGCGGTGGCAGGGATCGACCCCAACGAGGACGTGCTCATCATCGACGACATCGTGACGACGGGCACCACGATCAAGGCAGTGGCCGCCCGGTTCCGGCAGGCTGGTCATCGGGGTAAGATCCTCGGGGCCGCCGCTGGTTACTACGAGCCTAACGCGTCAGAGGCCCCAGCCTGCCCCATCAATTTCGTCCGTAAGGCAGACGCCAAGGAAGCAAGCATGAGCGCCATTTCACGAATCGCTGCCAAGTTCCAGAAGAAAAAAGAAGTCCCTAAGGCCGACGGCAAGGGGACCACGACCGTTTACGAGTACACCGAGGGTCAGGTCCAGCACAGGAACCGGGAGAAAGCCAAGCGGGTCGAGAAACTACGTGGCTCCATCGGCAAGCTCCGCAGCCAGGTCAAGAAGGATCTCAAGTCCAAGGACGAAGGCACCCGGCTCAAGGCCCTGGTGGTCGGGCTGATGGATGAGACCTATGAGCGGATCGGTAACGACTCCTCTGCCAAGGACGGGCATTTCGGGGTCACCGGGTGGAAGGTCAAGCACCTGACCCTCTCAGGAGGCAAGGCGACCCTCAAGTACGTCGGCAAGTCAGGCGTGTCCCACGACAAGGTCGTGACGGACGCGGGCCTGGTCTCTGCCCTCAAGGCGGCTAAGGAGGGCAAGGGTGCAAACGACAGCCTCACCGGTTCCGTGGGCGCCTCTGACGTGAACACGTACCTCAAGCCTTTCGGCATCACCGCCAAGGACATGCGGGGCTTCCACGCCAACTCAGAGATGCAGAGCCGCCTCAAGGCGATCCGCAGCAAGGGCGGGAAGCTGCCCTCAGACAAGAAAGAGCGTGGGGAAAAGCTCAAGAAAGAGTTTGAGCAGGCCCTCAAGGAGTCCGCAGCGGCAGTAGGCCATGAGCCTGCGACCCTCAAGAGTCAGTACCTGGTGCCTGGTCTGGCAGACAAGTACCTTTCCAAGGGTGAGGTGTCCGACAGCCTGAGCCAGAGCAAGAAGGCCGCGATGCCCAAGATCGAGGTGAAGTCCTCTGCCGGCGGGTTTCTTTTCCTCATCCGTGGGCGCGTGGTGGAGTACAGCGACTACGGGGAAGAGGTGAATGAGCGAGGCATCCTTGGTGGGGTGAAGATGGAGCGCCTGCCCTTCGAGAGGGCCAAGCATTGCTCAGCGGATGTCGAGGACCTGCGTGCCCGGGTGCCCTCCCTCAAGGGCCTGTACATGGTCACCAGCTCTTACGTGGATGAGGACCACCGTGGTGAGGGTTGGGGTAAGGCGCTCTATGACCAGGCGGTGCAGAAAGCCGCCAGCCAAGGGTGCGCCCTTGTCCCTGAGCATTGCTGGCACAGGGGCATGACCAGCCCTATGGCTGCCGATGGTGTGTGGGTGTCCTTGAAGCGTCGCTTTTTCTCGGTGGGTGATGCCGTGTGGGGTGGCCCCGTGCCCAAAGCTGCCAGCGGTGCCCAGGACGATGCCCTTGAAGAGCTGTGGCCTGGCTTGTCCGACTGGGTGTTTTATAATGACCCTAAGGGGAAGGCCGAGGCTTTCCGCCGCTATGCAGGGATGGACCCCACGCTGAAACGAGCTTTCGACCAGGCGGTGTCCGCTGCTTTCACCAAGGCTCACGGGCCCTCTGCGGTGATGTACCGCCGCATGAAGCCCGGTCAGTCGGCCGCCAAGATGGGCGGGGCCTCCCTGACCACGGAACACCCGATGATGGGACAGGTACATGCTTTCGAGGTCAAGCGAGGAGACGTGTTCCTACACCCTGGCGTGCCGGACACCCCCCTGAACAGCCGTGCTTTCGGACACGAGAGTGAGGTCATCCTACGCCTTTCGGCCCAGCCGAAGCACCTAGGGCTCGTGTACGACAATGGCCCCGTGAAAGGTGCGGCCCACCGGGTGGCCTCTCGGTGGTTGGGGAAAATCGGCAGCAGCCCCGACCCTCAGGGCCTCAAGATGATTGGTGATCGTGTGGCTTCGGTAAACCCTAAGGGGCCCCAGGCGGGATTGCTCACCGCCAGGGTGGCCCCGCGCCTGACCCGGCACATGCATAATCTGTTGCTGGAGCTGCAAGCGGCACACCCGAACCCTGTCCACCTAGGTGAGGGCCATAGGATGCTGGCTGTGCTGGGCCTCGTGTACCCTCGCCGAGGGCGGAGAGGTTCGATCCTCACCCCTTATGGGGAGGTGTTTGAGGCAACCCCTGCTAAGAAGTACGCGGATCAAGGCAACCCCCTGAGGCAGTTGGAGTGTGGGGAGGCAGAGCAGTATGGGGATAGGTTTTTCTTGATGGACATCAAGAAAGACAGGTTCATCCATTTCACCCTCCGCAGCAGGGCCGTTCAGATCATCCAAGGAGGCAAGCTCCTGATGAGGCCCCCCTACAAGAAAATGGGGATCGACGCCGTAAGTGGTGTCTCTCTGGTTTGGGGGCAGCACCGCCCCCGAGTCCAGACCAACCACACGAGGTGGGATGCCGGGGATGAGCTGGTGGGGATCGTGTTCCAGACAGCGACCCTGCCCCAGTATGGGTACGCCGAGGAAATTGTCTGGAAGCAAGATGTGGTGCTCCGCAACCCCCAGGTGGTCAGCTTCGCAAAAGGTGTGCGCCTGTTGTCTAGGGCTCCTGTGAAGCTCCAGGACAACGACCAGATCCTTTATGCGGTGCCCACTTACTGTTCCGGGTTGAAGGACCTGACAAAGCAGGCCGGGATCGGGTCTCCGGTCACGGTGCCTTACCTCAAGGCTATCATCAAAGCCATCTTGGCCGACCCGACAGGGTGGGGTTCTTCGAGCCCGACCGTGCGTCTCCTCCAGCGGAAGATCCGCCGCATGAGTGACCCGGTCATGGGTGAGGAGCCGATGACCACAGTCGAGTTGGTGGGGTGGCTGGGCAGGGCAGAGGTGCCGGCTGAGGAGTTGGGCCTCATCCAGGGGGTGAAAACCCCCAGGACGCCCCGCAAGCAGGAGCGCAAGCTGCGGACCCACTATGAGGCCCTGGCTGCATTTGAAAGTGCCACCGGCAAGGGTTGGCAAACCCGAGGTTTGGATCTGGACAGCTCCGAGGGGAGCCTCGATATCCACGCCTGGACAAGGGCCGCAGGTTCTCTCAAGGGCCACTCAGCTAAGCTGTGGGCCTCAGAGGTCAGGAAGGTGCGGTTTGGTGTCGGCCGAGGGTCGGAGGACGCCTCCTGGGAGTCCCGGGGGGTGATGGCCCTGGTGGTGGGCACAGGTCGTAAGACCTCAATCCCTATTCTCCGGTCGTACCTCACCCACGAGCTGGGTCATGCTTTTGACGAGAAGACCCGGGGTGTTGACGCTTATTTCAAGGTTTACGGCATCGAACCTTACGTGTCGGCTTACGCGGAGACCAACGCCAGCGAGGATTTCGCCGAGTGTTTCAGGGCATTCGTAGAGGAGCCCCGGCGCCTCAAGCAGAGGGCACCCCTCAAGTATGCGGATATGGCGGCCCGCTTGGGTAAGCAGGTCACCGCCACCAAGGACAAGGGCGAGAAAGAGAAGGAAGAGGTTGAGCGGATGAACCGCAAGAAGCCTTCCAAGAAGCCTCCTCGTCAGGACCTCCGCCGGAACAAGATGAAGGTGGATGACCCCGATATGGCGGGTGGTGGGGTCGACCAGGATTCAGACCTCAGCCTGAACTTCAAGAAGGTCGCTGCTATCGAGGCTGCCGGAGACAGCCTCCTGATGTCTTTGGTGGGTGCCTGCCTGCCCAACGAGCGCACGGCCGCTGCCAAACAGGCCAAGATGCCGAGGGTGCAGTACCACGCGACGCCGTGGGACAGGGTGCCTTCGATCCTGCGGAAAGGGCTCCAGCTCCCCCGAGGCTCTGGAGATGTGTCCACGTTCATGCACGGCGTGCCGTCGATCTCCACGGCGGACAAGCCAGAAGACGCCTCGATCTATTTCCCGCACGGGGCGTTGCTGGAGCTTCGGGTTAAGCCGGGCTTCAAGTATCTGAAAAGGTCGCCCCGCAAGATGAAGCGGGGCGAGTCGTTGGTGCAGGCGGTGGACCGCTGGGCTGGTGAGGTGCAGGCCAAGGGCGCTGTGGGTTTCTGGATGGAGGGTTGGCAGTCCACAGTGGGCAACCAGACCTACGACCCTCGTGCCCTTGAAGTCGTGCGTGTGGTCAACCCTGACGACGCCCCCAAGGGCCGAGATCTCGCCTCCACCAAACAGGCGGCCCGTCCCATCCGGTTGCCCACTCGGGAGATCAAGGCCCTCTCCAAGAAGCTGGCCCTACAACTCCGCCAGCGGGGGCTCCCCAGGCCAGGTCAGGTGGTTGCTCAGGAGTATCTGTACATCACCAACGTCCTGGGCAATGAGATTGATGTGGAGATCCTGTTGACGGGATCCCCACGCAGGCACCCTGACCCGTTCAACAACGAATTGCTTCACGGGGGCTTCCTCAAGCGCCGTGGGGAGGGTCCGCTGATGAGGGTGTTCGTCAACCCTTACCTTCGGTCGTTCGAGCAACGTCCCACTCGGATCATCGAGGATGAGCTGTACCGTCTCCTCGCCCATGAGTTGACCCACGCGGCAGACGTTTGGTCTGGCAAGGGTTCGGCGGGTGATCTCTCCGGGTCAATGGAAGATTTGAAGCGGCACCACCACAACCACCCCGCAGAGGTCCGGGCGCTGATGCGCGATGTGGTGACCCAGGTGGGGGACTCCGTTCAAGAGTTCATGGGTTACGGCATGGGTTTCAATATGGCCGTCAGGGAGGCGTTGAAGGACTCCAAGTGGCCAGACATCGAGCCGTACCTGACCCCGAGGAACAAGCAGATCATCCTCAAGGGGGTCCACACGCACTTGAAGGCCCAGGACGCAGCCGTGCGGGTCGGCGGGTGGGGCAGTGCCACGGCCACCAGGATCGCAGCTCGGGTCGCCCCAGACGCTGACAAGAAAGAGGGCGATTACTGGCAAACCCGAAACGGGTGGGGGGTCTGGCCTCCGGGCGCCAAGCAGCCCACCTCTGCCACGGATGAGCCCGCCGCCAAGCGGATGGCCGAGGGCAACCGCAAGTCTGAGGAAGAGGAGCCCGACCCTGAGGCCGCTGCCGAGCAGGAAAAAGCTGACCGAGGCAAGGCTCGGGAGAAACAGCGGGCCAAACATGAGCGTCAGCTCGACGATTTCAGCAAGGTCACCAAGGATCTCCCTCGGGACGCAGATCGACTGATTCGAGATTTGGATGAGAAGGGAGCCGCTGCTCTGGCGGAGGCATACACTGCCCATATGAGCCAGCTTCGGGAAGGTCGGTTCACTGCTGACGGGCTCCGGGCCGAGGCGTTCAAGGCCGCCAACAAGGCACTCAAGCAGGATCTCAAGGGCCTAGGGGACAGGAGCCTAGAGGCTCAGGCAGAGATGCTGGCCGAGTACGTGTTCGCCCGGCAGGTGGTGTCCGATCCCTCTTTGGTGGGTGGGGTGCCAATCAACGACAGCACCAAGTCCGCTGATCAGCTCCAATCTCGCGCTGAGGATGCTTTCCGGCAGTTCCTCAAGGCTGGCACAGAGCTGATGGATGTCGCTGCCCGGAAGCTTGAAGATCAGTTGAGCAACCTGGACCCAGAGTCCGACGAGTTCATTGAGCTGGACGCCATCAAGTCTGGGATGGTTCTAGCTGCCTCAGTGCAAGGTCGCCAACTCCCCGGTGCCGATGAGGTCTCCAAGAGCTTCCAGGTGCTCTCACAGGCCCTAGCAGCCCAGGGGGACCATAGTCTGCTACTCCGGGGTGGGTCTGAGATTTACGGGCCTGAGGGACGCTCTAGGGTGCGTGAGGCGCTGGACTCGCTACCGGACGCCGATCTGGTAGAGGTGGTCGCCAGCAAGGACACCGCATATGGGCCCATCGGGGCCGCCCTCCTGGATGAGGGGGAGGACAACCTGATGGGCGGAGAGCAGAGAGCTTTCGCCCGAGATCTGCTCAAGATGCTGGCAGTCAACGACATGACCACCATGCAAGGTTTCCTCAACTCTCTTGGCGGTGGTGGAGACGAGCCCGAAAAGGGAGCCCCCACCACAAAGCCTGAGGATTTGGCGGAGCGTGTACGTGCCGAGAAAGGCAATGACCGCACCCTCAAGGACGCGGTCGACAAGCTGGCAGGCTGCATTGCCAAGGCAACCACTCAGGCAGAGCTGGAGAAATGCAAGGGCGGTGCAGACTCTCTCCAGGTGACGGACATGTGCGCTACATACGCCGCCGCCGAGAAGGTGACAGGTAAGGCGCCGGACAAGCTGAACCCCCAGGTCGCCCGTGTGCGCCACGTCTGTGAGACAGGCGAGGTGGATGTCCTTGACCAGAAGGTTGAGGCCCACAACGACGGCAGAAAGGTGGGGCCGGGCGGTAAGGGTAAAGGTAAGAAGTCGTGAACTTTAACCGACCTGGTAAACCGGGTTACAACCACCGATTTTCAATCGTTCGTCTATACCCAGCCCATATCAGCGAAGGGCATTCAACGCCCGAGCTGTCATCCCGCTGAGGCCCTGACGGAACAGGAGAACGAAGACATGCCCAACCGTATCACCAAGAAGGGCGCTTTCCAGGCTTCTACCGCTTTGGATCGCGTTGCCACCCTCATTCAGGCAGAGCACGCAGCACTCGGGATCCCCGAGAAAATCGCTGCTGACTTCGCCCACCGCTGCGACCTCCTCTCGGACCGCATTGAGGTCACCGCTGGCCTTGAGCGTGACGAGGGGGGTGAGGTCAAGAACGCTGACTTCGATCCCTCGGAGATCGGCCGGGAGGATGGCGGTCCTCTTGAGGGTGACGGCGACGAGTCCGGTTACATGGGCGGCCAGTTCTCCCAGCAGGAGAACCGGGAGCTTCGCGAGGAAGTGGAGGGTGGCAACCTTGCTGCTCCGAGCATGGCGGAGCAGCCCGCACGGGCCGGCGTCCAAGCCAGCTTCCTGAGCCTCGTGGCTGCTCTCCAGAGCACCAACCTCAGCTTCGCCGAGGAGGCCCGGGTTGCCAAAGCTCTACGCCTTGCCTCCCAGATCGTCAAGTCTGCTGAGGATGATGAGGATGAGGATGAGGGCGACGAGAAAGAGTCCGGCAAGAAGGCCCACGGCTTCAACCTGTACGCCTGATTCGGAGAACTGACGTGAGTAAAGACCGCTCGGCATACGTGGATTTTCAGCAGCGGGCCTCAGAGTTTGGGGTCGGTGACCTGGTGTATCCTTTCATGAGCGGCAACTACGAAAACAGCGGTCGTGTCGTGGCGGTTTACCCTGCTATCGGCATGGTCGATGTTGAGTGGCCTCACGGGAGTGAGCGTTACCCAGTTGAAGAGCTGGGGCGTTACGAACCCAAAGATCTTATCCCGCCAAAGGCAGAGCACGACAACGTCCCCGGTGGGGCCGGAACCGTGTCTGTCCCCGGTGGGCCGAAGGCAGCCAGCTCTCTTCGAGTTGCCCAGGCTTTTGTCAAAAAGTCTCTGTATTGGGCGGCCAAGAACCGCAATTACAGGGCTACAAAAGCAGAGCTTGATACGGGCAGTTACACCTGCCCCAAATGCAAGATGGGGTGTCTCCGCCCTGCTGCTTACAAGATGCGTGATGGAGCCCGGGAGAAGCTACTCGGGTGCCCTGAGTGCATGTTCCTGGTGAAGAAGTGCGATATCATGGGTCACCCTGATTACTTCGATGCGGATGCTGCGGGGCCTGCCCCTCAGCCGTTCTCCGGCATCCGGCTGGCCCGCCAGCGCATGATGGGGGGGATGTAATCATGCCTTTGATGAAGTATGCATACGCCAGTGTTGCCACCCCTTCCATCAGGAAAGAGCAATGGGGCAATGTCCGAGCCGCCGCTAAGCAGCACGGGAAGGTTGCCTCATCCTTTCGCCCGACCAAGGTGGCGATGTCCTCCAACCTGGTGGAGCGGGCTACCCAAATCTTGGGCAAGCCCTTCAACCCTGAGAACTTCCTGCTCACCCATGCCACTATCGTGGCCTCGGTGGATGTGGAGTCTCCGCAAGGGGTGAGGCTCGGTCATGTCATGGAGGGGGGCTTCCGGGTCAACCGCCGTTACGCCGAGTACCGTATCCGCCAGAGCTGCGACAAATTCATCAACAACAACCTCGATGCCTGGAGCCGGCCCGTCCTGCTCAAGGCATTTGAGACGTTTGTGGGTGGGCACAATTTCGTCGAGCACGTACAGATTGAGGAGCAGTCCAAGGGCCGCATCATTGATGCAGTGGCTCGGGACATCGGGGATTCGATCTACATCGACATTCTGGTGGCCACGGACCGCAAGCACACCGAGTTGGTTAAGGCCATCACGTCCGGCAAGATGGCCACGATGTCCATGGGTTGCACCGTGGACGGCACGGTCTGCACCCGTTGCGGGCACTGGGCCGCTGACGAAACCGAGATGTGTTCTCACATCAAGTACGCCAAAGGCACCGCATTTTTCGATGAGCTGGGTCGCCAGCATCGGATTGCAGAGCTGTGTGGCCATGAGAGCATCGACCCCACGGGCGGTGTCCGGTTCATCGAGGCGAGCTGGGTAGAGACTCCCGCGTTCACGGGAGCAGTCCTGCGGAATGTGTTGGAGCCGACTCAGGCCATGCTCGACAAGGCTGCCAAGGTGCTGAACACCCCACCGCCGGAGTGGAATGCGGACCAGATGCAGCGTGCTGCTCGTGCGACGCACACAGGCGCCTCCCTGGGCGGTGATGCTTTCCTCGCCGGCTGGGATGATGAAGAAGGGGATGCCCCCGCTGCTGAGGAGGGTGGTGAAGCCCCCCCTGCGGAGAAGAAATCCCCGCTCGATGAGACCGAGGATGAGTTGACCGAGCACATGCAGCAGCGTGTGAAAAAGCGCATCAAAGATGAGATGCGGGGCCGAGACCTGTCCAAGTCCGTTGGCGACTCGACCGCCCCGAATGACACCATCCAGCGTGAGGCCGCCGTAGGTGTCCTCACTCGCATTGCCAGCACCGATATCGCCCTCGTTGAGGGCGTGGCGGCTCTGGATAAGGCAGCCGGCATTAGTGTTGATCGAGACCTATACCGGGCAGCACTGAGTGCAGGCCCGACCAGTCGGTACAGTACCGGCAGAGATTTTCTGGGGGCTTGCGCCTCCGCCTTTGGGCGTCAGCCCAATCCAGTTGAGGCCAGGAAGTTCCTGCGGCTCGGCTCTATCATGTCCCGAAGGGGCCAGGCCCTTCGGGGACAACAGTAAAGACCTGGCAGAGCGCCAGAGGAGAACCACGATGAGCAATCGCACTCGCACGACGTGGAGCAAGACGGACCGTAAGGCGTCTGCCGCACCCGCAGTTCCCGGTTACGGCAAGGAAGACCAGGGCCACCCGGCCCACCAGGCCGATCCTGCCTACGAGAAGTACCAAAAGGGCGACACCTCGGCTTGGGCCGAGGATGTCCACCAGGGCCCGTACCCCGAGGGTAACCCCCCGGCAGTTCCCGGCTACGACACCGAGGATGGTGACCACCCGGCGCACAAGCGGAACCCCCGGGTTCAGAAGGATGCCAAGCTGTCTGCTGGGATCCAGCGCAAGGCCGCCAAGTGCCTCGTTCTCGCCAAGCATCAGCTCGGCAAGAATGCGACGCAGGATCTGGTTGAGTCGCAGGCCCTCGACATGATGGATCTGCCCAACTCGTACCTTGCGGCCAGCCTCAAGCGCGTCGGTGGCGGCTTCCTGGCCATGGATGATGACATGTTCCTCGGCGACGACATGGACGACATGGGCGACGAGATGTTCGGCATGGATGACGACATGTTCGGCATGGATGACGATCTCGATGTTGGCGCCCCCGGCGACGACATGATGTCCATGATGCAGCACATGGCCTCCGAGATCCGTGGCCTCAAGGCTCAGATCACCGCCAGCCAGAACGATCCGAAGGAGCAGGAGCGTGCTGAGGCGTCTTCCACCGCCAAGGGCGAGAAGAAGGGTTCGGCCCGTTTCGCCAGCCTCCAGGGGCGAGTTGCCAGCTACTTCGCCACCCATGGTGGTGGTGAGGACGGGTTTGCCCTGGCCGACGATTGGACCGGATCGAAGGCGCTCTTCGCCGCCGTGGACACCGACTCTGACGGTGTGGTCACCTCGGGTGAGCTGATCACCGCCATGTTCGACCCCTCGGATGAGATGATGGGCATGGCTGACGACTTCATGGACGATGAAGTCGGGATGATGAGCGCCTGTGGCGAGATGGTCCTGGCCGGTGAGGTCCCCGAAGCTTTCAAGAAGCAGTGGGACAAGGGCGACAAGAAGGACGACAAGAAGGACGACAAGAAGGACGACAAGAAGGACGACAAGTTCCCCGACTTCCTCAAGAAGAAGAAGGCAGGCGACGACGAGGATGAGGACGACGACGCGGTCGAAGCTGGCAAGAAGGCCACTGACGACGGCGACGAGGACGACGACGAGGATGGTGCCGACAAGGCTGCCAACCTGTTCGACACGGCTGGCCATGACCCCATGGGCCTGAGTGGGGGCAGCAGCATGTCCCTCTCCGCTGCCGACGAAGAGCTGCTGGAGGAGATTTTCTCCGCCGGTCTCCCTGGCCACACGGCCGGTGAAGAGCTGGAGCTGTCCCCTCAGCCCCGCCAGGCCAGCAACGGCGTCACCGCCCTTGGGAACCAGACTCGCGTCGCCTCGGCGGCCCCGGGTTCGGTGGATATGCTGGAAAAGCTCTGGAAGTCCGCCCCCGACGTGAGCAAGGTGTTCGGCGTCTGACCCCCAGCCGGGGGTTCTAACCCCGTTTCGGCCTCTAAAGCCCATCCGAGAAATCGGGTGGGCTTTACTTTTTTAGGGGGGGGTTCTCAATAGAGCGTCTATCCCTCCCCCTATTCAGTGAAGGCCCCGGTCTGGGAGCCCTTCCAGCTTGCCGCTGTCCTCCTTGTTGGGGGGTAGCCCTTTGAGACTCACCCTCCTGTAAACAGGAGAATGGAGGACACTATGCCCCTTCTCGGACAGGCCAGTGGTGGTTGGACCGAGTCGTCTTCGGCGCTGCGCCCGTTGCACATTGGTGTACGGAACGCAACCGGCGTCATGACAGCCGACTCGTTCATCCAGGCCAACCCCGTTGTGGATCCCGTCGCTGGGACCACCACCTCTCAGCAGGTCGACAGCACCCTCGTCGGTGTCCTCTCTGGCTCGGTCGCCTTTGTGCGCCCCGATGCTGGCGAGAACATGATCGGCGGCCCGGGTGATGCGGCCACGCAGACCGCCATCGCGGCAGCCAACGCCCAGGAGATCGGCTACCGCGCTCTGGGTGTGTTCATCAACTCGGTGAACGGCAATGCCTTCGAGAACACCCCTGGTACCGCCAGCGGTAAGAACACCTACCTCAGCAGCCAGGGCACCCATGCCAACGGCCTGTTTGAGACGCAGCTCCAGAACGCCATCGGTGCGGATGCCCAGGGTGCTGCCCTGACGTACATCGCCGGTATGCGCCTCATGGCCAGCCGCAATGGTTACCTCCAGCCCCGTCGCATCGTCGATGGCGCCGCCGCCCTCCAGGCGTTGGATGCCGTTGCCGCCGAGAGTGCCGAAGGCTTCGTCCACGCAGGTGGCCTCGGTGCCGCCGCCGTGACCACCCTCGCGGTGCTCAAGATGGCACCTGACGCAACCCAGAACGAGCTGGTCTACGACCAGCGCGTCTGATCCCTGACGGGTTCAAGGAGATAAAATCATGGCCGTTACAAACGCCGTCAAGCAACGCCTCATCGGCGAGCTGATCCAGTCCCCCCAGGGACGGGCCAAGCTCGCTGCCAGTATGACGCAGCCCCTCCGTACCCGGCGTGACTACGCCGCAGTCGGCCGCAAGACCTTCCTGGTCGAGCAGCTTCCTGACGGGGCCCTGCCGATCTACGACAAAGACCCGGATGTGACCGCATTCGTGATTGGTGAGGAAGGTCAGAACATCCTGGCCATCACCAAGCCTCGTCGTGTGATCTTCCCCCTGTTCGAGATTGCCTCGAACCCGGAGATCCCGCTCACCCAGATCAAGGAGCGCCGCTTCGATCTGATTGAGCGTGCTCAGGACCTGGCCCGTGCCCAGGTGCAGGCTGCCGAGGATGAGCGCGTCTTTGCCGTGCTCGACTCCATCGCCACTGCGGGCTTCGACTCGCTGCCTGGTCAGCTCAACCCGGACATCCCGGTCATCGCCCCCATCTCGGGTGCGGTCCTGGCTGATGCCTTCGCTCTCATCGAGCGTTGGGACCTCCGCGTTGCTCGTGTCTACATGAACGCCCGTGACTACGCGGACATCCGTAAGTTCGGTCGTGACATCTTGGACATCGAGTCCCAGGGCACCCTGCTCAAGACTGGTCTCATGGGCGTCATCTACGGTGCCCAGATCGTCGTGAGCCGCCTGGTTCCCGTCGGCACGGTCTACCTGTGCTGCGAGCCCGAGCACTTCGGTCGGATCCCGGTCCGCACCGAGCTGACCGTGCTCAGCGCCGACGACCCCAAGGCACGTACCATCGGTTTCTCGGTCTTCGAGAACCTGGGTATCGGCGCCTACAACCCCCGTGGGTTGGCCCGCCTCACCGTCACCCGCTAATAGCCCTTAGAGGCTAGACAGCGGCTCTGATGAGCACACCCATTAAAACCCCTGGCAGGGCAACCTGCCAGGGTTTTTTGTTTATACCCCTCACCTGGTGAGGTGAAACATGCAGAACCAAGACCGGGTTGCCCTTACCCAGCCCATCCGCAGCGAACGCCTGTTCGTTAAGAAGACCCAAGCCGCAGTGTCCAAAGCCTTGCAAGAGTGGGCACAGGCGTACGAGGGTGCTGGCGATTTTGACTATGAGCTGAGGAACCTCCTCGAAGCTCTGACAGGTGAGGCCCAGCTCTGGTTTGAACTCAACCCCCAGGGTGAGGTTTACCGGAAAATCCAGTACAGGCTCAGCCACCTGGAGTACATGGGCACCGGCCCTTACGACACTTGGTTGCAGGACTACGCTGGGGATGTTCAGAGCATTCAGGACACCCTGTCCAAGCACGTCCCTTCCTTCCGCAAGGTCACACTCAGGGCTCTTGAAGGAGCTGCGGAGGAGGAGGGGTACCTGTGGGATGCCGAGTGGAAAGAGGGTGTGCCGCCCCAGGTCCTGGCGGGCCCCGCACGGCTCAAGGATGCTCTCTCAGGGCTGCATAAGGCACTGGCAGTACATCTAGCCCGGTATGAGGCAACACGCACCAAGGATGTGAAGCCTGGGGCTGTTGAGACCCTTTACCACGCCTCAGCGAATGCTCGGAAGCTGTACTCCACAGGGTTCTCTAGCTCGGTCCCCGATGAGGCTTTGGGGATGGGGTTGGGGGGATCTCAGGAGGACAAATCGGGGGGCCGTGCCATCTCCATGACCTATGACCAAAAGGCTGCTTTCGGCATTGCTCGGGTGTATAAGGAGCTGGCACTGGTGTACAAAGGCGGGGTGAAGCCTGCTCAGATCCTTGATTGGGTCCGGCGGGAGGGGAATCCAAAAGGGTTCCTCAGCTTCCTTGACACAGAGTGGCGTGACTACGCACTCATTTTCAGCTTTGAAGGCGGCAAGTGGCACCTGTTTGAGCCAGACCCTGTGGAGCGGACCCGTCGATACCGTGACCCCGATAAGGTGTTCTCCACGCCCAGGGACAGGGTCAAGCTGTACAAGGCATACCTCAGCACAACGACAAGCCGCTTCAACCCCTTTTTCCTACACATCCGTAGGACGGCGGAGTATCTGGCGAAGCGCCCCGGGGATATCGGGGTGCTGGCGGTGGAGGTGGACATGACCCACCCCAGCATCAGTTACCATCCCGGGGAGAAGGAGTACCGAATCCCCCCTGAGGCGGTGATCCGCATCAAGAAGTTCCTGCGGTAACCCCGGAAAAAGGTAACTCTCGGCGCCTCGGTAGTAGGTGAGGTGAGAGAGAAAACAGGGACAAAGGGGACACTGTGAGCACCGCTACCGTTTACATGAGCACCAACGACATCAACCTCCTGCTGGGCCTCCTCTCGGAAGAGGCCCGGCAGGAGATGCGCCTCAAGGGCACGGTGCCTGAGGTCATCGACATCGAAGGGGGTGTGTTGCTTTCTCGGGCCGACATGCAGCTCATGAACAGCTACGTCCCTCAGAAGGTGCGGGAGGCGATGTTGGCCGACGGGACTGCCCCCCGGTGCTTCAATGTGCTCACCCGGGAGGAGGCTTACCACGATGCCGATTAGGCGGGGCTGTAGAGAACCGTCAGGAGGCCCCGCTCCCGATCATGCAGGTAGAGTGGGAGAGCCTTAGGTGCCCCAACGTACCCATTAAGGGCGTGCCAACGATCTGAGCCCGCCAGGGAGGGGAGCTGGCGGCGAGTCACCCCGAAAGCCACGTCGGTCTCGGTTTTCTCGTGGTGGAGGTGTCCCGTGTAGACGGTCTTGTGCGGGCAGGCGTGCCAGTGTCGGGAAGCCTCCCGGCTCATGTGGCCTGCCATGTCCGTAGTTTTCTTGACACCATCGCCGTGGATGAACCCGATCAGGTTTTTCCCGTAGGCCCGGTACACCCTCGGGGTCCGGTCCAGCCGCACGGTCACCTTGTCATTGGTGCGGAAGACCCCCTCCAGGTACAGCAGAATAGCCAAGCCCGTCAGACGGTCGTGGTTCCCACTCATGAGGACCAGCTCAACAGGTGCGATCTGGGTGAGTGTGAGGATCCACTCCTCCATGAGCTGGCAACCAGAAACCAGCATCTCAGCAGGTGTCCCGTCCATATCTTGCTGAGTCCCGCTGGTGGTGGTGCCCTGCTCGGTGTCCACATGCAGGAAGTCCGAGCCGATGGGCACATACAGCTTCTCAGGCCGACCGAGATGCTGGAGCCTGGAGGCAATGTCCTCGGTGGCCCCGAACAGACGCTCCCGCGCCATGTTCTTGTCAAACGCCTCAAAGTTCTCAGCCGGGTCGCTGTACTTGCCCCAGTGGAAGTCAGTGAGGCCGACCACCCCTGCAAAGGGGGTCTGGGCAGTTTTCATGGGGATGGGCCGCACCACCGCTGGCTCCCGGTCGGCCAATGCCGACAGGAGCGGGAGCACAAAATGGGTCTCCAGGTCCCGCCACTTCATGGCATCATTGCGGATATCTGCCCACTTGGCTTTCTCCAGTTTCTTGTAGACCGCCATGCGTCGAAGCTGGAGAGCATCCTGGATGAGGTCATCATCCGTGCGGCCCATCAGCTCCTCGGGTGTGAAGGGCTCCCGGTCGTGGGTGATACCGTGAACTCGCAGGTACTTGACCAACCAGGATCGAGGGAAGCCCACGGTCCTGGCGATCTGGTTGATGCTGGCAGGCTGATCATCGTAGTTGCTGTAGGCCCGTACGATCTCTCGGTGGACCTCGCCGGGGAGGTTCAGGGGCTTGGGGAGGCCCGGGATCCAGGTGACGTAGCTGTCGTCAGCTTTGTTGTAGAAGTAGTCGGAGTCGAGGAAAAACTGGCTGGCCTCTTTCTCAGTGACCTCGCCATCACCCTCTTCTACAGGGGGCACCGCGTCCGGGGGTGTGCTGGTGGCGCGGGGGTCGTCCAGATCGGGGCAAGGTGTGATACCTCGGCGACAGAAAGCGGCCAGGGCGGAGGCATGTGTCAGAGTGAGTCCCGTCATGCTGGCGATGCGGCTCGCTGATCGCCTTCCTTTGACAATACGGTCCGAGTATAGGTCGGCGTATTCTTCCCACCAATGATTCATGGCAACTCCTTTGAGTCGTCGAGGTAAAACAGCGAGCCCAGAAACCACCGAGAGGCAGGTCGCCACCGACTCTTTACCCGTTGAGGATAGCCGCAGTACCGGGCTGGTGGAGATAGGGGGTAACGATCTACCTCATAAAGGGTAGTTCTCTCGACAGGACAAGGAGTAAAAAACCTGTGGCCGATACGACCAACATTTTCGACATTCACGGTATCCATCGCAGGGTCAACACGCCCTCTTGGGCCACCCTCCTGACTTTCGGAGCTGCTGCTCAGCTTGCTAAGCAGGGCCGACGCCTGGACATGGCCACCATTGGCGGCCATGTGTCCCTCCACACGGGGAAGACTTTCCGGTCGTCCGGGAGCTACAACCGGGTGTTCGCACACCTTGCCCTTCTGGCTGAGGGCTCCAACCTTGTCTTCTACCAAGGGACTGGTTCCGGCGTTGGGGACCCCCTGTTCAAGATCACCCACTATGGGTCCCTGGTCTGGGCCCGCCTGGAGGCTGCGGACTGGGCATCTTTCCTGCTGAGCCCCCGCTCGAAGGATCATGCCGCCAGCCTTTTGGTGATGGCCATCCTCCAGCAGGCAGATGGTTTGCTGACTCCTCTCCAGGTGGCCCAGCGTAGTGCCCTGACTCCGAATCAGGCACTCCGGGCACTCCGGGCACTCCGCAACGGCCTTGAGGTGCCTGACGCCCCCCCGGGTGCCGCCTGGGCCTGGGCGGGTGCCGTCGAGCGCATCGGAGGGGCCTGGCAGGCCACACCCGTGATCGCGAGGGATACTGCGCTGGCAGAGGGTGTGGCTGCGAATGCGCTCACCACCAAGGCTCCTGAGCGGGATATCACTGAGGAGGTGGTCTCCAGGGTGATCTCGGACACCACCAAGGCCCTCTCGGAGCCAGAGACGGGTGGGGGCGATGAGGATGTCGATTTTGACGCCCTGCTTGAAGGAGCCTGTCCGATGCGGGCACGCCTCGCGCCGAAGCCGGTCCCCCGTCCCGCCCTGGTGACCTTGGCCTCCGCGTCTCCCACCCTGTGGGGGCCCCTCTCCGCGTCGCCTGAGCCTCCGAGCCTGACCCCCGAGGGCTTGGATCCCGAGGAGATCCCCGAGGACTTGCTGCCCGAGGAGGCCCCAAGCATGTTCCACATCGAGACGCAGTACGAGGTAGTCCTGGAGGCAGAGGCCCGGCACCTCAAGCTGAGTGGGGGTCATGCTGCGGCGCTCTCTTATTACCTCAACCAGGAATGGTTGCCCAAGCTGGCCGCCGACCAGGAAGCCCGAGAGGAGGCCGCTCTGGAGCGGGCACGTCTGCGACATGTGCAGGAGCAGATCGACCTGGACGCAAGCCTGGAGATTTTGCGGCAGGAGTCGATTCGCATCAAGGAGCTGCACCTGGAGTTGGTGCAGGTGCAGGCTGCCCATGAGCGGCGAACCGCCTTGGCGGACAAGTCCCAGCGTAACCTGACGGCACGGATCGAGGCAGAGGCGGGGGTCACCCCCAAGAGTTCGGTGGAGGTTCCCGAAATCTCTTACACTGCGGATAAGTACCGCTAGTTACTTGACTGGCGGGGCACCACAGTGTAGATTCCCAGTCCCCTTAAAGACGGAACCATCTAAGGTGGTTGGGCTTGACAGACACGTCAAGCCTCCCGAGTGGGGAGGAAGGTGCCGTTGCCTTCGTGAATACCCACTGCTGTCTGGAAGCTTTCGTGCAGTCCGCAGCATTTCGGATCCTCTAAAACCCTCGACACCTTGTGTGTCGAGGGTTTTTCTTTTCCCAACTACTTCTCTACGAGCACCACCGGGAAAGCCAGGTGGAGATCCAGTTGGATTGGAACCAGCCAGGCCAAGTTAGGGACCGTCGTCGAAGAGGGTCCTGCATTCAGATCATTCAGATCGTCCAGCATATAGAGATCGATGGGTTCATCCGTGGCGGTCTTTACCTGATAAGCTTTCTCTGAGAAAGTTCGGAAGAAATGGACCCGGAACGCCCCATCCTTAGACAGGATGACCGTGGGTTCCCAGTTCTCATGGTGAACTCCGGTCTCCTCCTCAAACTCCCGAACCATCGCCCTCAAAGGGTCCTCCCCAGGCTCAACTTTCCCGCCTACAGCATTGAGCTTGCCTGCCTGCCAAGGGGGCCTGTTTTTCCTGATCAGGGCGACCTGGGTCATGGAAGGGTTGAACATGAACCCGGCGACATATTCTTGCATAGTTACCTCCATCAATCTGACCATCTTACCCGGTAAGGTTTAACCTTGAACCCCTTCCAAAGGCACCGGATGACGGACAGCCACACGGTGGACCTCGCTATCAGCATCGAGCCCCCCCTGGAACTCGGGGTCTATGCCAATGCTTTTCGGGTACTCGACGGAGATCTCCCCTCCCGGGTGTTCTTGGAATTCTTGCTGTACAGCCCCACCCTGCACCGAGCCCTGGTGGTAGCCCGGGTGCGGGTCTCCCCGAAACTCTTGCCCGTCATGATCAACCAGCTCCGAGGGACCCTGGCCCTGGTCGAGATGACACCCAGCGCAGCCCACTGAACTGATCCCGAGATCCGCAGGGTATTGTGGCGAGTCGCGGGTTCCCATTACCCTAAAGGACAGGCACATGAGTCAGATTCAATTCAAGCACGGCACCTTTCATAAGCTTCGTGCCACAACCACCTTCCACCTCGGCCCCATCCAAACGGACCTGGTTAAAGACCAGGAGGTTGAGTTCGACGGCATTACCCTCAAGATGGGCGGTGAGAGCCACCCCATGCCCACCCTCAAGGGCGCCGTCCTGGGGGGCTGGTTGGTGCCCGTTTCGGACACCTCCTCGACCTACCGGGCGCAGCCTGCGGGCGTGCAGCTTCATCAGGCGGACACCACCAAGGGTGACCGGGTCGCCATGCGGACGGCAGTGATCACCGAGGAGGAGCAGGTCGTCGGCCAGGTCCACGCCCCTCGCTCCGTGCAGGCAGCACAGCAGCCGCAGACTGCCCCACAGCAGCCGCAGACTGCCCAACAGCAGGCTGCGGGGCGTCAGGCCCAGGTGCAGTACGTGCCTGGCCGTAAGCAGCTCCCCAACGGGCAGGTCGTCCCTGCATGGTTTGATGAGGGGGTCATCCCGCCCTGGCCTGTCCGCAAAGAGTACAAGTCGGAGGCTGAGTTCAGCCTTGCCACTGACGAGTACAATGGCGCTGTGATCAACCAGATCGCGTACGGTCAGCCCATCCAGAAGCCGGTCAGCATGGGGGGGGAGCGACACAACTCGGCGGATGGGTCCAGTGGCCGCCGTGTCGGCGCCAAGGGGCAGTTCACCGTGCAGGCGATGGATAGCCAGCAGGGCACCTCCATCGGGCAGGTCAAGACCAGCTCCATCTCGGCCCCTGCGAGCTATGAGGGTGATCCCAAGCTCAAGGAATACACCAACACCCGGGGAGTCATGGTGGACTCCCAGTCGGGAGCCGTCCTGAACAGTGAGTCTGCGGGCACCTTGATTCGGGATCAGGGCGCCATCCGCAACCTACAGGCCCAGGTGGGGGGGACCCCTCAGTGGCAGAACCCCACTGTGACCGTGGGGTCGGCCCCTCAGGTCGCCGCCATTGACGACGGGGTAGACCCCGCGCACATGCGGCGAGCCTCGATGCCGGTCGTCCAGCACGATGACCTGATCGTGACCATTGATCGCTCCATTGGGGACGCCATGGGGGCGGGTGCGGTCTCCACACCAACACCGGGTGACTCCCTTTTCGCCGCCGCCGCACGACCCCCCGAGGAGGCAGTTCAGGAGTTGACTCAGGGACTCAAGCACACGGGCCCGCAGCGGAAGAGCCCTGAGGACTCGATCAAAGAGATCGTGGCCACCTGGGACAAGAGCCAGCACTGGCGTGCCCGGGTCTCTGAGGCAGTGGAGTGCTACCCGGACTCCCCTGCGATCATCGACGCCATCTGCGCCATCGAGGGTCCGGGTATCGTGAAGCGCATCCGCTCCGCAATCGCCAACCTCAACGGCTGATTCGGTTGCCCGCCTATCAGCGACTCTGGGTGAGGACTTCTGTGTCTGCATCGGAGACCGTTGTGAGCAAGACCGACAAAACCGCCAGTTCCCAAGCAGCCTGGGCCCTCATCACTGAGGGTGTGACCCAGGCTCGTTTGGACACCCACCGACTCCGCCACCTGGTAAACAGGGCAGGCAAGCTAATCTCCTCTTCGGATCAGAAAGAGCACCTGTTCGAGGTGGCTGGCGACATTATCATCGCCGCCCCTGAGCGCATGGATGCCCTGGAGCAGGTGTTGGATCGCACTGCCCTGGCTCTCGTCAAGATGGGTGAGAGCTATCTGGGGGCCCGTCTCCCTCTCTCCGAAAAGCAGCTCGTCGAGGAGACCCTATCCCCCGCTTTCGGCGGGGGGATGGATCGGAACTCCGAGTCGGAAAGCGCCTCTCAGAGGGTATCCTCGGCTTGGGTGGGCAAGCAGGCGGACCTCATGCCCGCCTTGGGTCTGCCCACCGAGGCGGGTCCCTGCTATGTCGTCAACCGTATCGAGGATAAGGTTCGCTCACCCCGGGTGCGTGATGTCCTCCAAGAGAAGGTAGAGGAAGGCAAGTCCCTGAGCAACCCGGAGGCCCGAGTGGTTTACAAGCCGCTCAAGGAGCAAGGTGCTGGGTTGTTCAAGCAGATCGAGCTGACAAGCCACGCCCAGTACCGCATGGACCTGCGGGGGATCAGCATCCCGGATATCCGCGTCGGCCTCAAACAGTTCGGCCAGAGCCTCAATGACTGGAAAAGTCAGAAGAGTTACGAGTACGAACACGCCATGATGACCATCCGCCGGGGAGAGCCCATTGAGTTCCTTTTCAAGAAATGGAACCTCTTCCTGGTGTTCGCTGTCCCGTCCAAGAGGACGGCCCGGATCATCACCGTGTACTGGAAAGGGATGCCTGACCCGAAGGCCCCTGGCATCTGCGTGTTGCCTCACAGCCACAATCACGGCATCCAGAATATCGTGAAGAAACACCTGGGAAAGTAACGGATGAAGACATCAAGCCGCTCCCAGGACCTGAGTGGGGTCCGTACCGTCGTCAAGAATCCGTCACCGGGAACCAAGCCCACGGTGCCGGGGAGGGATGAGAGGAAGCCTTCTGCGCTCCCTAGCCCTCAGTGGACCAACACGACCAAGAGCGGCCCCCACAACTTCAACACCCCGGGCCCGAGCGGCACAGGTGAGGGCAACAAGTCCATCCACAAGGACAAGGCTCGCACCCAAAGCGAGCCCGGGGGTGAACACCCTGGCTCTAAGGGCTCTCCAGCCCAGTCGGGTCCAGGGATGAACACCCGTCGACCTGGCGTGTATGGGGAGAGCGAGGAGGAGTCCCAGCTTTATGATCCCATCATGCCCACCCAGGAGGAGATCCTGTCGGTACTTCAACGCATGGGCGCGGCCCAGGGCAAGCCTTACCCAGGGTCCGACCGACAGAAAGAACAGCGTGGCCAGGCCAAGCGGTACTTCCAGAAGTGGTACCAGAAAAACCGGGGCAAGGTACGCAGCCGCATGGAGCGGTGGTATGCCCGGGCCAAGAACAAGGGGACCTACCAGCGGGACCAGGAGAGGCGAAAGGAGAAGCCTGAGAGGTTCGAGCGCAAGCCTGGGGGGGCCAGCACTCTCAAGCAGCGGGGGACCGAGTACCGCGAGAAGTTGAAGAACCGGAAAGACAAGCCCGGCGAGAAGAAGGCTGAGGCGCTGTTCCGCCCCGTTGGGTTTTACCATCTCCCCACTCAGGCTTGGGGTGTGGTGATGGGCGTCTCCCAGCTCACAGGGTGGGTGACTTTCCAGGTGGGGGGCATGTACCAGAGCCGGCCTTTGGTGGAGTTTTTCGACGAGGCCGTCATCGATGATGATTACTTTTTCGGGTACCTGGACAAGGCCCTAGGGTACCAAGAGGCGATGCACACCGCAGAGATGCTGTATGAGCGGGTGGACCGCAAAGACCCCCCAGGGCAGGCATACGACCGGGCCACGGACCGCAAAGAGCGGGTGCGCAAAAAGAAGCGGAACCCCGGGATGAAAACCTTCAACGATTTCGGTGAGGTTACGAACAACCCCGGGTCCGCTAAGGTCATCCCCGAGGGGCACGATTTCCAAAATAAAGAGGGTCGGAGGTTCGCTTTCCGCATCTCCGACATCATGTCGGGTGTGGACGACAGCATCCGGGAGAAGGTGACCGGCCTGACCTGGAAGCTCAAGAAGGTAGACCAGCGCAACGGGATGTGGCTTTTCGACGTGAACGGCAATTCCGGTACTTACAGGGTCCGGGTTCAGGGCAAGACCAAGGGCAATGCCCGACGGCTGTCCAAGGCTGACGTGTTTCTTTCCTGCGACTGCCCTTACTGGCGTTGGCAGGGGCCCGAGCACTGGGCCAAGCAGAACGGCTACCTGTATGGGAAGCCTCGGGGCACGGCCAGCTTCCCCGTGATCAAGGATCCTGTGCATGAGCATGGGGTTTGCAAGCATGTCCTTGCAGTGCTCGATCATGCTCTCGGCCTGGATTGGGACATCCCCCGACCCCGCCACAAGCGTGGGTCTGAGGCGCCTGACCCTCGGTATCTCTCCGATATGCTCATCAACGGTGAGGTGTGGACTGTACACACCATCCCGTCTGTCGAGATTCGGACCCTCGCAGCTCGGTATCTTGAGCTGAAAGGAAGGAGTACCCATGCCCCTCTACAGCTATAAGTGTCCTTGCGGCGAGACGTTCGAGAAGAGCGTTGATCGGTCCGAATGCACCCAGCCCCAACCCTGCGACTGCGGCGAGCCTGCTAAGCGGGTGGTCGGACAAGTGTCGTTCCTCCAACGAGGAGACGACTGGGTTGGTAAGAACATGAAGATCAAGCAGCAGATGCGGGAAAAGAACCGCCGGCTGACCGCCAAGGGCAAGGTGAAGTTGAAAGATGCTCCTGCTTTGACCCTGGCCCCCAATGTAGGCGGGGAACGTGTGGACTCTTGGTCAGACGCCAAGAAGTTGGCGACCTCAAAGGGTCGAGACACCGCCGCCTATGATGCGAAGATCCGCGAGGAGAAGAACGCATGAGCGTGCCACACAACTTTGATATGGGCCCTTGGGGTCAGTTCCCGGGCATCGTCTTGCGGACATCTGACCGCATCTCCATCCAGATCCCACACTCCCCGGACGCCTCCGGGTACCGGGTGTGGGCGTCGTCCAGCGTGGATAGCCTGTATGGTGCTCCCATCGGGTCGGGGGTTGTAGCCCCCGCCGTGCGGCAGAACCTGTTCACCGTACTGGCGGGTCGCATGTTCCGCAGCCCGACCATCCGCCGCAACGGGTGGGGTGCCTGTGATGAAAAGCTGGGCAAGGCCACCAGGGCCATCTTCACCTTGCAGGATTTCCCTGCCCTGAATCTGTCGAACAACGCCCAGGTGTACTTGGCTGTTCAGCAGATCCGCGCTGCGGGCCCCGCCCAGGCCCTTGCAGGGGCAAACGCAGGGTTTGACATCACCGGTCCGATCCTGGCCCTCCCGCCCCCGGAGGTATTGAGCCTCCGTGAAGGCACCGTGGTCATCACCGGGGGAGTCACCGATCTCGGCGTCTCCGAAGGGGACGCCCCCTCGGGTTTCGATCAGACTCTTGACAACGGGGGCGCCGGTAACGGTCCTCCCACAGGTGTTGTCCTCCCCTGGCCAACCACCTCGGTGACGGTGCGTAACAAGGACGCCGCCAACGGCCTCGCCGTGAGTTTCGGCTGGAACCAGCCTTACCTGGCCCTGGGGGCCCTCGGTGGTGGTGACTTTGAGATCACGACTTTCGGGTCCGTGAAAGAGATTTACCTGTCCAGTGTAACCCCGGGGAGCAACCCCACGTTCGTTATCATCGCCAACTTGGACCAGGGTGCCTCAGGCGGGGTCTGATAGAGAGCCTATAGCCTGGCCCAGATAGGCGAGTACAGACTTGCCGAAGATAGGAGACCGAAGACATGCCGTACATCTGCCTTGCACGGACCGACATTCCCGACGGCGTGCTCCAGGTTCTCGACCTCGTGCCCAACACGAGTCTTCGGAGCGATCTGGACCCGCCAGGCCAAACCCGTTACCTCAACCGTGCCCAGATCGACGCCCTGTCGTTCGATGCGGCCACGGGTCAGGTGACTCGCACCGATGAGCCCGCAAGCGCCGCTCGGGGGCTGGCTGCCTACCTGGCGGACCGAGTTGAGGCAGGTGGGCTGACTGCGGAGTCACAGACCATCCAGATTCTCGCCGGCCTCGCCGCAGGGACCATCATCACCATCGATGGCCCCTCCGGCATCCAGGTGGATTTCACGGCAGTAGCCGGTGGTGCCGTCGCAGCGAACCAAGAGTTCAACGACGTAGCCAACTCGGGCTCGGCCATCAACACGGCCACCAGCCTGGTGGGCGCCATCAATGATGCGGCCTCTCAGGCTCTCTTGGAAACGAGCATCGGAGGGGTGGCCTCTGGGGAGACCATCTCCGCAGACAACACCGCCGGCACCGTGGACACGGTGACCATCGTCGCCGATGTGCGTCCGGGTACCAACTACCTCCAGACGACTGTGGCTGAGGACTCGGGTGCAGTTGAAATCACCCTTGGCGGCGCCACGATGACTCGGGCAGTGCAGAGCTGGACGGCAGCCACCGTGGCAGCGGCAGCAGCAGCCTTGCTTGCTCGGGTGGATGCGGGACAGGTGCTCGCCCTCGGCAACATCAACACGGTGCTTGCAGCAGCCGCTGCGGGGACCGAGCTGACCTCCGCTGGTGGATCAGCCTCCACTGGGGTAGCCCTGGACATCCTGGAGCTGATGGCCGGTCGAGGTTACCAGCTTCCCTCCGGGAGCGTGAAGCTGGTGGCTGCGGCCCTCCCGCTCACCGTCTGGGACTCGACCCAGCTCGGTTCTTTCACCCGGGCCAACACGGTGTTTGACACCCAGATGGTCGGCGGTGTGATCGGTCCCGTGAACCCCTGGATCCGCCACAAGGGTCTCGCCGTCACGAACGGTGGCGACATCGAGCAGACTGAGCACAAGGGGATTCGGGACACCGTCGATGACGGCAGCTTCCAGCAATCTCTCCTGGGCGGCTACCTGAGCAAGATGCAGGACGGTTCCGTCACCCTTTTCCCAGACAGTGACCTGGTGCCCTTCCAGGCAACCCACTACCAGCCCGGCCCCAACAACGCCGCCGTTACCCCGGCTCGGATCGTGACCGTCTACAACGACGACGGCACGCTGGCTTAAAGGAGAATCATCATGGCTCGTGCATACATCGTGCTGGCTCGCAACGACCTGGACGACAACCTCCTCCAGGTCCTCGATCTCAGCCCCAACAAGTCCCAGCGCAACTCGGTCTATGCCGGCGCTGGCCAGACCCACTACCAGACCCATTTCTTGCTCGACGCGGTGAATGCCGCCGTCGCGACGCAGGCGGGCCTGGCTGGCGGTGCCTCTCTCGATTCGGACGGCGACACCTACGGGCTGTCCGCTTACCTCATCGACAATGTTGAGGACACCCTGGGCACACAGGCGTTGACGGCTGTGGAAGCTGGTCAGATTTCGGCTCTCATTGAGCAGGATGCCTCGAATGGTGTCGCCCTCACCTTGGCGGCCATCAACATCCACATCAACACCCCCGCTGGTGTAGGTGGTTCGGACCTCGATGGCATCCTCGGCGCCTCGACCGGGAGTGTGGAGGAAGTCCTCCGCATCCTCGCAGGCGAGCGTTGGAAGCTCCCGGACAACTCCCAGGTGCAGGTTGTCGGTGGCACTTTCGATGCCGCCGTCCGTGGTTTCTTCACCACTGCCGCCAACATCGAGCAGCCCGAATCGGTTCGTGCCCTCAACGGCGCAGGCATCCGTGGCCGTAACCCCTTCTCGGGCCGGGTTGTCCCCACCACTGCGGTGGTCAACACCGGAACGCAGGACGGCAACCACAACCAGGTGCTGCCCATCGTGAACACGGGAGCCCTCCAGCTCAGTGCCCTGAGCGGGGTTCTGTCCGAGCTGGTCGCCCCCGCGTTCACGTTCCTCAACCCCGCCTTCACCTATGGTGCGGGCGGTACCGCGACGGACCTGGACGGCGTGGCCATCCCGGCAACGGGTGCTCATCGAGCCGTGACGGTTTACGCCGCCGACGGCACCGTCATCGCCTGATAGGAGAGGTCAATGGCCAATCGAGCTTACATGGTTCCTCTGCGTGACGACTTGGCGGGGATGGGCTTGTACGTCTATGACCTCAAGCCCAACGGGTCGCAGAAGAGCAGTGTCCTGGACGGTGTGGGTCAGTCCCATTACCTCCACCACTCGTTCAATGCTCAGGCCGATGACCAGGTGGTGAATGCTGCTGAGGGTCTGGTCAGCGGCTCACCCAACAGGATCACCATCGCTGCAACCGCAGCGGCGGACGTTATCGCCCCCGGCGGCAACGAGACCCTGCTGACCCAGGCCACCGATTTCGGGCTCAAGGCGTACCTGCGAGAGCGGGTACACGTTAACCCCGGCGTCAATGATGACACCCTCAACCAGGCGGAGCTGAACCTGATGTTCAACTCCATCGCGGCCCGAGCTGATCCCCAAAACCTCATCCCCGGCGGCAGCAACAACCTTGCCCTCGCCGACATCAACGGGTTCTTGGTTGCCCATGCGGGTGCAGGGACTGACCTTGATGGTGCGGGGGCGACCTCCGACTCGTTCGGCTCGGTCGAGGACATCATCCGCATTCTCTCTGGTGAGGTTTACCGAACCCGAGAGAACACCTGTGTCGCAGACCAGGCAGGCGCGTTCCTGAGTCTGACGGACCGCAACACCCGAGTCACGGGCAACCAATTGGCGTTCCCTGTGTATGCTCAGGGTGGCTTCCTGGCCACCGCTGAGGTCGGTTTCCGTGCCGTTCCTGGCCTGGTGCCGAATGGGGCGCTTAGGCTCTCTGCCAAGGCAGGCGTCCTGGCGGCGTTCGCAGCCCCCACAGGCGTTGCGGTGCTCAACCCGAACTTCTCTCGTGTGGGCATGACGCCGACCGCCGCCCGGCCCTTTGCTCAGAACCCGTTTGACAACGTGGTCATCCCGGCAAACGGGATCGCCCCCCTCTGCACGGTCTTTGACCAGGCGGGCATCCGCATCGACTGACCCCCAGCCCTCAACCCTCTGAAAAGCCCTATCAGCCCCTCTCGGCCGGTAGGGCTTTTTCGTTGGTATGGTGGACTGGCTATAGGCTCGCCTGTAGTAGACCGCCCTCAAGGGCTGGAGCAGATGGAGAGAACAATGCCTGAGATTGATCACAGCAAGTGCTACCGAACAACGGACTTGTACTTTGCCGCTTTCCTCAAGGTAGCGGATGTGCCCTTTGTGGATTGCGTCCCCAAAGAGGGTGAAAGGCACCGCAAGGAATTCCTGTTTGAGTACACCGAAACTGTCAAAGAGTTGAAAAACGTCTGGTTCCGTCGGGAGCAGGTCAAGATCTCCCCCCTGGCGTACTCCCAGGAAATCCAGATGCTCAAGGCCATGACCCACATGTAAGGCAGGCTATGCCGGGACGAGTTGATGTAGAGGTGGAGGTGGTTGAGGGTGTGGCTGTTCAGACAGTCGAGGCCAACGCTTTCCGTGTGCTCCCTGACGGCCCAGATTTCTTGCTTGATTTTGTGGAGGTGGCCGGTGCCCAGGCACAAGTCCAGGCCCGTATCCGGGTTGCCCGAGGGTTTGTCCCTTCCCTTATCGACCGCTGCACCACCGTAGGAGTCTGACCGATGGCCACCCAGTTTTTCCCCGGGTACACCACAGCCCGCAAGGATCTCAACATGTTCCTTGTGGACTCGAATGAGAGTCCCGTCAACGCTTACGAGATCACTTACGCCATCTATTTTGTGGATGCCGGACCGCCGGAGATGGAGGTTCTGATCGGGGACCCCAACCGAATGCCGGTGAACCCAAGCATGGGTGAGTATTGGGCCGCCCTCATGGTGCCGCCGGCGGCAACAGGTGGCACCTACCGCATCCGTTGGACTTTCCGTCAGTATGCCAACAGCCCTCAGCAGACGGTCACCCAGGAGTTCACGGTGGCTGCGGATGAGGAGGCAACTCAGATCCAGTACAGCTCGGCGGAACGGGCGATGATCAGCAAGTTGCGGGTGCTCCTCCGAGATCAGAACCCCGACAAGTTTTACCATTTCCGACCCCCGGAGCACTCCGGGCGGGTGGGTAATTACGACAGGGTGTTTGGGCAGATCTGGGAGGATGCAGAGTTGTTGTGCTATCTGGAGACGGCTCTGGATTACTGGAACAGCCTTCCGCCAAGCACAGAAAGCCTCTGCTCCATTGATCGCCTGGTAAACCAGAAGCCCTCGTGGAGGACAGCAGTTCTGTGGGGGGCCATCGTCCACGCCATGTTTGCGGTGGCAGCCAACTGGGTGGCTGACGAATTTGATTACTCCATCGGAGGGGTTAGCCTCTCCATCGAGAAATCGAGCAAGTATGAGAGCCTGAAACAGAACGCTGAGGGTCAGCTCGACAAAGCGGCCGAAGCCAAGGTGCGGACCACCAAGTTCATCCGGGGTCTCCAGCAGCCTAAGTTTGGTATGGGCATTCGATCCGCTTTCGGCCCTCATGTAGGCCGGGGTGTGCTCTCCCCCCGAGGGTTCCTGTAAGGAGGGTGGTGGCAATCGAAACTCCCCCCGGTATTCGGCCTATATCTTTCCTCGGGTAGACCCTAGAGGAGAGACCCCAATGCAGAACTCCACACCCACCCCCCAGGTGAACAGTTACCTGGTCGGCACTGTTGCAGGCTACCGGGCCAAAGTCGCTTCCCGCCAGGAAGCCGCCCACCGGTCCCGGGACCTGTATGCTACCCTCCGTGAGGTGATGCCCTGGCCCACCCCCGACGGGACCCCTCGCCTGAGCCGAACCGAGGTTGAGGAGATCAACACGGGGGTAGTTCACGCCCTCCTGAGCAAGGGGGCCTCCAAATCGACCCGGGTTCTCTCAATGTCCGAGCTGGTGGGTCGGGAGGTTATCTCGATGCGGGAAGCCTTGGGCTTCCCTAGGGCTTGAGGGGGTCGCTGTCTCAGCGGCCCGGGTAATCCCCTCAAAGGGGGAGCTTCATGCCCAACATCAACGATCTCGCTGACAAGTCCATTGCGGTCTGCCGCCTCCATGAGTGGGAGCGGACCTGGAACAATGGCGGCTGTTACCTGCACCTTGAGGTCTCGGAGTTCATCGAGGCTTTGCGGGGCAAGGGGGATGAGTCCCCCGCATCCGAAGCGGGGGACGTTCTCTTCGTCCTGCTCTCCATGCTCCGTGCTCACGATATCGATCTCGCCGAGGTTTTCGACCACATCAACAAGAAGTGCGATGCCCTCCTGACCCAGCCCTCCCTTGAGGGCTTCCCCTTCAAGGGGGAGGCACAAGTGGATCGGTATGTGTGTGGGGATTGCGGGACCCTGTTTGAGGGCCTTGAAGGCCCCCGTGTTTGTGAGGCCGAGCTGAAAAACATCTTGGGGGGCCTCTCCTCAAGGTGGCTAGAACCCAACAGGGCGGCATTGCTTCGGGGCGAAACGGTGGACCGGTTCATCCACCACGGTGGAGATCTCGTGCCCCTTCTGCACTGTGACTCCCGGCCCGGTTATTACTGCAATGTGGGGCTCCTCCATGATCGGAGTGAGGTTACCCCTGAGGACAAGCTGACACTGACCTGTGTGGCTCTGAGTGAGCTATCCGCTCCTGGACCGGGATCCCCCCATTATGTGCAGCGCACCCGAACCTGTCGTGAGTGGGCGGAGTCCGAAAGGGTCTCCTGCACCGGCCTTGTGCGCAAGGAGCACTGATGCCTGTGTTCAACCTACACCGCAGGGGGCTCCGGCCCGATGACGTGTATGTCGGACGCCCAGGGCGGGGTGTGGACGGATACTTCGGGAACCCCGTGCGGCGGAGCCAGACCTGCCAGATCTGCGGTGAAGTCCACTTGGGCAAGGGGACTACCCTTGCCTGCTTTGAGGTTTGGGCCCGGCAAAGGCTAGAGGAGGACCCCGAGTACCGCCAGAAGGTTTCTGAGCTGCACGGCAAGAACCTGGTGTGCTTCTGTGCCCCTAAACCCTGCCACGCCTCCATCCTGGAGCGTTTGGCGGGTGAGCTGAACCCTGCCCCTCCCCCTGAGCCCAACCCCCTTGAGGAGCTATTCTCGTGAAGCCTAAGCACCTTGCCATCCGCATCGAACAGTGCCTGTCCCTCTCGAATGCCAGCAACTGCCCCCGCCGCAAGTTCGGGGCCATGCTCCTGGACCCCAAGCGGAACGTCGTCCTGATGGACGGGTACAACGGAGGCCCCCGGGGAGCAGAGGGCACCCTTTGCGGCGGATCTTTCTGTGAGCGGGACGGGCTCAAGCGAGAGGACATCGAGATCACCGAGGGTTTGCCTCCCCTCCGCATCCCTGTTCGCCGGGAGGACAGTTACCTGGTCCGGGTCAAGGGGGAGGTCGAGAAGACGTTCCCAAAAGTTTACCCGACCTTGCACTCAGGGGGTAAGGAAGTCCCCCGGCCGGATGGAAAGGCTGAGGCCCATCAGTATGCCGCTGCCCTTTTGGTGAAATATCCCGGGGTCAAGTCGGGGACCTGTATGGAGGTGGGCTGCCACCATGCTGAGATGAACGTGGTCTGCAACGCAGCGGCTGGTGGGGTGGCCACCGAAGGGGCGTGGCTCATCTGCACTGGGGAGCCCTGCCGGATGTGCAGTAAGCTCATCCACCACTCGGGCATCCAGCGAGTTTACATCATCGAGGGTGGCTATGCCGGAGAGAACGGCATCGAGTACCTAGAGAAAAACGGGGTGGAGGTCCTGCGTGTGGACGGCCCCAAGGATCCAAGGATTAAAGCATGACCAAGCCATACCGACCGAGCAATGGATCTGAGGGGATGATTTTCGAGGGGAGATGGTGCGACCGTTGCGCCAAGGACGACCCGGAGGAGGGGTGTGGCATCATGCTGCGTGCCATGCTTCATGAGATCCACGAGCCCGAGTACCCCCGGGAGTGGGTGCAGGGCAGCAAGGGCGAGAACCCCCACTGCACTGCTTTCAGTGGAGACCTTCCGGGGAGTGCTGGTGATGATGACTGAAAAAGAAATGAAGGGCCGGATCGCTCAATTGGAGAAGATCCAGGCACAGTACGGGACCATCTCAGGGCTCCGCATCAGGACGGCTCGGCTGGAAGCCGAGATCACCACCTTACGTGCAGACCAACCCCGGGAGGTTACCCCTGGAGACCCATTGCCTCATTGAGGCCGCCGAACACCAGGCTCGGGTTCTCCAGTAGAAGCTCCCGAGCCTCCACCATCAGAATCCGCATCCCCGCCCCCTTGAGCCCCCGCTGGGCGGCAAGGGCTCGGGTGTCCATCACCCGCCCCGGCTGCTTGATGGCTTCGACGAGGGCCAGGGCCTTCTCAGCATCCCCCTCAAAGATTGCAAGGGCTTTTTCGAGGCGGTACAGCCCCTCCGAGGACTTGCCGACGGGATCTCCCCCCAGGAGGTGTCGTAAGCCCCCCGTGACCTGAAACCCCCCGTAAATGGCCAGGCAGAGCATGTCCTCGACATTGGTCCGTGCCCAGTTGGTCAGGGTTGTCTTGAAGTTGGGCTCATCCTCCAGCATGTCCTGGATGACGGGCACCAGACCAAGCTGGTACAGCCAATCCAGACCCCGGCTCGTGTCCACCTTGAAGATGTTCTCGATCAGGATCGTGGCGACTGCGTTCTGAGGCACCTTGGCCAGGGCGTGTGCATGGGCCCGGATGGCCCGGCACTCCTGGTCACCAAGGGTGAACCCAAAGCGCATCCCGAACTTGATGGCCCGAAGCATCCGAGTCGGATCATCGGTGAACACCTTGTTTGGGTTCGCAGGGCAGATCATCTCTCCGCGTGCCAGATCCCCCAGGCCCTCTCCGGTCAGGTCAAGAACCTTTGCCCTCTGGGGGCCCTCACGGAGATCGGACATTCGCAGCAGGAGGGTGTTGAACCGGAACTCACGCCGGACCACATCCTCCAGGATGGTGGCAGGTTCCACCATGTGGGGTTTGTATCCTTTCCCCCCATGACCCCCGTAACTCTCCTTGCGAGCGTTGGCGATCTCGACCACCATCCCTTTGAGGGATACCCCCTCCCAGTCACGACGGCCCAGGGTGAGGATGGCCACCCCATAGTTGTTGGTGACCAGACCGGATCCCGGGGAAAGGGAGGCCAGAGCCTTGGCCAGTTGCTCACTGCTCATTCCGCCGCTGACGGTGTCTGTGACCACGTCGATGTCTTTGATGGGGCGCTCCAGGGCAAAGTCCCGGACAGCACCCCCCACAACATAGGTGTGCTCACTGACTCCAAGGTCGGAGGTGACCTGGGCAAGCATCCGCATGAGGGTCAGGTTTTCGAGGTTTCCCATGTCGTCTCCGAAGCTGTTCGTTTTATCTACTAGGAAAGGGCTCAGAGTTACCCTTTTTCTGAGCCTTGAGGGGTTTCCTCAACCCTCAGCAGAGTAAAAGAAGGGCATCCATGAGGGGAAAACCAGATGAGCCAGACCCGTTTCGCACTTCGCAATTTCAATGGCCAGCCGGTCAAGTTTTATCGTGTCGAGTCCGAGAAGTTCGAGGCAGGGAGCACCCCCGTCTCAGCCCCGGCACACCACATTTTCGTCTTTGACGTGTCGGGGTCAATGTACTACGACCTCAAGGACCTCAAGGCGACCGTCGAGAAGGTGCTGACCCTCGATGAGTTCAACAACCCCGGCTTGGTGGTCAGCCTCGTCACGTACAGTTCGATGGGGGATGTCAAGGTCCACTTCGAGCGTGCCCCCATTGAGCAGGTCATGGGCGTGGGTTCTCCCCAGGTTCAGGAGATCCGTAACCTCCGCACACGAGGTCTCACCTGCATCAGCCAGGGATTGGCCAAGGCTGAGACGATGATCGACGACAGTGAGATCACCTGCATCTCGCTGCACTCGGACGGGTACGCCAACGACCGCTCCCCGAGCCGAGAGAACCGGGCCATCCAGGAAGCGGTGGACACCCTCAAGGCACACCCCAACGTGTTCGTCAACACGGTTGCCTACCGGGACTGGGCGGACTTCAACCTCCTGGCCGGGATCGCCAACCAGCTCTCGGGCACCTGCATCCAGGCCAAGAACATCAAGCAGGTCTACCAGGCGTTCTATGACACCCAGAAGCTCCTTGCTGGGGATCTGAGCCCTACGGTTGAGGTGGGCATCGGCGATGCCGACTACGTCCTGTTTGTGAGCCTCGGTGGGCGGAAGGTGCTTGGGTCGAGTGAGACGATCAACGTCCGGGGCTTGGGTGCCGGCTGGGCCACGACGTACCGGCTGTACGAGATCGACAAGCAGGCTTTCGACTGCATTGAGCAGGAGGCGGCCCACGATCTGGCCGTGGCGTTCGCCCGAGCTGCGATCTCCGATGGCAATCTCAATGCTGCCAAGTTTGCCCTGGTGTCCAGCCGGTGGCAGGGGCTGCTGGAGCGCAACTACAAGGCACTGACAGCCACTGCGGTCGCCCGCATGGCCGAGGAAGTGGAGAGCTACCTTTTCCGCACGCCGAACTGGCCGGGTGACACCCTCGGGAGCACTTACGGTCTTGCCTTTGAGGGCCCCTCCGTCCTCTCGGTGCTCCAGACCCTCAATGAGTACAGCCGACACATCCGGGTCCACGTCCCGACCCTCTTGGGCACGTACAAGCGCCGAGGGGTTCAGCGGATCGCGGGGGTCCGCAACGAGGACGGCACGATCACCAAGCCGAAGTATGCGCTGCACCGCAAGGCCGATGAGGACGGGTATGTCCAAATCAGCTCAGTAGACATCAACCGCAACACGGCAACAGCGAACATCAAGCTGACCCAGGACTGCAACCTGGTGGAGCGGGAGACGGGGGAGGCCATCCACAAGGTTGCGGGCATCCCTCTCGATCTCAAGGATTTCCGCAACTACACGGTGGTTGGGGACGGTGAGGTCACCGTGGCCCAGCTCCCCATCCAGACCAGTGATAAGCGTGCCTTCCGGGCCCTCAAGAAGCTGGGTGTGGTGGATGGGGATTTCGACCCCCAGGTGATGTTGACCATCAACTTGGGGGACCTCCCCTTGGTGGACTTCGATCAGGGATTTGACCTCCCGGCAGACACCTTCGACAAGCTGGCCAAGCTCCAGGTCCTCAGCAAGATCCTTTCGGGGGTCCTCAAGGACAGCTCGACCAGCCTCAGCCCGGATCAGATCGCCGAACTCAAGGGGTACAACCTCAGCCCGGCCATGTATTTTGCGGCACCTACGACCACCCCTTACGCGGATCTCAAGGAGGCCATCGCCAAGGGCGACATCGACACCCGCCTGTCTTACAAGGTGGAGATCGGCACGGGGGACATCACCAATCTGGGCAAGCTCAAGTCGGGCAATGCATACCTCCAGCGTCGGTTCACCGCCACGGTGGCCGGGGAGGCCGTGAAGAAGCCCACCCTGGCGCTGTTCATGCAGAACCAGACGATGGCCGGGGATCCTCCGTTGGATGTGGTCTGGGGCATCAAGTCTCTCAGTGCCCGCACGAAGCTCGATGCTGTGGATGCCTTGAGTTACCCCCTGTACGCGGAGTTCCTGGGGTTGGAGAGCCCCCTGCACCTCACAGGGGCTCTCGAAGAGGCGGGTCTCGATGCTGATGCACGCCATGATTTCCTCTGGGCCATCCAGGGCGGCTGTGAGGACGTGGAGGATGCGGTTGCGATCCTGACCTCAGCCGAGAAGGCAGTGAACCGGGCCGTCTCCAATCTGTACATCGAGCGGGTCGTGCCTGTCGCTTTCTATGTCGGATCCACAGGGCTGGTCCCAGAGAGCTTCGCAGCACAGGCACGGACGGCCGAGCAGATCGCTGAGGACATCCCCGGCATCAAGCTGAACAAGGCTGAGAAGGAAGAGGGCACCTTTTTCCAGTTGGGGGGTGGGTTGCTCCTCAGTGTTTCGGTGAAGGGTGAGTATTTCTCGGTGTCCCGCCCCTAAGGGCTGCCGGTATCCCCTCTATGGTTGATCCCCAACAGGAGGATCCCATGACCCCAGCCCACCGCCTAGCCTGCCGCTGGCTTACCCGTGTGTCAGCGACCACACCCCTACCTGACAAATTCGAGACGACGGAGCCGGGTCTTCTGACTTGGGCAGAATTCCTCACCCTCCGTAACCCTAAGGGGGAGTCCCACGAGGCTGAGAGTTACGACTGGGACCTCCAGCAGATGAATAAGGACCACTCTCTCAGGCACCTCGGTCAAACCGGTATGCTGGGGGAGGGGTTGGGTGTGTGGGGGAACCGAGAAGGGATCCTGCTCAAGGAAAAGGAGCAGGTGATCGGGGTGATCCACCGAGGCACCCTTTACCACGACAAGTGGTCGGGCTCGAAGTTTCCCGAGAGCTACCTGAGCAACCTAGCAGTGGTTTACTTTGAGGTGAAGCGCCGCAAGGTCGTCAAATACATCACGGAAGCTGCCGCCCTGGTCAGCAATATAGCCAGGAACAACCTGGCCGCGAACCCGGTGCTCTTGCAGAATATCCTCGTCCAGGGTGAGCCTTGCCAGGTTCGCGCTGAGGGTACTTTGAAGAAGGGCGAGCGTGCCTCCATTGTGGTCCTCAACTCGGGCGGCTTGAAGGTGGCTTCTGCTCAGGACGAATGGGGTGCCACTCTCCTAGTGGTGGCTCAGGAGTACCGAGGTAGGGGGCTGGGCCAAATCATCGGTAAGCTCTGGTACCGGTGGAACCCTCACACGCCTTCCGGTGGATTCACCCCTCGGGGTCAGGCAAACGCTCTCCGGCTGTGGGCTGACCGAGTTCGTCAGTTCCTCTCCAACGGCTGGTACTCCGAGTTGGTGCGGGCGGGGAGGCTGCCTATGGCCAAGGTCAAGGAGATCCTGGCCGGGTTGCCCGGTAAGAAGCCCAGGGCTGTGGTGGTGGAGGAGAAGAAAGTCACCTCGAAGATGCTGGTCTTGGTGGACCACCCTGTATTCGCGGTGTACGATCAAGCTTTCCTGGATGACCCCGATGACCAGTACATCTACGCGTACGGGTTTTTCCGAGACTCCCTTGGTAAGTCGTTCCTGTACACCATTGATTATGACCGGGGGCACGACAAGCTCGCCACGGCCATCGCTCTCCAAATGGCTCGGGATGACGGTAAGCCGATCTATGTCGGTGAGGGTTATGGCGACACCCTGGAGTGGAACCTCATCCGTCAGGCTGAGGCGGATGCCAGCGGTGATTATGTCGCCTTGACCGGCGACATCCTGAATCTGCCTCAGATAGCACGATTGGAAAAGGGGGTGCGTCGGAAACGCGACCCTTACGGCGACAAGTACAGTGCGCTGCTGGAGATGGCTGAGTCTAAGTGGGGTTGATCCCCCCCAAGATCCGGTCTGGGGGGTAAAGCCACCAGACCGGATCTTGGGAGTTTACCGTGGTTTTTGAAGATGACGCCGTGTCCTCTCTCTTTGGGGAGGCCCCCGAGGCCCCCGAGGCCCCCGAGGCCCTAGGGCAACCCCTCCCCACCAACTCCATGTTCAATCTGAAAGAGGCCCAGCGTCTGGGCATCGACACGGTGGCCGAGCTGATTGCCTATATCGACCGACACGCCCTTGACCCCGGAGGGGTGCGTTGTGCCGCCTGCACCCGTCTGGTGGTGCGCTATGACCGTACCATCACATCCGCCATGGCAAGGTGGCTGATTGCCTATGCCCAGTATTTCCAGGACCACCCCACTCAAAAGTGGTGATCCGGTAGCCCTGCTATCGTATGCTGTAGGGGAATGATGAACGGAGCCTCTATGAACGTAGTCTTCCCTCACAAAAGGGTGTTCAAGTTCAAGGACGAGTCGGTACTCGCGAAATTTTGCGGGCCTGACTGGGCAACTATCAAGTTCCTCAAACGCCTCGGGGTGCGTACCCGAATCCAATCCAAAAAGCTTGTGCTGAACGCTCGCTCGGAGCATGACCTGGAGTACGTCACGGATCTGGTGAACTTCATTTCGTTGAGGTCCCACCAAGGTAACGAGACAAGCCCCCCAGTGATGGATGCCTACATGAAAAGCCGCAGCAATCGGAAGCCGGTCACCTACAGCAACGTCAAGCCCAAGACGGAGGGTCAGGCGGAGTACCTGGATGTCATCGCCTCCAACGACATCGTCTTTGGGCTTGGACCTGCGGGCACTGGCAAGACCTTCCTGGCCGTGGCCGCCGCTCTCAAGGCGTTCCATGAGGGGAAGGTGAAGCGCATCATCCTGACTCGACCCGCTGTCGAGGCGGGGGAGAGTCTGGGCTTCCTCCCTGGCACCTTCGACGAGAAGGTGAACCCGTACCTCCAGCCCCTTTTCGACTCCTTGAACACCCTCACCGGCAAAGCTGTTGTGGAACGTCTCAAGAAAGAGGGCAAGATCGAGATTGCCCCCCTGGCGTACATGCGGGGGCGAACCCTTTCAGATGCCTACGTGCTCCTTGATGAGGCTCAGAACTGCACCTGGCAGCAGCTCGTGATGCTCCTCACCCGCCTGGGTGAGGACAGCCGGTGTATCCTGACGGGAGATGTGACCCAGGTTGACCTGGAGCGGACCAAGTCTGGCTTCGCTGAGATGACGGCCGCTCTCCAGCATGTCCCTGGCATTGGGCTGCATGAGTTTGGCACGGTTGACGTGGTGCGGCACCCTCTGGTGGCCTCCATCATTGTGGCCGTTGAGGAGCACCAGGCGAAGAAGACCCCCCAGAAGGTGGTCTCGAAACGCTGATCTCGGCACTCCCTCTAGAGGAAAGGGCACCGCCCACGGGCGTCCAGGACCTGCCAGTATGGGGTGAACCCCATCTCACCGTAAGCCACCACACCCCCCTCGGGGAGGGCCATCACCCCGTACAGCCGCGCTGTCCCCTCCGCACCTTCCCAGAGCCACAGGTCTTCCAGGTTGCCTTCTTCGCTCAGCCGGCCCACGAAGACATTTTCCTGGTTGGTGGCAATGGACCTGCGATTCCCCACCACATAGATGCCATCAGCCGAGGCAATGACGCCAACCGGATCGGTCCGAAACTCCTCAGCCTCCATCTCCAGGCGGGTGGTCCAATGCTCATGCCCCTCGGGGCTCAGGTAAGTAACCTGGGGGACCCCATCCGGTGCGACGGTGCTGAGAAGGACGCCCCCCTCGGCAGTGGCGGCCAACATCTGGATGCTGATACCTACCTTGCTCGGAATTGAGGCAACCCACAGCTCCTGGCCGTCGAAGCCGTACCGGATCACCTCGGAGGCACCCATCACGTCTGCTGAGGTGTAGAACCCGTCGGGGGCAGGCACCAGGTCTCGACCGAGTCCCGAATGCAGGGGGTAAGACCACAGCACCGCCCCCTGTGAGGAGTAACGAACGGTGGCGAACCCCGAGCCCCGGATGTAAATCAGGGCGGCATACCCCCCATCGGGGTGGGGGGTGAATCCCAGCATGTCCGCTCCTGTGATGGTCGTATCCACCAAGAGGTCACCATCCTCGGGGTCTTGCGTCACCAGCCGGAGACCCCGAATGCCCCCCTCTAGGATAACACGACCAACAAAGCCAACCAGGGTGTTGCCTTGCACAAGGATGTTTCGCCCAATCCCCGCACCGAGGGGCCAGGGATCCCACGCCCCAGAGTGCCCCATCCGGGTGTGGCGGGCCTGGTTGCCGTTGTTACCCGCGAAAACAAAGTCGCCCCCGGGAAGGACAACGCCCCCGTAAAGGATGCCCCGGTTGTCCGGCAGCCCGTGGAAGCTGGAGCGGGGTACCTGGATGCAGCCCTCGTTATCACACACGTCCCAGGTGCAGGCGTCCCCATCCCCCACAGGGGCCGGCAAGGGGTCCGGCTCAGTGATCGGCCCGCTGTCCGGCACCCCCACATCGGGGGGGCCTGAGTCGGATGCTTCGGCGTCGGGCCCCGCGTCGGCTTCGGCGTCGGGCCCCGCGTCGGCTTCGGCGTCCGCATCAGGGACGCCCGCATCAAAGACCGCCTCATCAGGTTCGGCGTCGGGGTTCACCTCCCCGCTCACAGAGACATCTGTGAGCACCTGCATGGGGTTCTCTGCTGAAAATCCGCCATCTCCGCACCCGGTGAAGGTGGTGGCGAGGGTAAGAGTGACGAGGGCGATCCAGTTACGCATGACGATCTCCTTATGAGGTTTTGCTCCACAGCGTCCTCAGTTCACCTTACCTACTACTGACTTTCTCAGAGTTACCCGATGAAACGAAAAAAAAGGCGATCCCCCAGAAAAGCTCCCCAGGTCCACCCCTGGTTGCTGTACCGGATGGTTTTCGAGGAGGGTGGATTTACTTTTGGGGTGACCTCCGCCCGAGCCCTGACTTTCCACGACTCACACACCTGGGAGGGGGTGACCTCCACCATACTCGAAGAGTTCCCGAGTGAGGAGTCTGCCCGGGAGGGTGAGGCCAGGGCGATCTTGCTTGCTCAGGCAGCGGGGGAAGGGTGCCTCAACAAGAAAGTTCCTGAACTCCCCTTGCGGCTCTTTTGGGTGTATGTGGTGCAGAGCCTCCAGGCCCGCGTGGGGAAGCGGGGCCCCTTGCCCGGGTTCTTTTATGTAGGCATGACCACTGAGCCGGCGAGGCGGCTACGGGAGCATAACGGGCTCTATGCAAATGGGAAGCCTGGGAACCCTCTGGGGGGGAGGTACACCTCAAAGCATCGTCCCTGGGAGGCGAGGGCTCTGCACGGGCCTTACTACAGCAGGTCGGAGGCGCTGAGGGCAGAGTACGCACTCAAGAGGGGGAAGCGGGGGAAAGCACGCCTGTGCTGGACCCCCTCGAATTCGTTGCTGTGCAGGGGTGAGGGGCCGAGCCACCCTTGGGTGTCCGACCCCACCTGGAAGCCCCCTACGCCAGGAGAGTGGCGCTCAATCTGTCTCGGACAGGACCACCAAGGTGCGCTCGCCTAGCTTGCCCCGATACTTGCAGAAGTTCTGAGGGGCGTTCTCACGACGTTTCCGCAGGGTTGACTCCCGCCGCAAGTTCTCTGCCATCTCCTCCAAGGGGGTGAGGGGCCCCCGGTCCAGGTGATCCTGGAGGGCTTTCTGTTGCACCCTCGTGAGCAGGACCTCCGTATGCTCAAAGTCGGTTTCTTCCCATACGGGGGTGTCCGCTAGGTTGAGGGACCTTCCGGTGGGGACGATCACGGAGACCCCGCCATCCAAGGACACTGCTGCGCCACCCCGGCCGTTCTCGTAAAAGATGATGTTATCGTCGTCGTTCATTCTTGCTCTCCTGGATCGCCGTACCTCAGAATGAGGCGGTCCACCGTGCGGTTCCACAGGGTGTCGTAAACGGCTACCGTCAGAATAATCAATAGGGCAGATACCCAGGTGGAGCTTGAGACCGCAGAACCCAGCACCCAAGCGGCGGTTGCCAGGAACACCAGCGGGATCATGTGGGTGATCATCAGGGTCAATACCGCAAGAGCTGCCACCCAGAGGGGCAGGTTGTCCAGGTCTTCATCCATGGGGGTCCCCTAGAAGTTCAGGGTCTCTACTCGAAAGGGGGTGTGCTGTTACCGGGTGGGGGGTCCCGGGTGGTGGATGGGCCCGGCTTCGGACACCCACCACTCATTGACCGTGTCCAGATCGAGCTGATCATAGACATCGTCAGGAAGCTCACCCAGGGCGGGTTCAATGAACCACTCTCCCTTGAGGTGGCCCTGGGATCGGTACCCGTGCAGTCGGCGGTGGAGGGGTTTCTCACGGTGCCCTGAGTTCTCGATCACGAGGATGATCCGAAGCTCGAAAGGGCTGCCTGTCTGGAGTTCCTTCAAGCGCCGCTCCGGGTTAGAGGAGCGGCCGACCTTGAAGGCCCCAGTGGTGTGCGCCTGGATTAGATAAAGGTGAAGTCCGCCATTCATGGGGGACTCTACCGCCCGAAAGACGGGAGGGTGTCAGCCCAGGAGCCTCATGAGCTTGTCCCGGAAAGCACGCAGCTCTCGACCCTTGGTAAGCCCTGAGCCTTTCTCTGCAACAGGCATCACGGACTCAGGGCCGCCTGCATTGGCGAGGTCCATCAGATCGGTCAGCAGGGCTGAGATGCCCTGCTGCTCAAACTTGGTGAGGTACATGCCCCCGAGCTGGTAGTCCTCGAAGGCTTCCCAGGCCCAAGGCACCCACTCCTTGACGATCTCAGCGATGGCGTTGGCGAACTCCCGGATCTCCGACTGGGCGTGGGGGTCCATGCGGAGCCGGAGAAAGTGGAAGAGGTTGTGCAGGTCCATCTTCCAGTACGCCTCGGTGTACGTGGAGAGCGGGAGGTCTTTGCGGGCTTGCTCACGAGCGACGCCGAAAGCCAGACGCTCCTCATACACCACACGGGACAGCGCCTGGAGCTGCTGCTCCCGGAAGCTCAGGTACCCTGAGCCGGTCGTCGGCACCATGATGGCAGGGGTGTTCTCAATGTCCATCATGCGGAACCCCTTGGGGAACTCGGTGACCACCCCCGCAGAGCCCTGCTTGTTGTCCTTGGCCTGGGCACGCCAGTTGCCCTCGGCAGCCTGGGCGGAGTCGATGGCCTCGGAGTAGCGGGTGCTGTACTCGTTGACCGAGGCAGTGCGGTGGCGGATCCACTGGCGCCAGCAGTCCATAGGGACTCGCACCCTGACGGTGATCGAGCACATCTCGAAGGGGCTCGTGTGGCGGTGCCGCATGAGGTAGCGGATGAGGTGGCGGTCTGCGGACATCCGCTTGGTGCCCTTGCCATAGCTGACCCGTGCAGCGTCAACGATGGTCATGTCGTCGCCCATCACGTCAATGAGCTGGACGTGGCCGTCATCCAGCACCCTGATGGGGTGGTCCTGGAATTGCTGGAGGTGGTCTGGAAGAGGCATCCTTGCTCCTTTGGGGTTGCGGTCTTCTGCCTATACCCGCACCCCAAGTGAGAAGACCCCCCGCCAGGAGTTCCCTATGACCACCAGCAAATCCTCAAGCCTTGAGGCGACCTCTGAACAGCGCCTGATGGAGGCTGCTGTTGCCGGCAAGAGGGTTTACGAGTACACGGACCAGGATGGTGTGGTGTATTACTCTTTCCACAAGAACACCCAAAGGATGACCCCCCGACGGCTAGTGCTAGGTAGCCGTCTTGGTGTCCACCTGCTCAATTTCCTCTCCGCCTTGCGGGTGAGAGCAGAGGTGGAGACGGCGGTGGAGATGGGTACGGATGCCCAGCCGGGCGGGTAGAGTCGGCACCCCTTAATGTAGGGGGAGATAAATGGAGACCCGTATCATGAGTAAGAACGAGAACAACAACGGCATTCAGGGTGAGTTGGCTCCGGCTGAGATCGCACAGCTCCAGCAGCTCCAGGCCCAGGCCAACGCCAGCTACAACCAGATCGGCCAGCTCGAAGTCCGCAAGGCGGCCATCCTTGGCCGGATCGGCGCCATCGAGGGCCAGGGTCAGGGCGTCATGGAAGGCATTGCCAAGCGGTGCGGCATTGAGAAGGGCACGCCGTGGAAGATCACCCCGGACAACAAGGTCCAGGTGGTGCAGAAGAACCACAAGGACCTCCCGGTTACGACTGAGGAGTGAGGTTAGATGGCCGCTGGATGGGATCCTAAGAGTTCTGGGTTTGGTGGGGGGGGCTACCCCCTCCCTCCCAGTGACGGGGCGGCGGTAAGCCCGTACCTGCCAGGGGTGATCGATCTCCGGTGGGATAACCCCACCCTCCTATCCGGCAACACCCCCTATCACGTTGTAGGTGTGAACGTCTATCGGTCGGACAGCTCCGACCGGGGGCCCTTTTACCGCATCAACGAGTTCCCCATCGGGTCCGGGTTTTACCGGGACCGGACGGACCTCCAGTTCGTCTCAGAGACAGTGCGGTGGGATGTCGCCTGGAATTTCAAGGGCGACAAGCCCAATGATCGCAGGTTCCAGTTCCGAACCACCCGCCGAATCTGCAAGCAGCGTGATGCGGCCCCCTATGACAAACCGACATTCGCCAACCACCCTGCTGACCTGACCGTCTACATTGATGATGTAGAGGTCCCCGTTTCGGAGGTGTTTGGCCCTGCGGGTGAGGTGACCCTCATCAACCAGGCACGGTTTGAGGTGGGGACCGAGAGCGTAGAGCACGCTGTCATCCCGACAGCGGATTCCGTTGTTCGTGTCGAATACTGGGCCCCCGCCAACTACGTGGCCTCGGGCCTAGACAAGTGGAACTGGTATCGGCTGACCACTGTGGTCATCGACTCCGAGACCCCTTCCGGCTACACTGAGACCCCCCTCAACCAAACCAAACCACTCTCAACCGCCGAGGTTGAGAGCATGGATTACATCTGGGAAGAGGCGGTGCGCCGCAACCAGTGGATCCTCGGGTGTGGTGGTGAACGGGTGAAGCTGTTTATCCGCAAGCATTGTGGATCACCCTGCGAATGCACCCGTGAGGATGTGCGTGCGCTGGAGTACAGCAAGCAGCCTGAGAACAACTGCCTGACCTGCTATGGGACAGGATTCGTTGGTGGGTACGACGGCCCCTTTGAGACCATCATCGCCCCTGACGACGCGGAGCGCCGCATCTCCCAGACCTCCCTGGGGCGGCACAAGGAACACCAGTACGAGGTGTGGACGGGTCCCTCTCCTCTCCTCACCCAGCGGGATTTCATCGTCAAGCAGACCAATGAGCGGTACAGCGTGGGTCCAGTGCGGAGGCCCACGCACCGGGGTAACCTGCTCCAGCAGCATTTCAACATCGGATATCTCGCTGAGGGCGACATCCGGTACCGGATGCCCATCGACGGGACCACGGAACTCCCCTGGCCCGAGACCCGCCCGAAGTCGGGTGAGCCTGCTCCGATGTACCCCCGGATGCCGGTGACCGGTGAGCGGTCTTACGATCAGGATGAAGGCTGGGCAGGGCCCACCTACCCCGAAGGGCCCGAGGTGGTCACCCCGCTCCAGACTGAGAAGGGCTCCGTCCCAGACCACAATGAGAAGCGCGGGCGCACCAAGGTTTGGGAGAACACCAGCTACGGTATTTCCCCTATCAGCCTGTACTTGGTGTACCGGCTGGTAGTGGAGGTTTGTGATGGGGTCGTTTCTTGGTTCCTGTGAGGTGTGCGGTAAGTCCGTAAGGAACAACCGAGCGTTGTCTCAGCATTTCCGGTTCAACCCCGATCCCGAGCACCTGGCCCTCCGAGAGCGGTGGCGGCAGGGTCGTGCCCAGTATCGGGGGTACCCCGAATGTCGTAAGTGTGGCGGGGTTTGGGAGGTTCAGGACCCCAAAAAGGTTCACCGTAAAAGGTGCCCTTCCTGCCAGGAACTCCGCAATCGGCTGGGCAAGCGCAGGTATGAGAAAACCCAGGTGCAGCACCCGACCCTGCCCGAGGTCATCTCCCGACCCCAACCCGAAGACATCTGCAACTGGCAGAAAGGGGACCCCCTTTACCGTGAAGTGGCCTCTGGTTACAGGGCGGGGGAGACGGTGGGCGGGCTTACCCGGAGGCTCGGGATCCCTTACAAAACTTTCAAGGCCATCGCAGAAGATCATTTTGGTGTCGGGGGCTACCGAGAATTGGCAGCCCTGCGGAAAAAGGTGGCCTGCACAGCTAACATCCAAAAAGCACACCAGGCATGGAACGCCATGACCCCAGAGCAGAAAGCCGCAGAAATCAAACGTAGATTTGGTGGCGGATCCGCATTGGAGAGGGGCTTTGGGGAAACTCTGGCCGCTCAGGGGTATTCCCATGTCTTGAACGATTGGATTAGCCTTGATTTCGAGGGGGTGTGGAGACCTCGGGAAGCAGACATCAAAGTTATTCTCGGCAAGCAAAAGCTGGTTGTTCTGTGTGATGGGGAAGCTTTCCATGGCCCTGGCTACATTTTCGGGGATGCCCGTGCCCGGATTGCGGATGACGTGCAGACAGCACAAGGGTTTTATACCTTGGGGTATTCAGTGGTGCGGTACTCGGAATCAGAGATCCATTCGGGGTGGGCCCTGGCTCATCTGGGAAGGTCCGCCACCCGTATTGCCGCCGGTGAGCGGATGCTGCGGCTTTGGCATCCCCTGCGAGAGGAGTGGGGTTAGTGGCGGGGTGGGTTGGTGAGCAAGTCCAGGTACTTTGCCCGCAGGTCCAGGTTGTAGATGGTGGGCAGCCCATAGTGGGTGTTGGCAGCAGCAATCAAGGCATTCTCAGCGTCAGTGACACTGCTCTCAGCGACGAGAGCCGGGCAGCTATCCCCCAGGTCGAACCCGTTGTCGTTGTTGGCCTGGAGGCGGGCAGCATAGTAGGCGTCGCAGGCATCGCCGTCCTGGCAGAGCCAAGCCCGGCGCAGGTCGGTGATGGGGTTTCCCTCATCGTCCACCAGCCCCGCCTTGTCCAGAATGGGCTGGGAGTAGGCGTCAACCAGGGCTCGGAGTCGGGCGGATTCCTCCTGAGCCAGCTCCAGCACAGCAAGGAGGACCAGAAACTCAGGGTTGGTGTAGAGGGCCTTGACACTTGCGATGTTCACGTTCATTTTGCTCTCCCTTGTTCACCTTGCCTACTACCAACTCCTCAGGAGTTACCGTTTTTTCTGAGATAGAGGGTACAATGGGCCATGAGTGATACTCGCCGAGTACGTGGTGTTTACGGTAAGCCGTGGTCGAAGATGTCTAGTATCCCCATCACCCCCGAGGTGCTGGAGGACCTAGCCAAATGCCTCATTGCGTCTGTGGTTGAGGAAGGTCTCAAAGACTTCGCCAAGCGGGGGTGGTCTGTGCGGGACCCGGACGGGGGTGCCGATTTCCCTAAGTCCTGGAGCTACCGCATCCGAGGTGGATCCACCATCGAGATCCAATCCACCTGGTATGGGATGGTTGAGCTGGCCTCAGGGGACATCCCCAGCCGGCGGATGACCTGGATGACCCAGAAACACAAGGAAGACCACCCTGAGAAGTTCAAGCTCACCAAAGGCGAACGCGAGAGGGGCATGAAGCAATCAGGCAAGATCTCCAAGGGTGAGCGCCTGCCGCTGGTGGTGCCTCTCAAGCAGAAAGGTGGTGGTGTGGTGCTGAGGTTCGCCCCCTTTGAGACCAGAGATGCATGGATCCACCCGGGCATCGCCAAGTTTACGTTCATGCAGCGGGGGATCCGCAAGGGGAGAGAACGATGCGCCCAGCGCCTGACCCAGGAGGTGGTGAAGCACCTCCTCCAGGGGGACCCTACACAATGATTGAAGCTGAGCTTACCTGCATTTGCCGAAGGATCGAGCTGCCCGATCTGGGTTTGATCCTGACTCGGAAAAAGAAGATCTGCATTCCGTACGCGGATGCCGAAGCCTCCTCCGATCTGTACAATGCCCGCCGCAATGGTGCCGTGGCCGTCCGCCCCATCAAGAGGTACAACCAGAAGCGACCCGCTTCGATGCTCCCAACCCCTGAGCCGGCGAGGCCCCGCCTGAACCCCCAGCCGGTAACCCAGGTGCCACCCGTGGTTCAGGCGGTGGTGGATCGGATCCCTCCAGGGCTCACCCGCAAAGAGGTGGCTGACGAGGTCAAGGCCCAGCTTGTTGAGATGGAGTCGCGCCTGTTGGCAGCCCTCAGCAACATGCAGCCCCAAGTGGTTCACCATTCTGGTGCAACACCCCCCATAACTCCACCCTCGGTGGGTAAGGTGCAGGACGATACTCCCATGTTCATCCCCGGCAATCTCGTTGCCCGGGAGGTGAAGGGTGATATCCGAACCAGCAAGTCCGAGTCCTCAGACTCAGGTGTGGGTGACGCCACCGCAGCCCTCAAGGCTGCCCGAAAGAAAAAGAAGTAAGGACACCGAATGCCTGCAAAGAACGACACCAAGACCCCTTTGGGGGTTGGCCTCGATATCGGCACCATGAACCTGGTGGCTGCTCGGCACACGGGTACTGCGGTAGAGCACACCCGGATGCGGGATGCTTTCCTGGACCTCCCCCCCTCCGCCAAGAAGATGCTCAAGCTCTCGGGCACCAGTTTCGTTGAGCGAGGTGAGGACGTTCTCCTCTTGGGGGACGCTGCGATGGAGACAGCCAACGTGTTTGGCAAAGAGGCACGCCGACCCCTCCAGGCGGGCCTGGTCTCCGCCGGTGAGGTAGAGGCACTGGAGGTGCTGGGCTTGATGATCAAGCAGATCCTCGGCCCGCCTCGGGTGCCTGATGAGCACTGCTATTTCTCGGTCCCCGCAGCACCCATTGATCGACCTGACCGGGACGTGATTTACCACAAGGGTGTGTTTGAGCGGATCGTGGAGGAGTGCGGCTACACCCCCTGGCCCGCCAACGAGGCGATGTCCATCATTTTCTCCGAGTGCTCTGGCGACGGGTTCAGCGGCATCGCCCTGAGTTTCGGGGCCGGCATGACCAACGTGGCACTGGCCATCAATACCATCGAAGGTCTGGCGTTCTCAGTGGCCCGGGGTGGGGACTGGATTGATGCGGGGGTGGCGGGGTCCCTCGGGTCCACCCAGGCCCGTATCTGTGCCCTCAAGGAGGCTGGGGTGGACCTGCTCAACCCGCAAGGGCGTGAGGAGGAGGCCGTCTCTTTCTATTACAAGGAACTGATCCGCTACACCCTCGACGAGATCGCCAAGCGTTTCAAGCAGATCCAGGGGCAGTTTGAGATGCCCAAGCCGATCCCCCTGGTGATCTCAGGCGGTACGAGCAAGGCTGGGAATTTCGTGCAGCTCTTCGAGAAAGAGTTCAAGAAGCGGCAGAAGCGGTTCCCCCTCAAGGTGTCGGAGATCCGACACGCCTCAGACCCTCTGAATGCAGTGGCCAACGGGATGCTTACCCAGGCTATCATTGAGCACGAGGACGACTGATGAAGGCACGCACTTACGTCCCCAAGGGCGATTTCTTGACGGCTCAGCGGATGGTGGCTGAGTTCACCCCCTATGACCTCGAACAGTACGGGACAGCCGGGCGTAATTGTTGGGAGTTCCGGGCCAAGGACGAAGAGGTGCTGGAGCTGGTCGAGGTGTGGGGTGTGGGCAGTGCTCACAAGGCTCTCTGGGCAGCCTTCATCCTGGAGGGGCCTGATGCAAGCCCGAGCCGCCACAACCCGTGCGGCAACCCTGCCACCCTGTTTGACGCCACGGGTCCTTCACCGAGGACCCTGAATTCCATGACCCATGAGTTTACGGGGTGGACCCAGCTCCTGGCGGACCGGCTGACTTTCCCTGGCCGGGGCCCCCATGAGGCTCCGGTGGTGACTACCTGATGGATTTTTTGACTGAGGTACTGAACCTCAAGGAGTTGAGCTGATGCGTTTTATCCCCAATGGTAACCGAATTCTGGTCGCACCCGACATCGAGAGCGAAACCCAAAAGGGGCTCATCATCCCCCGGGGCATCCAGACCAAGAGCTATGAGACGGGCCTGGTGGTTGAGGTGGGCTCCGGCCGTACCTTCGACAACGGCAAGGTGGTCCCAACCGGATTCAAGCCCGGCCAGCGGGTCGCTTATCTGAGTGCCGGGCAGATCGAGATGGAGGGCCTGGAGGGCCTGGACCAGAAGTGCGTCCTTCTGGTCGTGCCGCAAGTCCTCGGGCACATCGAGGAGAAGTCCTCAGGATCCGTGCTGGTCCCGTGAGGCAGATGTTTCAGGGGGAGCTGCCTCCCGGCGAATAAGCTCTCCGGTGGGTAGCCTATCCAGTCCTCTCTGTAGGACTTTGGAGGCTACCCGTGTTTTTCCACCTCACCGATTACCTGACCCGGCGTTTCACCCAGGAACTCCGCACGTACTGGACGACACACCCCAAGTTTGAAGACCTGCCCGAGAACATCCAGGGCAAGTACAGCTTCCGGGAGCGCCCCCAGAGGGGCATCGTCGTTAAGTCCACTGGGGGGACGCACTCCCCTCTCTCAGCGGACAACTACAAGGGCATCATTTACAGCCACTGCCACCTGGCCAAGGCCAACAACAAGCCTGGGTATTCCGTGGAGTGGGTCCGTGAGGACGGCAGGGCCATCCAGGCGAACGGGGGCACTTTCCCCAGCCCCCCTGGCGTCTATTACCTAGATGTACGGGAAGAGAACAACAAGAACGTCTTCTATGTGGACCCCCTCCTCAATGCTTACCAAGAGCAGGTGATGATGACGGACGCCACCACCGGGATGCTACAGACCCCACCACTGAGCGGGTCTCTCAGGCTGTACGAGATGCCCGCCCGGTACAAGCTGGTGGCAGGTACCAATTACACCTTGGAGACCGACCCTGGTTCCGGGGCACCCACCGGTGTCGTCAATTTCAACACCCCCTTGAGCAATGGCCGCTGGATCCAGGCCGATTACCGTTATGTGGCCGAGAGCAGTGGCCCTTACCCCATCCGAGAGCGTCACGCCAACAACACCGCCATCCCCGGCGTGGTGTTGGCGTTTGGTCGGAGGGTGCAGGATAAGGACCAGCTTGCCGTGGTCGTGGAGGCCACCCGCATGGCCTCTGCCATGGAGTACGGGGGTCGGTGGGAGATGGCCATGGAGTTCGAGGTGTTTGCCCGAGACGTTTACGACCAGCGGGAGATCGCCGACAACTCGGTGATGTACCTGTTTGGCTCGGCTCGCGGGCGGCTCTCCTCGGAGGGCCTGGAGGTCATGAACATCAGCATTGGGGGGGAGTCTGAGGAGATCTATGATGAGACGGGGAACGATTATTTCTTCAACTCCAGCTTCTCTCTGAACGTCGAGACGGAGTGGGCAGCCTTTGTGCCACTGAACGTCTCCCTGCGCCAGGCCACCCCCCTGACGCAAGAGCAAGCCAACTACATCGCCTCCTTGTCCGATGATGAGCTGGACGGACATGAGGGGAACATCAAAGCCAAGGTGGGGTTGGGCCTTGAGTCTGTGCAGGACCCCTTTTACCAGGTCGGGCGAGGGTACCCCATTATCCGTTGAGGGTTAGCCCACCCAGCCTAGCCCCCGCAGGAGCATTTCGGCACTGAGGGGGATCACCAGGAGCACCAGTGTCAGGCTCAAGCGCCGGGTAGTGCCGAGTTCACCCTTAAAGGTTTCCGCCCGAGCATGAGCCGCCACCAGCCTGACCTCTGCTGCTTTCGCCCACTCCTCCGCAGATTTGGCCCTTCGCTCCCAGGCAAGCTCTGTGGTTTGCCTGAGCATCTTCCCCAGTTTGCTATTCCGTTCCAATTGAACCCTCCGGTCAGTCCTTACCCCTTACTCTGAAAGGGGTAGGTTGTTACCCCAGCGGGGTACGATAGGCCAGGAACCGCCCTGGAGATCCAATTGCCCACTTACAAGTACCAATGCGAATGCGGCGTGCAGTTCTCTGCCGCCAACAAGGCGTCCAAGTCCAAGGACCCGATGCCTTGCCCCGGCTGCGACGAGGCCGCCCCTCGGGCCATGCCTAACACCGTGAGTGGGCATTTCAATAAGGACGTGGATGGGCCCGGCCCCCAGAACACGGGCATCCACGGCCTGGACACCCACATCGACCGGGTGATTGGCAAGTCCACCGAGCAGAGCATGGCGGTCATCGAGGAGCGTCAGAAAGCGAAGCGGCGGCTGGTGCGGGACGGGGCTGACCCCAACCTCATCACCCGGGACCCTGACGGCCAGTACCGGACGATCACCAAAGACGAGAAGGGGTTTGCCGTGCGGGCAAACGTCATCAACAGCCGGGCCATGAAGAAGGGCCTGGGGAAGAAGAATCCGTGATGCAGTACATTGTGATTATGGAGCAAAATGGTGGGTGCGACTACACCATTGGGTGTGGCCAGGCTTTCGATTTTGTGGAGGCCACTCCTGAGACTCTGCACCAGGAGGTACATGCTTTTCTGGAAGAGGGAGACCGCCTGGGTAACGATGAGTCCAGCGTGGATGAGGTTTACGTTTACCCCGTGGGCGACAAGGTCCCCTTCGATCTCGCTGAGGCGAAAAAGGCATTCCGGGGACGTAAGGCTGCTGAGGCCCTGGCGGAGAAGGAAGCTCAGGACCACGCAGAGTACCGACGGCTCCGGGCTCGATTCGACAGGGGGCAAGAGGAATGAGCGACCCGATTCTCTTGCCCCCGCCCAGCTCCCTGGCGACCGAGGCGGACGGCTGGGTTGACGATGCACCTCTGATCCTCAAGAAGGTGGGCGTGGTGCGGCTTCGCCTGACCGGCATTAGAAAGATGACTTTCTTTCCGGTTGAGGGCGAGTCTCAGGATGAAGGTTCACGGCTGGGTCGATAGCTCCCCTATACCCCAGGCTTATCAGAGGAGGGCTCTTGTTCTCCGAAAGCCATCCCCGCCCCGTGCGGTGGTCAGATAGACAGCAAAGCAGAACTCAGTTGGGCTGCCGAGGGGATCCTCGGAACGCCTCCCCTAGAGGGAGGGTGAGATGAAGCAAGCACCGATGAGCCTTTGAGCTGGACAATCTGACTACCAAAGAGGTCAAGAGATGGCTTTCCCCGGCAACAACTACGCCCCTCCCGCTCCGTACTCCCGGACGCAGTTTGAGAACCCCATTCAGGGTGGTCTCGACACCATCAAGATCCCCGTCTTCATTGGCGAGGGCAACGAGTTCCTGGTTCAGCGGAACCTCGAAGTGGTTCGCGGTAGCTCCGCCACCATCGACCAGCGCAAGGTCAAGGAGGACACCTCCGGCCGCGCCGTCGCTGCGATCTCAGGTACCGGTGAGATCACCCTGGGCAACTGGGATGGCGTGCTCACCCGGCTCCAGGTTCGTGACCTGCCTCTCGTGAACGGCTCCGGTAACGGGACCATCACGAACAGCCGATCCGATGTCTCCGCCACCATCAACGGGCTCCCCATCGTGGTCCTGTCGGTGGACGGTGCCAACGGCATCGTGGAGCTGGCCCAGGCCCCCCTGGCGACGGATGATGTGCGGATCACGTACTTCTTCAACCGCACCGACACGCTCGTCACCGACGACTTGAGCGACCAGGTCTCTGTGGACACCGCCCTCATCCTGGCGATCTCGGGCATCTCCGACGTGAACGCCCAAGATGCCGGCACCGAGGTCGTCGCCCTGCGTGCTGACGTGCTCGATGGGGACGGCAATGTCGTCACCCCCGGCAACAACGTCCTGATCGCCACCGTGGACGGCACCGAGTACAGCGTTGAGCTGACGGCAGGTTCCTACACGGTGCAGCAGGTCTCCAACCTCATCAGCTCGGCTCCTCTGGGCTCGCTGGTGGGTGGCACCTTCATCAATCATTTCGGCAAGAGTGCCTTGAGCCTGTCGGCAGACAACGACATCACCATCGGCAGCGGCTCGGCCAACCAGGACCTGGGCTTGCTCTCAGGTGCCACCACCAGCCGCCGCAAGACCTTTTACGCTTTCCAGGGCCCCCTCGTGGATGGCACCAACGGCGGCGTGACCACGACCGACCCGAGCCACGTCACCGTTAAGGTGGACGGCGTCCAGGTCATTCCGACCAGCGTGGATGGCTCCACCCGGGCTATCACCCTCCCCCAGGCCCCGGCAACGGGCGCCACGGTAGCAGCGACGTACTGGTTCAACTCCTGGGAGAACACCTTCGATTACCTCGCCCACAACAGCGTGGTTGAGGTGAACGCTCTCGGTGAGGTGCCTGACGGCACCGGCTTCAACCAGGGCGCGGATTTCATCCTCAAGGATGACAAGATCCTCTGGGGCACCGCCTGGACGGTGGAGGCTGACAACACGAGTGCCGGGTCTGAGCTGTTCGACGACACCCAGGTCAGCGGCACCCTGGTGGATGACAAGACTTTCCTGAGCACCTGCTCCTCGGTGGTTCAGGCTTCCGGCGGCTCCGCCGTTGAGAGCAAGAAGCTGTTCCAGCTTCCATTCGACCCGACCTTGGGCAACGGCCGCAACACCCCTCTGGGTGCCAGCCTGTTCCAGACCGTCTCCAACGGCCGCATTGACCAGCCGGTCAACCGACCTGATGTGGTGGATGCATACTGGGGCTACGGTGTGCAGGACGCCTTGGATCGCGGTGCCGTCACGGTCACCAAGGTCGAGGGCAACATCATCGAGTTGGCCGCTGAGGTGCCCACGGGCGCCACGGTTTACGCCAGCTTCTACTACAACTCGCTGACCGACAATGAGTACACCCTGACCGCCAGCCTCATCGGGGCCAGCGGCACGGGCCAGTACACCATTGAGGATGAGGCTGGCAGCCCCGTCCGCAACGTCGGGTTCTCGACCGGCGACAAGGGTTCTGCCCTCCTCGGTGTGAGCGTTGAGTGGCCTTCGGGCTCTGAGCTGAGCCCGGACGCCCGCTTCGAGGGCGTGGGTGGTGACCTGTTCACTGGCCCTGTGGATGAGATCGTCACGGTTCAGTTCGAGTCGAAGGACGCCACGCCCGCCCGGTTCGCTGTGCCTGGTGCCAGCCCCTACGAGTTCATCACCAGCCAGTCCGACCGGGTACGCATCCGCTTGGATAACACCGAGCTGAACGCGGGTGTCAGCGGTATCCCCCTGACCAACCCCACCACCCACAGCGGTGGTGCCCCGGCCAACCTGGTCGGTGAGCAGATTGACTATGACGGCGGCACGGGTGCCACCATCGGCCAGAGCTACAGCCTGGCAGCCAATGAGGACCTGGTCCTTTACATTGACGGTGTTGAGGTCCCGGTAACCATCCCGGCCCAGAATGCCTCCACGGCATCCGACCTCATCGAGTCCGTCAACGAGGCCGCCAACGGTGTCCAGCTCAGCTCGGATGCCGGTGGTTCCGCGACCACGTTCCTCATCCCGGTGACGGTGCCGGGCTCGGGTATCAACGGGTACTTCGAGAACTGGGAGGTCGTTGTCGGGGACGTGAGCGGCATCCCCGCCATGGCCGCAGGGGCCGGGGATGTTCGCACCATCACCAGCTATGTTTCGGCCACCCGCACGGCTACGGTCGCTGCTTGGTCGGGCGCTGCCTCGGACGTGGGCGGCGGCTCCGGGATGCGGGTTTACAACCCCGAGTCCATGGCCCAGTACAAGGGTGCCACGCGGGTCAACGGTCCTGTGGACCTGACCGCTTTCAGCGACATCCTGTTCACCTACGTGGGTGACGTGTCGGGCACATACACCCCCGGTGCAGCCATCTCCTTGGGTGCTGGCCCCTACGCCAGCGCCGCAGACCTGGCCCCCGCCATTGAGGCCGCCCTCAATGGCGCCGCTGGCTGGACCGCAGCAGGTGCCGCGTTCGACGGTGCCGGTTGCGTGGTTACGGCAGATGCCGACGGTCGGATGGTTCTCAAGGTACGTGCGGCTGGTGACGACACCCAGGCGTACTTCACCCTGATCAACGCAGCCATCGCAGATGCGGACAACCTGGCCCTCCTCTTGGGCTGGTCCGCCGGTGCCGCTGTCGCCAGTGGTCAGGCACACCTCGTGTGTGCTGGTGACGTGGCGAAGGTGCTCTCGGTGGTGGGTGCCTCGGGTGCCCTTTACGACAATGTGGCGCTCCGCAACCGCCTGGTCCCCTCCTCAGGGCTCCTCAGCATTGCAGACGGGGAGCAGATCGAGCTGCGGGTTGGTGCAGGTTCTGCACTCGACCGCTTCGGTTTTGCGGCTGGTGACTTTGGCGCGGGCGGCTCGGCTCTGGTCACCCCTGCAACCCTCCGGGGTGAGATTGGGTTCTCTGGCGGTCAGGATGTGGCCACCAGCCAGCCCGAGGTGACGTTCTACGACGGCACGGGCGTGCAAGCTGCCAATGATGAGCTGGTACTCACCCTCGATGGGATCTCCATCACGGTGCAGTTCACCTCCTCGGCTGCGGGTACGGCGACGGACCTCGGCCCCGCATCGGGTACCGGCAACGGCTCGGTGCTCGATCAGGTCATTGACGCCATCGCAGGTGCCACCACCCTGTTTGGTGCCAACGCCGCAGCGGTGTTCGCCAATGGCATCGTGTACCAGGTTGGCGCAGGGATCGAGATCAGCTCGGCCACGTCGCAGGTGACCTCCCTGGTGGAGATCACCGGTGGCTCCAGCGCAGGCGTCTTGGGCTTCACCGAGGGTGACCTTGCTCAGCGGGATATCCCGTCGGTGCAGGCACTGGCTTCGGCTCTCAACGAGAACCGCCACGCCACCTTCGGCACCTGGATCCTGGACTTCACGGCGGTCAACCCGAACCCGAACGAGATGTTCGCCAGCCTGGGTCTTGCCCGGGTTGCCGAGGACTCGGCGGGTAACGACTTCCTGTTCCTCCAGAGCCTCAGCCTCGGCACCAGCTCCATCGTTGAGCTGCGTGACCCGACGGTTGCTGCCGTGGTCAACCAGTCCTGGCTGTTCCCTGGGACGGGCGTGGATGCCGTGGACCTCGATGGTGCGGTCGGTGAGGCCGGTCTTGATGGCTTCTTCGTCTCCTCGAACCAGCCCACGGGTTCCGGTTCGGCCGCTGACTCGGTGCTGAATAACGGCACCGGCTCCGATGGTGTGGTGGGTCAGACCTACCGGGATGCCGTCACGGGCTTGACCTTCACGGTTCTCCCCCGTGGTTGGCAGAGCAACCCGACGGGCCCCTGGGTGGCTTACCCGACGGGTGCCAACGCCACGTTCCGGTTCGGCATCAGCCGCACCGTCAGCACGGATGCCAACCTGCCTATCCTGGCCCTCAAGGGTCTGGAGATGAAGGTGGCCAACACGCTGGGCATGGCAGTCGGTGACACGGCCCTGGTGAGCACCCATGAGCGAGGCGGGAATGAGCCCTTGAACGGTGACGTGTACTACACCACGTACACGTACTCCAAGGATGACTTCTCGACGGCGTTCTACACCAAGGTCGCCTCCATCGAGGCGGCTTACGGTGAGATCCACCCGGACAACCCGGTGACCCTCGCGTCCTTCCTGGCGACCCTCAACGGGGCCGTCCTGGTGGGCATCAAGCAGGTCCAGCGTGAGGAGGGTAGCAACTACGCCTCCATCGAGTCATACCGTGATGCCATCACCGACCTGGAGGGCGTCCTCCCCGGTCAGGTGACCCCGGACATCATCACCCCGTTGCGGGGCGACTCGACCGAGCTGTACCAGATCCTGAGCCGGTCCAACAGCATCCAGTCGAGCATCCGGTACCGCTCGGAGCGGACCAGCATCATCGGCATGTCGGCAGGCCGCACCCCCAAGGATGCGGGCGATCTGGCCCAGCTCTTGAACTCGGACCGCATGCGGCTCGTGTACCCGAGCATGGCCATCGTGCAGCTCACCGACGCGTTCAACACCACCAAGGAGCACCTGGTCGATGGCCCGATGCTCGCAGCGGCCCTCGCGGGCTCGGTGGTGTCCCCGAACGTGGATGTTGCTGTCCCGTGGACGGGTCGCCGCCTGGTTGGTTTCAGCCAGCTTGCAACCCGGCTCGACGCGGTTCAGATGAACCAGGTGGCCCAGAAGGGCGTGATTCTCATGGAGGAGCGCCCGCCGTACCTCCGAGTCCGCCACGGCCTGACGACCGATATGAGCAACGTGCTCACGAAGGTCCCGACGGTGCGTATGATCTCCGATGAGGTCCAGCGCCAGAGCCGGGCCGTCCTGGAGCGGTTCATCGGCATCAAGTTCCTGCCCGGGATCTTGACGCAGATCGAAGGCCGCCTCGCCATGATGCTCAAGCAGATGGTGAAGCAGCAGATCATCTCGGCATACACGGGGGTCAAGGCCAACGTGGCCGCTGACGACCCGACGGTGGCCGAGGTGGAGGCGTTCTATTCTCCTGTGTTTCCGCTCCTCTATATTGTTTTGACTTTCCACCTACGGGCAAGTTTGTAAGCCCAATGATTTCAAGGGGTTAGGGCTTTCCTAGCCAAACCCCTTGAAATCAACCACCGTTGGGTCTAACCTCTTTAGCTAGGAGGTGTCCCGATGGACCGACGACAAACCGCCCTTTTAGCTTTCCACACAGATGAGCCCTTCAAGGCGGTCGCCAAGCGTCTGGGCATGAGTCCCAACACGCTGCGCCCGATTTGGAAGGGTGAGTTCGGGGAAACTGCCTTTAAGGCGAGGGGCAAGACCCTCCAGGCGAAGGCCGCAGCCAAGACCGCCAAGGGTCTTGCAACCAACCGCATTTTCCGTGACGTACTTGTGGTGTGTGAGACCTGCCAAGGCAGCTTTACACTCAAGGCGAACCAGGTGCAGCGTTCGGCGCTCATCTGCGACGGCTGCAAGTACGACCGGGAGTGTCCGGTGTGCATGCAGAAGGTGGATGGGGTGCGTGGGTTGTCAGGTCACTTTCGGCATCGGCGAGAGGCTGAGGACGAAGCCCATATCCTTTATGAACAGGACTCCGAGGATGCCTTGTGGATGGACCTGGACCCTGACGAGGACTACGTGGTGTGCCGCGAGTGCGGGCATCGTGCCCGCAGCCTTGTGGGGCACCTAAAGGCCGCTCACGGGCTCACAGCAAAGGAATACAGGGCAGCGCACCCTGGAGTGCTCATCCGAGCCCGGAAGCTCATTGGGACGCGTGCAGAGGCGATTCGTGCGGGGCTTCCTGCGGATGCTTACGAGGGGGTGAAGCTGATCACCTGTTCTTCTTGCGAGCGCGACCGTGAGGTCTCTAAGTTCTTTGGCTCGCTGCACGATGATCGATGCCCTGAGTGCCGAGCAGCGGAAAAATCCCAGGAGGATGCCGCTTACTGGGAAGGGAAGGCGGAGCCTGCCGATTATGTCGAGTGTCGAGAGTGTGGGTGGAAGGGGTTGAGCCTGACAGGCCACCTCTTAGGCGCAGAGCACCCAGGACTGGATTACCGTTCCAAGTACCCCAACGCCCCCTTGTTTGCTGACGGGGTGATGGTGTTCCCCACGCACAAGCTCCACCTCACTGCGGCGGATCTGTCCCCTTTCAAGGACGCCAAGGGACGGGTGCAGGTGGCGCTGGCAGCATTCAGTCTGGGGTGTTCAGGGCAGTCCGTGCTTCGGTACTGCAAGAATCTGGGTCTGACGACACGGAACCGGCTGGCAACGCAGAAGCGGGTGTTAGATTCCATCGCCGAGATCCTGGGTGAGCCTTACGCCTGGGAGTGGTGGCACCCTGAGATCGTGAACCCCAAGACGGGCTACCACTTGTATTTCGACGGGCGGTTCGAGCACAGCAACCTGGTGATTGAATACCACGGGAAACAGCACCGAAAGTTCGTGCCTTACTGGCACAAGACGGAGGTGGAGTTTGAGCGTCGGAAGGCGCTCGACGAGTTGAAGGCCCGTCGAGCTGCGGAGGTGGGGTTGAAGCTGTTGGTCATCTGGTACGACGACCCTTGGGCGGATGTGCTGTGGTTGAGGGGGAGGGTCAGCGAGTTGGTGGGCTAGGCTTGAGGTTTCGGGGACGCCCCAACCACATGCCGGAGGGAGGCCCCTCAACCGTAGGTCAGTCTCATCATCCTCATCTTGGCTTTCGTGTCTGTGCCGATGTACTCGGTGTAGGCGTTCTCCGGGATGTCCCTGCCACAATGTTTCGTGAGGATCCGCCCGAACCGTGCGATCTGACCACCTTTCCCCCGCATCGAGTGGTTGGTCACCAAGAGGAAGCCGCCCAGGCGTTTTTTCTGGTGCTCTGAGAAAGACAGAAGGACTCTCAGGGTCTTGGGCAGTGCGTCACCGCACAGGCTCTCAGTCGTGTCGTACACGACGATGCCTACTTTTCCCATGCCTGGCCTGTCCCGGTCGCCCAGGTACTCCACGGCATCCCCACAGACCCACTCCGTCTTGTTGCCAAGGGGTGCATAGTCCGCCCTGTTCCCCTCGATGATGGCGGGGTTGTTGTTGATGCCGATGTACCGGTAGCCGGGGGCCAAGAGGTCATGGGCAATCAACCAAGCGCACATGGCGTCCTTGTCACCGCAGATCTCAAACCAGTCGCAGTGGAGCTGGCCATCAAGCCAGAACACGGACCGCTTCATCCGTTCGAGGGTGTCCATCCTCGTCTGGTGCTTCGCGGGGTTCCTGTCGATGGGGTAGGCGTGCTTGCCCCCGATCCCCGAACGGGATCGGTGGACGCCGAGGGCGGTGAGCAGGCGTTCGACCTTCTCGCCTGGGGTCTCGGTGCTCATTTCTTTCCCCAGCGGAAGCCACAGGAGTCAAGCAGGGCTTTCTCGGTTTCAGTGGTTTTGTATTTCCCTGATCGGATCCTGATGACCCTCGACCCGAGCTTGAACCCATCCTCGCAGATGTGGGAAGTGGGCACATCACAGTGTCCCTTTTCTGCCCAGAAAGATTGAATTCGCGTGAACAGATCAGCACGGTTGTGTGCCCGCAGATCCCAAATGAAACCCAAGGTGCTGAGTTCTGCCCGCTCTGTGTTTGATGTCTTGATACGACCCGACCTGATTCGGGCAACATTCCGTCCAAGTTTGTAGCCATCCACACATACATGGCGTTGATGCACATTGGGGTGGCCGAACTCGGAGGCGTATTCCCTGATGTGCATGAACAGGTCAGCGCGTTTCAGGCCATATAAGTCCCAAACAAAGCCCCAGGTGTCGAGTCTCGCCCGCTGATCATCGGAGAGCTTATATGCTCCTGAGCGTACTTCTGATACGTACTGACCAAGTTTGTATCCGTCAGCACATATATAGAGCTGTGGGACCCGACAGTGGTTCGCCGCCCCAACAAATGCCCGTAAGTGCTCGAAAAAACGAGCGTCCCTGTATTCTTTAGAATCCCAGACGAACCCTAGTCTATCGAGTTCGGCTTTCTGGGGGTCGGTGATCTTGCTTCCAGACCTGATGCCTCGGACCTTGCTTCCGAGCTTGTACCCATCAGCACATAAGTAGAGGGCGGGTACGCAGCAGTGGCCAAATTCCATTGTGTAAGCCCGAAAGTGCATGGTGAACTTTGACCACTGATGCACTTTCAGATCCCAGATGAACCCCATGGAATCGAGTTCTGTTCGTTGTTCCTCTGTGGCTTTGTTAGCACCAGAGCGGACTCTATTGGCCCTTGAGCCGAGCGTGTAACCGTCTTCACAGATGTGTGTCCCGGGCACCTTGCAGTGTCCACGCTCAGCCTTGTATGCCCGAAGATGCTTGATGAACTCCGCGAACCAGTGGAGCCGGCCACTCAGGTACTCGGCAACTCCCTGAGCCGTCTTCCCCGTGAACTGCGAGAGGTGGACCAAGGCGGCATCCACGTTGGCGGTGCCCATCACCTTGTACTTGAACTCGGCCTTCATCTCGTCGAAGGCCGCCCGTAGATCCGTCTTGATGACATTGGGGTCGCTTGGGTCCTGAGTCTTGCCCCGGTTTTCGACCTTGCGGAGCAAGCGGGATACCAGGGAATTGAAAACCTCTTTGTGCTCGCCCATCACCTTGTAATCGACGGCCATTTCGGCAGCAGCGAGGTCGTCTCCCGACAAGCTCATCTCGTTGGCCATGTACGATTTCACATCATCTGAGGTGGGCTTCTCGATGCCGTCTCTCCGCAACCCGCTGATGGCGAGCACCACCTGCCCTGCGGCAACGCGGCTGTCCTCCACGTCAGCATGGAGGGACTGTGCCAGATCCGTCAGCGCCTGCTTGAGGGTGCTGCCCTTGGCAGTGCGGACGGCACCAGCAAACCTCTGGATCACACCCAGGTGGTCTTGGGCGGTGTTCATGTCCGCCATGAAGCACGCCAACAGGAAAGCGTGGTCATCGTGCTTGCTCTCGAACTTGGAGAACACGTCATCGGACACGGCAGGGACCATGAAGGTGAAGACCGCGTGGTCCTTGTGCTGCTCAGGGTACTCGTCGATCTTGCCTTTGAAGCGCAAGGCACGCCCCAGGCGTTGCAGGATGAGCAGAAACGAGTAAGACAGCCCGATGTTGTAGACATGGCTGCAAAACGCCCAGTCAGTGCCTTCGTTGAAGCGGGCGCAGGCCAGAATCACGCCGTACTCTGAGCCGCCGTAGCGGTCGGCTTGCCGCTCACGCTGCAAAACCTCCATCAACTCCTTGGTCTTGCCCGCCCCCACAGCGTTGAAGACTCGGACGCCCCGACCCCCCAGCTCGGTCTGGAGAGCGTCTGCCATCACCCCGGAATCACTCGGCAGGATGATCACGGCCTTGGGGTTGCCATCGGACTCATGGAGGTCTGCAATGACCTCTACGGTATCTGCGTGGTCGTCGCTGCTCTTCTCGACGCCTGCCAACTGATTCACAGTGCGGGCCGTCACTGGGAGGTGGTGACTGCGGATCTTCACATTGCGGGGTGCAAAGCCACACTGGATGTGTTCTGCCAGGGTCAAGGTGAACCGTGCAGCATTCTCCATGATGGTCTTGCCGTCGGTGCGGAAGGCTGTCGCAGTCAGGTAGATAACCGTGCCGCCAGCGGCCTTCCATGCCCCGACGAAGCTGCCCAAACTGTTGCGGGTTGAGGCATGGTGTGCCTCATCGACGACCAAGATCCGCCCCGCCAGGTCGGCGGGCAGGAGTTGGGGGTTGTCCTTGTACCACCGAGCTACAGCTTGGTGTGACGACACCAGCCCTTTGGTGCTGGGGTTGGTGCTGCGGATATGGGCGGAGAAGGCAGCCTTGTCTCCTTTTTTGCCAGAGGTGGCCCACCATTCTTCTGGCTTGATCTCCACCTCTCCTCTGATCGTCAGGTGGTCTTCGACAGGGAGGGGTTTGATCGCGGTGTCTTCATCCTCATTGAGGAAGAACCCATCCATGATTTGGTGCTGGGGGGCGATGATGGTGGCCGAGATGTACCGTTCGGTCTCTAGCAGCCTCCCGAGCAGGTAGTGGCATGTCAGCGTTTTGCCGGCCCCTGTGGGCTTGTTCATCAGCGCCTCACGGCGATTTGCGCCGTGTCCGCAGAGAAGGTGCCGGAACAGGTAGTGGAATGCCTCATGCTGGTTGTGGCGGAGCGTGAAGGTGTTCATGTGGTCCCTTCGGGTACTGAGTTGGTACTCAGGCTGAGTTTTCTTGAAAGAGGTTGCTTCCATAGCCTCGGGGCACCATAGTCAACCCACAGGGGCCTAATCTAGGTACCCTGGCCCATAACAAGGGGGATAAGGATGCAATCGCTCAGCACACCCACCGCAGAGAAGCCGACTTTTGAAGAAGAGTTGCGCAGTCTGATTAACAAGCACTCGATGGAGAACGGGTCCAACTCGCCGGATTTCATGCTCGCGTCTTTCCTGTCGGGTTGCCTTGACAGCTTCGACAAGGCGGTCAGCGCCCGTGACAAGTGGTTCCGGCAGCCAGATGCGGGGCAGAGCCGCTGCCTTGAGTCGACGTAGCCGACAACTCCGCCAGCGTTTTGATCTGCTGCCACTGAGCCAACCTCTTTTGGGCTTTCTCAATAACAATCTCGCGAGTACGTTCGAGATTACGCAGTACCTCCTCAGGCGTGTCCAGGTACCCTGTGTTGTCGATACCTGCCAACTCTCCTTGGTAGAGCGTTCCGTCCGTCTCGAAATACTCGATAAAAACAGCCCAACCTTCTTTCTGAGCACCCACACGCTCGTCCCCTGCCGTCGGCCCCAGGTCTCCCAGGTAATCGGGCCAGGGTTCCGGCACCCACACGGTCCAGCCGTCGCCAAGGTACTCCACCAACTCTTGAGCATTCTGCGGTAGCTGTTTCATGCAAATTCCCCCTAAGCGTTCACCTTACCTACTACCGAGTGGTTGAAAGTTACCGCCAAAGATCTGCGAGAGCTTGAGCCAGGAACTCCTGGTTTCGGAGAGCTTCCTCGGTCGCAGGGTGGTGTTCTAGCTTACGGTAGCCCTTACGAGACTGGATGGAGACCGTGGCCTGGGTCTTGGTCACCACCACCCGGTAACGGATCTGGATGTGCCCCTTTGGGCAAGAGAACATCTCCCCACACCCAGCGGCTCGGCTTGTCCATTCCGTGGTGAGGATCCCCAAGGATCGGTCGGCTACCTGCAAGTTCAGCCCCAGGTTGTCCATTGCCCGGCGTGCCCGGTTGAATGCAGCGTGTGGGTTGGCCACCTCAACGGATTGCGGGGTTGAGGGTGGCCATCTCGTGAGGGAGCCCTTGGGGTGTCCCCAAGGGCTCGGTCGAGCCGAGCAACTTGCAAGGAGGGCGAGGAGGAGGGCGCGCTTCATGGCTATCCTTTGCAGGCCGCCAGGATTTCAACCTTTGAGGCGCCCTTGGCGTCCGCGATGAGCCGGAAAGCACGCCGAGCGAATGCGGCTTGGGTGCGCTCTTGCAGGGCCAGGCTGCCTCGTTGGTACGACCCGACGTGGCGGTATCTGACCAGAGCACGCTCAAGCCCTGCCCGGACGTTAAACGTCGCGGCCACACCATTAAGTTCGGCGATAACCTCCATTGCGGTTTTGATGTCGGACTCAAACTTGATCACGACATCCCCAAACACCGTGATCAACCAGGGGTGGGCGCTGGGTTCCCCAAGGCCCTTGTAGGTGGGCGCAAACGCGGTTTCCGCGCTCTCCCAGGCAACCACCTCAACGTCTGATAGCTCCAGGGGGTTGTAGGGGCCCTTGACGGAGATCCCATAGGCGTCCAGTAGCTTGACGTACGTGGGGATGTAGTGCGTCCCTGCACTGCGGACCCAGGCATGCCAGAAGGCATACACGGGCGAGTCCGCATGAGGTGCGATGTGGGAGCGATCCACATAGCGGCGTTTCCCCTTGAGGTCCTTTGTTCCGATGATGCACAGCACGGCACCATCGCTGTCGTGAGGAGTCTCAAGGACGCGGATGGGGGTACCAGCGGGCACATGGGCAGCGTCCCGCTCAAACGTCGTTGTGTAGCCATACTGCCGCTGGCGCAGCTTAGGTCCGGTCTTACCCGTGCGGACGCGGGTGACGACCTTACGGGTCATGGGCTGCTCAAAGGCAGCCGCAGCGATCAGGTCGAACCGATCAAGCATCCAGCCGGACGTGCCCGTGAAGGGGTCAGTCTCGCGTCGGTAAAACGGGAGACCTGGCTCCGGCTGCACAAGGTTGGTGCCGAGCGCCGCAGACGCCAGCATGAGGGCTTTCAGAGTGGACATCGATTTTCTCCTGTAAGTGCTATCGAGCCGCCGCAAGGGCGGGTCCCATGCCCACCATGAGCCCGAGGGCGGCACACACCCCAGCGAACAACTGTAACCCTGCGGTGAACCCCACAGCCGCCCACCAAGTGGGCAGGGCCATGAGATTACCCCAGGTGAGCCCGATGAAAGCACAGCTAACCCCGAGGGTGCATACGATCCACAAAGTGAGCACCACCTGTGTGTTGGTGGGAGTGGGTCGCACTGGCGGTGGGGTTATCGACAAGTTGGCGAGGGTTACGGGCATCAGTTTCTCCAATAGGGCTTCCGCTTACCCTAACTACTACCAAGTGGTTGAGGTGTTACCTTCAAAGACCCAATCCTTGAGGATCATGGGGAGTAAGGGTTAAGGAACATCCCTGCCCCCCGCTCTAGGTTCCGCCTTATCCGCCCCTCAGCGCCCCGGCCCCCACCAAGCCCGTGGTAGATGCGGAGTGCGTCCTTCACGATGCACTCCTTTGAGCAGTAACGGTCCCCCTCAGGGGGCGTCATGTAGGTCCTGCCTGTGAGCTGTTTCCCGCAACCCTTGCAGATCATGGGATCCTTTCGATCTCGACGAGCAGGTAATGCCCTTCGCTGTACTCGTTGCAGACCTCACAGGTGGTGATGGTCCAACGCCCGAGCGCCGCCTCGGGGTTGCTCTCAGTGGCCTTGACCCAGGCCGCTCGGAGGTCCTGGTTGGCTTTTCGGATGAACGGGTAGATGACCCCGATCTTTTCGGGGGTGGTCGAGAACTCGACGGTGACCCGGAAGTCGCGGTCGATGAACTCCTGGGTGCCGTTCTTGATGAACTCTTCGACGGGCACGTTCATGGTCCTCCTTTGTTCACCTTACCTACTGCCGAGTGGTCAAAAGTTACCAAACGATGGAGCTGAACGCGCTCCAGGGCAGTAAGCGGGACATTTCGATGGTCACTGCGGCCATGCAGCCTCCAGCCTGTAGAACAGGTTCCCCCTCACAGAGAGGGTTTCTCCTCGGTTCAGATTTGAGAGGGGTTGGTCGTAAAAGGCTTGGATACGGCTGGCTACCTCGGGTTTGACGGAGTCTGCGGTACCATATGCCTGCCGAATCTGCTGGACGGCACTTGCACCTTGCACGAGGAAGACCCCCCCGCAGTCGGAAAACGCCTCACACATGGCCTCAGCCACCATCTCAAACAGCGGCTTCTCCAGCTTGTAGAGCCAGCGGTTGCCCTTGGGCTTGATCATCTGCACCTGGTTGAGGAGGACCCCGCCGATGATGGGGGAGAACCCAATGACCCCCACGGGCTTGCCCTTGTGGTAGATCACGAAGCCCATGGTTCCATCTAGGTACAGGTACTTGTCTTTGGGCAACCCGTCTTTCTCACTCCGGTGGAAGACGCAGTAACCCTTGTCATTGGATCCGGTGGTGATGTCCAACCGGAGTTCCAGGTCGCCGAGCCGGAACTTCGGGATGCCCTCAAGGACCCGCACAACCTGGTTCCAGTCCCGCTTGAAGTGGGACCGCCACATGGAGTTTTGGATCTTGTACAGGGCCCGTTCCGGTCCCAAGGACTTACGAACCCGCTCCCCGAAAGGGCATTGCCAAGCACTTTGCATCCAGAGCCGGTAATTCTCCTCAAGGGTGAAGACCCGCTCCAGGCTCTCCAGGGGAAACCGGGAGAGGTAACGCTCAAAATCCCCGGGCTTTTGAATCCACCGCCCCCCAAGCGCAGGGAACGCCTCCAGGTAACGCTCGCCGGGGTTCTGAACCTCGGGCCGCTCAGAGTTCTCAGCAAGCCCGAAATGGGCGAACTGCTTTAGGTCTTGGGGGTCGATGCCTCTCATGCGTCAACCAGCTCCCGCTTGAGGAGCTTGACCCGGTTGAGGGTGGTTTCAAGGACACCCTGGTACTCGCCGTGCTTCTTGACGGTGCCGCCGGAGATCCAGACCTTGTCGCCAACGGCGTAGTCGTAGTCGCCAGCCGCCCACCACCCGAGGACGTTGCCCTCAGGGGTGCAGAACTTGAGGTGGGTTCGGACCCCGAAGTCAGACTCGAAAGCGTAACAGCGGGTGATCGTCGCCTCGAAGGGGGGGATGGCAGACTTACCCGCATCCCGGTCTTTCTTGGGAAGCTTCTTGGCATTGATCCGGTCACCGATGTTGCCCAGGTGCTTGGAGTCCGCCGTGGCCTCACGCTCCGCCTTGCGTTGGGCTTCCCGGGAGATTTCCCGGTTGTAGGCGGAGACCGCCGAACACACGATGCCGAACCCCCGACCCTCAATGTCATCGGCCATGCAGGAAACCCGCAGGTTGCTCAGGTAGTCGTTGGGGGTGTCCTCATCGATGGAGCGTGCCCACTCCAGGGCCTTGCTGGCCGTCTTGGTGTCGTTGTCCGTGTAATCATCCAGGATGGGGCCGAGACCCGCCCGACGGGCAGCCTCAGGGTTTGCAAGGCACATGCAGACGACATCAGCGGTGGCCCAGGAGCCCTCATCTGCCTTGCTGCGGGGCACCCACCCCAAGCGGCGGATGGTGGTGGCAGTGGTGCTCAAGACATCCCCAATGCCGTAGAAGGGCGTGCAGCGCCCGAACCCGCCGAACTCTTCCAGCTCATCGAGATCATCGAGCTGAATCTCATAGGTCAGGCTGGACAGGGCATCCTTGCCCAGGAACGCCTGGATGCAGCTCTTGCCAACTCGCCGAATCTCCCCGGTCTCGTGGAGAACCAGGTAGGTGTCCTTGCGTTGCCGGTTTGTGTTGCAGTGGTCGCAGGTGGGCTTGTCCTTGCGGAACTTGGTGAGGTCCAGGTCACCACCCGCCGGAGTGGCCCGGAGGATGTTCCCATGGGGGGTGTGCTCGACGGTGCCCAGGAAGGTCCAACCGGCCAGCTTGACAATGGCCGCGCTCACCTCAAAGGTGAGCCACTTGGAGGTGACGGCTTCACCCGAGCTGGTGAGGACGGGCTTGCCGTTTTTCCGAACGGGGCGGAACTCGACTGCCGTCTGAGTTGCCGTGGGGGCAGGGAGACCGAGCTTGGCCGCCCGTCGACCCATGAGGTTCAGGCGCTTCTGCAACTCGGCCTCATTGTGGGCTGGGATGGTGTAGCAGCGGGTGGTGTCCTGGCTCATGTGGCCTCCTTCGTTCACCTCACCTACTACCGAAAGCCGGATTGTTACCCCCTATTCTCAAAAAGGTCGGGCCCCGCATCGGCTTGCTCTCGCAGGCCGGCTAGGGCCAGCCCTGCCATCTCAATTTGGGTGGCCGCAGCGTTTGCGATACGGGCCTGATCATTGCGCTGCCCCTCGAATGGCTGACGGGCGCGTCGAGCCGCCATTCGGGCTCCGTTGATTGCTGCGTTCAGCAGGTCTCGGGTTTGCTGGTCCATTGTTGTCTCCTCTGGTGTAGGGTCAGAAAAAACAAAGCCCCCGCCTGGAGGACCAGACGGGGGCTTTGTTTTTTCGGCTTGGGGTTCTCAGTCCGCGACAGTTTCTTTCTTCACGCTCCGGGTGGCGTCACTGGACGCTTTCCGCAGTTCCTGGCAGGTGTCGCGGACATAGGCCAGCTCCTTGCGGAGGCGGGGGGAGGCGGCCTTGACCCCCAGGTCCACCTTGCCTGCGTCCTCCAGGGAGTTGGTGAGGATAGTGATGAGGTCCTGAACTTCGCTTTGCACGCTCATGGCGTTGCTCCTTTGGGGTGGGCCGGAGCCCGGGTTTGGGGATTACTCTACGATAGGGGGGGTGGGCCCCCCTACTTGATGTTTTTCAGGGTTTCCCGAAAAACATCAAGTAGGGAGCGGGCCTCTTTCTCCGACAGGTTATCTGCCAAAAGGGGTGTGCCGGCCGGAGTGGTGAAATGAACCCCCTCCACACGGACGGCTCGGGTCAGGAGAACCTGAATGCTGTACCCCTGAGAGGTGTGCAGAGTTTCCGGGCTATCCGGGAGGGAGTTCACCAGGAGATCCAGATCCTCCTCCCCTTTCGTCTCGGTGCCCGCTGGTTTCGTTTTCCAGAGCTGGGCGGCCCATAGGGCGGAGGCTTTGGTGATCGGGGTGTCGGCCTCGATCACCAAAGCCTCTGCTGCCGCCCTCTTCGCCGCCTTCCGAGCCTTCCGAATCTCCCGCTGGGCGTCGATCCGGGCGTAAGCTTCCTGGGGGGTGGGGTTCCCGATAAGCTGGTAGGTGAGGCAGCGTCCGGTGTTCTTTTTCCCGATGAGGACAACGCCTGCGTGATCCAGCTCCCAGTCTCTGATCTTGCTGCCGACCGTTTTCCAGCCCGTCAGCCTGACGAGTTCTTCCAGGTCGGTCTCACGGCCCAATTCCCGGAGGACATCGCAGATCACTACAGCGGTTCCGATGTGGCCCTGGTAAAAGTGCGCTGTGGGATCCCAACCCGGACCATAATTCCCAAGAATCTCTCGACCCTGGTCGGACAGGTTGACCCAGGTGGTCCCGCCCTCCACGTTCACCAGGTGGATGACCCCCCGAGTCTCATGCAGTGTGGTGAGGTTGGCGTCAAAGTAAGGACCCACGTCACAGGCCACCCGAAGATCTTCAACCACGATGGGGCGAGCCGTCCCGCCTGCCATTTGGTTGATGTGGTGGAGGATGACGAACTCATTTGAGCTGACTCGGCTGTTATCTTTTCTCTCGGGCATGACCGGACCCTTGCCTAGTTGTGAAGGTTCAGAGGCAGGGACAGGAAGTCGAGCCAGGAACCTTTCCGGCAGGATACCCTCAAGAGAAGCTAAGGAACCCCCCTTATTTCGGGGCCTCCCTGCTTTTCAGCGTTCCCACACCCGTTTCCGGGGCGGGCTTTCAGACGGGGATCCTGGTCGGGGTACATGTGTCCAGGTCAGGCCCGACCAGATCTTGGAGATCGTGGCGGGGCTCACCCCATAGTGCCGGGCTACGGCCCGAACCCCCAACCCTCTCCTGATGGCCTGGCAGATAGGTGCAATGTCGCCCTCAGTGAGCTTGGATGCGGGGCGGTCACTGCCTCGGGCTTTCAGCGGCCCGGGGGTGGGGCCAAGATGGGCCCAAGATTTCCCGTTGGCGATTTTGGAGATGGAGGAGGGGCTGACGTGGAACTCAGCAGCTAGGTCTTTTTGGCGTTCCCCTGCGGCTGTGCGGCGGCGGATGGCCCGGACCTCGGCCTCAGTCAGCTTTGCACTGGGGTGGGCCTCTCCTGGAGGCTGTCCCGTTTTGAGGGGCTGCATCGGAAATTCACCCTGGGGGAACACTCATTCAAGTCAGGTAGACGTTTCTCGGTTCGGATCCTATAGCCCCCCAATACTAAGCAGAGCCGCCGTGCTCATACTACCCCTCGTGGAGGACTGAGATGCCGAACCTCGACAACAACCCCCAGAATGGGCTCCAGGGGACCAGCTACGTCTACGATTTCGGCACCTCGCCGAACACGAGGACGGCTGTGTCTCAGAAGGTGCGCCTTCTGACCCCGGCCTACGGAGATTCGACCGCCCTGCACCAGATGGGCGTGGTCTCCAGCTTCAACCCGAATGAATCCCGGACGGTCGAGCCTGTGCGTGGCGTTGGCTTTGGCGACCAGGTCGCTGAGCTGGTTCCCGGTGTGACTGAGCCGATGACCGCCAGTTTCGAGCGTGCCCTCCTGTACCTGTGCAACCTGTGGCAGGCCACCGGTTACGCCTCAGGCGTGGACGGCCCTGTGCGTTCGCTCAAGCACCACCGTTGGCCCTTCGATATTGAGCAGCAGCTCGTATTCAGCACCCTCGTGGATGCGGATCTCCAGGCTGCCAACGTCGGTATCGGCGGGACCCCCGGCCAGTTTGATGGTGGCGTGAGCAAGGTTGGTTTCCCCGAGGTCACCCCGGACAACTCCGGGTTCCCGACCAACCGAGGCCACAGTGCAGTGATCACCATCTATGAAGCCTGCTGGTTCACGAGTTGGTCCACGACTTTCGCCAAGGACAGCGGCATGATCATGGAGAGCGGGGACGTGATGATCTCCGATGTCCACGATTTCGCGAGCGTGTACGGCGAGTTCCTGGCCACGGGTAACGACCCGACCATCGGCCAGCTCGGGTCCATCCGGTTCTCGGAGAACGCCATCGAGGCTGGCAACCCCTTCGCCGCCTCGGCTTCGGTCGGTAACGGTGTTGGTGGCGGTGGTGCCGTCAGCTTGAACGTGTAATCCAGTGCGGGAACGCGCCAAGGCATACCTGAAAAAGATGACCGAAGGCCCCTTGCGTCAAGAAGATGTAGCGGGCCACAGGCATCTCTTGAGTGCCATCCTAGCTTTCGAGGAGGCTTATGCGAATCTGCTCCGGCAGATGCCACACCCCCGGGAGTTTGAGGCATTGACTCGGGAATCCCGTCAGGTGGTTGACCTCTTCAAGGTCTCCATGTCCCTGGTGGCAGAGCCCGTTAAGCGTGTCCGCCTTATGCGACCCCGTGCAAGCATCAAGCAGATGCGTGAGATCTGGAAGCAAGCCCGCCTCAGCAACCACACCTAGCGGCACCTCCCGAACCTTTCCGGGTAAGGTGAGGACATAATCTTCACCGAGGAACCGCATGATCAATCTCGCTGCACTGGAAAAGGCTCTCTCCGCCGTCGAAGAGGTGGGTAAAGGTGAGCACTCTTTCACCATCCACGGCACCTCCTTCACCCTTCGGGTCCTCCTCCCTGAGGAGGAGGTGGAGGTTCAGAAGTATGCGGCCACAGCCTTGAGCACGGGAGACGAGGAAGAGCAGCATACGGCCATGTCTTTCATGGACCGTTTCCAGACCTCTCTGCTTTCCCACGCCATCATCCAGCTCAATGAGCTGGATCTCCGGCATGAGAAGTTCATCGAGACAGGCGAAACTTTGCCCAATGGGCAGCCCGTCAAGATCCCCAAGCCAGATGCCCTCACGGGCCTCATTCGCGAATGGGGCCGACATCTCCTGACGGGCGTGTTCCGTAAGTATGCGGAACTCCTGGCCAAGGTTGAGAAAGATGCTGAGGCAGCCATCGTGTTCGAGCCGGTGGATCTCGACGCCGAGATCAATCGGTTGGAGGGCCGGCTGTCGGAGCTGCGTGAGGCGCAGCGCCAGCAAAAGGCAGGCCCTGAGAAAGCTCCTTTCGCCGAGCGCGTCGAGCGCATGGCAGACTTCAACCTCTCCAGCGACGAGGAGCGGAAAGGCAACCTTGAGAGGATGGAAACCCCTGCTGAGGCAGCACCGGCACAAGAGACGGTGGAAGAGTTCATCCCGTACACCCCCGAGGAGCCTCAGCCTCGCCGTTCGGCAGTGCCCCAGCAGGCAGCGCCACCCCCCCCACAGCGACAGGCTCGACCCCCCCAGGAGGGTGATGAGCCTGTAGACCTCCTCCCTCAGGTGCAGAACTCGTTTGTGGACCCGGGTGATACGGATGGGCTCGCCTCAGCAGTAGCTGCTGAAAATGCCCGCCTGGCTCAGCGGCGAGCCCAATCCGGGCTGCCCATGCACAACGTGGACCCGCTCAACCCGGACGGCTCCGCCCTATCTGCGGCTCGCCAAGCAGGCATGGGCCGCCGCCCCGCACCGCATCATGCCGCTCGACGGGTGGACCATGAAGTGCGCCCGCAAGAGCAACTGACAGAGGCCCTTGCTGAGGCCCAGCACACCCAGGTGGGCACCATCGGGGATGCCCCGGTGTTCCGTCCGAAGACTCCCCAGGTCATCGAGCAGAACCCCGGACGGCGCCATGTCCCAGGTCAGGCCGCCCTCAACCCCAAGCAGGGCGGCTCCCGCAACCCTCGGTTCAGCGGCGACAATCGCTGAGGGTGATGTGAAGTGCTCCAGCACACGACCGCAACTCAGCGGAAAGTCAACTACGACGATGTAGGGGCTCTCCTCAATCCGGGGTTCATCTCCGCCACGATGTCAGTGGGGGGGACTCGGATTGCGTTGCGGACGCTGTCCCCAGGTGACCTGTTCCTCCTCAAGTCGCGGGCATCCGGTCTCCCTGAGGGAGACTGGCAGCACTGGGCCATCGCCAGTTCCATCTGGATGGTAGACGGGTACAACCTCCTCGAAGAGCGCAATTACACCCCCCGCCTGTATGACATGGTCCGGCGGCTCCCCCGGCAAGTCCGCCGCATCCTGTACAGTACCGTCATCGGTTTGTTCTCCCGGGCCGAGAAGGCAGGGGAGGGCGTGGAATCTTACCTGTACGAGGAAAGCTCCCGGTCCCGTTGGCGGATGATGGGCAAGACCAAATTTGGTGCACATCTGGGGGTGCCCGGATCCGAGTCCTTGGGCTCGAATTTCGTCCAACAAATCTGGACAGCCTTCAATCAAGTTGAGGATGAAAGGTTTGCTTCCGAGCGGCAGTGGGACGGGTTCAAGCTGGTTGCCTCAACCCATGCACCTAAGGGTGTCCAGAAAATGGACACCAAGGACAAGCAGCGATCTCGGGAAGAGGATGCTCGCCGGCAGTCGGTCATGGATCGGTACTACTACTATCGGGCGGGGTTGGTAGACGAGGAAGGCTACCGGAAGGATCGGAACCGTGATCTTGAGGGTGCAGTCATCCACCAGCCCAAGACGGCGGATCAGCTTTCTGACGAGATGCGTCGGTGGGTTGAGGGTGACCAGGACCAGCACGATATGATCGTCGAGAACTACAAGAATCAGATCACGGCTCGCCGTGAGGCTGAGGGCCTGGAGCGCGAGCAACGCCGTGTTGCCCTACAGGAAGAGCTGACCCGCCGGGAGGATGCCGACATGGAGCCGATGCAGATGGTGGCTTACCACCCGGACCAGCTTGCTCAAATCCTGGCTGACCGTAAGGCAGGGTCCGGGCGAGGTCGCCGTGTTTACGACGACTCCCGTGGGAAGACCGAGCGGTATGTCACCAATTTCCTCGTCAAGGAACAGCGTCGGGGCCAGCTCAAGAAGGACCGGGAGGGTCGCGTCCTGGACGCCGACCCCAACGCCGTGACCAGACACCAGAGCCTCCAGGACACCTTGGAGACCCGGCAGGTTCAGATGAGTGCAGAGGAAGCCCCTCAGACTGCCCCCGCTGCACCTCCGCACCCCCATTTGAACCACCCGAACCCTGAGGTCCGGGCCTACCACCAGAACCAGCAACGTCTGGCCGAAAAGGCCAGCGTAGACGGGCTTGTGAATCCAGACGTGTTCGGAGGTAATCGTTAATGTCCACTAACGACACAGTCATTCGCGTACTTGCGGACCTTGAGCTTGCTGGCTTGCCCCAGGCCGTAAAGCAGATCCAGAAGCTCACCAAGGACGCCTCGATTGAGTTCGACGCGAACGATTTCCTGTCGAAGTGGAAGGGTGTACAGAAAAAGGCAGGCTCCGCTTTCGGGGAGACTATCAGGGATGCCCTCAAGATGGGGGTGTCGTCCAAGAATCTCCGGGGTCTGACCAATGCTTACGCCGATCTGTCAAAGAAGATTGAAGAGGCACAGAAGGATGGGGCGACCGCTGCCTCCAAGATCCACCTCCAGGGGCTGGAGAAGCGGTTCAAGCAGGAAAACCATCAGGTCGGGAAGATCAACAAGCGGCGGATGGCGGCCCTCAAGGAGGCAGGCCGTTGGCAGGGGAAGAACCAGGCAGAGATCGCTGAGGGTTTTGCCAAGAGTCTCAAGAGCGCCTTCGGGTCCCTCAAGGGTGGTGACCTAGCCGGTGTGCTTGGGGGGATCGGCAAAGGGGCCCAAGCCGCCGGCGGGGCAGCCCTAAAGGGTGGGCAGAAAGGCGGAGGGATGGGTGAGGCCCTAGCCGGCATCGGGAAGCTCATGTCGGCCCTTGGTCCCGTGATTCTGGCCGTTGGTGCTTTGATGGGCGCCATCGGCGTCCTGGTCTCTGCGGTTATCATGGCGGATGGTAAGTTCAAGGAGCTGAACAGAACCCTCATGGAGAGTGGGGTGGCCGGGGCAGACCTGGTTGGTCGTTATGGGGATGCCCACAAAATCATGGAGAAGGTGCAGCGCACGTTCACCAACGGGCAGGGGGCCTTTGCTTTCAACCGCATCTGGGGCACCACAGCCAAGGATCACCTTCAGATCCTGGGTGCCTATGCCCAAGCCGGCCAGACCCTCAAGGAGATGACCGCCGGGGCCCGGAACGCCCAGATGGAGATGAAACAGCTCCGGGACCACACCCAGGCAGCCCTTGCTTACTCAAAGCTCCTCGGTGTCTCCGCTCAGGAGCTTGCGGGCAACATGGCCTCTTGGATGGAGGACCTGGGCGAGAACATCAACGGAGTCCAGCAGGGGCTCTCTGCGGTGACGATGGCCGCCCGGGACTCAGGGTTCGGTGTCAAGCGTTTCTTCTCGATGGTGCTTCAGGCCACCTCCGGGATGTCGATGTACAACGTGCGGCTCGAAGAGGCAGGCAGCTTGCTCATCCGACTGGGCAAGATCCTGGGCGCCAAGGTGGGTGGGGATTTCCTCCAGCAGCTCACCAAGGGGTTCTCTGGCGAAGGGATGCAGGAGCGGTATAAACGCACCATGCACACCAAGGGCATGAAGGGCATTTTCCGTCGGTCGGCCACCAACATCGGTGACGATTTTCTGCGTAAGTTGGGAGGCGTGAAGGATCCCGGCAAGAGAGCCCAGATCCTTTCAGCAATGGGACTCAGCGAGAAACAGGTTCAGGGTATGGGCGGTAAGGGGCTGGCAGGCCACCTGGGGGGGATGGGGGCGGGCCAGCGGGAGTCCATGCTCGCCAACGCCCGTCTTTCGGGTGAGGATGATCTTGTACGGTCTTTGGCCAACCTGACGGATGTGTCTCAGGGTGCCGCCGGCGGCAAGGGGATGCAGGCCATGCGGATGGGCTCTCTTGACATGGGGGGCAAGTTCGCGGCCCAGCTCGCAGCGGCTCAGACTATTTTCGGCAAAGAACTGCACATGCTATCCCTAAAGGAGACCATGGCATACGAGAGTGTGACGGGCGTCACGGGCGAGAGACGAGAGGAGCGTGCCCGTCTTTCGGAGGCCATGTCTGGCGACTTCAATATGCTTCAGCGCCTGGCGAGCAAGGGCGTCTCAGACAAAGAGCAGAGGAACCTGGCGGAACAGCTCGGTGTCACCATCAAGGATGGTCAGATCGTGTCCGCTCGGATCACTGAGGACGGGTATCTCGATTTCGGTAAGGAGATCAAGGACTTTGGAGACTACCTCCAGACCCAGGGGGACACTTTCCGTAAAGCTGCCAAGGATGGTGTCCCGGCGGACATCCAGCTCGCCACACAGATCGCCACCAACACGACGGACATGAACAAGATTCTTGAGCAGGGGGTGGAGTATTGGCTTGTGCAGATCAACTCAGCGGTGCAAGACATCCGGGGCATGCTGGGGGGTCTCTCTGGGGATGAGAAAATCGCCAAGGGCCAGGCCGTAGGTCAGTACGCCAAGGAGATCCGAAGCCTGCAACGGCAAGAGCGGCGAAAGACCCGTGAGGTCTCTGCCCTTGGGGCAGAGGTGTCTTCCTCTACCGGCATGGATCGAGAGAAGGCCCAACGGCGGCTGGCAAAGGCTGAGTCCGAACTTTTCGGCATCCAGAAACTGAAAGCCCACAAGACTCTGATCCTTGAGGAGATGCGAAGAGACAACACTTCCGGTTGGACTGACCGCACGAGCGCGGATTTCGAGCGGGCCAACGCTGCGAGGGTGTCGAGCAAAGCCTTGGGCAGCCGGTTGGTTGGTGAAGGTGCTATCAGCTCTGAGGCCGAGAGCCAGATCCGGTCGAGGGCTTACCGCGAGCACGACAAGAAGAAAAGCACCCTGGACTGGGCCTCTCCTGAGATTCAAGAGACCATCATGCGCCCGTTTCGTGTCGAGGCGGAGAAGAAATACCACGAGGCGCTTGAGGCTTACCAAAAGAAAGACCTGGGAGACCAGGAGAAGCTGCATGGCACGGGCGGCAAGGCACCCAAGGCATCGGCAGCGGAGATCCAGAAAGTCCTGGAGCGGATGAGTACCCTGGACCTCGGGAGGAAATTCAAGTCGGTCCTTGGTGGTGCGGATGTGGATGTGTCCATGGAGGAGGCCAAGGGTCTCGCGTCGGAGTACCGGCAGACCGGCGTGATGCCCGAGGCGATCCGCAGTAAGTACGGTCTTCGTTCCGGCAAATCCTCAGTGATCGAAAGGCTTGGCGGTGCAATGCCCGTGCTTGGTTACACTGCATCCACTGCCGCCACGGGTCAGCGCGTCACCGCCCCAGAGCAGACAGGTGCCTGGCCCAGGACCACCAAGCCTGACAAGGCCGCCTCGGGCAAGGTGGAGGTCCACATGCACAACTACAATGACACCCGAGGCTGGATGAACAACCTGGAGCGGTTCCGCCAAGTGTTCGCGGGTTTGGGTGGGTGATCTAGATGGCCAACCGAGCCCCCATCCCGGTGTTCAAATCTGCGTTTCGCAGCCCAGACGATGAGTTTGATCCCAACCTGGGAACAAGGCCCGTGGTGTTTGACATCCTGGCGCCAGATCTGGAGACCTCCATCTTGCCCGAAGGGGTCAAGATGGTTCTGCACGTCAACCCCTCCCAGATCTCGTTTAGTTACTCCAAGCAGATCGAGCGGATCCAGACTAAGGGTGGGTGGGTTGAGCAGCACTGGGGTGATGGTGCCCGAACGGTGAGCTTCCAGATGGTCACCGGAGGCTTCAAACGTCTTTACACGGGGCTGAGCAATGTCACAGGTGGGGGGGTCGACACGGGGGGTACTCGTCGGGAAACCATTGCTTACGACAAATACCTCGACATGATGGCCCTGTTCCACAACAACGGGTCGGTGTACGATCAGAACGGTCAGATCGCTTTCCAGGGCATCATCAAGATCACCTTCGACGGCGGCATCTATTTCGGGTGGTTCAACACGTTTAACGTGGAGGAGTCTGCGGAGAAGCCTTTCATGTTTGACCTCTCCTCCGAGTTCACCATCAGCCATGAGATCCTGCGCCTTCGCACGATGCCCTACAACCCCCCGAACCGGCAGCCCAGTGTTTCAGGGCGGGGTGAGGTGTTTGGTGTGCGGAACCTGGACGGCACCATTGACTCTGTGAACCCTGACGAGACTGTGGCCCGCACAGACAGGATCAGGGGTGCCGCAGAGGAGTTGGTGAACCCTGACGGGTCATCGAGGAACTGAGCAATGAGCATCATCAAAGACAAGGCAGCCAGGTCCCAGGGGCAGTCCAACCCCACCATTGGGCACGCCAACTTTAAGCCGAAGATCGTAGAGGACAAGGCCCTCCGCAACCCCCCGCCCCCCATGGCATATGAGGGGTTGCAGGTAGGTCCTCGGCTCAACATCGAGTACGAGCCCAACACCACCATCCCAGTGGACGGCTCAAATCAGCTCCTGAGAAGTCTCAGCCCCTTTGTGTTTCGGGTCGAACCCCCCTTTGTGTTTGCCAATGATCCCGCGTTCATTGACCAGGCCAACGACAAGGGTGTGGGCACCTACTCCAACGCCATGCGCTCCTCTCGGGGTTTCGAGAGCGCCCGAGGGGCCATTGGCCGCCAGTTTGCTTTCGGAGACATGGGCAGCTCAGCGACGGCATCCGGCTTCATCTCAAAGAATGGACGCCCCATCAAGGACCCTTCGGGGAAAGACACCCAGGTTGGCAGTGACCCCAGTAACCGCATCACGGTGGACGGCACGGCCCCTGATTCGATGGGTGCCCCTGCCATCGCAGACCTGTACACGGCGGTGGACATCTCGATGCAGCTCCAGGCGGCCCTCAACACCCCGCCCCTGGTCCTCCTCATCAACCCTACTTCCTTGCAAATGGGCATGAACAAGATCCAGCAGTTCGCGGATCGGACTCGATCTGGGTTCGTGTTCCAGGCATGGGGTGAGGAGCAGCCGACTCTCAACATCAGTGCCAAGTGTGGCGCCTTTTACTCAGGTCAGAGAGGGGTGCAGTTCGCAAGCAAGCGGGACTCTGCAAGCTGGCAAAACCTGATGAACGCGCTGACGTTTTACAGGAACAACGGTTACATTTACGACACCGTCGGGGAGTCCCAGGCCCACCATTTCGTGGGTGTACTCAGCATCCACTATGACGGTTGGATTTACTACGGCAACATGGAGACATTCTCTTACGCCTACGATGAGCAGAACCAGCTTGGCGGCATGGTGTTTGAGATGAGCTTCAAGGTCTCAGCCATGGTGGACGCCTCCAAGGCCAGCCCTGTGGTCAGCCCCATGAAGTCCCCCACCCGCAGCCTCTCTGATTTCCGTCTGGCTCAGAGGGGTGATCTCAACCGGGAAGGGACGCTCAGTGTGGGTCTCGACGGTAGTGTGGATAACCGGCTCTTCGGCCCCGGCAACAAGCCCCGCAGGTGGGGAGGACAGGCGTCCTCTCAGACCCTGGGTGCTTCCCAGGGTGCTGCCCCGCCCCCCCGCAAAGGGAGGGCAGGGTTCCAGGCATCTGCTGAGGAGACGGAAACCTCAGTGGCATTGGCCACTGATCCAGAGCCGTTCAGGAGTGGTCGGTGAGCATTGAGAATCGCCCCTATGTGGGCACCTGGCGGCTGGACAGCCGAGAGTTGGTGCAGCACACCCCTGACGCTTTGGTGTACGTCAACGGGGACACCACGCTCCCGGGCTGCCCGAAATGTAACGGTCGGATCGACATCCAGAAATTTATCACCGAGGTCAGCGTTGATGCGGGGACGGATCCCGGTAGTGCCTCTGCGAGCTTCACCCTCAGCATCCCGCTGCACCACACCGACAGTTTCGCCCGAGACGCCAAGTTCATCCTGACCCCCGGTCTGGAGATCCATGTTTACATGCGGGGCTATTTCCCTGTTCGGGGCATGTTCCGCAACCTGGCCGAAGCTCCATTGGCAGGAGAGCTGGGTGTGGCAGGGAGCACCCAGGCAAACGCCGCCGGGGCCAACCCTTCCCAGTTCTCCGCTGAGAAAAAAGGTGGGGTTCCTGGGCCCGGGTACACCCGAGAAGCCCTTTTCGGATCCCGGGGCATCTCAGACTTGCGGGCAGGTGGCGACATCGAGCCCGGCCAGAAGCCGCCCCACATGACGGATAAGTGGGTTGCCTCCACAGGGGTGAGCCGGGAACAGCTTGGGGACAACCTCGACAAGTCCGCCGCCGTCCTGAATACCCTGCACCAGTACCTGGAGCAGCAAGGTTTCACGAACGTGCGGATCAGGGTCACCGGAAACGGCGGCCTGGCTGCCCGAGCCCCTGATTCCAGGGTCCGCCACTCGTCTCACAACACGGGGTCCGCTGCTGATGTGTTCGTGACCTCCAACGGGAGGCCCGTGAACCGCACGACGGTGTGGGCTTCCGCCCGCAAGCTCCAGCGCACAGGCCATCTCCCTCCGGGTGGGGTGGGTATGTACCTCCAAAAAGGTCAGGCACCCAACTCTGACCCCGTGTGGAGTGATGTCCCCCACATTGATCACGGTAACCAGCGCAGTTGGGTGTGGGCAGGTGGGGAGCCTGTGAGCAGGGAGGAAAAGGAGGCGTGGGAGTCTGGTTTGGAGGGTCGGATCAGCGGCCCCGGCGGCCTCCCCAACCCCGACAGCACCGTCAGCCCCTGGTCAAAACATCTGGGTGGCGGGCGATCCGAGGAGTACCGCTCTCAGGGGATCGGCGTTGAGGTGGGGACCTCGGGCGAGCCTCCCCTGGCTCACGACATCCCGGTCGGCGATTCCCTGTTGGACCAGTATGGTCTGGGCGGCAAGGGCATCGAGAACATGCTCAGCTACCCCTATTACCACGTCTTCCACGGGGTGGTGACCCAGGTTTCCCATGCCTGGTCTGGCGGGGTTAACTCGGTGACGGTCAATGCCGTCTCGATGCTGCATTTCTGGCAGTACCACACGATCTCCACCAATGCCTCGGTGTTCGGTTCCCGCCCGACCAACTCCAAGCTCAAGACCTCAATGGTGGGCCACAACTTTACAGGGATGCACCCTTACCAGATCATGTACACGCTGCATCACGACATGGTGGGTGCAGCCGGTGGGGTAGGCTGGGCTCTCTCCAGCAAGACGAACCAGTCAGCGGCATCCGAGGTGGCAGGGGAGTCCCTGTTCAGCCTCAACATCAGGTACTGGGAGCAACGGTTCTCTCAGCGGATGGTCAAGCTGCGGATGCACGGTGCGAGCGGCACCTTGTTCTCGGCAGCCCAGAGCACTTTCCTGGGCCGCAACAGCAGTGACTCGCTCACCCAGTTGGTACGTCACAGGTTCTCGGACCCCAGCTCCCGTCGGGGCGGTGCCAAGGGGATCATGGAAGATGCCATCTCGATGGGCCTCTTCAACCTGCGCAAGCTGGAGGCGATGCTGTTTGCCCGAAGCACCAATGGCAACACGGGGTCAAAGGGCAAGACCAAGTTCGAGCTGAACCTGGCCGAGATGCAGGCATTCGTCAGCAACATCGGCAACTGGGGCCAGCCCGCCTTTTTCGAGTCGGTGTACGAGTCTAAGCTGGATATTGCCCAAAAAGTTATGGAGGTCACAGGGTTCGAGTTTTACCAGGATGTGGACGGGGACTTTGTCTTCAAGCCACCCATGTACAACCTGGACACCTCCACCTCTCGTATTTACCGGATCGAGGACATCGACCTCATCAGCATCTCTACGGATGAAAAGGAGCCCCAGGCCACCTACGCCACGGTCAAGGGCAGCCATTTCGGCCCCATTCAGGGTACCGGCGTCGAGAATGAGTGGGGCGCCAAGGGTCAGTACATTGATTACCGGCTGGTGGCCCAGTACGGTTGGCGTCCTGTTCAGTACGAGACGGCTTATTTCAACGATCCCAAGTCCATGTTTTTCTCGGCAATCAACCGGCTGGACATCATGAACGCCCCAAGCAAGGCGGCGTCAGTGACAATCCCCGTCCGGGCCGAGCTGAGGCCCGGGTACCCTGTCTACATCCCGTACCTGGACGCTTTCTATTACTGCAACAGTTTTGGCCACAGCCACAGCGTAGGGGGGCAGTGTACTACGAGCCTCCAGCTCGTGGGGAAGCGTGCCAAGTTTTACGCGCCAGGCCATCCTCGCAAGGAGGGCATCGACGCCATTGACCTCAAGAACACCATCTTGCCGGCCCGACCTCTCCAAGTGGCAGGCCATGATGGGCACCCCCGGCTGGCCGGGTTCCCCAATGTGGTGATGGCCCTGGATCCTTTCGCCATCAACCCCATGTTCTGGGTGGTGGGTGCCGACATTGAGCGGTTGGACGACCCTGTTGTTTTGCGAAACCTTTTGCACATGGGGTCCCAGAAAGGCATTGGCGTCATCCGGGATGACGGTAAGGGCCGGTACACCCTCACGCTGCCCACCAAGGTCGGCGAGGATGGGGAGGACAAGGCAGATACCGTAGAGTTTTACCTTTCAGACGACACCCGGCTGCCCGAAAAGATCAAGAGGCAGAAGAGTCGACGCAAGGGGAAGCCCAAGAGCATCCCTAAAACTACGGTGGACATCATTGCGGCGGGGGAGACTTACACCAGCCGCAAAACCGCTGCAAACGAGAAGATCGCAGGGAAAGTCAAGGAGATCGTGAAGCTCCAGCGCCAGCTCGTCGCGGTGACCGCTCAGATCCTGCGTGCCTCTGATGATGCGAAGAAAGACAAGCTTCGCACCAAGAAAGCTCTCCTGGACCAAAGCATCGCAGAGGTCAACAAGCAGGTGGAAGCCACCAAGGCTGAGACGGAGGCGTCGTTCCAGGAGGACAAGCAGGATGGGGTGTACCAGCTCAGCCTGCTCATCAAGACCATTGGTGAGAGGCATTTCCTGAGCGGTGGTCAAGACCTTCGCCGCATCCCCGAGACGCACAGCTTGCTCGACATGTTGTCGGACAAGAAGGCGATCCTGTCTAACGGCACACAGCCCGGCGAGTACCGATATTACTCGGCCTCACACCCGGACCCCAGCCACCAGGGCCAAGACGTGGTGGCTTACAGCAACCCGCCAGACGGCGAGGCTCCGAAAATCATCCGCAAGAACAGCTTCCTCGACGCTGAGTGGCAAGGCACTGTGGTTCAGGGCTTTCTCCAGACGCCCACAGCAAGCATCCCAGGGGCGGAACGACCCGAGGCTGAGCTGGGGGATGTGCGCCCAACCCGTGGTGTGCGGGTGCTCACCTCAAACCCGGCGAAGCCCAATGGGGAGATTGTCCCGACCTCTCAGATTCGGGAGCTGATGTTCGCTGTCCAGGATGTGACCCAGACCAAGGGGACCACAGACAGCTCCGCCGATGACAAGCCCATATCCCTCGGGGACGGGCCTCGGTGGCGGTTCAATCAGCGGTTCAACATCAAGTCGGTGGGGAAGACCCCGAAACCTGAGGAGTCCATCCACGATTTCTTCCTGGGGGCCTGGGGCAGCATCCTGGGGGACATCACCCACTCCGCCGTTGCGGCTGACCGCAAGGCTCGGGACCTGGACAGCACCAAGACCATGCCCCTCCCCGACTCTTTGCCGGGGTTCCCTGAGAGCTTGCCTCTCCGCAAGGGGAAGGTTGTCCCCACAGACGTAGCAGTGGGGACCTACAAGCTGGAGGGCACTGATGGTGTGGAAAGCCTGGGCGGGAAGTGGGCCAAGAGCAGTCTTGGGGAGTTCCTGAACACCATGGGCACGAAGCTGACCTCGATCATGCTGAGGCGTATCGAGGAAATGCGGGGTAACTGGCGCACTCGTTTGAAGTCCGTCGGTGGTTACAGTGACGTACACATTGAGCAGATCATGTCGGAGATGAACGCCGCCTTGGCCGCACGGTGGCGGATTTCGGTCAAGGGTGCCAGCACGACTCGGTCTGAGAACAAGTCGGCAATCAAGCGCCAAGTACAGAGCCCCGTTTTCCCGGTCTCCGATGCCCGGGGTTACGAGGTGATCGGATCGTACCGTTACGGGCGGGATGTGGGTATTGAGCCCGGCGGTGTGTGGGATTCGTTGCATCAGCAGGACCCCCTCCAATTCCTGGATCGCAAGACCGTTGAGGACATCGTGGACGGGATCATCTCAGGGAAGAGGATCCTGGTTGAGCGTGAGGAGACCGTGAACGGCGGGAAAAAGATCAAGGTTCAGGTGCCCCTCCAGGGAGAGAAGGCCGTCAGAGACGTGGAGAAAAGGGCTCTCAACCAGCTCCGCCGCAACCTGACGGACAGGCAGATTCTGGACCTGGGGTTGGCAATCCCCAACTCAAAGGATCCCAACCTGCTCCAGCTCAACCTGAGCAACTGGTTCTCTGACGGAAACAAGGAAGGGGTCCACAAGCTGCCGGTCAACAACGCTGCATTTACCCTAGCTGACCTCAATGACCAGCAAGACGGACGGGTGTGCTCGTGCAAGGCAGCAGAGGCTGATTTGCTCTTGGACGCTTTTGTGGATTCTGAATTCTTGCAGTTCGCCGCACCCGGTGCCCTCCTCCCCCAGGGTTACGGCACTGGTGCTGAGGACAAGGCCACCCAGTTCTTGACCAACCAGGCCATGGCGAAATCGGTCCCCTGGAAGCAACGCCAGGATGCCCTTCGCGGTACGGCAATGGAGCGAGCCAGCAGTAATGTGCGGACGCCCTTTAAGGACCTCCGTAGAGATGCGGCACAGGGGTTGGCTGGGGAAGGTCAGCGTCAAAAGCAGGCAGTGACCAACTTCAACAACGCCATTGAGCAGGCCAACCGGGCAGCCCAGGGGATCACAGATGAGGAGGACGGCTGATGGCCAGCGAAGGGCGTAGGCCCGTCAGTGCCTTGTCTGCGATCTCGACGGGTGCTATCCGCAACTCGACGATGTTCGCCAAGGCGAAGATCGGCGCTTCCGACCCCGAGACCCAGTGGGGGCTCGGAGTCGGCCGTGTGGTTGAGGTAGACTACGAAGAGTTCCTGATCACTCTCCAGATCCTGGTGGGTGGTAGTGGTGATTCCGAACGTGTGCCCATCCCGCTCTCGTTCCCGGGTGCAGGGGCTCGTCACATGTTCGGCGCCCTGCCCCAGGCAGGTGATTACTGTGTGGTCGGCTGGATGCCCCAGGAGTCCTCAAACCCCCGCAACCGCACGCCGGTCATCCTCAACTGGATTGTTCCAGGTGTATGGCCCGGTCGGGAGTGGATGACCACTGCCAACTTCACCAACGATGAGATGGATTTCGGCTCGGAGTACCAGCATGATGTGGTGGGCGGGGTGCTCCCCCGCATCAGGCACAAGCTCCGGCACATGCAGCCCGGAAGCATCCTGGCCAGTTCCTCTCAGGGCTCTGACCTGGTGCTTGACGAGAGTGTGCAGCTCTCCAACCGACGAGGTAACGAGTTCATCCTGAGGGATCAGGACCAGGCTGCGGTGCTCCGGGCTCTCCAGAGGTTCGATGCTCTGGCAGGGACTCGGATTTACAGCGGGATGGTCCAGCGAGATGCCACTTTCCTGGCCACCCAGATGTTCTCTGACGGGCGGGTGTGGGACGGCAAGCAGGTGGTCCTCAACGGTGTCCCCCTGTCTGAGGGAGACCTGGAGCGTACTGGGCAAGAATCCCCCGAGGGGTTCCTCACCCCGGCAAGGCCGTTCGGTCGGGACTTTGACGAGGACGGCAACCCCGGCAAGACAGGGTTGCAGTTCAGTGAGAACATCGATCCTTTCCTGTTCCTGATCCGAGGTGGTTTCATCGACGCCTCCGGTATGGCGGAGGATGATCTCCATCAGGCAGACGCCATTTACGGCGGGAAGCCAGTTTACCGAGTAGCTGCCCAGAGCAGGAAAAACGCGGTACTTGATCCCAGCATCCCCACGCTGACGGAGCACCGGCTGGAGATCACCCACACTTCGGATGGCCGGTTGCCGGTGACCGAACAGACCGACATGTTCGATGCGGACCGGCTCCCTGATAGCGGGTTCGAGGCTCCAGGTGGTTCCGACAATGCCCCCTTCATCGAGTGGGTAATGGGCTCGGTGATCGGCAATGATCCGTTCAGCCCCCGAGGCCGGTTGGCTTACGGGCGGCCCCTGGTGCCTAAGATCTTCGACGGGGATGCCCCGAACCCCCGCCTTGAGCCAGTCGGGCTGGCTGCGGAGGAAGGGCGGGGCGCATCCCCTGAGCCCCTTGAGAACCACGCTGCCACGTTGTTCAAGCTCAACCCGTTGGACAACGGGCGCCCCACATTCTGGAGTGTCAACAAGAAAGGTCAGTTCCGGGGGTTCATCGGAGGTCCCCTCAAAGAAAACTCGGTGGAGCTGGCTCTCGCGGGGGGCCTCAAACTCAAGGTGGCAGGGGCCCTCCAGCTCATGCTGGATGGGGGTCTTTCCCTCGGCACCAAGAGCCGAGGCTCGTTTAACCTGGTGTCCGAGAAGGGCCCTGTCACGATTTTCGGTGGGGGGTCCTCGGACGGCCCCGAGTCACGGGGTGAGAAGAACGACAATCTCCCCGCAGTGGATATTGTTGCCCGCACCAACATGCGGCTCAAGGCCACCAAGAAGGTGTTTGTCAAGGGGGCTGCTATTGACGTGGAGGCCACCACGACCCGCATCAAGGGCCATGACCTCATCGAGTTGGCAACAGCCAAGAAGATCAGGACCACCGCAGAGACTCTGGAGCTGGTGGTCACCGCCAAGGCCACCGAGGAGTACAGTGGGCCTAAGGGTTTCAGGCTGACGAATGCACCCTTGCACTCCCAGACGTACACCCCCAGCGCACCAGGCATCGTGGCGAAGCGGGTGAATTTCACGTTCGGGGACCGGGAAGAGCGGTTCAACCTGGGCAACCACACAACCACCATCCTCATCGGGGACCAGACCTATGAGTCCCTTGTGGGGACGGTCACCCTCAAGGGCACTACATCCACGGTGGAGGTGGGCCCCACGGGGATCACCGGAACAGCTCTGGTTGGCAACGTCAGCCTGAGTGCCCCCGCAGGTACCGCTTCGATGACTGCTCTTGCGGGGGTATACATTTCGGCCGATGCGGGAGTAGCTATTGTGAGGGGTGCCTTGGGGGTCGCATTGAGCGGCCCCATTTATGGTGGCGAGTTGGGGCCGATCCTCTGCGCCGGAACTCGGGAACCTTTCACCAACCTCCCTTACCTGACCTGGGGGTTGGGGGCTAAAGGCCATCTAATCACCCCCGGCTGAGGAACCCATGCCGCTGACCCCCGCTCTGTTTTACGCTGACCTAGTGGCCGCTCGGACGGCTGCACCTTTCCCCATGGCAGGGGTGCAGTTCGACCGGATGGCCCTCGGGATCGCCACTGCCGTACACCTATGGGCAGCAGGACAGCCCCAGAATGTGCTCTTGCAAGGAGCTGCCGCTGGGGCGACTGGCGGGGGGGTGGTGCCCACAGGTAAGCTGGTGATCCCCCCCAATCCAGCGGTGATGATCGCTTCCTTGAACGCTGCGGGCATGGTGGGGCCTTTGGCGATATCTCTCGGGACCATCGTGGGGATCGCCGTACCTAAGACGTTCAGTACCTCAGGGATGTATGTGGGGGTGTCCCCGGGTGTAGGGGTGGGGGCTGATGTGGCTAAGGTGGTGCTGAGCAACGCCCCGAGTCTGGTGGCCCTGCTCATCTCAAACCTCGCAGCTTTCTCAGGGCGGGGCCCCGCATTGGCTCAGATGGCCAATGGCTTGGGGAACGGAATTGCCCGGTGCGTCCTTCTAGGGTTCGGGTTCGGTAATGTGGTGGGTGTCCCAGGCCCTTCTCCGGCAGGGACAACTACGACCTCGGTGGTGGTGTAGATAAGCATGGCTTTCAATTTTTCAGGACACGTACTCCGGGCCCCCCGAACGGCACCGACGAACTCCCCCCAGACGGCGGATGCTGGCAGCGGGGTGCTCCGCACTGCGGATGCCCTTCCTGGCATTTACGCTCTCGCCAGCCCCCCCTTTGTGGATGCCCGAGGCGACCAGTATCGCACGTCGATCTCCAATGCTCCGGGCACCACACCTGTCGAGTACATGTTCTGGGCGGACAACACGTCTAACCTTGCCCTCGTGGATGACCTCACCTGGTGGACGGATACGGGTGCAGGCACCATCCCCCAAGGGACCCTGACGGTTACGGACAACGACCCTGACCCTCTCCCAGCGGGTCAGCCGGCACCTCCTGGTTACGGCACCCGGACGGACGGCACCCTCAATGTGGTGGTGAAGGATGAAGGGTTCCGCAGCATCGGATCCATCCTGTTCCTGGTGGTGGCTCGGGGTGACGAGTCGGGGTATGACGATGCGGGTTGGACCGACTCAGAAGACCCCACTAAGGGCCGAGAGGGCTCCCGCCCTTACCTGGTGGTTCAGCTCCAAGGTGGTGATTCTGATGCAGCCGCTGGCCTGGCCACGGTCACCGACAGCAACCTGTTCACAGCTACCTCTGGCAGCCTGATCGCCACGACCGTTGCAGCAAGCCTTGAGGGCGGCCTGAGCCAGCTTCGGGGAGACAGCATTCGGGATGCGCGGTACACGGTTGCGGCACCCAGGTTTTTCTGGACCCGCAACGACCGTTACCAGCTCCGGTTTGGGTGGGATGGTGCCAACCAGCGGTGGGGGCCTTACAAAGGCGCTCACACCCTCAACCTGGGCCGCCTGAGCTTCGATGAACAGTACCAGCTCGACCCGAAGCCCCGAGGGCTCAAGATCGGCTTCACCCTGCCTGGGGACGGTTTCACCGCAGATAGTTACTCGATGATCCGGCTGGGGTCCGCCCCGAGCTTCACGAGCACAGCGGTGGCCCCTGACGGTACTTTCTCTGGGGTCGGGGTTCGCTCGGATAAGCAGGTGGAGGAGGGGTTCGATTTCTCCACCGAACCCAGCTTGGCTGGGGTTGTTGGGATGACCAATGGCCTCCTGGTGTTCAACCCTGCTTACATCGAGCAGCACGCGGGGAAAGATATCTGGTACGCCAACCGGGACTTCAACCCGGACAGTGACGGGATCGTAGGGGAGTTGGGCCAGGGAGACCTGTACCTCTCGCCGATCCCAGGGCCGGCAGACCGCCCCCTTCTCCGAGTAGGTTCTCGGCTGTACCTCAGCCCGGTGCTCACTCCCGGTGAGGACGGCCCTGGCGGGTTGGGTGAGCTGGTGGTGGCTGAGGGTCAGGTGGGTGTTTCCCTGTCCACAGGCAAGATCAAGTTCTCGGCAGGGCTCCTCGCAAAGGCAGACCCTGACCATCAGGATTTCAACAAGCATTACCTAGGCTCAAAGGTGGTTTATGATGGTGTGAGTCTGTCGGGCCGCCCCCAGGCTTCCACTGAGCCCGTGCAGGTCATTGAGGCCAATGGCAAGCTGTACATTCCCAATGCTGAGACCCTGCCTCTGGCCATCTCAGGCATCCTTGATGCCCCTGACGGCACTGGTGCCATCCCCGGTGGTGCAGGTGAGGCAGACGTGCGGCCAGGTGGGGACACCTTTGCGGCCAGCACCAAGGGGCGGATCCGCCAGGTGGTTGATGGCGTGTCGGACACGATGGTGTTCACCCGCAAGGGCGCCATGTCGGTCATTGTGGTCGACCTGGAGGCAGATCTCCCCACGGACAAGCACAAGATCCCCAAAGGGGTTTGTTACATTGCCCGGGAGTACAGCGACGCCACAGGATCCGTGCTCAAGATCGGACGGGCGGACCTCAAGGACAAGGGCTCGGACCCGGCTTATTTCCTCCAGAGCAGCCTGACCCCGGCAGCATTCACGGCGGAGGCCAAGCTTTTCTCTAAGACCCGGTTCGTGTTCCGGTTCGATGGCGGGGAGACCCTGTACTTCGACATCGAGGGCAACAGCTACCAGTGGGACTCCAACACGCTCCTCGCTGCCCTCCCCGACAACGAGTTTTTCACCCCCGAGGAGGTGGCCGCCTCCATTCAGTTGGCCATCGACGCGGGCCCTGGTGTCGGCTCTGCCACCACCTTGAACGGGTCAGTGGTTCTGGCGGCAGACTCTGCGGTCGGCATGGTTGAGATCGGGTGGGGTGGGGATCCCAAGGACCTCTCGGGTGCCGAGAAGCTGGGATTCCTCCCAGGCTGGCGTGTGGTTGGTGGGTCGGACAACTGGGTGGTAGACTCAGGTGTGAGCCTTGGTCTGTACCGAAGCCCTCGCAACCTCCAGCGGGTCACCGGAGTTCCCGACTTCAAGGCATACAGCCGGGTTGAGGATGTGATCCTCCAGGGATCCGTGCAGCCTGCACCGTTCGTGTTCTTCCAGAACCCGCCGATCCAGGACATCGCAGGATACGACGAGGGAGTGTTCTTCAACATCGTCACGGTCATTGAGGACCCTGATGGTGTGCTCATCGTGAACAAGCCGCTGGAGCACTACGAGGACATCCTCCACGATTTTGCGGAGCGGCGGTTCCTCTGGTTGGATGCGGGCTCTCTGAGTACCCCCTTCCAGCAGCCTGTGACGACCATTGGGCTGGGGCAGCCCTCTGTGGCGGGCAACTCCTTGCTCAACGCACCAGGCATTGGCGGAGGGCTTCTCATTTCGGATGGGGGTGCCTTTGAATTCCAGGAATTGGACACCGATTACCTCCTGCCTCAGGACGGCATTTCCGGGAATGTGGTGCTCATCCGGCGTTACGGCGATGGCGTTTTGTCTGGTGGTCGAGGGACGTACACGGTTGGGGGTGCATTCCAGGATCCCGAGGCCAACTTCCTAGCACCCTCCGAAGAGCAGGCCCTTGATGGGGACGGTAACCCTCTTTTCTCTGGCGGGCAGCCCGTTTATCTCCCTGTGGCTCAAGAGGGCTATCGGATCAAGCTTCTGTCGGGTGAGGAGGCCGGCTCTTACCTCATCACCTCAGTCAACAGCGCCACCGAACTGGCGGTCGATCCTCCTTTCCTGGGTGATGCCCTCCGTTCGACCCCTTGGGAGATGTACCGGGGGTTCACCGCAGAGGTGTATGATCCGGCCGTCGTGGCTGACCAGGTTTACCTGAACTTCAACCACCTCCCCGAGGAGCCGTTCAAGGTCAACGTGCTCACTCCTCTGGGCACTCCCGATGTCACGTTGGCGGCATCGGTGGAGGGTGCTGTTTCCCGAGGTCGGGCCACCTCCATCCGGTATGGGCTGGCACATGAGGACAACACGAATTCGGCAGATCTGGTTGCCCTGACTCGGGCAACCCTGGGGATCGTGGCCAACGGCCTGTTGGTTGTTCCCGATGCCGGCTCCACCCGGTTCACCAGTGTGGCCTACTCTCTCCGGGTGGGTGCAGACAAGCTCACCCCTATCCCTGTGGCGGTGTTCTCCTCGCCGCAGGATCCTGATACCGTCGAGGTGGATCCCTCCGGGAACCTTCAATTCGGGGGTAACCTCTTGGCGGACTACGCCAAGGCCACCGTGACCTACCAGGAAGAGTTCCTGGGGGCCACTGACGTGGCGGCCGGCGCTGTGGAGTACAACCCGGACACCGGGGACCTCAACATTGGTACTGCGGACCAGGCCGCCCATGCGGGCAAGGTGGTTTATTTCACCGAGCGCATGATCTCAGAGAATACCCTCGACGTGTCAATGAACCCACTCGCAGGGGCAATCGGGTTCCAGCAGCCCCTCCAGGAGGGTCAGTCGGTCGAGGTGTGCTATCACCAGGCGGATCTCGAAGGCCGGAAAGAGGGGGAGCTGATCCAAGAGTTCCTGCCGGTGTTCGTGACCAAGGCTGAGGCCACTCGGGTCAACCATTTCACGTTCACGTTTAACAACGACGGGCGCAATGTAGACACCCGGATTGCCCCCACCGTGTTCATTGGGGCAATGATCCAGAACTTCCAGGTCCAGGACTACGTCTTGGAGGCGCCTGCTGATCCAACTCAGCCTTTCACCATTCAGTTCCTCTCCAAGGTCATCCCTGACCACGTCACCGTCAAGGTGAGCTTTGCTGCTTTCGAGGCGAACGGTGGGGAGCGGTCATACACTGTCTCGACCACTCCGGTTTACCGCCCGCCGTTTTTCCTCAAGGCAGGTGCAGACAGTTTCGGTCTCCAGGGTGACCGGACCGGGGACTTCCTCCCCGGCCAGATCATCCGCCTGGGCGCCGAGTGTTTCTATGTGCGAGAGGTCGAGTATTTCCCAACCCGGGTTACCCCTCTCGAAGAGAAGAACCCCCTCAACCCAGCGAAGCCCATCGTCAAGGCGGGCAACGTCACCAAGATCCACCTTTTCCCCTCAACGGTGCGGGAGGTGGGTTCCCGAGCCCCGGGTCATGATGTCCTGACGGTCATCTCGGCCGGCGCTCTCACCACGGTGGTGGATCCCGAAGGGGCCAGCCCGACTGCAACAGGGGCCCCCGCCGGGTTCATGCAAGAGGTGCCGCTGACAGAGTTTCCCTTTGAGCCGGTCAACCGGGGTCAGAAGACCGTCAATTTCCGAGGGGACCTGACCACGTTTGCCGTGCCCGGCCACATCATGGAGGTCGGGGGTTACCCCTTCACGATCAGTGGGTCTGAGCTGAATCCCGAAGGGACTTACACCAAGATCACCCTCACGGCCCCGTTCCGTACGGGGGTGTCCATGGACACCGTGACTTCGGTGAAGCTGAGCTACCGACCGGTTTACCCACCAAGTGTACGGTCGTTCCTGCCGCTGGGGCCGATGGTAAGCACCGAACCCTTCGAGCTGGTCCTATTCGGGGAGCAGGACGCCTCTGGGGCGGCCCTGGCGGGCCGTACACTGACGCCCAGCGTCGAGTACAGCTTGGACCCTGCCTCGGGGTCTATCGAGCTTCTGGAGCCCAACCAGGCGCCTTTGGGTGCAGGGCAGCGCCTCGTGCTCAGCCACACCCGCAACCGGACCCTCAGCCCGAGCATTCGGGATGGCGTGGTCAATGAGCCGCGAGCATTTGCCACCTACCTGTACAACACCATCCCGGATGGGGAGAACGGGTTGGAGGGTGCGCTCCTCCAGGCCACTTACACCTTCCGCAGCCCAGATACGTTTTATTTCCGCATCCCAACCCTCACTCAATTCCTGGCCGAGGCCATCCAGGAGGCCGTGGAGGACATCCAGGCTCAGCAGACCGGCAACGGGCCGATGGTCATCAGCACACCCGGTGAGGACAACTGGGATCAAGGCAGTACGGGCCTCATCTGGGAGCGCCGACACCTGATGGACAAGGACCGGGCTTCCCGGACTTTCCTTGATTTCTACAACCAGGCCATTGTTGCTTTCGAGCAGATCAACGAGACCATTGACGGCCGATTCGTTGGCGACCGAGATGGCAAGTTCCGTTTCTTCATCGGCAAAGGGCTTGAGTGGCCCACGCCTGGCTATGAGGATGAGATCTCAGGGCACCTCCTGCCCAAGAACCTGTGGAGCATGGTGGTCAATGAGGCCAACCCCGCCAATGACCTCATTTTCTTGGAGGCGGACCCTCTCGTGGAGCCCACTTCGGCCACCTTGGCGGGTGGCGTTCTGGCGGGGGTGTTCCCAACCGCAGATCGACTCCAGCAGCTCATCGCCCGTCAGGCGGTTTTGGTCACCAACGATGTCGATGACCTTGTCGTAACCTCAAAGCAGCGCCCGACCGTCAAATTCCTACCTGTGTCCCCGTTTTTCTCGATCCAGGCCCTGGCCGACTTCAAGCGGATGGCCGACAGCCATGCCCTGAGCCGGATTTACCCAACCCAGGCCAAGGCATTTTTCTTGACTTTCCCGGGTATCGGGGCAGACGAGGCCACTGGGGATCCCGGCTCTTACACCTGGGGGCGCACGGTCGATGGAGAGCGGAAGAGCACCAACCAGTCCGAGATCGCATCGGTGAGCAACCCCGTGTTGGGCGGTATCACCAACATCAGCGAGTCTGCCCTGACCCCCCGGCGAGCCCGAGCCCGGGTCTGGGGCTATTTCCCAGACGGCTTGGCCGCCAATGTGTTCGGTGCGGTGCCCCCCGCAGCTATCCTGGAACCCTGCATGATCGTGGTGCAGACCCCCCTCTCGGAGGTTCCGGTCCACCCTGATACCGGGTTCGTCGATGTGTCCAAGCTCCGTTCTCAGGGCGGGGAGATCGCGGATGCCGAGGCGGGTGACCCAGAGCTGGCCCTCCCGGGCTTTGCCCCCGGTGACCAACTCTCCTGGGGCCAGCCTGACGGAAGCCTTTACCAGGCGCACAGCCAGAAAAGCTTCACGGTTTTCGGCATCCCCTTGCTGGATAGCCTGCATGTGCTTGATGTGCAGTACGGTTGCGTCGTTCGATTCGCGGACAGCCAAGGCTCCCTGTTGGATGATCCAAGCCGCATCCTGGTCGGGACAGGGGCCGCAAGCGGCACCCCCCTCCAGGATTTCCCGCTGAGCCAGGGGGACACCATCCTGGTTATCCCGTCTCTTGGGCAAGGTGTGGAGATCTCGGATCCCCCAACCATCAGTGAGCTGAGGGCGATGGGCAGCTCCATCGACGTGTACCGCAATGGGTTCGACCTCTCCATCCGCCCTGACGGCCGGGTGCTAGACCAGACGCTCCCGAGTTTCAATGACCCGCACCCTTACGGGCTCAAAGAGATTTTCGGCCAGAAGGCTCCCGACCCGCTGAGCGGCATCGAGGGCCCGGTTGAGTTCGTGTATGCCAACCCCCTCCCGCTGGAGATCCCGGCCCTCCTGGGCCAGGTCACCGACGACGACGGGGATTACAGCATCCCTTACCTGAGGACTGGCAACACAGAACTGGATCGCCTTGGGGACCCCACCCTGATGTCCAACCTGTTCGGGGTGTTCTCTCAGAATGGGGGCCTGTACACCTACCCTGACGAGATTGTGGCCCTGGATGGGGAGGTCATCGACACCCACGATGGAATCAATCACGATTTCTCGGATGTGGGTGATCCCTTTGGATCAGGTGGAGCCACCAAAGAGGCTGGGGTTATCATGACCCTCCAGGACCCGTTCCCCGTTGGGGTTGGTCAGGAAAGCCTTGAGCCCTTTGATCTCCTCCTGGTGGAGTGTGGCCAGAGTGGCATCAATGCAGGTGCTCAGGGGCTCCTCAATGTGGGTGCCGTTCGACAAGAAGCGGGCGGGGTGGGCTTCATCGAGCCCCCTCGGTTTATCACCCCCACAACGGCACCCGCAGTTGCAGGTGGCCCGACAGGCTCCCCTGTTCGGTATGTCCTTGACAACGCCCTGGTTCATGTGGATGGGTACCTGGGCAATGACCCCACGGTGGATCAGCCGAGCGGGGTTCGCCTGTACGAATATGACCAGAGCGGTGATGCCGCCCTCGACACCACAGTCCTCTCTTTCGTGGACTTGGGTTCGATTGCACTCAACGACGGCGTAGCGGCGGCTGCGGGTAACCTCAATGACATCTGGGGCGCAGCCGGCTCCAAGGCCAACAACAGGATCACCCTCCGGTGTTGGGCCCGGGATGATGTCGGTGTGGTGGATACGCCGGGTGCCAACCCCATGGCGGCACCGGGCACCGAGCTGTTCAGCATCGAAATCCAGGGTCTCAACGTCACCATCACTGATACGGTGTCCGGCAATGCGCCCACCACGGTGGTGGTGACCAATGTCGAGTTCGGCACCAATGACCCAGCACCGCTGGGTAGCCCAGCGGCGAACAAGCACATCGTGATCACAGGCTTCGGCATTGGCGGGCACATCTGGCCCGGCCCTACACCGGCTCAATGGTTCGTGCCTTACGTGGAGACCAACCTGGCAGCGCCGGGGTACAAGCGGGAGACGGTTTACAGTTACGATTTCTCTGTGGATGTGGACACTTACAACAACGCTGCTCCTCGGGGTGAGAGTGACACCGCGTATGTTGCAGGGGACCGTTTGACTTTCCATGAGGTTCTTGATTTCCGCCTTTCTCGCCAGAGGGGTAGCACCCACCCGCAAGCAGCGGGCACAGTGCTGGAGACACGGCTCCTCGTGGAGGAGGTCACCTGTGCGCCGAACACCGCCAGTTCAGTCAACCGCATCAACGGCGGTGACCCCCTCACGTTCATCGGCCGCACAGCAGCGGATGTGGGCAATGAGCTGGCGAGCGGAGCTTGGAGTTCTCCGGCAGGGGGATCCCTCAAGGCAGTAGCCTTGGAGGGGCATCTGAACGTCAACCTTCCCGGCACCGACGTGCGGTTTGCAGGTGTCCCCTCTTCGCCTAACGGGCCCTCGGGTGTCATCTGCCAAGGGTCGGGGCTCATGGAGTCCAAGGCCAATGGGGACATCCCTGCCGCCGTGGCCTTGTTGTCGGACGACCGGGTGACCGAGCCGGTGGTTTCAGCCGGTTTGGTGGGGCAGGTGGAACCTGGTGACATCCTGACCATCAAGAAGTCAGGAGACGCCGCGCATGATGCCTGCACTAAGGCGGGGACTTACCTGGTCAAGCACGCCATTGCAGAGAATGATGCCCTGAGCCACACCCTCCAGACCACCCAAACCTGTGTGGTGGGTGGGGGTAACGGCTGGATCATGCAGACGTTCCCCGAGGTGGTGCGTTTCGACGGAAGCACCCTGACGGTGACCAGCACCTCGGGGTTCCCTGGTGTGGGTAACCGGGTCTTCATTTGCCGTGACCTGTCCAAGCTCACAGCCGCCACGGCTGCGGAGTACGCCACTGCGTTCTGGTCTGGTGCCGTAACTGGCATGACGCTCACCACGTTCACCCTGAATAACCTCCTGGACGCCACGGGAGCGCCCGCACTCCTCGGGGACTTGGAGCCCTGGGTGGGCTTGCCGGTGGCGGGCTTGGACTCGCTGGTGGTGGGTGTTCGTGGCGGTGACCTGCCAGACTCCTGGTCCGTGGTTGGTCATCATGACTTGACCCTGGGCTCCGAGGTGATCCATGGGGTCCGCCTGATCAATTTCGAGGGTGCAGCAGGCCCCGGCGCCCCCGTCCTGTACGATGCGACCGCTGGTGAGATTACCGTGCCTGGTGGCGGCGGTCAGGTTGAGGTGGATGAAGGCACCCCTATCAACAACACCCTGTACAACCCGGATGAGGATCCGGTGGTGTACGACCACGTCCCCGTCGCCATCAACATCGCCAATGTGCCCGATGCCGACTGGGCCACACTGAATGACCCCAATGGGCACTCGGCGGCCCCCCAGTGGGTGGCGGCTCTCTTGCCGAACACAGAGGTCACCCTGGGTGACCCCGTGGGGCCCACCAGCGGGTTCTGGGCACAAGCGGGTATCTTCCTGGAGCCTAGCTTCCCCACCCCCGTTGAGCAGTACGACGCAGGCCAAGCCAATGTCGTAGAGCAAGGTGCAGCAGCTTACGCCAACATCGGAGCCCGGGACTTCGCCGCCTTCAACACCAGTGGTGTTGCGGTGACGACCCCCGAGCCGGTGGAGTTCGAGGTTCGACGCATCCGCCGCTTCCACGGACTGCTTGACGACATCTCAGCTCAGTTCGCCCCGCTGCGTTTCGCTTATGAGATCCGCCGTGGGCGCATCACCCAGTACACCGCCACGGCAAAGCAGTTCGGTCTTGTGGAGGCCAACGGCTTCGACATGGACTTCAATAACGACTGGGGTGCAGCACCCTTGGCACCGGATGTATGGAACACGGGTGAGGTGGGCCTCATCGGAACCAACCTGGGGCCATTCGATAACCTCGATGTGAACATCAATGCCGGTGATCTGTTCCGCCTCTTGGATGAGGACGGGAACCTGTTGGAGCAGGTAGCCATTGTCGGGGCGACCTCTTCCTCGGAGGTCAAGTTGGAGGCCCCCGGGCTCCAGACCCCCAAGGCGACCCTGGAGTCCAACTCGGGGATGCGGTTCGAGATCTGGCTTCGCCAGGCCCCTGTCCCCCATGAGCAGAGCAATGAACAGCTCCTGGAGCTGGTGACCTTCAAAACGGTCACTGAGACCAAAGCAGACTACGCCACTGAGACGGGCGGGTATGTCAACCAGATCACTGTGGACTACGACTCGGTGGTCAACCGCATGTCGGACGATGCCAACCCGGGTACTTGGGGTGGCAAGGGCGTACAGCGCGGTGACATCGTGGTTGTAGATCCGACCCCCACGATCTCTCAGACGGGTGAGCGGGGCTCCCGACCTATCGGGGACATCGGCGCTTTCCTGTCCTCGGGCCCGCAGCGTGCAGGGCATTCCGCAGGGGAGCCCAACTCCCTGGATGACAACCGTGGGTTTTACAGGGTCGTTGACATCGACGACAGCGTGAGCCCTGCGGTTCTGGTGGTAGACGGCTTGAACACCTTGGCGGGTGCCCGGATCAGTGGGGCGACCTCTGACGTGGTGTTCCCCGAGGACCCGACATTTCAGGCGACCTTGGGGTACAGCATCATGCCAACCATTTCTGGCTCGGTGCTCACACCGGACAGCCGGGAGGGTCAGATGGACCTCCGGCCCACCAAGAAGCGGGAGAACATCGCGGGTGCCGACACATACACGGGGGACACGCACTCTATCCGCCCGTTTGGTTACCGCATCATTCGACCAAGCCAACTCTTCTCAGAAGATGCGGTGGACCTGGTGCTGATGAACCGAGAGCGGATCCTTTCCTGGATTCAGGAGCTGAGGGTCATCATGAGTGGCAACAAGTCCGGCACTTACTGGGTGTTCCAGGACGAACAGCACTGCCGTGACATTGGATCGCCCAGCGATCCCATCGACGGCCTCGGGGTCCTGGGTAATGTGACCGTGGAGAGCTTGATCGGAGAGACCAACACCTCCCCGTTCATGAACACCTCGGACTGCCTGTCGATCCTAGACAGGCGGTTCTGGATCCTCGACCGGAGGCTGGACTCGCTCGTGCCTGACAGCAACATCGGTTACCGGACCTTCGATTCGGGTGCAGACCCGGCCTTCCCGCTTGCGGGGGGCCCTTACACCGCATATTCGGACACCTCTGGTGAGGCTGTCCGCCCTGTGCTGCCTGAGCGGGTTGATATCATCCAGGACACTGAGGATCAGCTCCGCCCGGCTCGGTATGCCTGGTTGGCTTACCGAACCAACACAATTCAGGGCACCTTGCGCCGCATTGAGTTGTTTGACCAGGATCTGCCCAAGCGCCTGGCGGAGGCTGAGCGGGCAGCACGCCTGGAAGAGGCAGCGGAGAACGCATGAAGCCCTTGACCCCCAAAGAAGCTGGTGAGTTGCTGGCCGAGACCGGCAGAGACGTAGGCACCTGGTCTCCCGCCGGAAGCAACAAGCAGATCCGCCCGGCTTTCGCCGATGAGCAGGCTCAGGCTCTGTTGGCCATGCGGAGCATCCTCCAGCAGCAGCTTGCAGAGTGGGAGGGCAAGAAGGCGGAGGCGTTGCAGAAACTCGCCCTCATCAAGCACGGTGGAGGTTCCTGATGTCTGATTTCGGAGAGTGGGGGACAGTCAGTTTCGAGCTGCCTGATTTCCTGGAGGACACCCGGGAGTCGATCAACAGCGTCGCAGAGTTCTTGCTGGAGTTTTTGGACATCGCCTTGTCCGCCCTCCAGCTCCTCAAAGCCTTTGCAGTGGGGTCCCTTGATCCCATTGCTGCCCTTGTCCAGGCGATCATCGACCAGGTCAGCACTTTGCTGGCAGATCTCCAAAACTTGGGGATCTACATCACGGGTGATTGGGCTCTCTTGGAGAGCCCCTATCAGGATCTCCGGGGTGGTTACTCGGAGTACGAGCGGCGGATGATCGCCCGCCTCACCGACAAGACCGACCCCACCCGACCCGACATCTCAGGCAACGCCTCCGTGCTCGGGGCTTTCTTTTATCTCTCGGTAGACTACAGTGGGATCTCCCGGCTGGTGCAGTTCGTTGAACAACTCCTGGACCTGTTCAATCAGAGCTTCAACCCCTCAGGCACACCCCCGGTGCCCATCGTCACGGGGATCCAGTTTGGGACCCAGGCCAACGGTGATGTTTTTGACTCGTTCGAGAACCTGGTGCGTTTTGAGGACACCCCACCTGAGAAGGTGAAGATCACCTGGAAAGTCCAGCCGACCAACCTGACGAGCCCGTTCAACCCGTTCCCTCCGGTGGGGCCTCAGGGATTCCTGGTGACCGTCGGCACACGGGAGGAGGGGATCCCCCTTGCCTTCAACCGGCCCGAGAACGACGCCAAGAAGAGAGAGCCCGAGGGTGGTGACACGGCACGCCGGTCCTCACGGGAGGCCGGTAAGGTCCTCGACAGGAAGGGTCAGCCTTACATCCTGTACGGTGGGTCCGATATGCTTGACGGTCCCCTGGATGAGCACTCCTGGAACAGTGTTGTTGAGGGGCCAAACCAGTTCCGGGACGGCCACACCGCCGTTTATGGGTTGAAGAGCCGCGCCTCGGGGGAGGTCATCGATCTCGATCTGCTCAGAGAGGGTGAGGACATCGACAACCCTTACCTGCTCCAACGGACCTTTGCGGTGGACCCCGGGCAGATCAGTGCCTGGGTCAAGCAGGAGTACAGCCTGGTCCTCAATTTCGATGACCTGCCTCATGATGCTGAGTTCAAAGTGGACAACCTGACCGGCCAGGTCACTGTCCGGGACCTCGGCCGGCTGAGCACTTACTATGTCCGCATCGCCTCCACCGATAATGCAGAGTACACCTTGGCGACCCCACTCGGAGATCGGACGATCAGCAAGAGTTATGCCCTGGATTTCTCTAAGGTCCGGGACCTGGGAAACAACCCGGGGGAGCTGTTCCGTATCCCCCAAAAGGGGCAGGCGAAGAGGTCAGCCTGGAGTCCCGCATTCAAGGCCACCATCCCTAACTCCAACACCGGAGATTTCCTCGACGCTGTGTCGATTGCCCTGATGGTGCTGGTCCTGAGCCGTTCCGATCTCCCCCTCATCGACGAGGTGGAGGGGTGGCCAGAGGAGGCTATTGAGCTGGCTAAGGAGCACAAGAAGCTCATCCCCGGGGTGGCACTCCTGGCCACGGGTTTGGAGCCTTACAAGGGCCTTCTGGAGCAGATGTTCCCCGGAGGGTTCAAGCAGTTCATCGAGACCAAGGGTCAAAACCCACAGAGGTTCCGCCAGGAGCTGCTGACCCGGGTGCGGGGTTTTGCCAAGGAGCTGTGCGACAAACTTGGTGCCCGTCCCGAGCTTCATGAGTTCATCGCCCAGAACACTCTGGAGATGCGAAACGAAGCCAGCGTGCAGGCTTTGCTCCTCGGGGTTGGGGAGACCGGAGCCATTAAGGAGATGAGGCGGATCTCCGACCTTCCCAGCATGAACGATGCCTCTGCTGATTTCTTGCTGCTTGCTGCCCTGAGCACTGAGCTGGACACTGAAACGCTGGCTTTGAAGCAACGGAACAACGATCTGGCGGCCTCAGTGGATAAGCCCCCTGAGTTCCCGAACTTGTCCACAGAGCCAGCCCCCCAGCTCGGGGCCTGGCGAAGCATCGGTTTCGCCCCCAACCCTTACAGCATGGAGGTGCCTGAGGCCCTGGTGGGCAAGCTGATGTCGGCAGGGATCCCCGATGTTATTCGAGGCCGCAAAGGCGACTTCATTGAGGTCACCCCGGCAGACGTGGCTGACTGGGAGGTGAAGGGCCAGATTCCAGCGAGTTCGGCGCTCCAAGTTCTTGCAGACTCCCCACCTTCCCTCCGCATGTTTTACGAGAAGTACCTCCAGGCAGACGGCTCCATCCTGGTGCCCACCAAGGTCCTGTCCTACATGGACGCCTTGGCGGCCCAGGAGAGGAAAGTCGGCTCGGCGGACCTGTCTCCAGTGTTCTATTTCGGGGCGGACAAGATGAGGGCGGCAGCCCAAACGGGGGTGGTCCCCGTTAATGTTCAGGACGCGTTCGGCGCCCGGTACCTGCGGACCATGTTCCGGGAGTGGGAGGGTGGCCTCTTGTACTCCCAGTCGGCCTTGGTGTTGGGTGTGGCCGCTGCTGCGGGACTCCGCCACCCCCAAGACGGGGAGTGGATCGCTATCCGTTTCCTCGACAGTTTCCCTGCTCTGGACGGGTTCTTTGAAACCCTCCAGCAATGGCTTGATGCCTTGGCGGAGTCCATCAAGTCGGTGACGGACGCCATTGTCCAGTACATCGAGTTCGTGGAGGACCGCATCGTCGAGTTGCAGAACCTGATCCGTAGGTTGAACTCCCTGATTCAGAGCATCCTTGGGTTCACCGTGGGGATCCCCCAATGCTCGGGGTTGCTGCTGGTGGGCCAGGGCACTGACGACATCACCCGGCAGTTCATCACGGCGGACAACAAGCCCTCAGACAGCCCCCTCGCCTATGGAGGAGGGAAGCGCGAGCAGGCGGAGCGCATCGCTGTCGAGCAGGCCGCCGCGCTTGACCCCGCGGTGGGCGCACCCGTCACGCAGACCATGCTCGATGAAGCGCGTGAGCTTGCCGCCTATGGAGGAGGGGTGGCGGTGTTGGCGGGTGGTGCTCCGACTTTTCTGATCGAGTTGCTGCAAGTGGCAATGGGGCAAGACAGTGACCCCAAACAGGACGCCAGTGTCACATCCCCAGGGCCACTGTTTGGCTTGGAGAATCTGGAAGCCCCCAACAATCCCCCACCGGATGATGAGCCCGATGTCCTTTGAATTTTCTGTCTATGGCAGTTTCTCTAGTAAAGGAGGGTCACATGAACCAAGTTGACCAGATGAGGCGTATGTGGGCGAAAGCTCGCAGTATTCACGAGCAGCAGATGGAAAAGGCGAATCAACTCAGCCAGGTTGATCCCGCAATCGCCAGGGAAATGGTCGAGTCGGGCAACGGCGACACCGACAAGATCCAGGTCTCCAAGAAAACCATCCCTGCGAGCCGACTCAAGCCCTCCCAGACCACGATGGTCTTGGCGAAGTCCCTCGGGATGGCGCTTTTCATGTTGAAGAAAGGCCAGGTGGGTGGTGACCTCGGTGCTCTGATCTCTGCCGACAATTACATCATGGACGGCCACCACCGTTGGTCCGCTGCCGTGTTGGCTGGCGGGAAGTCTGCTCAGGTAGGCGGTTACATGGCTCGGGTTCGTGGTGAGGATTTGCTCAAAGTTCTGAATGTCCTCACCGTGGGGAAGTTCAAGAGGAACAAAGGGAACGCGGGGTCAGGATCCCTCTCGGGTTACACCCCCAGCAAAACCCGTGCAATGCTCCAGAAGTTCACGGTTGAGGGGATCCCGGGGCAGTTCCCCTGGAAGCCTGAGGATGTGAAGTCGGTCTTGGAGTCGTCCTTTGGGACGGTTGAGGCAGGTATCGCCGAGATTTCGTCAAATGCCGACCTCATCACCAAGTCCGTCCCTTCTTGGGCCCCGGCCCGCCCCGACATGCCTGTGATCAACCCCGGAGAGGTGCCCGCAGCCGCCAAATCCTTGCAGAGGGGTGAGGTGGACTGGAGCCCTGACTTCAAGAAAGCTTTCCGGGAAGACCTGACCCGCCTGGCCCATCAGCACCCCGAACTCCGGTCGAGCCTGCTCCCTGTGCTCCGAGGCACCCCCTCTCGGTAGAGTGAGCCATGGCTTCTTTCTCCAAGATGAGTTTCTTTCCCTCCGGTTATTTCCGGGTGTTCAGCTCCTGGCTCTTGCGGGAGAAGCGGGATCTGTCCCGCCGCATTAACGTGATGAACGCTGAGATCGAGCGGATCGGGTTTGTCACGGTGGCTTACCGTCAGGCCCAAAACCCCGACGGTTCTTATTACGTGACCGAAGAGCGCATGGGGGTGAGCGTCACCCCCAAGTCCACCCTGGAGAAGCTGGTTCAGGCGTATGTCGCCAACGGGGGCAACCCCCTGGACATCAGCCCTTTCTGGATGCCCGACCAGAGCACCGTGATGGACATGAGCGACGGCGGGGAGGCCCGGGTGGGCGAGACTTACCCGTTCGGGGGTGTAGTGGCCCCCAAGAGTGTGGAGCCCAACAACCCCGCGCAGGACCCGCAGGGCACGGGTTACCAGAGCTATGAGGGCGGCTACCTCAACACCTCCCGCTATTACCCAGCCCGGCTGGGCGGCCGAGTCACCCAGAAAGATCTCACCACGGCGAAGGCGATGCGGAAGATGCGGGACTGGGCCAATCAGTCCATCAAGCACAAGCTCCAGGACATCGAGTGGCGCATCATCAAGCAGATGGACCTGAGAGAGCAACTTGAGCAGGAGCGGGACCGTGTCCTCACCCAGGCTTTCGGCGGCTCCTCAGATACGACACCTGTGCTGGATGCAGAACGCTTCAACCCGGGCCTGACGGTGCAGAGCTTGGTCAACGATTTTTACGACATGTTGTTTGAGATGGAAGGGCCGGAGAAAGTTCTCGCGTTCCGCTCCGGCTTCAAGGTGGGGTTTTTGGATTTCTCATTCGAGGATGAACCCGAAGAGATCCCGCTGGGCTGATCAGCCCTTGGTCACGTTTTGAGGCATAGCGGCGGTGCTGGCTGTCACGCTATCGGGTGCTCCGTATTGCGCGACAAGCTCCATGAAAAGGGTGTCGAAATCAGCGCACAGCGTGGAGATGTAACCCCCACAGGCCCACGCGAATGTCCAAGCCTCGGTCATGGGTCCTCCGAGGTTGGGATCACCTTGATCCCGAAAGAAGTCTGAACGTCCCCGAAGCACTGGCACCCGATGTCACACTGACACCCCGTGAGAGCATCATGCTCCCCCGAATCCCAGATAACCCAGGGCTCCCCGTGCTTGCCAGCCACGACAGTTCCGAGGTCATCCGCATCACCCCGGGCAAACACGCGGGCACCCGGGATCATCTGATTGAGTTTCCGATCAATCGTTTCCGTCATCCTCAGAATCCTCGCCTATGTTGCCGAGAAGGCCCTTCAAGATCCCGGCGGTAGATGCCTTGCTCTGGGCGATGTCATAATCGAGCCGGGTGTTCTGTGCTGCTTTCACCCCAAGCAGGTAAGCCTCCTGGAGCATCCCCTCAACCCGATCAATGAGGAGGTCACCGCCCTCCCCCTCGGTAAGCATCTTGACGCCCACAAAACCAAACAGCCCACGGAGGGTGCCGATGAAGTTGTCGGTCAGCCGGGCCGTGTCCTCCCAAGGGATGTCCTGGCTTGCCTGGGGGGGTGGGCCGACCGCAAGGACAGCCGCATCCCGACCCAGTGCCGCCGCAAGGGCTGCATCTTTGATGTCGGGGTCTTTATCTCGTAAGGTACGGCGATCCATGGTTCTCCTGTCAGTTACCCGCCAGCTCGCTTGATGAGCTGGGCGGCGGCTTGGAGGCTGATCCCCAGCTTATCTCCAATCTTGCGGTAAGAGAGCCCTTCGGATCTCCATTTCAAGGCTTTTTCCCGCTTCTGTTTTTGCCGCTGTCTGGCTAGATCGGCTCCCCCAAAGAGGTCCACGCAGGAGGCACAGAATACACCACCCCCGCCCCAAGTGATCGGAGGATCACCGGGCCGGGACCCGCAACCTGTGCAGATGCCTGCAACCCGGCCTTGCAGACCCACTAGCGGTCCCCGGGCTCACCGTCGAGGAAGGCGTTGATCTTGTCTTGGATGTCGTCATCGTCGAAGGGGTACTTCAACTCGAACACTTTCGCTTCGATGATGAGGACCAGGGCATCCTCCGGGGTCTCCACCTCCACCGTGGTGAGGTTGGGCGCTCCTGCGTCGGTGACCATCTGGAACACCCCGTCGGCGATCCTCTTGGAGGGGGTCCCACTCCCGCGTGTTCCCCAGTCTTCTGCCACACCCTCAACGTCTCGGTACATGCTGGATCTCCTTGTGTCTCACCCTAACTACCACCTGCCGTCAGATCGTTACCCGGAAAGTTGCCCGATTCGCAGCCTATAAGGTTCGGTAGAATGAAGCGGCGCTTGGTGGCCCCCCGGAGACCTGCATGAGCCAAGATTTTCAACTGGGATGGGCGTGTCCTCACCTGACGGTGGAGGAAGTGGTGCGCCTGGACACGGATCGCAGAACGCTCTTGACCCGTCAGCCCGTGGCGACGGCGGGGACCGTGCGGGTTATGCTCAATGATGACCCGGGCCTGGTGATCCCCCAGACAGGGCTCTCCTCGGTGGCCCAGATCTTCTCAACCGACTCCGGCCCGTTCACCCTCACCCAAGGTGAGGACACCCTCACCATTGAGACACCCGCAGGGTCTTTCACGGCCTCCCTCGGCATCACGGGTAAGGTCCGGTGGGGTGCTGACCAGGTCATTCAGAAGCTCATGCGGCAAGGTCTAACCAGCCAGCTCGCCCTGGCGGAGAACATCAACGGCCATCTGCTCATCTCGGACACCAACACGGTGGGCCCCGATAGTTTCGTCAGGATCTCGGGCACTGGTGCTGAGAGTCTGGGTTTCGGTGCCACAGGCAACACCCGGCAAAGGTCTGCCCGAGGACGCCGCCTGTACCCCTCCTGGAACCTGGAGATCCGACCGGACACCATCACCAACAGGGCCCCCAAATTCACTTCGAGGGTTAGGAGCAACCCCACCATCAAGGTGACTTACTCGGTGCCGGTCTCTCGGTGTCTTCGATGCCGCGCCACTTACGTCGAGAACGATATCCGGTTCTCTGTGGACGGGAACCCCGTCTTTGTGGACGACGAGGATCTGCTCCAGCAGGCGGCCCTCAAGGTGATTCTGACGGATCGGGGCTCAAACCCGTACCACAACTGGTACGGGACCACCATCCGCTCCCGTATTGGGAGCAAGGCCATTGGTAATGTGGCCGCCGCCCTCCAGGATGACATCCGGCGGGCACTGACCCGTTACCAGCGGCTCCAGAAGGCACAGGCTGAGGTACAGCCGGTCAGCCCCAAGGAGCGCCTGTATGCGGTGCTCAGCATCCAGGTACTGCCCCATGAGCAAGATCTGACGACGTTCCTCGTGGATGTGTGGGTCCAGAACGCCTCATCCGAACCTATTCAACTCAACACCGTGTTCACGGTTCCCGAGGTCGTCGCTCTGATGGGCTCGAACGGCCTGTTCCTCGGAGGTCGATAGACCATGCCCACCCTGCCCAAGTTTGAGGGTCCTGATGCAGTCCTCCGAGAGGATTACACCTTCTCGACTACTATTGATTCCCGGCACTTCTCAGGGGAGATGGACGCGGACACGGTGGACATGCAGGTGTCTGTCCGTGGCGCGGCTTTCACCTCCGATCCAGACCTGATCGCTTTTGAGGGCACGACTTTCGTGGTGCCCAACCCCTCTGCTTTCCCTGACGGGATCCAGCTCTTGGCTGGAGATAACGACATCCAGGTCAAGGCGGTCTTTTCCAACGGCACGGTCTCAAAGCCGAGCCGCATCACTGCCCGGCTTGTGCAGGACAGTGACCTTGGAGTGTCCCTCGACGAGCCCACCGGCGTGTTCCTTGAGCGGTTCAACGAGGCCATTAAGGTCACTGTGGATGGTCTCGATGCCTCTGAGGTCATCGGGTACAACTTCTATGCCTCAACCCAGCCCGGTGGTGGGGCTGAGGGCTATTCCCGCATCAACCCCTCCCTGGTTATCTCGGGTGAGCAGATCGAGGACTTGACCACCCTGGCGGAGCTGACGGTGGATGCCAACGTGGCCACCCTCAACGACGGCTCCCCTGCGGCGGACCCCCTATTCATGGTCTACAAGGCCACCCAGGAGGACCAGGACGACACGGTCCTCCAGACTGATTTCGATCAGGCTCTGGAGATCCCCGACAACACCACCCGAGTCCGCTCAACCATCTCGGTGGAGGCAGTGCGGAGCCTTTCTAGGTACAGCTTCGTCCACGACCGGCTGGCGAGCTTCAACTCACCCACCAACCCGGCCATCCCAAACGCGGCCTTCAACGCCATCCCCAAGTCAGATCCCGTTTACTATGTGGTGACGGCGGTTTACTTCACCGAGGGCACCGAGTACGAGACCGCGTTTAGCCCCGAGCTGTCGGGTTCCCCTCTGGAGTTGGTCCCCAACGTCGGTACATTCCCTGCGGTGAGCCGCCAGAATATCGTGCGTGACACGGTGCTTAGCATTTTCCGGGCTCAGCCTCAGATTGACGTGAAGCCCGGCTCTGTATTGCGGGACACATTCATTGACCCCTTCTCCACGGAGGCGGAGCGCCAGCGGTTCATCATCGATTTCTTGCATCGCGCCGGCAGCTTCGCCACGTTGCTCCCCATCGACGACCCCAGCCTGTCTGGGGTGTCCATTCCGGTTGAGCAGTCGGACTACAAGATCGCACTCAAGCAGGCGTTCTTCTTGGAGAGCACCAGCTCGGTTCAGCAGCTCATTGACAACACCTTTGAAAAGCTGGCGAGCAACTACGGGAAGACACGGCGGAGTGGTCGCCGAGCCCGAGGATCTGTGACCATCTACACCCGCTCCCGCCCGACCACGAGCCTCAGCTTCGGCATCGGCACAAGGGTGGTGCTGGGTGGTGTGGGTTACCGCCTCACCAGCTCCGTATCTATCACCAGCTCAGGTGCAGGTTCTTTCTTCAACCCGATCACCGGCCGTTACTCTGCCACAGCCTTCGTGCAGGCTGAGGACGTGGGGCTGGGCAGCAACCTGGCCCCAGGCCAGAACGGCACCGTCTCGGGTGCTCCCGTGGGCGTCGAGGTCACCAACGACTCGGCTATCAGTGGCGGCTTGACTGAGGAGTCGAACCGAGACCTGGCAGCCCGGGGCATGAACGCCCTGTCTTCGGTGGACTCTGGCACTCTCCGGGGTTACGTGAAGAATGCCGTGGATGTCCCTGGGGTCGAGCAGGTCAATGTGGTGGACGCCGGCCACCCCCTCATGCAGCGAGACCGCAACGAGAGCGGGCGCCATGTGGGCGGCAAGGTGGATATCTGGCTGAGAGGGGAGAACCTGAGCACAGTCACGGACAGTTTTGCTTTCTCCTTTGAGAGTAAGACGGGCGTGCAGTTCGAGCCGGTTGGGGACCCCAAGGATCTCAGACTCCGGGCCGTTGACCCCAGCCTCTCTGAGGACAACCCCATCATTGAGATGCTGGATTACCCTGAGTTCGACATTGAGCTGGTCAACGAGACCAAGGGCGCCACCTTTGACCTGACCAACACCACCGTGGTGGCTTACAACGTCATCCAGCTTGACACCGCCCTCAATGACCCCGCAATCCTGGGCCTGCTGGACGTGGTCAAGGGCAGTTACCGTTACCGGACAAGCAACAAGCACACCTTTGCTAGGCAGCCTGTCCGCTCTGTGGGGGACATGACTGGAGAGGTCAGCGGTGAGCTGGACGAAGATATCTTCGACCTGTACCAGGCCAGCGACCCGTTGGAGCTGGGCCGCTCGACCGAAGCTGGGGACTATGTTCAGGTGACGGAACCCCTGACGGATGCCGGGGATACCATCCCGAGTGGGACGCCCATTGAGGTGACCGGTGAGCAGCATGTGATCCTGGATGGCGTTGAGTATGTTAACCGCCTCGGGGCCAACCCTTACTCTGTGGTCGTCACGGATGAGACCGGGGCGACGACTTACGTTGGCCCCTTCGCCTCACTGACCCCTGAGTACACCATCATCACCGGCGACTCCGCGACCCCTCTGGGTATCCAGGTGACCTCGGGCTCACCGATCTCTGAGGGGCAGACCTTGCTCATCAGCTACAAGTACGATGAGAACTTCACCGTTTTGTACACCACCAATGCGCTGGTGTCCCTGACGGAGAGCGCCATTAACCCGGATCGCCACATCACCGCTGATGTGGTCGCCAAGGAGGCGGTCAACGTGCCCGTGGACCTCACGGTGACAGTGGTCTTGGAGAATGCCAACCAACGCAGGGTGTCCGTGGACACCGTGGATGGGGCTATCCGAACGGCTCTGGACCGCTACTTTGGCGCACTGGTGCTTGGGGAGCCCGTCCGACAGGCAGATGTTCTTGGGGTCATCGAGAACGTGTCCGGCGTAGCTTACCCCGTCGTCCCCCTCACCAAGATGTCCAAGGGAGACGGTGCCCTGGTGGTGCGGGAGTTCATCACAACCACCCAGTCCTCAGACGTGTTTGCTGTGGATACCTGGAACGCCACCTCAGGTGCCGTCAACGTGTGGTTGCTCAAGAACCCCCTGGAGGCATCCACCATCGACAGTGGTGGTGAGGAGACCAAGTTCCGGGGCGTTTTCGCAGATGAGGATCTGCTGGAGAACAAGGTGATCGCTCCGAACATCAACGGGGTGCCCATGCTCAACGGGTCCGGTTCTGCCTTCATCATCGGTGCCCAGGGTTTGGAGATCCCCGGTTTTTCTGACGACGCCACCCTCCAGGCGGCTTACCCGTTTGCCTCCGGGGCGGAGATCATCGAGAAACGTCGGGAGATCACAGCCAACCGGATCTTGGTGTCCCTGACCAAGGACGACACCCCTCTGGATCACCAGTACACGGTGACTTACCAGGTGCAGGGTGATGCGGGAGTCAAGAACATTGAGCCGGGTCCCACGGAATACCTGGAGATTGGTGAGATCGACCTCACTTTTGACGAGGACACCGATTTCTTGGCTCGGGTACAGGGGCGTAACTGATGGATTCAGTCACACGGGTTGCGGGGCAGTGGTTGCAGCGCCAAGCGGGCGCGGAACTTGACCAGGTAGTTGCTCAGATTGCGGAGGAGTTGGATCGGGACTTCAAGGTATTCCGCAAGGACTCCCCCAAGGGAGGGGTAGTGAAGATTTTGGAGGGTCGGCGGGCAGTGGGGTGGGTGTATGCTACCGATCTGCATATGACCTCCCAGGAGAAAGACGATCATGCGATGGAGCAGGTGAGGTCTGGCATCCCCCCGCTGCCTCGCCGGCGGCGGGCGTCCTACACCACAAGCCAGTGCCGCACAGATTTCGATACCCTGACCTCAAAGCACCCCCAGATCCAGAACCTTTGGTTCATCGGGCACACCATGCTGGATGTTGAGCTGAGGCGGAGAGGTCTGGGCAATCTGTTTTATGCAGAGATCATTCAGATGGCCACCAAGCACCGAGCGGCTATTGGGCCTGGGGTATGTGCAGGGGAGCCCACTAAGCCTGCCGCCTTTAGGGTTTGGAACTCGATTCGCCGCAGGTACCCCCATGAGGGTTTCTTGGTGTGGGGGCGTAACTGATGGCAGACAAGCCCGTCAACAAGAACCTCCTCCCTGGGCTCGTAGCCCAGAACCCTGCCCCTGTCCATACGGATCAGAAAGCCCAAGGGTCCCAGGAGCACAAGCAGCAAGTCCGAGACCAGGTGGACAACATCATGAAGGTGTTCCTCCAGCTCCTGCCGAGCAACTACATCTCGCAGGTGACGGGGCCCTTTTACACCCTCCAGTTCCAGGCCGCCGCTGAACAGATCGCAGAATTCCAGATCACCGCTCAGGAGGTCTGGGCGGATACGATGTACGATTACACCCGGTCGGAGTTCCTGTTCCAAATGCTGGGCCAGCTCGTGTTCCCGGATGCCCAGACCGATGGATACCCCGACCTCCAGGGCGACCTGACTTACCGTCAGTTCCTCCAGAGCATGGTCCGGTTCCTCTTGCAGGGGGCAACCAAGGGGACCATTGAGGAGTCCCTGGCTGAGGTTGGTAGGGCGACCCAGGGGTTGGCGAGGTGTGAGAACCCCGGGCTGGTTCAGGATATCGCTTACACGGTGTTGGAGAAAGCCGTCGAGGCCCGGAAGCTGGGCTCAGGTTCGGCTTGGGGGCTCGACGATCAGTTTTGCTTTGAGGTCAGCGCAAATTACCTCGATGCAGGGTCAGGGCTGGAGCGGTTCCCTGAGGATCCTTTCATCCTGATGGAGAACGTCCGAATTGTCATGAGGGCTTTGAAGCCGGCCCACACCCTGTATGAGTACCGGCATCAATTCACGGAGACTTTCGGTGAGCTGTTTGCAGGGACCCTGAGCTGGGACATGCACTCGTATTACTACGAGGATTTCCGGCGTTATTGCCACGGCGCCAAGAGCGTATCCGGCACTCAAGGGGAGACCCTGTCAGATCGGAGCTTGTTCCAGGACGTGAACCGGGACTTCTCCAACATCTCGGCAGCCGCACCTCTGGTGGTCACCTCGGGACCAAACGGCATCCATGCCGGGGGTCAAGAGGGGACAGTGGCCTCGACAGACCGCCGGGAACTGGGTCGCTATCGAGTGGTGGAGCGCATCGTGTTCCCTGGGGGGGACGACAGTACCGCCAGGGCGTACACCACAAGCCCCACAGGGCTCTCAGGGTCCGCCACAGTGAGCGGGGACGACATCACGGACTCCAGTCAAGACTGGGCCCTTGCTGCTGAGGGGGAGGTGCTGACGTTCGCCACAGGGGCAAATGCAGGCAGCTATCGTCTCAAGACGGTGTTGGGTGCTGCTGGTGGGCGGGTAGGGTTTGCATCAGGCCCTGCGACCGGAGTGCGTGTGGCACCCAGCATCCTGCGCCTGGATAGCCGAATGCCTGAGTCGGTGACCGGGCAAAGCTATTATGTCGAGGTGGACCGCCTTGGCATACAAGAACCCAAGGGAATTGCGGCTGAGGATGCCTCAAACCTGTTCTTCCTGTAGTTGGCCTATACCCACCTGTGAGGTGAGGGCCGACTAACCCGATGGAGACACCATGCCCGCTCGTATCCGCAGCACAGTAAATGAGACCCCGGGTGGCGTCCAGGTAGGGGCGCCCCTCTCGGAAGTTAGTCGTGCGGACCTCCGCAAGGGCAATGAGGTGGTGTTGGAGTCGTTGGACGCCGCAACCACTTACGCCTGGACTCTGGCCGACACCCCGAATGCGCCGGACGGCACCGCCTCAGTGGCAGCCCTCCTGGCCCCCGAAAACTCCAACACCTCCACGGCCCGCTTCATCGTGGACAATGAAGGTGCTTACCTTGTCCGCCTGGTCGTTGATCAGGGCCTGCCGACGGAGAGCACCCAGTTCATCCGCACCGCTTACAAGACCAAGTTCGGCAACATCTTGATGGTTGCTGCGGGCGAGCGGCGTGATGAGACCGGCACCATTCCGGTCGATGCGTCTGCCAAGGGGTGGAGCGGCATCCAGAACGAGAACATCCAGCGCATTCTGGGCATCATGCGCAGAACGGCCAGTTCGGGTCGAGTCCTGTACGTGGACTCCAACCGGGGACGTGACCGCACGGCCAACTCTGACGACGCGACCAACACGTTCGAGCTGCCTGGGTCCGACACCTCAGGTACAGCAGACGAGCTGATCATCACTGCTGAGAAGCATGGGGATTTCTCTACCGTCGGCGAGGCCATCACTTACGCTGCCGGTTCGGTTGGGCGAGGTGAGCCCGCCCCCTCTCAGGGAGAGCCCTGGCTCATCAAGATCAAGCCGGGTCTGTACTCTGAGGACCTGGTTTTCCAGCCCTGGATCCACCTCATGGGTGAGGGCACGGCTCAGTGGGCCTCGGCATCGACTCCGGCTGAGGGCTCACACGAGGTGGTGCTCCGCACGGCCAACGCTGCGGGTCAGTCTCACCGGTTCCAGCCTTCGGCCGACACGGATCAGGTCCACCTGATGAACCTCCGTCTGGAGAACACTGACGCCGCTGCTGTGGCTCCTGTGCTCCTGGTGGATCGGGGGGTCTTCCGAGCCGAGGGCTGTGTCATCGCCCAAATGGCAACGGCCATCGGGCCTGGTGCCGCTCTCTCGGTAACGGGAGCCAACTACGCCTCCCTGCTCCTGTTCAGTAGTTCCGTGGTGAGCTACCAGGACAACGCTGACACCGACGTGGCCTTGAAGATTGACCTCAATGCCACCACTGTCAAGCTGGTGGACGTGGATCTCAAGGCGGTCCGCACTGCCTTTGAGGTCAACGCATCCCTCTTTGAGATGCCGGCTGCCCAGATCACCCTCCGGGACTGTGACCTGGTGTCCTCCAATGGTATTGCAGCTCGGGTGTATGGTCCGGCTCAGTTCACGGGTGGCGTCCTCCAGGGTGCTACCGCAGCCCAGGGCCTCGTCCTGGACGGCTTCGGTGCAGGTGCAGCCACAAAGCCTGGGGGCGTTCCCGTATCCCTCACCAATGTGGTCCTTGCAGGCCAGATCACGGTGGATGATATCCAGGCTGTGGGCGCGGTCACCGTCACCACCTCGGGGCTCACGATGCCCCGCAATGCAACGCCCCCTTCACCGTTCCTGCTCACCACGGGCACCCCAACCATGGAGCACACCCTCCGGGCGTTCTCCCTGGGCTATGACGGGGACTGGCAAGGGTGGGACGGCACAGACGTGTCTCCCGCAGTGCCGGCGACGGCCCAGGTGGGTAACAAGAATGTCCAGGATGTTCTTGACATCCTGCTGAATCTGGTGATGCCTTTGGGCATCTCCCCCTTCTGGAGCCTCACCACAGCCTACAACGGCCTGGCAAACCCGAGCCCCCTCACCCTGGGCGCTGGGCTGGGGCGATCCATCCTGGCGGATGATGGTGCTGTGCAGATCACCGGGGCAAGCAGTCCTGTCGGTTTCACCACTGGGTTTGACGCCGACCTCAACGGCGGCCTCCAGGTGGAAGGTCAGCTTGATGTCGGGTCGTTCGGGGTGGACGGCAAAGGCTCGGAGATCACCCTCGACCCCAACACCTGGGGTGGGGGTCCGATCTTGCGGTTTGGGCGTACGGTGTACCCGCCCGGATACGGCGCGGCTGCCTCGGTCAATGCCGTGGCTCGGGTCATTGCGGGCCCTCAGCTTGGCACAGCCACTGAACTCAACGCCTACAACATGAAAGTAGGGTCCCGGGATCTCGGAGACGCCAACCAAGGCGAACTGGGCTCGGCCATTCTGGCAGGTGGGTCACGTCTGGACACCGCAGCCGGAACCGCCCGAACTGCCGGTGATGCCGTGGTCCGTGCGGGTGACCACATGGACGCCACTGACCTGGTAGGTGAGGCAGGGGATCTCTTGCTGGCGCCGGGCTACGCTGCCAACGCCAACCATGGTGTCGTGATCGTGGCGTGCCCCGACACGGGCACGTCCATGACCTTGGACGCGGCCAACCCTTTCCCCGGGAACATCCCCGTGAACTCGGGGGGGACCTTGTTCCTCCAGGCTGCTGACGGCTCCATCATTGCGGTGAGCATCCCGGACGGGACCAACTACGCCACGGTGCAATCCAGTATCACGACAGCTTCTGCCGGCCACATCGTGGCTTCGGATAATGGCGGCACCCTCCGGCTGACTTCGGGCAGTGTGGGTACCCTTTCTGCCCTGATGGTTGTGGGGGACAATGTTCCGGCGGGGGCACCTGGAGACCTTCTGATTGCCCTGGGGGAGTTGCGTCTCGCCTCAGGTGCCGTTGAGGTCCCCGGTGCTTACCCCGATGTGAGCACCTTCCGGTGTTCCGCATCTGGGGAGATCACTTTCGATGGGGATGTGGTTGTCTCAGGCACCCTCTCCGCTTCGGTTAGCCCCCCTTATGCCCACACCGTAGTCAACCTGGTGATCACCACCGAGGATATCATCGGGGTGGACACGGCCACAGGGGCAGCCCCCCTGGACATCACCCTCCCCGCAGCTTCGGCTGGTCGTCGGGTGACCATCAAGGACGAGGTCGGCAACGCTGCCACCCACGCCGTCAACATCCAGGTTCCTGCGGCAGAGACCATCGACGGGGCCGTAGCGCCTCTGGTGCTCATTGCAGACTGGGCTTCGGCAACGGTGTACTCGGACGGAACTAACTGGTTCATCGTCTGATGATTCCGCCGGTCTCCGTATGAGTCCGGTACGGTAGGACTGGAGGAATCCCCTTTGAGCACCGACCCCAGCGTCTGCTTTAGCCAAAGCCCCTTTGGCTTCGGCCCCTTCCCCGTTGAAGGGGGAACGCTCCCCTGTGTCCCGCACCCCCCGGGTGCCGGTTACGGGGGGGTCGGCTATGGCCCCCACGACACCAAGCAAGGCGGCACCGGATTCGGGCTGGCGGGCTATGGTGGCTCTTCCCATTGGCCGTCCAGTCCCGTGGCGCTTGACGGCGGCTATGGTGGGGATCCTTACGGCCTGGGCCCTTACGGTTCAACGGATGCCGTGGGCCCTCAAATCAGCTCGGCGTTGAGCCTGAGTGGGTACGAGATCGAGGTATTTTTCTCTGAGGGCATGCAGCCGGATGACCCCGCTTTGCTTGACCCGGCGAGCTACACCCTCATCCCTGTGAGTGGTGCGGCCCCCGCCACTCTCACAGGCGTCACCGTGGAGACGGTGGGCTCTGTGGATGTCACCGCAGGCGACACCGTGGCTGAGGTTACCTCGGTCATCCTCCGTCACAGCGGCACCACGCTGGGGGGCACATACACGATCAGGGGGGACGGCCCCCGCGACCTGGGTGGCAACGCCATGCAGGCCAGCGATGTCTCCATCCTCACGCGAGGAGAGGCCCCGGCCCACACCATCACCCCGAGTGCGGGTGACAAGCTCTTGGTGACCTTTGAGCACCCCATGCTGGACCCCTCGGCATACCCGACAACCCCAGCAGACAATGCTCGGCTCACCATTGAGGACCCGGAAGAGTGGGCTTTCGAGGATGACCGGGGAATCACCCCAGCATACCCCGTACTCCTGACGGCCCAGTCGGTGGAGTTCCCCTATCAGGGAGACAACACCAAGGCAGAGGTCACCACCCTCGGGCAAACCTCTATCCTGTACCGGAGCCGGATTTCACCCTCGTTCGTATCTGACTGGGACAGTTCCCAGGGTGACCCCACCTCCCTCGTGTCGGCGGACTACGTCTCCGGGCTCACGGGCGCCATCACAGGCGTCATCACGGGATCGGTGTACCGGCTGGCGGTAGATCCTGGTGTCGGCGAGGTCAGCCTAGATTTCTTGGACCAGACGGGTAACGCTGCTGATGGAGCCACCGTCCGGGTAGACCTGGATTTCAACCAGGTCTCGTTCACTGCACCTGTGGGAGACACCGGTGTTTTCGGGCTCGCCTATGGTTTCGGGGCTCTCTTTGAGATGCGCCTGGTTTGTGGTTGGGATGGCCCTGGTGGGGTGCCCACACTCTGGGTGATCTCGGGCCTGGCAGGGATCAGCGTCAAGCTCACGGGTTACGATTGGACGGCCGGATCTCACACCCTTTCTCTGGTGATGAACCAGAAATCGGACAAAGCGGTCTGGATGTTCGATGAGCTTCCGGTTTACTCCACCGATCTGATCAACCTGGTGGCACCTCCGGTGGCCCTGGCGGGCGGCACTGCTCAGGTGGTTGTGGACCAGTCTGCATTGGCAGGCACCCTCACCCTGGACACCACCCGCCTGCACCTGACCGCAAGCTCAACGGTGTACTCAGGGGCTTGGAACTTCCTGCACGAGAAAACCGCCCAGTTCACGGGCTCAGGGGCCCTGACTAAGGACTGGCTCAAGACTTTCCGAGGCCCCCTGGTTAAGGGACACGGTGACGGGACCCCTGCCAGCAAGCAGGACGTGACGGTTGAGGTCAACGGGGTTGAGGTTGCAGTCAACCGAGTCAACCCCTATACCGGCCGAGTTGAGGTGAGCATCCCCATCCCTCGAATGCCCCCAGGGCAGATCGATGTGGCGGTGGATTACCAGTGGATGGCCAGCCCCCGGATGTACATGGGTGGGCTGAACACCAAGGGTGTCGTGCTGAACAAGTACGACAACCCTCGGGGACACCACAACCCTGTGGGCCGTGGTCAGGAGAACCAAGACCTCCCGGACCACCCCAAGGGCTCGGCGCCAACCCAGTGTTACCCGTACACCATTCTCCTGGGCCCCCCCAAGGGCCGCCCCACCCCCAAGCTCATCGGCCACCGCTACATGGGCTTTGAGAGGGCTTACAGTGCCCTGTTGAACAGCAGCACCACACTGAGGCTGAACAACCACCCCCATCGGTCTCAGGTCGCGGGGTTCGCCCATCAGACCGTGGCGGCCTCGGTGGCCTTCGCGGGGGACACCACACCCCAAGCAGCTCCCCAGGCTTGGGAGCTGTTCGGGTCGGACGCGGGGCAGCAGAACCCTGGGGCAGGGACCTACACGGTCATCGATACTGCGGGCAACCCTGACCCCACGGGTGTAGAGCCTGTCGCAGTGTATCATCGTGACATCGATCTCAGCTTCCCCGCCTCCATGTTCGTGGTCGGTCGATTCACGGTGGACACCACGCCGACCCCGGACGGCATTTGGACGGGCATCGGGTTCGGTTTCCATGACGACGTGAAGATGTACCTGGCTGGTGCCCTCCTGGTGAATGAGCTGGAGCATGTCGGCTTGCTGCTCAACCCCGACTCCCCTGACCTGGTGGGTAGTTGGCAGATCGGCCCCCAGACCACCTTGACGGTCAACGCGGGGCAAGGCGCCTGTGGCGCAGTGACCGCAGAGATCCCTCAGGATGTGGCGGTGGGCGACCGTTTCCAAATCCTGGAGGGCACTCAGGCAGGGGCATACACCCTGACCAGCGTGGTCCACCAGACCAATGGAACCTCGACGCTCGGGGTCTCCCCCGAGTTCCCCGAGTTCCACGACCTCTGGGGTAACAAGTTCCCCGTTGCTATCTTTGAGACGAAGTGGTCGGGTAAGCCCGCCACGTACCGATTGACGGCAGACCCCACCCAAGAGGTGGCGGTGCTCCAGATGTCTGGTGACCGCACGGCAACCCTCACCGAGGTGGATGGTACAGCTCCTGATCTCCTCCCGACCTGGGCAGAGACCTCCCTGGCCCTGCCTGACGAGGGTGTGGTGCTGGATGGCGCCAAGTCGAATGTGGCGAGCACTCATGGCAAGGTGTTTTGGGGCTCCCTTAGCCGCCAGGCATCGAATCAAGCCGAGTGGTCCTTTTTCCGGTATGGGGTCACCCCAGACGCGTCCTCCGTGCGCGGTCATGTCCAGACAGTTTCCCCGGATTTCACCGCCAACCTTCCCGATGAGGATGCAAGTTACGGCTGGTGGCGGACAGGGAGTTTCGGCCAGGAGATGCTGTCTGGAGGCAGCCTCCTGATGACGGCCGCCTCTGATTCTGCTTTCCCAGGTGGCGGTTTCGCTTACGCCAGGAGTGAGCCTTTCTTGACTCCTCAGGCAGGGGTCGATCTGAGGACCACTTACCGCCAGGAGTTTGGCTCCGGCGGCACCTCCCAGGTCTCCCTGTTCAACGGCCAGCGCATGGCCTCTCTTGAGACGATCCTATACGCCGAGGATGCAGGGGAGAACCGTTACGTCTCGATGTCGGCGGCCTCCTTCACCGGCATTCTCAACCCCTCCGCCCAAAGCTGGGTGGAGGCAGGCGGCGTGTTGGACAAGACGTTCGGCCAGCAGTCTTTCACCACCTCGGGAGAAGGCGGGTGGATTTCTTACCTGGACCAGCAAGCTATCCCACTGGACACCGCAGCAGATAGCGGCGGTCGGGTGATGGTGCTGCACATTGCGGTCCCCACCTTCACCGCCAACGTCAATGGCGACACCGGCATTGAGATGACGGCTGAGGTTGGGATCGGGACGTACCGTGCGGTTACGCTGACCCTCAGGGGTGGCGTCACGCCGGGGGTTCGGGCGATCAGCGGGTCAACCATTGTCGGGCAGTTTGACTTTGACTGGACAGGGGGGGAGCTGCACCTTTACCGCTGTGTGGTGGATGCGTCCACGGACACAGTGCTGGTGTATGTGGACGACGTATTGAAGGCCACCCTGGATCTCACGCTGTTTACCTCAGCGGGTTCCGGCAATACTGCCTGCTCGGTTGGCTCTTTCGGGACGGATCTCGCAGGGGCTGACGATGCTGCGATCTCTGCTACCGTGGTATGGCGTGCAGTCTCCGTGGAGACCTCACCCCTCAGCACGATCAAGCGGGCTCTGGGTGTGGCGCTCCGCCTGCCCACCAGCGATTACTCAGCGGTCAGCATCAACGATTTTGTGGTGCCTCGTACGGACGGCCTTTCTGTGCCCAACAGCTCTACCTCGGCGGTCCTCGTCGAGTGGGACTGGCGAAACAACATGGAAGTCCGCATGGTGTTGGACCCTCTGTGGGGTCTCTCGGTGCTTCGGCCGGACTTGGCACTCCCTGGGGGTTACACCCCTGAGGACGCAGGCACCCCCGGTACCGGCTTCCATACTCGGAAGGTAGAGCCCTCGGCGGCCTGGATTAACGTCGAGTACGGCAACCTGCCCAAGGATCGCCGCCGGTTCGGATCGGTTCTTTTCGGGCACTTGGCCCAGAAAGTGGGGCAGACCCGGTGGGCTGAGCTGAGCTACGAGATTTACCGCCACTGGAAAGACGACCTCAAGCAGCCGGAGGGGATGGTTCTCAACAAGTTCAACATCATCACCTCGGCTGAGCTGGGTGAAGACAAGGTGATGGAGACGGTCGAGACCGAGACGCTGGACAACCGGCGCCTCACCCTCAAGCCGTTCCACATTTACGCCAGCCGAGTCTACAAGGTCGTAGACTCGGGGTTGATAGAGCCCATCCTCACTGATGAGATGTGGGACTTCGACACGGGCAGCCAGACCCTGACCCTGACCCCGGACAGTGAGGGCAACCCCCGCACGTTCTCGGCGGATCACGCCAAGGTCACGGTGCTTTTCGTTCCTGGTAAGCCGGTTACCGAGACGTACCTCAAGAGCCAGGAGCTGTTGCAGAGCTTGACCCGCCTCAATGAGGGCACTCCCGCGTATCCCAAGAGCCAGGTTGCCCAGACCGAGAAACGGGTAGCCGTCGCCAACGACCTCCGGGAGCTGGATGACCCGGACGCAGTCCTGGCAGCTAATGTGCTGGCGGATGCTGACAGGTTCCTTGGGCACGGGGTGCCCGGCAACGGCGACCTGGACACGTACTACGAGCAGATGTCTTTCTTCGAGGTGGACAACGGCGGGGAGACGGGACTCATCCAGTTCCCCTGTGAGGCTACCGAGCTGGACGGCATCAGCGGGTTTACGGATCAGGAAGGCGACCCCATCTATGAGGTTGGGGGTGCTGGGGCTGCCCTCGGCGGTGTGGGTGCCAGCGCCAACCACACGGACACGGGGACCCTCACGGGGCGTGCTTTCGGCGGCCACGTCCTGGAGCTGTCGGGAACCAAGTTCACCGAGCAGAAGATGGGCCCGCAGTCGTCTGCTTTCCCGCAGAAGGGTGGGATGCCCAAGGGTTACCTGTACGCCTCGGGCGGTGGGTTTGTAGGGCCGACCGTCAACGGCTCAGGGGCCATCATCAACGGCAATGACCCGTTGGGCGGCACCCTGGCCCCAGGATCTGCGGTTCTCTGGCCCTCGTACCCCGCTCAGTCTCCAGGGGTTCAACGGGGTCGGGGAGAAGGCCGTATTTACCAGCGAACCGACTGGTACATCCGGCTGGAGTCTGTGGTCATCAACGTCCCGGATGGAGCCCCCATTGAGGCGGCTGACACCCAGGACCTGGTGGAGGATTTCTCGGCACTCGGGTTGTTCTCCGACGCCGCTCCGCCCTCGGAGCCCCATACCGCGCTGATCAACCCGGATGGTGTTGGTTACCTCGACGGGGCAGCCTTTGCCCTCATGGAGGGTGCTGGGGATTACAGCCGTTATGGGCCCTGGGGTGGCCTAGACAGCCTCTCCCCTCGGCGTGATGACGCTTACATCGAGTTCCGCAACACCCTCCAGGACGGAGACACCGTCGAGGTGTACAAGAACGGGATCGCTTTGCCGGAGATCTTCACCGCCAAGGCTGTTCCTGTCGGCCCACGGGATTTCGCCGTGGCACCCCAGCCTCATGTGGACCTGGCTGCTGCGATCATGGCGGACGCCATCACCTCCCCCTGGTTCTCTGCTGCAACCGCAGGTTTGACCTGGGCTGGGAACTTCGCAGTCTTGCTGGAAGCACAAGAAGTGGTCGCCCAGGGGGTCTATGTCGGGCTTCGGGGAGTTACAGGAGCAGGGGGTATTCTCTTGCTCGGGACAATCCCGTTCGTGCATGGCGTGACCACCATCTCCCTCCTCTCGGGGGGTGCCAAGATTCTCCAGTCTTCTCTGCTCCACGGAGGGGCTGGGTCGGTGGACTTGAACGGTCAGCACGATTCGCTGCTGGGTATGGTGGCACTCGGAGGTAGTGTGCTGCCTGCCGGTGTCGTGACAGAAACGATTCTACACGTCCCCTAGTCCGGTAGAGAGGCTATGGGCCGCCAGAAGAAGAAACTGCGAGGCTCGTACATGTCCATCCACCAGGAAAAGCTCAACAGGACCCGCTCGGCAGTGAAACTTGGGCTCGGGCTCAACCACTCCGATGCTGTCGGGCTTGTGGGGAAGGCCAAGGGCCGGTTCATCATCGACATGCGGGACGCCCAGACGGGCGAGATCCTGCATCATGAGGAATTGGACAACATCATCACCTATGATGCAGGGATCTTGGCGGCACGGCTGTTCCGTAACTCCCTCGACCCCAGTGCCATCCAGAGCAACGGCGTGACAATGCTGGCAGTGGGCACGGGGGCGACAGGCAACTTGCTATCCCCCGATGCCCCTCAGGCTGGTCAGCGCAAGCTGAACAATGAGATCGCACGCAAGACGTTTGCCTCGACCACGTTCCGAAACGGATCTGGGGTGGCAGTCTCGTACCCCACCAACATCGTGGACTTCACAACCACTTACGGAGAGTCCGAAGCGGTTGGCCCCCTCAATGAGATGGGGCTGATGAGCACGGCGTCACTGAACCCGACGGTTACGAACCCGATCAACAATGGACCGACCAACTACGATTCGTCCATTGATGTGAGTGGCTTCGACCTCATGGTCAACTACCTGACGTTCTCCGTCGTGACCAAGCCTGCCACGGCGGTGCTCTCTATCACCTGGCGGCTCACGTTCTAAGGACTTGACGGATGGCTTTGAAGGATCACAACAAGCACTTCCCTGGACTCCAGGTGGCCCCCACGCCGGCTGATCTCCAGGTTCCCAACACCGTGTCTCGGCACGCCAAGACGGGAGATCGGGCTTTCACGGGGATCGTGTCTGAGTCAGGGAAGCCGGTGCTGGACGCTGAGCTGAATCTGCACTCAGATGCCCAGTTCATGGAGAGTTACCTGTTGCGTCAGCAGCAGGCCCCCTCCGGCTGGGTCCGAGGGCGTACGCACCTTGACGGGTACTGCGATTACTCCTTGGGAACCGCCCCTGGCGGGGTCACTGACGACAACGGGGGTGACCTCGTTCATGCAGATGACACCCTCGTCAGCAGTCTCGTTCTTCCCCGGCTGGTTGCCCATGTGGCGGGCAGGCCCGTAGTGGTTGAGTACACGAATACGGGGACCAAGGGCTACAACCTTGTCGGTCTCTCGGACGCCACGATCTACGACGGCACCAACACCACGGTGAAGCGTACTGATTTCGTGTTCTTGGAGGTCTGGAAGGCCCTTGTGGCCCCGAGCCCCCGAGCCAGTGGGTTCGTGCAGATCGTGTCCAACGCTGACCTCAATGTCGGTGACACCATCGACATCAACGGCACACCTCTGACGGCAGTTGCAGGAGCCCCCGCAGTAGACGAGTTCCAGATCGGCGCCAACGAGGCCACCACGGCCTCAAACATCGCCATCGCGCTCAACGCCATTGCCAACAGCTTCGCAGCGGTGGTGTCTGCCACCTCTGCTGTGGACATCGTGACCATCAAGTCGGTTGATGTTGGTGACGGGGACCCTCTTGGGCCGCCACTGACGGGCAACTACATCACGTTGAGTGTTACGGTGGCCACCATTGGCGCCATGCTCGCCTCTGGCCCGAACTTGGTGGGGGGTTCCGACCGCCCCAACAAGCCCTCCGAGCAAGACAAGCTTTTCCGCCACGGCAACGTGTTGAGCCCCAGCCTCGTGTGGTTGGATGATGAGCTTGTTGACCCGATCATCGACGCCGAGAGTAGCCAACGTATCCAGCTCCAGTACCGCATCCGTGCAACGGATGTGACTGAGCAGGTCGGCTACAAGAAGCACCCTGATGGGTTCAGCAGTCTTCGGTCTGGCGGTGGTCCCAACGACGCCTCCATCTTTGGCCAAGGTAACCGGGATATGGGGGTCTATGCGGGTAACGCCAACGGCGACACCCTGTCTTACCCCTTTGTCAAGGCGGACGGTGTGGCGACCTGGCTCGACTCGGATGCTTCGGTATTCGAGATCGTGGACGATGGTCTCTGGATTGCGGGTGACGGCTCCGAGGCCGCCGCTCAGGCCCTGGGCGCGGTAGACGGTTTCGTTTACGCCATCCCGGTGTGTTTCGTCCACCGGCACAACAACGTCTCGGACTCTCTGGCGGGGTTCAAAGGTTTCGACCCGGTCAACAACGCCAACGGCGCACCCACCTACGATCATGCCGGGTACAACGGCCCGCTCGGTGTCATTGCTGCTGGTGAGTCGGATCGACCCGACGGTCATTTCTGCGATGTCATCACTCAGGAGAACCTGCTGGACCTCCGTCGCCATGTGGTATTCCCAGGCATGGATCTGGCTGCTGAACTCCAGTACCAGATGCAAAGCCTGTTTGACGGCTCCCTGCGGAGCTGGTCGGTGGATGCCGCAGACAAGCAGACCCTTGGTGGTGATTCCGGTGATGTGAGCACCCGTTTCCTGGTGTGCAACGAGATCGGCCGCTCGCTGGCCCAGGGCGGCAACGCCCCCTTCTCTGGTGATACGGACCGAGGCACCTTTGTCCGCAACTTCGATCACGTTGCTCGCCGTTTTGGTGACCAGCCGGTCGTGGAGCGTATGGTGGTGGCCTTTTACCCCGGTGACCGACCGGACGGCATCACCCAGGGCGGCCCGGTGGCACCTGGCCTGGAGAACCTGGGCAAGTACACCACTAAGCATGAGGACATCCCTGGCACCCCCGTAGATACGGATGCCTGGTATGAGGATGATGTCCTGGTTCTCGATCTGGAAGAGTTTGATGCCTCCACCCTTGGTGGGATCTGGCAGGGACTTGACGGAGACGGCCCTTCGGCGGCGGGTCTCCCAGCCTCGAACTTCACTGATTTCGCTCCGCCAGGCACCGTCATCACCGACATCCTCGGGATGTGGCACGATGACGGCCACTACACGACAGCGGTCATTCAGGATGTTCAGGCCAAGACCATCTTGGGCCTCGGCACCCAGAAGGTGGAGATCACCCTCGACGGTAACGGGCAAGCGGTCAACGGTGGTGACTCAGGTAACCCCGATCAGGTCATGGTCGGTAGCGATTTGGTGTTGTCCCTCCCCGCAGGGACAGACTTCACGTTTGCGGATACCAACCCCGACACCATCACCCGAAACGATGCAGGTAACTTCATCGCGGACGGTTTCGTCGATGGGATGCAGCTTGTCATCGCCTCCGCCACCAACCCGGCCAACAACGGCACGTACACCATCGGTGTGGGTGGCGTAGCGGCAGGCACCTTGACGCTCATTGTGGCGGACTCCCTCACGGCGGAGCCCAACGATCTCACAGCCTCCATCACGACCCTGGCCCAGGTCCCCTCACTGGCTGAGCATTTCGGTTCTCAGCGGCGAGTGTTCGTGGAGGTGGAGATCACGTACCCCATCGGGGTTGGTCTGACAGACACCCCGGATCATGAGGTGACCCCATCAGCCGTGGTCTACGACGGCACAGGTCAGGGGCCAGGGCCCATCATCGAGACAACCACGAGCCAGCGCCCGGCGGACTTTGAGAGCCTTCTGGCCCCTCGGTTCCGCAACGGTTACCGCGAGACCCAGGTCGAATATGTGGCCAACGACACGGTGGCTCATGGTGTCCCTGCGGCAGGGACACCCATCGGCGGAGTCACCGGCGAGCAGCTTGTCAGCATGGACCGCCTCAACCTTCGGTTCCCTCGTCGTGTCTTCGGCACCTCTGCGGGGCCGATGGCCAACCAGACGGCTGTAGTGGATGCGGTGGTTCCCGCAGCCCAGGCAGTGGACGACACCCTGACGGAATTCGGCAGCTCCAGCCGGCTGGTGGTTTTGGACAGTGGGCTCTCCGGCAACGGGCAGACTCTGTGTGACATCCAGTATTTCGCTCAGGACCCGGTCCCCAACTACGGCGTCAGTGGTGGTGGTTACCAGGTGGGCGTTTATTTCCGCACCAACGCCCCCCAGACGGCAGGCGTCAAGGAAGGCGACATCGGCAACACTGGGGACGGCGTCCTTCCGACGACGCTCCAGGTCGAGCCCCTTCTCATGAGCCCAAATGTATGGACTGGGCAGGTGGGTGTGGGTGCGAGCCACAACGGCTTCCCTTATGCGGTCCCGCTCGACCAGATCCCCATCAATGATGGGACTCCGCTTGATCCCGGCAACATCAACCAGCAAGCGGGCACCGTCCGTGAGTGGTACTTTGCCGCTTCGGCGATGGTTGCCATTGACGACTTCAACGCCAGCACGGGCCTCCTTGCCCTCCACCCCTTCGTCCAGGGGGATGTCCAGAACATCCTCAGCTTCGGCGGGGCTGGTAATGACGAGAAGCCACGTAAGGACGCTGAGTTCCGAGCTTTTTACCCTTACGCCGATGTGTCCTCATACCGGCCCACCATCCTCAGCCAGCCGCTCCATGGGGCGACCCGGCACAAGGTCATGGCACCCATGTTGGTGCGGGCCGTTGAGGATGTGACCGGTGTCGCCGGGGGCATTCTGTTCCGTAAGTCGGAGTTGGTGCTCGTGGTCTTGACTCGGTTCGCTGAGCTGGATGATGAGAACAACGTCCGTTTCCTCGATGATACGGGGGCCAACCGCACTCTGGCGGCTGTGTACCGCACGAGGAACCTGCTGCTCACGGTGGGAGACCGCACATGCCTGTAAGCAAGAACCCGGCTGATCTCAGGACCGGACCTGGTAAGAAAGCCCCGGCCTCCTGGACAAATAAGGTCGTACTGAGCGGCACCGGAATGGTTGGCCCTGGGGAGCTGGTGGGCACCGCTGGGTGGACTGGCCCCGGCCTCCCTGCTCGGGATCTGCCGGATTACATCCGTGCTATGATCGAAGCAACAGGCGGTAGCCTGTTCAGCCACACGGACGCCCCGAACAATGCCCACGAGGCGAGTGCTATCTCGCTCGACGGCCACCCCACGCTCCCGCTGTACGCCACCAATGTGGAGGCGGCTATCGATGAGCTGACAGGCCGAGTCCCGCCACGCCCACCGCTCCTTGGTGAGTGGCAGGCATGGACCCACTTCACGGCCATCCCCGACTGGGGTTGGGCTAAGCTGGGTGATGGTGAGCTAGAGACCCGAAGCCTGATCGGTAGCACGACGACGGCCGGTGCGGACATGTTCCCCTATTACTGGGAAGCGCCCTCACCCACCCTCGACAATCGGGACCCCGAGTGGGATGAGGTCACGGCCCCAGACGCCACCGCATGGTTCATCGCCCATCCCGGGCTCGACCCGGATACCGACTGGCTGTTCAACACGGGTTCCACCCTCGCGGGGTCTGGCGGAGGCCAGGTCTTCGCCGGCGGGTTCACCCGTGACGGCATCGGTGCAGATGACCCGGTCATCGAAACTCTGCGGGTAGGCACCCGACCCGCTGCCTTGGCCGTAGCAGGCCCTGGGACAGGTCTCCCTGTCCGGCAAGAGGTGGTTGTGTCTGGGGCAGTGTTCCCAGCAGACCGAGGTGTCCTCGCCCTCATCCATTGGCCTGCGGGCATTCGGGCCGTGGCAGCAACCCCCGCCGATTTCCTGGCCGTTGATCCAGGTGAGCGTGTCGTGGCTGCTCTCTTGCTCGGGCAGGGGGTTCTTGGGGACAAGTGCATCCACAACGACCAGTGCGGCGCCCACGTCTGTGACGGAGAGGCAGGTGGCATGTTTGCCCCGGGCCTGGACGCGGATGGTAAGTACGACCCGTTCAGCTACCCCAGCCAGGCAGGTGGTCAGTACAACCTGACTGAGATCCATCGCGGCATCGACAGCATCGACGGCAACGCCCTCAAGGCGCCTTTCGATGACTTCACGGGGCTCGGCGATGGCGCCAGGCACATCAACAGTGAGATCCCTGGTGCAGGCCAGGTCCGTTTGGGCACAGACCCGGCTGCGGATACCAACAGCACGTATGCATTCCCCGCGATGCCTTACGGCATCCCCATCCTCGGCGGCTCCCAGTTCGCGTACATCCCCAACCCCTCCGAGGGCTGGGAGACAACGGTGGGCCAGAACGCCAACGACTTGGGTGATACCGTCATCCTGACGAACCTCGGGGAGGCTCCTGGTTTCTTCCAGTACCGTCTGCCGTATCTCAAGGATTACACCACTGATGGGCTCAAGTGGACCCCTCAGGGTAACGACCCGACGGTGACTCGGGAGAAAGCGCGGTATTTCACTCCAGCAGCTTTCTCTGCGGGCACGTTCCGGGACGGTACAGCCGTACCCGCGACCCTGGACACTGCTGGTCATTACCAGAACCCTTTCACCGAGGATTTCTGGCCCTGGCAGATTGCCCGTTTCCGGCACATGTTCATGCTGCCGTCAGCAGCGGCTGTGGGCGAGAAAGAGGACATCGGGTCTTACTGGCTGGTTCATTTCAAGCGCGAGCAGGATTTCGAGGCATTCGTGCGTGACGGGGTCATGCCCTGGGACGCCACGGATGGTTATGAGATTTACGGATCCAGCCTGATCTCGACAACTGACTTTGAGGCCCAGGCCAACCTGGTCAACCAGGAGACGAGTTCAACCGTCGCTGCCCCTGCGGGGCCCGCACCGAGCTATGGGATGGGTGCTGACAGCTACCACCCGCTCCGGGCGTCTTTCCTCCTCGACCCAAATGACCCGACAACCCTGCCGGCCTTCACCACGGCATTCGAGTGGTCCGTCACCAATGCGGTGGGCGCAGGTACAGAGCACATCACGTTCATCTCGGGCGTGGCGTACTTCACGCCCAGGAACATTTTCACGGGTGCTAGAAACTTCTTCATTGACACCTTGGAGGTGTCCTCGGACGCCCCTCATGGGTTCTGGGACGCCAGTTACCGGGTGGACTCGGACTCCCTGACGGGAGGCAGTGCGGCGCCGGCTCTGATCTCTAGCCCCAACCCCATGTTCTTGGGCTTGGAGGCTTTCGGGTACGGCGCCCACCCCTCCAACGGCTCGGGCCTCTCCATCACCCTCCCGTTGGGTGTCCCCGGTGTGGGTGAGGGTGAGGTCCGCAACGTCCGGCATCATCGCCTTGAGCTTCCGTTCACGTACCTGGGCTCGAACGGCTCGGGTCAGTACAACGCAGCCAATGGGCCCGCAGAGGTTGATCCTCTGAATTACGGCCTGATCTCAGCTTGGGAGCTGGAAGGCGATAGCAGCGACTCAGCGTTCTCCAAGGACGCGGGGGTCCGTGCGTACTTCCGCCGCCCTCTAGGGCACCTGACGGCTCTGGGATCGGCACTGCCGTACACGGCGGTGGATGGACATGGTGTGGCCTTGGCCAAGACCAGCGGTGAGACCATTTTGCTTCACACCACCCGGTGGGATGAGGTCAACAAGATCGGCCTGTTCGGCAACTTCACCGCAGCCGGCCACCTGGGTGCTTTCCCTTCGGTCGGGTTCGCTGAGCAGTTTGCCAGCTCCAAGGATACGACTGAGTCGTTCCTCGACGAGACTTACCGGGTCAACAGCTTCATCAGCGGTACTGACTTGGCGCCACTATATGGCTCTGCCCTCGCAGGCCCGGCCCTTGAGGGTCCCGGTCTGGGTGCCTGGGCGGGAGGCCCCGTCGAGATTCCTGTGCGTATTGGCAACCACACAAGCTGGGAGGACATCTCCTGGCTCCAGACAGGGATGCACACCCTGATCCTCAAGACCTTTAGTGAGAACTCGGGTCTCCAGGTGTCGGGTTTGCCCGACATCAATGGTCCGGTCACGGATGCGGCAGATGCCCGGTTCCCCTCCTCAGGTCTGCTCATGTACCCGCAGGACGATCTGCGGGATCCGCTCACCCGTCCGCTGGGCAACACGGACGGGGGCACGGACTTCACGGGCAACCAGCCGGATTACTCAGCGTTCCCCGCAGTGGACGACGTGCTGACATACCTGCGCACCTTTGATGCCGCGTTCAGCAAGGATGCTTCCCCGGAGGTGGGTGTGGACGGGCAGCCGTTCGTCTACCTCAAGCTTCTGGGTGTGCAGCTTCGAGATCTCACCTATGCCGCACCAGGCCCTGGTGGCCAAGAAGACGGTAGAGTCTCAGTGCTCCTCAAGGTTCCTGGTCTGACGACCTGGATGGATGTTGGGCGTGCCGATGGCGCAGGCCCCTCCAAGCAGGATGTGGCACTGGATGGTGGCGGCTGCCAGGTTGCAGGCCCCAAGACCTTTGACGGGGTGGATGACGCCTCGGGTATGGTTTACTGCCAGGTCAAGTGCAATGTCGGACCGGCAGTGAACTTGTTCAAGAATGTCGGTGCCATCGGTGGAAACTACGACGGCGGCGACTCCCCCTCAAATGAGGTCCCTGTGCTGGTCAAGGTCACGATGCGAGGAACATCGGGCGGCGACCTGTACAACCTGGAAAATGAGCACGACGGCGCGACGTTCGTCGGTGCAGCGACCCCCGGCACCTCTCTTGGTCGTCGGCGCGGGCTGGTTCGCATGGAGGTCCTTCGCCTCTCAGAGGTGTGAGGGCCGGTGAGCTGGCTATAGTGCTGACGGTGAAGAGGCACGGAGAGAACTGAGACATGGCAATCGACCCCAAGAACAAGCTGGCCAAGGCCAATGCAGCGGTCGCTGCCACCTCCGATGACCGGATGGTGTGGCAGGAGCCCTTTGCTCGTTATCAGACCGTCCCCGCCGGCAAGTCCAGCCAGGCCCCTGAGATCCTTAAAGGTTTCGCGGGTTCCTGGGCAGGCCAGTGGGCTCTGGAGGAATCGGCATCTACGGGCGGCAGTGTCGCCTCGGGTGCTGCACCCGCAGTGCAGGTCAAGCGCAACCGGCTTGGGCATGATGGTTGGCCGGAGATCAACTTCCGGCCTTACGATCAGCACACCCTGATGAGTGGGCGCAATGGCCCGTCCTTGCTGGGCCACCCCATCTCTTTTGAGTTCGTCGGCCCGACACTCAAAGGCACCAACACGGCCACCAAATCCAACATGGATCACCAATGGTCGGTGACCGTCGGTGCCTCCGAGGACACCCTGACCATCGATACGGTGGCCTTCAACTCAACCTTCAACACGGTCGTGGCCCCGACTTACATCACCGTGGGAGACATTTACGGGATCACCGCTATCCCCAATGAGGGGTTGTATCTGTATGTTCTCGACTCTGGCTCCGAGGGTGAGTTGGTTACACAGACCCCCCTGATTGTGGGGGGTGGGGTAGGTGACGGCACCTTGGGTCAGGACAACCTGATCACCCGCAATGCGGGCACACCCAAGGACGGCAACTCCAAGTACGAGATTTTCAGGGTGGTGGATATCGCTGGCGATACGCTGATCCTGGACTCTGGGAAGCGGCTGTCGGATTATTACACTTTCGGTGCCAACCCTGTCATCCGTGCGGTTGCCCTGATCAAGCCAGCGGCTGCCCGCCTGGCCCCCGTGCCCGGCTCCGGCGACAAGGTGTTCGCTTTCCTCCCCCCGAAAGCCGCCCTGACGGGTGATTTCTGGCCGATGGCTGAGGAGTACCCCCTTGGTGCTCGCCTGCATCCCGGCTATGCTTTCAGCGAGAATGCAGGCGACCCGCTCCTGTACCAGTACGCACCTCCAACCCCCATCCCGTATTCCACGGATCATTTCCGTGCAGAGCTTCCAGGACCACACCATGTCCTCGTCGTCTCAGACCTGGGGAAATGGGTGGTCCACGCCACGCCAGGTGAGCGGCTGCCCGCCGCCAACGATGTTGGCCTGATGCTCCGCATCAGGGAACTGGATTGCACCTCGGGTGTGACTCAGTGGGATGCCCTGGGCATCGGAACCGCCCAGGAGGACCCCGGGTCAGATCGAATCCTCGGGTACTTTGAGGTTTATGCTGTGGACCTCACTCCGGGCTCAGAGACCTGGAGCATCCAGGCTCACCCGAGCTGGGAGATGGGCAATGGTTATGTTTGGTGGCCCCAGGCTGACGATCATGCCTTTGGCATCGTGGCCTCGATCAACACCCAGCAAGAGCGGGCTTACGTGGAGTGCTCTCTCCATGAGCAGATCCCCTCTCTGTGGGAGCGTAACCACCTGAGCCCTGAGATCCTGGAGATCGCCCGGTTCAAGAACATCATTGATCCTGCCTGGGCAGGGATGTCCGCGAAGACCGCAGGCAGCCAAAAGGTAGGGATCAACCTGGCTCGTGCTGACAAGGCCGCCTTTGACACCAGCACCTCTAGCTCCGGTGCAGCCGGCACCAACGCCAACCCGGGCTCTTTGCTGGACCTGGGTTTCCGTCCGGTGTTTTACCCTGCGACCAAGTACGGGATCGACACGTTCTGGAGTGCCGATTTCAGCAACCCCATCGAGACCCGAGGGGAGATCCTGATCGACCCCACCCTCCCGGCGGAAGATCAGTGGATCCGTATTGATTACTCGGCGGGTCTCGTTTACCTCTCGCATCCCGCCAAGGTGGGTGTGGATGGTGGCCTATTCCCCACTGGGGTGGACACCGTCGAGGCGGACAACGCCCGAGGCGAGCCTTTCTTTTTCGCCTCTTTTGTTCCTTTCTCAAGGGAGCCGGGTCAGCTTGGAGGTAACCCCCGTGTTGCCGCGAACGACGGCACCAAGGAGGCTGGTTGCACCCTGGGAGAGGGCCTGGCTGATGTGTATGGGGAGCGAGTCTTCCACCCCCTGTACCACCCTCAGACACTGACGGCGGAGGGTTCGGTCAACGCCGTCGATGTCGATAGGTTTGAGTTGATCCTTGGTTCCGAGGGGATGGACGCCTGGGACATCCCCCAGTCGGGCTGGGTGACCCTGGTACAGGGCACGGGCTGTGCTGGCGAACCCCTCTTCATGGATGATGACGGTAACGAGGTTTCCACTTTCCGTTATGAGGGTGTGACCACCTTCACCACGGGGGGCCAGACTTACCTGGTGCTGGACAACCTCTCCGGCAGTGGGCAGATTGGCGCCGGCAACTTCGTGATGGATGGGACCAACCCGGTAACTGCTGTCTGGCGTAAGGACATCGAGACCTCTCCGAGCTACCTGGGTAACCAGGGGACGGATTACCGCCAGGACACGACCATGGGCTACGCTGCCCGTGCCTCTGTCCTCCGGTTTGAGGGGGCGACCGTCAGCCGTCAGTCGGATGGTTCGGTCAGCATCCACACCAAGGACCCCCAGGTAGATGAGCACACCGCTCTCTTTGAGGACCTGTTCTCGTCCTGGGCGCTGGATGGGCTGGAGGTGGCGGCTAACGGCAACCCCAACGAGGTGGACATCGCCTCGGGTGCCTTCATCATGAAGGGCCGACGGATTGAGTCGGGGAAGATTGCCTGGGGCTCCTCTGCTGCGGCAATCCTGCCGAACGGGGCAGACACGTACGTTTACCTCCGCAGTGATGTGGACCTGTGTGGGATGCACCCCTGGGCTTCCACAACGCTTCCCCTGCCCAACGCTGACGACATCCTGTTGGCTCGGGTTCAGGTTGACGGCGGCGGGGTCATCACGGGGGTCCAGGACCTCCGGCGTCCCTTGAAAGACATTGACAAGCGGCTGGACATCACGGTGGGCTCAGACCCCACGGGACACCCCCAGCCACTCTCGACGCATTTCGGGACCCTGACGGAGGCCATTGCTTACGTCGACCAGCTTGCTAAGAGCGGGGCAATCGGTTCTGCAAATGGTGTACAGCACCGCATCCAGGTTGTCGGGGGCACCTCTGAACCCGCAGCGTCTCTGCCGATGACGTTGCCTGCGATTGACGGCCTTATCATTGAGGGCGCTAATCGCCGCACGGACTTGACGGCACCGCACACGCACGCTGTCAACTGGGGCACCACTACCAATGCTGCCTTGTTTGAGGTGGACAGCGACACTGGAGCCCGGTACGAGTTCCGCAACCTGACCTTCGTCTATGACGATGGTGCCCTGGGTGGCAGTGTTAACCCCACTGAGCGCATTGTGTTCAATCTTGCTGCGGGCTCCACGATGAGCGACTGGACCCTCGACGGTATCAGCGTACTCGGCATCAACGACACCAACGTGGTCCATGGGTTCATTTACTCGGCCACCACCGGCGGCATCCAGAACACGACCATCCGTAATTGCTGGATCAAGGCCACGGACTTCGCTGTTCGCGTCTCCTCGGTCCTGGCGTATTTCCTGCAAAACACCATTGAACAGAACTTGTTTGAGGTGGGGGCCGTCCCTCAGTCTGTCGTGGGCTCCGCGATCATCTGGGGTGCGTCAAATGGCGGCTTCTCTGGGCATAACCGGATCCTCAATAACGTCTTGGAGGGTGGCCATATCGGCATCTCTCTCGAAGGCGATGGTGACCAGGTTCGGGGTAACCGAATCACGGACACCGCTTTCATGGGGATCCAGCTCCACAACACGGCCGAGAACATCTCGGTGGTGGACAACACCCTCACGGGGATTCACCAGAGTGTGGCAGGGGGGACTTATTTCGCCCACAAGGTTGGTCTGGCCATCCTGGACGCCACAAGCGGCCACATCCTCCGGGGAAACCGCATCACCCTTGCTGCCTCGGGTGTGGGGGACCGGGCCATCGACGCTGCCGCATCTACTCTCTGTATTTACAGCGAGAACGTGCTAGCTGACGACATGGTCTGGGGGTCCCGATCCCAGGTGACTGACAACATCGTGGCTACTGCTTTTGGGGCATCAGGGTTCGGTGCAGATACCACCATCCGAGGGAACATCCTCACCGGCACCGCCACCCTGGGGGATGGTGTGGTTTTTGCGGGCAACCTCGGTGTAGATGTCAGCGTTGCAGGTCTCGGCGTTTCCATTGAGGGCAACACCCTCAGCGGGGATATTGCCCTCAGTGGGGGCTCAGATAACTGCCGCATCACGGGGAACTTCGTTGAGGGTACCTCCGGCATCTCTGCCATGGGACAGGATAACCTGATCTCCCACAACACCTTGAGTAACGGCACGGACACCACCTTGATCGCGGCAGGTGCCCGTTGCAGCGTGATTGGCAACATCGTTCTTGGAGACACCACTGGAGACACCCTGGGCATCAGCCTTGACCTAGGCAACAAGGTGCAGGTCCGAGTGGAGGGGAACCAGTTCCGAGGTCGGGTTGATGGTGCCGGCAACTTGCATCAGATTGTCGGGAACCAGGCGGCTGCTATCGATTTGACGGTGACCGGAGGTAACCTGATCGCCAACAACCTGATCCAGGTGGATATCAACCTGGCAGGTGCGGATGAAGTCGTGCAGGGTAACCGTGTTGTCGGCGACATCATTTGTGCAGGGGCCGACAACATCCTTGATTCCAACCGGGTTGGCTCCGACATCACCACCCAGGGTGTCCGGCTTACTGCCCGAGGCAACCATGTTGCGGGGAACATCACTCACACGATTGGTGGTTCTCCGACCTTCATGGGTAATCGGGCCGTCAACCTCAGCAATACGGGGGCAGCCCCGACTATCATGGGTAACACCATCACCGCTCAGTTGCTAAACGATGCTGCGGGGTATGTTATCATCGGCAACACCGTGACCGACACTGTGGATACCACAGGTGGCGGGGGTGTTGACCCGGATGTCGCCGCTGGGGTGGCTCTGGGCAACCGGCTGGACACGTCGGGCTTGAGTATCGGTACCGAGTGGTACTCCGCCGCCACGCCCGTGGCTGCCAGTGGTGATGGCCCGAAACAGGGCAACGTGTAAGGGAGAGATGTAGATGAGGATCCACGTAGACCTGACCTCCCACCTTTCGGGTGATCCTCAGATCATCCAGGTCGAGAAGGTCCCCGAGAACATTGAGACTGCGGGGGACCCCGATGCGGGCACTGCCCTCAATGGTAAATACCTAATCCCGGTCCCCCTGGGCCGAGATTTCCATGTGGATGAGCTGAGCTATGTCCTCAATGCAGGGGATGTAGATGGCGGAGATGTGGCCAGTATTGGGTTCGCCCATCTCCTGGCCTCTTTCCCCCAGTACGGAAACATTTACTTCAACCCTCTGCTCACGGCAGAGCACCTGGTGGAAGTGGTCACCGACCCCGCGAACCAAGCGTTTGTGGACCGGACGGTGACCCCTGCTCAACAGATGGGCCCTCGTTTCCAGACGGGCCGGGCTTCGGGTAACCCTGATCCGGGGCAGGCGCCCAACATGACGGCCCTGCTCCCCGCCAACACCCGGGTCACCCCGAACCGGCCTGGGTTGTTCATTGGCGAGAGCATTGATATTGGCCCTTACACCCTCGATTGCAACAGCAATGAGGTGGGTGCCGATCAGTTCATGCTGTACTGGAAGATTTACCGTTTCGACACCAGCGCCGATGTGGCCGCCGACTACGGCGCCTTGGCCGGGACCAACACACCTGCTGTCAAGAAGGTGTACGAGATCGATCAGGAAGACCCGGATTTCCGGGCTTACGTCTCCGTGGATGGGGGCGCCAACTGGTGCGCCGTGGGGTTGCTGGAGCCTGTCGGTTTCTGCCAGAAAACCACTGACATCCAGGTGGCTTTCCGCAACGATGGTTCGGACAAGCTGTACCTAGCCCACTTCGCTGTGATGTTCTAGGAGCCCCCATGAAATTGGCCCATGACCAGATGTTGTTCACAAAGGACCTGCCCCCCTACACCCCCATGCAGGTCCGTTTGATCAAGGACAACCAGCAGCTCGGGTTCATCATCTCCGCAGATACTGAGACCCGCAAGTATAAGCAGCAACACCCGGACGGTACTGTGACCGAAGGCGTATATGACAGGGCAGAGTTCCTGGCATGTGCCCCTGTGCCGCTCTCAGAGGAATAAACAGCTATGAGCCACGATTTCGGAAATGGCGTATCCCGCACCCTGAGCGCACTGATGCGCCAGTTCGATGGCGTGGTTTGGCAGCAAGATAAGCCGCCGTTGGACAGCGAACTGAACCTGATGTCCCAGATCGAATGGGATCGGATGCAGCGCCTTGTTCGTGCGGTGATGCCCTCAGGGTTTTTCCTTGATCCAACCCGAGCTTACGACGATTTCGAGTTCAACCCTCAGTGGGCGAACCTCCTCAAGCTGGGCACCCCCCGCACCCCGACAGGTGTGCATGAGGGTCCCGAGCAAACGCCTGTAGTCTGGGCCAATGTCAACGGGTGGATCATCCCCGTCGCCGGCACAGATGTTGTTGAGGGCGAAGAGGTCACCAACTGGATCAAGCTGTACCCCGCCCCTGAGTCAGATGGTCGGGTGGATTTCGTCTTCTTGGAGGCGTGGCAGACACTGGTCCGCCCAAACCCCAGCACCATCAACAAGCCCAGCTCCAGCTCTGTCTGGAAGTACGGCAACACCAAGTTCGGCGGCACCAACATCTCCGATGACCTCGAAGACCCGGAGGCCGGGTTCGAGACGACTGCTCGTGTGCAGACCCAGTACCGGATTCGGGTATTCGGGCAGGGTGTTGGGCTTGGTGCGGGCCTCGCCCTCGATGTGTACCCTGATGGTCTGGATGACCCCAACGTCCTGGGCCAGGGCGCCAACTCGACGCCTGTGGCGGGTCTCCAGTGGTCCAACATGCGAGAGGAGCTGGGTGACCCCAGCCTCTGGCGTGCCGGTGACGGCGATGCGAACAGTGACCTGGGCACCGTGGATGGTTACTCTTACGCCATCCCCCTGTGCGCCATTTTCCGACGCAACAGCAACGTCTATGTCGCAGTGAACAGCTCGGGCAACCCGAACCAGAACGGCGCCTTCGAGAGGACGCCCGGCAGCAAGCTGCTGGTGAACCCCCTGGAGGGCTCCAAGGCTCTGCTCCAGGCCAGTCTGACCGACCCCCTCCCCTATGACTCAGAGGGTGTGGCCATCAGTATCACGAACCTCAACGGGTCGGGGCTGGAGGATTCTGGCCTGGTCCTGGCGAGCACTTTCCTCCGAGTGGGCGAAGAGGTCTTCGGGATTTCTGCCGTTGACGTGGCGGGCGGGACGATCACCCTTGCCGTCGGTGGCCGTGGTCGCTGGGGAACCGCCGCCGTGGGCCACCCTGCGGGTGCCTCGATTCAGTTCTTCAACTCCCGCCCGGATGGCAAGTACGCCGATCAGGTGGACCGTAACGACATCCTGGACCTTCGCCGAGGCATCAACCCCGGCGACTGGGATTTCCAACGCCTCCTGGCCCACAACGTGGCCGCTCTCGCCAAGGGCGAGCTGCGGACGGCGTGGAAGAAGAGTGGAGCCGGAGACTCTGAGGGTGTGAGCGTCCACGAGGTGGATTATCTGCACGCAGACGGTTCCGTCGTGAACCCAAACCACACCGAGGTCCTGGATGGCCCTGACGGCATCCGTACCGTGTGGTCGGATGCAGCGGTGATCCAGAGTGATGTGACTCTCCTCCTGGACGATGATGCCACCCTCACTGATGGTGGGGTGGGCCTGACCACCAACGACCAGTTCGACACCAACGTCCGTTGGGATGTGAGCCCCGATTTCAAGCCCACTGGGTTCTTGAACGTCGGCGCCACCCCCAACGCTGGGTTTGACAAGGCATGGACCAACGGCTCCTGCATCCACATTTACATCGGCGGCGAGGACGGCACCCAGGGTGCCCGTAAAACCTTCCGTGACGGCTCCGAGCGGGCCGTCCGGTTCGTCACCCCCACCGAGATGTGGAAGACCGGCTACCCCGTCGTGGACTCCGAGGGTGGGAACCAGCATCCGGTGAGCCTTCGATTCCTTGGTGCCCGAGCACATGCTGCACCGCCCACAGAGCTGTCTGTGGCAGAGAAAGTGGCACACCCGGGCCCGATGTACCCCTGGCGGAATCACGGCTTTGAGACGCCTTTCATGGCCCTCGGCGGCATCCTGGATGCCAACGCCAAGGCGACCCTGGATGTGGATACGGCACTGGTGAACGCCGCCGCTGCCGCTCAAGAGATCGATCTGGGCTTCAATTTCGACACCGATGGGGTGTTCCACTCCAAGGACTCCCACGGAGTCTGGGACGGAGACACCTCCGCAGCAGTTGGTGAGGCAGGCTACCTGAGCCGCCCCATGCTTCGAGGTAGTCGAACCCTCCGGGAGATGCTGACTCGCGGTGGCAAGGACACCACGGGCTCCAGCTCCGAGGTGTACATCGTCCTGTACGGTGATCAGGACAGCACTCAAAACAACGGCCTGTTCCGGGTCATTGGCGCGGGTACGGTCGGCTACACCAACAACAATGCCACCAACGCCACCAGTGTGGTGGTGCAGCCCGTCTCCGCAGACTGGGATGCAGGCACCCGTTTCGTGGCGACCGGTAACCTGGTGACCGCTGAGATGCGCTCACCCCACCACAACAGCGACGATGTCAGTGATTATGCTGGCCGTACCGCTGACCTGGTGGTGGTGCTGACGGACCTCAAGGGTGAGCGTTCAGGTGACGGGGATTACCCGTGGTTGGACGGCAACCTGGTTCAGGGTGCTTACGACAACAGCTTCGACGGAGAGGTTGAGGCCGGCAAGGTGGGGGTGACCTCCAAGGCCGTCCTGAGCTTGAGCCTGCTTTACCATCCCGGACGTGGCGGCGCTGCCCGAGTCCCTGACGACATCACCCGTTTCGCCCTTCGTGGTCCGACGACTCAGTCTGTCGGGACTTACCTCCAGCAGAATGGTGCCGACATCGACACCACATTCAGCTCGGTGTCGGGTGTCCCCACGGATGAGACGTTCTTTGAGCAAGAGCACATCCAGACCTGGAACAGGATTCCGGGCTATGGTTGGCACGCCCCAGTTGCGCCGAGCTACGGCGGGACCACGGTCGGGTTCACCGAAATCGACCGTGAGAGCCAGCTTTTCATTGACAAGGGGTCCAAGACCCTGGTGTTCCGTCCCTTCCGAGACCGCCAGCTCACCTTGGAGGCCCTGAGCTTCCTGGAGCTGGACACCACGAGCCTGATTGGGGATTACCAGTACCCCAACGCAGATCAGAAAGATGGGCTCTCCCTCTGGACGGCTGCCTCGACCCCTGCGGCCAACCTCGGCAAGCAGATGGGCTTTGACGTTCCTCGGGAGTACATGCCCCGATTCGGTCGTCAGGACATCCCGAACTACCAGGACATCGATGCAGGTCAGGGCACGTTCCTGTCTGGCATCAACCACCTGTTCACGGACAAGGCGGACGCCACCAACCCGGTGTTCAACATCATCGGCGGCGCCCAGGACAACGTGACGAGCGGGAATGAGGTCACCCTCTTCCACTTCATCACGGGGACCCCGACCTGTTACGGCAAGGGCGATACCGTAGGCGGTGCCTTCTTGGGCCTGCCCAACGTCGAGGCCCGGAAGACCACAGACATCGACCCCAACGCCAGCACCTTTGCCCAGGAGATCGTGGATTACCTGGCCCAGGTCAACAGCTCGGAGTTCGGCCGTGGCTTGCGGGGCATCCAGCTCCCGCCGTATCACGGCCCGGCCCGCATCATGGGCGTGTACGAGAAAGATGATTTCCTCGGTAAGGGCGGGCGCACCTTCAAGGCCAACCGTTACCAGATCGAGGACGACCCGGCGACCAACCTCCTCCGGGGGGATGCCGAGAAGATGTCCCTGTTCATCATGCAGAACGGGGCCAAGGACCGCACCGAGGCGGATGGCGACCACACGTACATCCTCCCGGAGCACACCCTTGACCTCACCCGTATCCCGACCTGGGCCACGAATGATGATTTCGGTGATTTCGAGTATGTGGTTGTCTGCACGGTCTTCGGGTTCTCCCGAGGGTTCATCAGTGAGAACAACCTGGTCCTGGCTCGCAAGCACAATGGCCAGGGCGTCTTGCGAACGGATGGGATGACCGAGGACAATGGGGATGGCGACAAGCCGATCCACCTCGAAGGCGTCCCGATGTGCATCCCCTGCCCCGCAGGGTCGAACGACCAGTTCTACATCGCCCACAACCGGACGGTGTACCAGGGTGACCCCTTCATGAGTCGCCACGGTGAGAACCGGACGACCTCGGATTATCAGTTCCGTTACGGCCAGATCTCGACCGCCGGTCAGAACAGCCTGCGGACAGCGATCCAGCAGTACGACGCCAACGGCAACTTTGTGCCTGAGACCATCAATGAGCGGGCCTTCCAGGTCCTCGCCTCGCTGGATTTCTACACGACGCTCGGTACCGGCAAGATCGGCGGAGAGCTGTTCCCCGGCACGGTCCTCGATGTGGGCCATACTGAGAACTCCCCGGCGGCAGCCTCCCGGATGCCTGAGAGTGCGTCCCAGCCTGATTGGCGGGTGGTGGCACGGGCTTTCTCTGAGGGACAGAAAGAAAACAGCAGCCGGGCCAGGGCCAACTACGCTCTGGAGGCCCCCCAGTACATCAACGCGGGCATCATTGACGGGGTTGACCTGGGTGGTGCCAATGAGCACTGGAGCATGAACTTCAAGCTCCTTGATGGCGAGATCGTCAAGCTTTACGGCACCCTCTCTGCCAATGAGGCAGCCCTCCAGGCTCGCCCAGATGTGAACGCTGAGGACACTTTCCTCATCGACGAGACCTCTGGCATCGTGCGAGGGACGGTAACGGCCAACCAGGCCATCACTGCCTTCACTCCAGAGAACCCCTTCGAGTCTTTCGATTTCGCTGCGGCGGGGGCCCTGCCCGGGGACACCGTTCAGGTGACCCCGACGGATCCCGCTCAGTGGCGGAGTGCCGCTGCGGAGGTGGTGCTGAGCGGTTTCTGCACCACCAAGGACGTGGTTCGGGTCCAGGCAGTGATGACACCCAGCCCAGGGGCCTTCAACCCCCAGGACGTGGGTGATGGTCACATGGTCCGCCAGTTCAGCCTGACGTTCCCTTCCCCGATCCCCGGGGAGACGGCTGGGGCCGCCACAACCACGGTGTCTTGGCCTGGTGTCGGGGGAGCCCTCGATGAGATGGTCCTCGCCACGGTGGATGAGCCCCTGACCTTGGGTGCTCATGTGAAGGCAGAGATCACGGGGCCGGACACCATCCAGGTGTACTTCCACAACCCGTCGAACGTCGGGTATGTGCTGGGCGCCCCGATCACGGTCACGCTGGCTGTCCTCCAGGACACTGACCAGAGTGCCTGGACGCTCGACCCGTCCCTCGGCAACCCGTCCCTGTCGGTGTCGTTTAGCCGCAACAGCATCTCCCAAGAGGGGACAGCGGAAAACCTGGCTCTCGCCATCCTGGGGCACTCAAAGCTCCAGCGGTCGGTTCGTGCTTACTCGCTGGACAAGCGGGTGGAGATCGAGTCCGTCCCCACGGGTGCTGAGGGCAATGGCATCTACATTTGGACGGACCACGAGGACGCGACGTACAGTGAAAATTCTGTGGGTCGGTTCAACAGCCTGTTCTCCAATGCGGGTCCCGTGAGCACGGGTGGTGTGCTGCCGCCTTGCGTGGCCACCTACCTGATGGGTGGTGTGGACAAGCCGGTCAACGCGGGGATCGGCACGAGTCAGCTCAAGCTGACGGGCATGACGGAGCGGTTGCCCTTGGGTGCTTTGCTCCAGGATAGTGATTTCCTGTCCGAGAACCCCCTCGGGGGCAACGCCAGTGCCATGCGGTCCAGCCCGGCAAACATCCAGCCGATTCAGTCCTTGCTGCCCCTCACGGGCAATGGGGATGAGTACACCCGTTTCTTGGGTGCTCCTGGTGAGCTGCTGGGGATGTCCGATGGGCACACGGCTATCGACGGGTTTGCAGCCTACACCACGGCCACCCCGACGGGTGCCAAGCGGTTCCGCATCTACCGTGGCGGCGGCTCAGCCTTCGTCCTGCACGGTGATGTGCCTGGTGGGCCCATCGATTGGGTGTCTGACTCCTTGCCGTTCAGCTCGAACCCTGTTCTCAAGGGCGGTGTTCTGGTCTGCCGGGCAATGCTGGTGCGGAACTTTTACGAGGAGGCGTTCTCCGGCTCCCCTTACAAGGTCAGTGACGGTGACGAGATCCAGATGGTGATCCTGACCCAGGGCATTCTCGGGAACGGCAACACCACCGAGGAAGGCATCAACCTGGATGGGATCATCAGCCCCACGGGGTACGGTGAGGGGTACGCTGCTGCGGACCGTTACCGCATCAATGGGCGCCCGATGTTCCGAGGGTACAGCCGCCGGGTCCCGGACCCCTCTGAGGTGGCCCTGGCCGTTTATGATGAGAACGCCCGTGGCGGTGAAGGCGGTCAACCAGGAGGTTGCTCGTGATTGACGAGGCGCTGGTTGAGCGGACCGTTGATCTCCTCAACGAGCTTCTGGAGGTTGACCCTGTTGCGGTCCACCAGCTCGTGGAGTCCCGTGTGTCGTGCTCACACGCCCTCTCCTGGCATCCTACTGTCCAGGTTCACGGAGACGGCTTGACGGCTTCTGTGGGCATCCTGGGGGTGCTTAACGGCCTCTGCGGGGTAGATTCAGACGGGTGGGGTGCTGTGGCCGCCGTTTTCGAGGAAGACGGGACCCTTAGTGGCTTTGCCCGAGTCAAACCGGAGTGGAAGCAATGAACCGACGGAAATTCCTCAAAGGGTTCATGGTAGCCGCTGTGGCCGCCTTTGTCCCCCTCAGCGTCCTTGCGGAGCCCCGAGGCCCCCAGCAAGGACCCCCTGTCTGGATCACCCGCCCTCAGAACTCCATTGAGGATCTGGAGCGGGAGATGGCAGCCTGGATCTCGTCAGACCTGGACGACCATGACAAGACGATCTTGGCCTTGAAAGCCCCCTGGTCTGTCGAGGCATTGCCCGGCAGGCTTTCGGTCGTCAGTGGCCGGATTGTGGTGCGGTTCTGATGCCGATCTTGACCCGTCAGGGGATCAGCCCCGAACTCCGTCGTCCCCATGAGAAAAAGTACAGGGCCCGGCTTCGCCAGGCCCTGGGCCACCCCCTCCTCACTGCTGAACAGCAGGTGCGGATCAAGGCTGAACTAGACCAGTTGGGTGGTCCTCGTGTATATGATGCAGATTCACCCGCTCCGCCCGGTGCCATTGAGTTGCCGAGCTGAGATAAGGAGTTCCAGATGAAGAAGTTTTTCGCCCCCCTGTTCGCTCTGTCCCTGGCACTCAGCCCTGCTATGGCTCTCGCCGCAGATGCGGCCCCCGATGCCGTGACGGTCGTTGCGGATGCCGGCTTCGTTGCGGATGCCGGCTTCGTTGCGGATGCCGGCTTCGTTGATGCTGCGGTTGCAGCCCTGCCCGAGGCCCCCAAGCAGGTCAATACCGCTGAGGATGCTCAGGAGGCCATTGATTTCCTGGTAGTCTCCGCCGAGGCTGGCGCCTGGCCCCTGTTCTCGGGTGTTCTGATCTTGCTGCTGATTTTCGGGCTCGACAAGGTCGTCGGTCTCAAGAAGCGGATCCCGAAAAAGGCGGTCCCCTGGGTGGCAGCCACGATTGGGGTGGCTGGCTCCATCGCCACTGCGCTCCTGGCGGGTAACCTCCCGTTGTCCCAGGCCCTGCTCCAGGGTTTCCTGGGTGGTGCGACCTCCGTGGGCCTCTGGGAGATGTTCTTCCAGTCCCACAAGAAGGACACGCCGGACGCCTGAGGTTCAGCCTGAGCCTTTCAGAAAGCCTCATCCACATACGTGGGTGGGGCTTTCTTCATTCTGACCCTAAAACCTTTGAGGATACCATGCCTGAGTTTTACATGCCGCTCGACCCCAACATCACGAACACCGTCCACCTCATCAACAAGCTGGGCTTCGAGACCTGCGATTCGGGGGATGGTGTGGCCAAACTCGGCACAGACCTGGAGTGTCAGATGATCCCCACCCCTCATGTGATCCTGTCCGTCCCCGACCGCGACCTGTTGTTCGATCTGGCGGATGGCCTATATGCAGCACTGGAGGGGGAGGGTGTTGTTTTTGGACCCACCCAGGACCAGGTGGAGGAGGCCGTCGGGGTGCAGGAGGAGGGGATCACCTATGGTGATGGTGTCTTCATCGAGGCCAGCTACAGCCCAGGGCAGGGTAAAGGTGGGGTGGTGATGATCACGGGGCTTCATGATGAATTGCTCGCCCAGATCCAAGCACGCTGATCAGGGGTCTAGGTCTTTCAGACCTGCCTCCCGGCCTGCGGCCCATGCGGGTATTGCTGAGCTGGGGATGATCCCCCGCTGACGGGGTTGCTTCGTGCTATCCGCATAGCCGTCGTACCACCAGTGCCGCCACCCCCGGCTCTCAGCCTCTGAGGGGGGAGCCCGGAGCACTTTCACGCCGAAAGCCTCGTGGTGGTCCGAGGTCTCACTCCGATTTGCCGGCTTAGCCTCCTCGACCTCCCCAAACTCGATCTTTAGTTTGGCCAAAAGGGCACGACGGCGCTCGGGGAGGGAATCCCGAAAGCTCTTGAGGCACACGCCGATGGAGGCCACCAGCAACAATCCTGCAAGCCAGATCAGGGCCTCAGCGGCTCCGAGGGACCCTGAGAAGATGGCGAAAGCAGCGGCGAAGCCCGTCACTTTCGCGGTGAGGGGTGGAGATACTGCTTAGATCAAGGCTCATGTGAGCCTCCCTTGTGGTTCGAGGGGTCCCACTCCATCCACTCTTGGGCGGAGTGATTATCTGGGGTGATCCCGTACTCGGCGGCGTCACGAACCACGTCAGGATCGCCCCAGTCGTCGAAGCATGATGCTACGGGGCAGGAGGAGGGGTTGCACCGGCGTTGATCGCCGTCACACTCAAACTCGATTTCCGTTTCGGGGTGGTTGCACCCGTAGCCGTTGTTCAGCTCGGTGTCCATGGTGAACCACCCACACCGCTGCACCAGGGCATCAATGTGGAGGGCGATGAGCTTCCACTCCTCGCAGTAAGACACACGGACGTAACTCTCATCCTCCTCAAAGGTGTACGCCTTGATCCCAGGTAGTTGCAGGTGGTCGATGACCCCTGAGACCGTGCCCCGCTTGAGGCCACTCTTGAAGGGCTTACCTGAGATCTTGTGGACCACCGAGCCCACGGGCAAGGGATCCACATGTTGCTTTCGTTTTCTCATTTGCCCTCCTCGGGCTGATTGGCTTCCAGCCATAGCTGGTAAATCGCCTCATCGAGGGCAAAGCGGCCCCCTCGCATGATCTTGCCGTCCCGCTGGATCTCCAGCCGGCGCCCCAGACCTTTCCGCAAGCGTCGGGTCATCCTCCGACTGGAGGCAACCCTACGAACTTGATGGAGGTCCTTTTCGGCCTCCAGGATGGTCTCAGGAGGCTTGCCCTGTTCCAGGAGCAGGAGAGTGTACGTCTTCATTTAGACGAAGCCATCCAGGCCCAAAAACGTAGCACGAAACCCACGCCGGCCCCAGCGGTCAAGACGGCCATAAAAGTGGATACCGGACCCCAGGTGTTTGCTGGGTAAGGCGCTTTCCAATCGTGGTAATTGGTGGCATAGGCACCGAAGGTAAACGCGAGCAGGACTGTGAAGGTGGCGTAGTGGGTCCACAGGTTTTTCAGGAGGGGGTGCATCGTTACGCACCCACTTTAATGGTGTGCCCCTGCCCCTTGTTAAGGGCATAGGGGATGTTTGCACAGGAGTGGTCGGGCGTGCAGATCAACTTGCCTGCCCAGTCTCCAGGGGAAACCTCGTACACGATGACCTCATAGCCATAAACAGAGCACAAGGTGTCTCCGAGGGAGATCTTTTCGCCGTTGTCGTCGTAGATGTCAGTCATCACCCTCACCTTCTTCGATTTCGAGGATGTCGGGGTAATCGTTGCACGCCGTCTCAGTGATGGTTGCAATGTTTTTCGCGCCGAACATGACGAGTCGAGCAGTGGCAATTGCCACTGCATTGATGATGTGCCCCGCCACAGCCGCCTGATCGACACCAAAGTAACAATCAGACTTGACGGTGAGCAGGCAAGCACTGCTCGACGTGACCCGTAGTTCTGAGATCTCTTCGTCGTTCTGGTCTTGGATCCGCACCCCAACGCCGCCCCGCACCAGGATCCAATCCACGTTGCAAGGCTTATGTGCAGGCGACTGGGCGTGGTCACACTCAAGCGCCTCAAACCACTCGCCACAGGTGCCGCCAAGCTTGGTGAGGCGGCTGCCGATCATGAACCAATCACGAGGATCAGATCGCCCGCTCAACTTGATGTTTGCTACCTCATCACCCTCAACGCGTACAACGGCTTGTGCCTTGCCACACTTGAGGGTGAATGCGCGGGTGCGCTCAGAGTAGTTGATGGTGGTTTTATGTTCGGCCATGTTACCTCAATTAGTCAGGGTGTCCCCAGGAACTGTAATCCTCAAAGTCGCAACCAAGGAAAGCCCCGTCCGCATCTTCGTTGGGGTCGATGAAATCCTCGATGTCCTCATCCTCGGGTCGGCTTTCGGGCTGGCTCTCGTCTCCGCTCGCCAGCTCGTAAAGATCCTCATCAGAGGGGAAATCGTGTGGGAGGTTGAGGACCTCCTTGCCGGCCTCGGTGACGCTAATGACCTCGAAAGTCCCGCCCTCAGCAGGGTAACAGTTTTCGGGCAGGCCCGAGGTGAAAGCCGCGATCTCGGGCTCGAAGTAACCTTCGACCTCCAGGGTGCGATCCGGGCCGTACCCGAATCCGACGCAAGTGATGGTGAGGACCCTGTTGATGCGGCTCATGTGGTCTCCTTTGTTCACCTCACCTACTAGGGACCCCCCGGATCGTTACCTCCAAAATTGAGGTTTTCGGGGTCTCAGGTGAGTTTGGTGGTTTTGAGTTTCAGATCGATCAGCCACTCCCGACCATCGGGGTGCTTGACGCGGTGAAGGACTTTCTGGGCCTCACCGTCGGGTACGCAGAGCACACCGATGTGCCGGAACCCCTCTATGACCATCCCCTCGGGCTTGCGGCCCAAGTGTCGGGCGAGCTGGACATAAGAGCGGACGTGGTAAGTGAGAGGGGTGGTGTTTTCGGCCATCATGTTCTCCACTGGTTTTGTTCAGCTCAGGGATTCTTGGTACTCACGCTGACCACGGCCGTACTCAACCTCAAACCCTCGGCACGGCTCATCAATGCCCTCATAGGCATCCGCGTAACCCAGGTTGAAGGCTTGTTCCACACGAGGCATCCCCACCCACCGCCCATCGCAGGCGAGATCGATCCCCGGGCCGAATTCCTCGTCTGCGCGGGCCGCAGCAGCGGTCCCCGGGAGGAACCCTGAGAGGATGGATCGGTCGGTGAACTCCTGCATGACCATCGTGGAGATGGGGCGCACTGCGTCACCCGTCTCCTCAGAGAGGCAGGTCGTGTTAATGTGGAACCACCCTGCAAAGGCCCGTTCCCGGTAGTAGGTGGGGTGAGAAACGAAACGAAACGAGGACAGCATGAGCCCCATCAGCATGACTCTCAAAATCCGAGCCCTCGCGTTGGTCGCCAATGAGCTAGGTCATGAGCAGCGGGATATGCTCTCCAAGGGGTTCCGGTGGAGCGGCTTTCACGGCGGCGACCACATCATCTCTTGGATGGCCAACCCCCTCACCGGGACGGCAAAGGCTGTCTTTCATGTGGACCTCGTTCTCGACAAGGTCACCCAGGTGCAGGGGCGGGCATGATGAAAACGGCTGATCCGTGGGGGGCAGTTCGACAAGCCGTTGGGCACTGGCCTCCGGCGGACCCCCGCTCTGTAACACTCTGCAAAAAGAGCGGCGGCCACTGGTTCACAGGCTGGGCCACCTGGAGCTTTAGCCAACCCGAAAAGAGCCCTTTTCGGGTATGTCAGGGGTGCCTTTTCAGCGAAAACAAAACCGCCGAGATCCCCAGGACGGGTAACACCCCACCCTCAGGCGAGTAGGGAAGGTGGAGGAATCTTGAGAACCAATACTATTCAAGACGTGAACCGGATGTCTGGTCAGGACAAGTCCTGGACGATCAAGCTGGGCCTGGGTGCCGAGAGCTGGGAGGCAACGGGGCGGTCCCCACACCAACCCGTTGAGATCCTGGTGACCGACAGAACCGGCTCTCGGTTCGTGGTCAAGGCTTTCCAGGACTTCATCACCGAAGCGGAGACCCTGATCGATCTGTGCATGTGGAGTGAACTCCCCTGTGCATGGCGGAAAATCCGCAAGGTGGTCCTGGACCTGTTCAGCACCTTGGGCCAGATCCCGACGACTGCGGAGATCGAGGCAGCCCTCAACCCTGTCGCTGTACTGGCCCCGCAACAGCTCACCTTGCTCCTGGGTGCCCCGTCCCCCAACCCCCAACCTTTCGCAGGAGCCGCAACCATGCAGGTTCAACCAGACGGCACCTACCAAGTGTTTGATGCTGCGGGTGCTTCTGTAGGCACAGCAAATCAGGCGGAGGCCCAGAGGCTGGCCCGCTCCCACCAGGTCACCATTCGAGGTATCTAAATGGCTGAGGATCTTCAAGCAGCGGCGCGGGCCGTCTTTGAGGGGCTGGACGAGTCCCGCTTTGCTAAGACCCCCACTGTGCGAAAGCCCCGACCCTTGCCCTGGGCAAAAGCACTGGCAAAGGGTCACCTGGGGTGGCGCCGGATCGGAGAGAAAAAGTGGGTTGAGGTCTTGCGGATTGGGACTGAGGCGGGTTGGTTCAAGCAGATCGATGGCAAGTTGGTTGCTCTTGCGCAGGAAGCACCCGTTGATGCTGTGGACCCACCCTTACCCCGGGCCAGTCGGGCAGTCCCTGTTGTGGAGACGCCCAGCAAGTTCAAGAAAATTTACCGGTTCTGGGAGTCCCCTGGAGGCAACCCCAATTTCGGTGATGCTCAGGACATTCGGCCAGGTGATGTCGTTCAGTTCTGGGCCCCTGGCGGGGGGTCCACAACCCGGGTGGTCGAACAGGCGGTCCCCGGGCACCTCCTGATGGATAACCCCCAGTGGGCACCGGAGGCGAGAGCTTACCTGGTCCCCCTTGGGCATATCCATGAGGCGCATCGAGAGATCGAACCCGAGATCGAACCCGAGATCGAACCCGAGATCGAACCCGAGATCGAACCCGAGATCGAACCCGAGATCGAACCCGAGATCGAACCCGAGATCGAACCCGAGATCGAACCCGAGATCGAACCTGAGATCGAACCTGAGATCGAACCTGAGATCGAACCCGAGAAGCCCAAGGCCCTAGAGCCCCGGAAAGTACGGACGGAGCCGGGCTTCAACATCCTGGACCTGATCTCTGCCCCAGGGAGCGGAAAGTTGGGAAGCTAGTAGCCTGCCTGTCACCCCTGGTGGGGTATCTTGCCCCGACAAGGAGGTCCTATGCAGGTTCAAGTTCTCAGCGACATTCATTTTGAGCATCACCTGGACGGGGGCCACTCTTTCGTGGGGAGCTTGGACCCCGAGGGGGTTGATGTTCTTGTTCTCGCGGGTGACATCGGCATAAAGAGAGGCGGGAGCCTTCACCGAGGGCTTTCCCTTCTGGCCCAGCGGTACGGGGAAGTCCCCATCGTGATGGTGTTGGGCAACCACGAGTATTACCACACCTGCAAGCAGGACCTGTTGCGGCACCTGGAGGCTATCAAGCGGGACATCCCGACGCTGACCATCCTGGAAAACGACACCGTGACCCTCAAGGGCCAGAGGTTTGTCGGCTGCACCCTCTGGTTCCCAGACAGCACCGCGAACAAAGAGCATGAGTGGTGGCTTCCCGATTTCAAGTGCATCCAGGGGTTCAGGAATTGGAACTATCAGGCATGTGCTGAGAGCATGGAATTCCTGGCGGAAACGGTGCGGGAGGGGGATTTTGTCATCACCCACCACATCCCGGACGCCGCAGGGATTCACCCGAGATACGCCCAACCCCCAATGGGGACCTACAACCGGTTTTTCCTCTGTCAGATGCCCCTGGAGGTTCTGGAGCGGGCGGCTTGGTGGGCTTTTGGTCACACCCATGACTCCATGGGGTTCGAGATCGGCAACTGCAAGTTCCGGTGCAACCCCTTGGGGTACCCTCGGGAGGGCAATTACCGCTTTGACGGCAGGCTGGTGCTGGGCGGTACAGAGGCTATCCTGTGCGGGGTGTGTAAGGAGACCTCGGAGTGGGCCTCCGATCACGCTTGGCGGTACGGGCGTAGCGTTGAGTGCCCCACCTGCCTCTGTGACCTGACCCTTGAAGGGGCCTGACGGAGAGACATGCTCAAGGTAGCGGTCATCGGGTCTCGTCAGTACCCCTTACCCCTTTTGGTGCGTGCTTTTGTCCGCAGGCTGGGCAAGCGCCTGGTCTCCGTCGAGGTGATCTCTGGCGGCGCCAAGGGTGTTGACACCTGGGCGGCCGAAGAGGCTCAGAGCTGCGGTTTGTCCGTCAAGGTGTTCAACGCAGATTGGGAGACCCACGGCAGATCTGCGGGGATGCTCCGCAACTCTTTCCTCATACGCCAGGCTGACCTGATCGTGGCGTTCTGGGATGAGCAGAGCCCCGGAAGCCGGGACAGCATCCGTAAAGCTCTCCAGTGGGGCAAAAGGATCAAGGTCTTCGGTGCAGATGGTGAGCCCATTCCGGTAGAGAAACTATCCCTAATGGTCAAGTAGGAGCAGGAAACGTGGAACGAAACCGGACCCTCAACTATCGAGGCGTCATCGCCACCCCGGACATGGCCAAGGCTCTTCGAGGGCTGGAGGCCAAAGCTGCGGAGGGCGGTTGGCGCCTTGAGCTGATCAAGGGTGTTTACCGCCCGTTGATGGCCGCAGCCGGGCGTGAGGTCCAGTTCCGGCTGCGGCGCTCGGATATGACCCCCCAGCAAGCTCTCAATGCTGCTTGGGGGTTCGCCGTGCCTCTAGGGTTCACGCCCTGGTCTCGGTGGCCCGTGCTGACAGGCCCTGAGGGGGAGGCATCCAACTGGACCTTCCATTTCCTGGGGGACTGGCAGGTCGTTGCAGACAACCTCCTGGCGGAGGGTCGAGGCCACCTGGCTTGGCCTTCCGTTGAGTCTGCTGCCCAGGCAGACGTGGGCCTCGGCACCACCGAGCAGTTCGTCCAAACCCAGCTCCACCGGGTGGGTCGAAACCCTGGCCCTGTGGATGGGGTAATCGGACCTCGAACCACCTCTCAGATCCAAACCCTTGCTCTCGGCCGAAGCTCCCTGGCTCAGACGGCGCTCCAGCTCCAGGGGATGCACACCTCCAAAGCCCCTGGAGGTGTGGTGGGCCGAGGCCAGGTGTATATCCATGGTCGTCAGGTGGTGGTCCAGGCAGCAGGCAGCGTCCAGGTCAAACATCAACCACACGGTGCTCTGCTTACCGTGACAGGTCCGGGCCGGGTGGTCGTGGACATCGGAGATCCCGCATGAGTAATTTCCTGACCCGGTTTTGGGAGAACATCTCAGGCCAGCCGCATTCCTCTGGGGCACCCGAGAACGAAATCCTCCAGAAGATCCTCTCCGAGTGGGAGACCGCAGCCCTTGGCAAGGGCAAGGATTTCGGACATCAGGTCATCACGGAATCCAATAAGGCAGGGCTACCGCCCGAGTCGTTGCAATACGTGTTCTGGGTGCTAGTGGAGCAGTCCCGGACCTGGAACCTGTCCGGGACTGCCCGGCGTGCGCTCATCTTGGCCAGAGACCTGATGGTCCGGTCGGACCGAGTTCCCGCTTACAACCTCGGGTTTCAGAAGATCCCCGCAGAGCTGGAGGATCAGGTAGACCAGGTGATTTCTCGAATGTCCCTCTGGGCACAGGGCGTTTTGGTGGCGGGTCTCAAGGCAGACCTGATGAAGGCAGCAGAGAGGCACAAGAGGCCAATGGCCCGCATCCTCAAGAGGCACGATGGGCTAGAGGGAAAGACCCTCGTTTACATTTACCAGGCACTCCAAGGGGCCGTTGTCACCGAGCCCGGCTGGTTCAAGAATCCAGACCTGATGCAGCCCTTGCTCAGCTCTGTGCTCTGACCCCCGGCTTCGCGTAGACAACCACCAGGCGCACTCGCTGGGGTTCTCCAATGAGTACCTGCCGGGCCCCTGGTACACCTTGCGGGGTTACCTGAGAAAGACAAAAAAGGGGTAACTCCAGGGATCTCGGTAGTAGGGGAGGTGAGAGAGAACCCCCGCGAAAGGAAGTCCCATGGATCTGAACACCCCCGAGTTCGAGCGCAAGATCACCGCCACGTTGAACAAACAGGTCTCTGAGACTGACGGGCACGTCATCCACGCTGTGGGGTACGAAGAGGCCAAGGGCGGGGGCTGGGTTGCCGTGTTCTCTACCGAGTGGGCTCAGCTCAAGGCACATTACAATTACCGCGAGGGCAAGAACGTCAACATCGGGTACTCCGAAACCTACCAGGGCTACTACCTCAGCGTCCGTTAGGGCTTGGGGCTGCCCCTTACTCTGCCAAAGGAAATCACCATGAGCATCGAAGATCTCGGTGGCCGGTACCTCAGCCTCGGCACTGTCACCCGAACCGAGCGTGACGCACAGAAGAAATCCTTGGCACTGGCCCGCGAGCTGGGGCTGGACAAGGGCTGGTTCCCGGTGGTGTTCCACCGACCCGAGGATGAGGCTGAGTCCGATAAAGAGGCTTGGGTCCCTGCTGCCAAGAAAGGCGTGGGCGTCCACGCCTTGCACGTCACGAGTGAGCTGTCACACAGTGGTCACACCACCTACACCCTCCTCATCCTCGGCACCCGCGTCCACAGCAGAACGATATCTGGTCTGCTGGTGGCTGCTGCCGAAACCTTCATGGGCGAAGGGGCGCTGACGGCGAGCACGCGTTACTGCTGGAAGTATGACATCACCAAAGACGCACAGGTGCAGTATAAGGCACAGGTGCTAGGGCTCTTCTGGGCGATCATTCGGGTGGAGAGGGATAAACTCTGCACACACTTCGAGACCCAGTATGCAGATGGGGAGATCATCGAATCCACCGTCGGCACCCACCCTCAGTCCACCAACAAACTGGACGATGATGTCGTGCGGGCTCAGATCGCCTTGGAGCGGGATATCTCGAACTCACTCAAGAAAAGAGGGTAACTCCCGCCTCCTCGGTAGTAGGGGAGGTGAGACACAAAGGGAGAAACCATGAAGCCTTACGAGATGGCCCTCGCCGCCGACGCCGCAAACGATGCCCAGACCATCGGAGAACTCAACGATGTGGCGGTGCGGACCCTCCGAGGCATGGTCGGGAAAGGTGAAATCCCCAACTGCACCGCCAACAACCTCCGAGCCCTGGTCGGGCAGGATGATGCGCTCATGGTCCGCAAGGGGGTGACTTGCTGGGCGGATTACCGCCGAGTCTCCCGCGCCGGCCTCCTGTACCCCCTGACCCGCGAACAGCGAGCTGTCCTGTACACCGCCACCGTGACTTTCCGCAAGGCTCGCACGGCCGAGAGCACTCAAGGCTGAGGTTACCCTCCAATCACAAGCAAAGCGAGAATGATATGACCCAGGTTTATCTTCGACACATTCACCGCGTCAGCCAAAACCCTGAGGCGGACACCAGCGGCCCTTTCGAGTTCGAGGGGGACATCACCTCCAGTGAGGACGTGAAGAAATTCTTGCGGCGCACCCTCAAGCCGATGCTCGGGCGGGTGAAGAGCACTCGCCCTGAGGAAGGCGGTCACACCGTCTTCTGGATGCGGGCAGCGGCCCAGCACTGCACGATGGTTCTGCCTGTGGGCAGCGCCCTTCACCTCAAGCACGCCCCTCCGTCGCACAATCTGAAAAACTAGGTAACTTTCGCCACCTTGATAGTAGGTGGGGTGAACGAGGAGGTAACCGATGCCCATGGAACGCGCCACTTTCGACCATCTTGATGCTCTTTGTGGGGAGGTCGTAGTCCTGTCCATCAACATCGAGGGCCCCAACCCGCTCAGCACGGGTCTCACGGCTGTGGTGAAGGGCCCCCTCCGGCGCGCTCCGGGCTCCATCAACGGGGTCGCTGGTTTTGCTGTCGAGGACATCAGCTTCACCTGTGGTGAGGACACCCGAATCAGCGGCACCCTCCTCACCATCGTGGCAGGGGGCGCCTGATGCTCCTGCTCAGCCAGACTTACGGGGACATCACCGTTATGTTGTCCCTGAAACGGACCATCGCCACCATTTTCATGCCGGCACCTGCCAACATCTGGACCCGGAAAGGCAGTAAGCCTGCCTGGACCCAAGAACACGCCATCAAGACAAGCAGAGGCTGGGTCGTCGGTAACGACCTTTCCCTGTCCCGCTGGCTCGACGACGTGGACAAGGCTGGTGGACCGCGCTGATATCGAACGCATCCTGGCTGAGGCGGGCATCCCGGGACCCTGGGTAACCGAACGTCCGGCGGTCTCAGCACCCCCGGGCCTGATCAACATACGCTGTGAGGAGTGGACCGTCGTCTACAAGGATTTCGTCTACAAGGATTCCGTCGGATCGCTTTATTACGACGGCAGCGATGCTGCCCTTGAAATGATCCTGGATTCGGACAACCCTGCACAGACCCTCGCACAGACTGCCCGAAAGATGCTGGCGGCTGTGAAAGCCCTCAAGGAGACATCATGATCCGTACTGCCTGGGAAAAAGGTTACAAGGACGCCAAGTCCGGCCGCCCCTCCACCAACCCTTACTCGCCCGGCTCCGAGGATTACCGTTGGTACGTCAAGGGGTACACCGACGGCCTCAAGGGCTAGTGCCGAAGTTTTGAACCGCACCCGCGCCCCTCAGTGAGAACAAACCAGGAGAACCACCCATGGCCCGCGTCGGATATATCCCGTTTGACCAGGGGCGTGAGGATGACAAGATTGCCCGCAAAGCGGACAAGAGAGCTGTTCGCAAACAGGAGGCGGTTCCCGAGCGGGAATCGGACTGGCGTTTCGGATATCTTGACCCTTACGATCCTGAATACAAGAGTGTGGACACTTTCGCGGCGGAACTCATCGCCGAAACTCGGGAGGAGTTCACCCACCAGGAACTCCAGTGTGTGTATTTCCGAATGGGCTGCCTGCTCTCTGAGGTCAAGGCGATGCTGGAAAGCTGGGGGTTCACCCTCGCTCGTCGGGATTTCGAGCATGATGTCCGGGGGTTCACGAGCAACCCCCACAACCGTTGGACGGGGAACAACTGAAAATGCCAGCTCAGATGACGAACCTCCGCAAGTACCTGAAAGCGGTTCGAGGTATCGCGGAGCTGCACCGGGAGTTGAGCGGGTGTGACTGGTGCTGCGGAGGAGGGGACGAGCTTCTGGCCTCTCTTGAGAAACAGCGCAAGGACGCCGAAACCGAGCTGGGGGGCCAGGTGCCCCGACTGTGCTCCCGGTGTGTGTATTTTGAGGCTGCTCAGGGACCCCTTTGTACCAAGTGCGCCTCGACCGAGCCCCTGTAAATCAAACTTTGAAACTTTGAAACTTTGACTTGACCGCACACCAGCTTACCCCCCATGATTCGGGGCGAACACAACTCGGAGGACCCCGAAATCATGCAGATGGATATCCTAGCTCGAATCCTGGTCCTTGAGGGTGTGGCTAACGTCGAGCCCTTCACCTGGACCCGCTCCTGCACCCCCGCTGCACTCCGCCGGGTTGCAGGCCATCTGGAGGGTACCCCCCACCCCGCCTGGATCTCCGCTAAGTCCTCTGGGATGTATGGGATGCTCCTCGCCCGGCTGGAGGGTGACCTTTCCCGAGCGGGCATCCGCTTCCTGTCCGGGGAGGATCTGCTCCAGCAGGCATTGGCTGGCATCAACACCAATGGATCCCGAGGCAAGCACCGTTTCCACGCGGTAGGTGTCCTCGCTCGGGAGAACATCCTCAGCGGTGTGGAGACCCCCAGCCGCCTCGCCGGAGGCACCCTGGGCACCTGGGTCCACCGCATGGCCCTCAATGTCATTAAGAAAAAAGGCGGTGCCGAGATCTCCACCTCCGGCCTGGGCGAGCGGCCCATGAGCAACCGACCAGAGGCCGCAGCCCCGACCCAGGATAGCGCACAGATCCTCATTGACTGCATGGTGGGCAGCTCTGAGATCGCCCTCAAGCTCCGCCACCTCCTGGCGGGTGTCGTTGACCGGCGTTTCCCCGACCGCAACACCACCCGGGTGGCTCGCCAGATCATGCACACCTGGTTAGGTGCCCTCGGGGAAGGCAAGCTTCTCCTGCCCGGTATGGGGTGGGCCATTGCGGCTGGCCTCATTGACCCCAGCGAGGGCCTGAAAGCGCACCGCCACCGCAACAATGGGGTGGTCCAGGTCTCCAAGACCTGGCGGAAGATCAAGCCCCTGTTCCGGCAGGCCCTGGCGCACGACGCAGGTGTCCGGTCCCTCATCGACCTCCGCCTCTCCTATGCGGATGACCTCCACGCGGTTGGTAAGAGTCTCCCGGTGCCCTCTGCCAACTGGAGCTGGAGCCCCGAAAGTCCGTGAAAAGGGGTAACCCCTCACGTCTCGGTAGTAGGTGAGGTGAGAGAGAACCCCGAAAGGACCCCATGAACAAGCAGACTGAACGGCTTCTCCTGGCCTTGGAAGGCACGAAGCCCACCCCTTTCATCGCACATCCGGGGTTCGGCCCGATCATCCGCCGGAAAGGTTTCCTGTACATCAAGGAGAACTTTCTCCCTCAAACGGATGGGGAGCAAGACCTGATCGAGGCTGCTGAACCCTTGTTTGGACGCCCCACCGCCCAAGAGCATCAGAGGTTCCGCAAAGCCCTCTATGCCACGTACCTGGCCTCGGATTTCACCGAGGACGAACTCCACCCCTTTTTTTCCCGGACCTGCCCGCCACTGAGGAGTGAGGATATGAGCAAGACTGCCACGCGACCCAGCATCACTGCCCAATTCTCTGACCTCCTCAACCACCCCAGCCTCCGTCCGGTGGAGAGCACAGCCCGCATCGGCGTCCGGCTGGTTGCCCTTGGTTTTGGCGTGACCTGCAACCGCTGTGGTGGGACGGGTCATTATTCCTTCAACTCCATCGATGGGTCCGTGTGTTACGGGTGTAGGGGAGCCAAGCAGAAAGCACCCAAGCTGACCGCTGCTCTCCGCAACCGGGTTCAGGTAGCTGTGGGTGAAGGTGCCCTGAACACCTATGCTGCCCGAATCGTGGAGGAGGCACGGCTCCGCCAGCTCGCCAAGGGTGTGCGGGCGGAAATCTCTGAGGCTGAGGCTGCCACAGCATGGCGGGAGTTCCATTACGGTCGGAAACTCCCCCTCAACGAGCATTTCGACAATTTCAGCTACACCCTCCATGGCTGGATCACCCGCATTGAGGAGTACGCCAGTGACCTCACGGCCCGGATGGTTGGTGTGCGGTTCACCTCCGAGGAGCGCAACGCCGCAGCCCGAGAGCTGGTGGGGCGCCTCCCCGAATTCATCCAGCGCATCGAAATCCTAGATGGCCTGTTTGTCCGCTCACAGGCTGAGGGCATCACGGATCGCCACCGCCTTGCGGGACACGCCGCCAAGGCCACTGGCAGTTACCTAGCTCAGATGAATGCCAGTAAGGCCGCGTGTGTTGAGGCTGACGCGGCCTGCATTGCAGAATACCGCGCCCACGGGTTGAGTGTGGATCTCAAAGGGGACCCCTGATCCCTCTGGGCTGTACGGGATACGGACCCATACTGAATGATCTGACCCGCCGGTAGACCAATCCCCCTGCCAGCCGGGTAACCAAGGGAAGACCCCTTGGAGGACAGGCTTGGCACTCCCACCGAATGAACGACTCGACAAGCTTTACGGCAAGCTCAAGAAGCTAAGGGAGAGGACTGATCTCAGCCTCCCTTCGTCAAAGCACCTTCGAGACACTTTCCTCGACATTGATGGCAATGAGCGCAAGCTCACCGTCCGCTATTACCAGGTCCAGATGGCCATCCATCTGGCGGCCATGAAGCGGTTTGTGGTGGGCGATGATACGGGGCTCGGTAAGACCCTGGAGATCATCGCCGCACTCTGCCTGATCTGGGAGAAAACCCCCCAGATCCCCGCAATTATCCTGACGACCAAGTCCTCGGCCCCCCAGTGGGTGGATGAGTTCAACAAGTTCACTGAGGGGGTTCAAGCTTTCCTCTATGAGGGGACCAAGACCAAGAACAGCAAGGGTGTGGTTCGGGACCGGCGAGGGGAGGTCTGGGAGGCGTTCCTGGCCGCTGAGGACCCCAAGGTCCTGGTGATGAATTACAAGAAAGCGTGGCAGGATTTCGGGCGCTTTCAGGATTACAAGGGGTACATCCTCATCACCGATGAGGCCACCGCGTACAAGACCATCACCAGCCAGACCCACCAGGTGGTGTGCCACCTGGCCAACAACTCGGAGAGGGTCTGGGCCGCGACAGCCACGCTGATCAAGAACAACCTCGTCGAGGGGTACTCCATCTATCGAGTGGTAGTCCCGGGGCTTTTCGACAACCGGGTAACTCAATTCCAAACCCATTACTGCATCACGGAAACGGTCATGATCGGCCGGGGGCGGAGGGTCCCTAAGGTCATCGGGTATGAGCCTGAGCGGATCGCGGAGTTCAAGGCGACCATTGATCCGTTCTACCTGGGCCGACCCAAGCATGACGTGGCTGACGAGCTGCCGGCGCTGATCCAGAAAAACATTGAGATCCCCATGTCCAAGGCCCAGGAGGCTAAGTACACCGAGATCATGACCGGCATGGTCACGATTGGGGAGGGCAACGACACCCTCTATGAGGAGCGTGAGGTCTCGAAGCTCACCGCTCTCATCTATTACCAGCAGGCGGTGAACCACCTTGAGCTGCTGAACTGTGAGGGGCCCAGCACCAAGCTCAACAGGCTGCTGGAGCTGCTGACCGAGGATTTCGAGGGTGAGAATGTAATCATCTTCACCAGGTTCAAATCGATGGTGGACCTCATGGTCCCGGCCATCGAGAAAGCTCTGTCCACCTCTAAAAAGGACAAGACGCAGCGGGTTGTTCGAGTCACCGGAGATGAGAACTCCAAGCAGCGTAACGAGTCCAAGAAACGGTTCCAGGCAGCCGCCTCTCCCGTGCGTGTGATCTGCATCACCTCGGCGGGGGGTGAGGCCATCAACCTCCAGTCCGCCAAGGCCATCATCTTTTTTGACACCCCCTGGTCTGCGGGGGAATACCTCCAGGTGTTGGGTCGGATGATCCGTATCGGGTCAATCCATGATCGCTGTTACGCCATCCACCTGGTGTCCCGGCGACATGAATCGAAGCGAGCCTGGAAAACCATTGACCACCAGGTGATTGAGGTCCTGAACAAGAAGATGGAGCTGGTGGAGGCTGTCCTGGGTGAGCGCATCAAGGGCACCACCGAGTCCGACGAGATCCGCATCATCGACGCGACCCCCGAGGTCTCCCTGATTTACGCCAGCCTGGAAAATGAGGCTCGGGCGGAGGCTGGTCTCAAGCCTAAAAAGCGTAAGACCACCCCGAAGGCCCGAAAGAAGGGGCCAGCCCAGGAGAAAACCCAGAAGAGCACGGCTCTCCTGGCGGCCTTCGCCGACGACGACGAAGACCTAGACTCCTTGTTCGAGGACTGAGGATGACCCAAAAAATCAAGCCGTTCACCAAGATGTTCTATGGGCTGGGCTCCAACCGGGCCAAGCCGGGCCGGCAAGATCACCAGTACCCCCAGGGGGATGGCCACAAGGACTGCAAGCGGTGTCACGGTCGCGGAGTGGTGGTGATCCCCCCTGAGGAGTGCCCCCCATTCAGTGTGGGGGAGGTGACCCGCTCGTGCCTCTGCACCCACCGCCGAGACACCCTGATGAACATGGAGCGGGGCTGGAAGGGCCTCACCAAGGTCGGACCTGTCCGGGAGACCCCCCTGGCGGAGATGGTGCGGCGCAATTGTTGGCTGACCTCATCCCTACAGGACCTCCAGAAGCACCTGGGTAGGGTGGCCTTTGATAAGGGCCGTCATTTCAATTTCAAGGTCATCACGGACGTGAGTCTCATCTCTGCATGGCTGTACTCGGCCAATGAGGTGTTCGACGCGGACGCCCACATGCATAAGCAGACTGCGGGGATGGAGGACCGTTACAGCCGGATCGAGGATTTGGTTGAGGGGTGGGACCTGCTGATCATTCGCCTGGGGGTCAAGACTGCACGGAACGTGGCAGCCCCTGAGGTGTTGCTCGAAGCTCTCCAGATCCGTGAGCAGCAGGGTCGTGCCACTTGGATCGTGGACAGCCCAGGGTACCCCCTGTCACCTGGCCACATCAGCTTTGACGTGAGGGTGGGGGAGTTCTTGGAGCTGTGGGATCACCGGATCTTGTCCGAGGAAGATCGCCCAGGGGCAGGGGACACCAAGCCCCGGGGAGTGAACTCCGCATACTCGGGGGTCTCTGGCAAGTCAGAGGGTCGGGCCACGGAGATCCCCACAACACTGCCAACTACGAGGTCGAAGACCTCCCAGGCGGGATCTCTCAGCAACTCTGCGGCAAAACCGGGACGGATGCCTTCGGGGGCATTCAAGGCGGAGACGGATGAGGGTGGCGACGATATCAGCGATGATATTGCCGCAGCCGCTGAGGAGTATGCCCCCCCTAACCTGGACACGTCCCCCGCCACACCTAAGAAACAGTCCTGGAAAGGAGGTTACAAGAAATGAAAATCCTTCTCCGCTCTTGCTTCAAAGTCAACCCCGCCGACAATGACACCCTCTTTCTCCGCAACTTCTTGGCCCTCCAGGAGTCGGAGCTGGGCTTCGACATCCCCGAGGACATCGCCCTCTGGAATTTCATCCGGTCTTTCGTCCGGTCACACAACCACGTCCCCAACATCGACACCCTCCGCCAGCATTTCCAGCGGGGCGGGGAGACGGAGATTGTAGACCGTCTGGAGACGGTGCTCAGCCCTGTTGCTGCCCGCACCAAAGGGGACTTCCTCAAGCGGTTGGAGGACAAGGCCGACGACCGCCGCCGCCGCCGCTGGGAGGAAATCCTCAAAGAGGCTGCCGCCATCACAACGAGCGGCATCATCATCAAGGAGGGCAAGGAGGAACGCCACCTCAAGGGGCCCATTGACGCCGCCCGGTACATCATGGACAAGAGCCACGACATCGTGACTCCGACCCTGGGCACCAGGCTGAGCGGTGAGGTGACCACGGATGGTGAGGACTTCAAGGCTGAGTACGAGCGCATTGAGGCAGACCCGCTGGCAGGTGTCGGTCAGATGTCCGGGCTCCAGCAAGCGGACGTAGCCCTGAGTGGGGCCAAGCGGTACGAGCTGTGGATCCATGCCGCTTTCACGGGTGGCCTCAAGTCCACCTTCGCGCTCAACTGGATGTACAACCAGGCCATCTATTACCGCCACGACTCGATCATTTTCTCGCTGGAGATGCCGTACAACCAGTGCCGTCGTATCATTTACTCGATGCACTCCATGCATGAGAAATTCAAGGCCATCCGGTACAAGCTGGGGCTCCAGAGCAACCCGGACCTCTCGATGGGTCTGGAGTACCAGAAGATCCGAGACGGCATCCTGGAACCCGCAGAGAAAGAGTTCCTGTTTCAGCATGTGGTGCCGGATTTTAACAACCCCGCCAACGAGTACGGCAAGATCCATATCGAGGTCGGTGATCCAGAGAAGTCTGACTTCACCGTGGCGGACCTCCGCTCGAAGTGCGAGATCCTGTTCGCCAAGTCCCCCTTTGCCACTATTTTCGTGGACCATGTGGGCCTCATGTCCCCCCGGAAATGGTCCAGCTCCACGACGGAGCGGTTGAACGAGGTCATTCGAGATCTCAAGCGGCTCGCCATGTCTTTCAACCGAGGCATGGGCATTGCCGTCGTAGCCCTTTTCCAGATCAACCGCGAAGGCTACAAGGCGGCGATGAAACGCAAGGAGAAAACCGAACAAGCCCGTTATGACCTCACCCACCTGAGTTACGCAAACGAAGCGGAACGCTCAGCCGACATCGTGACAGCCACCTGGACTGATGATGACCTGCGTGAGGTTAACCGAGTTCAATTCCAGTGCCTGAAATCCCGTGACCAAGCCCCCTTCAACATTTTCCTCGCCCGAGTAGAGTGGGCCTGTAGGCGGCTCCTGACCTGTCACGATCTACCCCCCGGCATGGAAGCCAGTGGGGGTGGGGGAGGCAGTCAGTCCCCTGAGAACCAGTTGGAAATTGACGCCCTCATGGATTCCCTCGAATAGGAGCTGACAGATGAACCGAACTCCGATTGAAAAGACCCCGGTCCAGGGGCTCGCCGTCCAGCTTGGACCCGACACACGAATCAGCAAGGAGGGGATCCAGTTCCACTCAGTGAGCTTTGTGCCGGCGCCTCAGTGCTCCGAATGCCGCACCTTGATGGAGTCCACCTCCAACTCCGAATGGGCGTGCTTTGCCGAAGGGTGCGGCCAGGCGGGTAAGCCCTTCGTCACGGGGGTTTACCCCGTGATGGCCCCTGGAGGGTCGATACCCCAAAGTGCTCCCCGGTACCTTTCGATGGGTTGCCGGGTAGATACTCTGACTTGTACGCTTTGCGAGAAGGAGCACACCGATGGGGACCCACACAACCACTGACGCCCCTGAGGGCACACTCAGCGCCCCCAGGGCTGAGACATGAGCCGTCCTATCCCCAAGGGCTTGTCCGACTATCTACGGACGTTCCTGAGCCCTCCCGAGCCCTATCTTGAGGCAGTGTTCATCCCCAACATGTCCAAGGTGGACTGGGGCTCCATCGCCGATGGAGCCCTAACAGGTCTCCTCGTCGTGGGGACCCCTGACAAGGCCATGACCGTCCAACTGCTGAGGGTCCTCAAGCCGGGGGCGCACCTCATGGTGGTTGCCCCTGAGGACAACCCCATTGGGCACAAGGGGGCGGTCAACCTGGAGGACGGGGGCTTCCAGGTCCGGGATACGTTCCTGGTGGTCGATGACGCCTCCGATCCTTTCCACTACATGGCCAAGGTCAGCCGAGCTGAGCGTGAGGCAGGGTGCCAGGGTCTACCTGAGCAGACTGGCGCCGCTGCCACTGGGCGTAAGGAAGGGTCGGACGGCCTCAAGAGCCCTCGGGCAGGGGCTTCCCGAACGGCCCAGGGGGTCAAGAATCACCACCCTTGCCTGCACCCTGATGCTTTCGTGATGACAGAACAAGGGTACCGGCCCATCTCTGAGGTCACCCTGGCCCACCGGGTGTTGGGGTCGGATGGGCGTTTCCACGCCATTGAGGACATCAGCCACCACCCGTACACTAGCGACCACCTGTACGAGATCGCAGTGCAGGGGACGAACTACACCACCCTGGCATCAGACAACCACCCGTTCCTCATCTGGAGGCCCACCCGGAAAGGCAAGAACATCACCGGCGGTAACGTGGGGTGGGTGGAGGCTCAAGCGATCCGCAGAGGGGATTACACGATGACCCCTCTGCTGGTGGACATAGGGATCAAGGACGACCGGCCGGATGAGTGGTGGTGGGTATTCGGGTTGTGGCTGGCAGAGGGTGTGCTCCAGCGTGCGGGACACGGTTCCAACGTGTACCCCTCGTTCACTCTCCACCAGGACGAGACGGACTACATCAACCGGCTTCGTCGGTTTTTTGAGGGTCGGGGATTCAATCTGGGGGAGTACCCGAAAAAGGGAACCAAGGCAGTCCAGGTCATCGGGTTCGACCCGGAGGTCGGGGGGCAGTTCCGGGAATGGTCCCCGTGTGGGGCGTCGAACAAGCGGCTACCCCCCACGATCTGGCAACGGCAGCGGTCCACTTGGCAAGCAGTGTTCGAGGGGTACATGGCAGGAGATGGCGGCAAGGTGAGGACATACCGCCAGGCTAAAACCGTCTCTCCAGATCTCGCCTCGCAGATGCGTTTGCTGGGGGAGGCCCTGGGGTCTAAGGGCAACCTGCACCGCTATGGGGCGCAGCCGGGCAAAATTGGGAGTCGGAAGTTCAAGGAGACCCTGCCGTCGTACCAAATGCGCTTTTACGCCTTGGACCGGGAGCAGGAGCGCCGTAAACCTACCCGACCCACCATCCTGGAACATGAAAGCGTGGAATACCGGCTCTCCTATGTTCAAGGGATCACCCCGACCCCTTACAAAGGTGATGTGTGGAACCTCACGGTACGGGACTGCCCTACGTTTCAGACGGCAGTAGGGATGAGTCACAACACAGTAAAACCCTGGAGGCTCATGCAGACCCTGCTGCGGGATGTGCCAAGGGGCCGGGTGGTGGACCCTTTCATGGGGTCAGGCAGCACAGGAGTTGCCTGCTTGAGGACAGGCCACGATTTCACGGGCATCGACATGACCCCGGAGTACGTGGAGATCTCCACCAACCGCATTGAGCACTGGGACCAAAGGCTCCCCGGGTACCGCAAGCTCGATCTGGCAACTGATCAGAGGCACGAAAGCGAGCCTGATCCCGAAGAGCCCGACCTGTTTGACGCCATGTTTGGGGAAGACTGATGTACGTGATCCACATGCTCCGCAAGCCCCTCGGCGAGCCCAGTATCGTCGCCAATGTTGAAACCCACGGGACAGGTGCCGTCAACATTGATGGCAGCCGCTTGCCCTCTGGTGGGTTTGGTGCCAATGTGATCCTGGTCCATAAGGCAGGATGCTCCAAGTCGTTCTGCGCCAAGGGTTGCCCTATCCCCGAGCTGGAGAGGGTACTCCCCGGGGCTTCTGGTTATTTCAAACAGGTGAGGATCCACGATGAACCCGATCACGTTGAAGGGGTTCCGGGAGGAACCGGACAACCCTAGCCATTGGTCGTATGAGGACAGCCTCAAGGCACAAATGGTTTATGAGGATTCCGGCGATGCTGACCTCCGCCCTTTCTCGGGGCCCCGCCATGACCAGAGGTGGTCCAACTCTTGTGTAGCCAACGCCTGCATCAAGGCGTTGGAGATCAAGCGCATCCAGAAGCACGGCCTGGCAGCCCATGTGGATCTGAGTCGCCTGGCCGTTTATTACCTGGCCCGAGAGCTGATGAGCCCCCCCGAGACCCACAACGATGAGGGGACGTATGTCAGCCACGCCTTCAATGTGCTGCGTCGGTTCGGTGTGCCCCCTGAGGCCAACTGGCCGTTCGACCTCGACAAGGTGAACACCCCCCCGAGCTTCATGTCTTTGCGGGTTGCTTACCTCCACAAGATCGAGAGCTATTTCAAAATCCGGTCCACGGGTGCCGCTCGGGTCACCGAGGTGATCAACTGCTTGCGGGCGGGAAACCCTGTGGTGTTCGGCACCAATGTGGGGGACAACTGGTACCAGCACTACAAGAGCAAAGGTCCCCTGGTCCCCCTCAAGCCGGTCCCCCGAGAGGACCGGGTAGGTCTCCATGCCGTCGTTATCGTGGGCTATGTGGACGGCATGTTCCTCATCGAGAACTCCTGGGGGGTGACCTGGGGAGATGACGGGTATGGCCTCGTGTCTCCTGAGCTGATTGCTTCCCCCACCTCCAAGGATTTCTGGGTTGCCCAGGAGGGCTTTGAGCCTTACCGTGAATAATTTGATTATCCACGGGTGTTCTATGAGGAGGGCTGAGCATGGCTTTTGGACCATACATTGAGGTAACCCTGGTTGGGGGCGCGGCACCCTTGCTGATCCAGGACATCGTGGTTAATGACCTGGGGAGGGGCCGGGCTGGCGGTTCCGTCCGGGCTGGTGGCGTCTATGTCCCGACCACGGGAACGCTGGAGTTGTTTTACTCCAGCGACGTGGCAGCCTCTTACGAGAGCGGAGTCCTACGGGGGTTCATTGATCGGGGGTTGATCACAGCACTCTTCAAAGTGGGGTCCGAAATGCACCGAGCCACCCAGGAGTGGTTTGGTTTCATGGATTACAACGATCTGGGGACAATCGCAGCCCCCCTCGCGCTGGTGGCAGACACCTGGACGCCTCTGACAAACGATGGCCTTGGGCCCCAGACCACCAAAACCTGGGCACCGACAGGTGTTGAGGAGCTGTGGGACACCGTGGGGAACGCCCTCCTGTTTGATGACCTGACGGTGGGTGATGTGCTGCTGTTTCGTGCAGACTTCACCGTCACACCGACAGTGAACAACGCACGGCTGTCCGTCCGCCTGAATTTCCCTGCCTTTGGGGGATTCCAGTTGACCAAGGGGTTGTCCTCTCTCGATGAGGGTGCTGGGGTTGCTTACCCCCGAGTGGAAACCCTGCAATTCTACATCGGCTCAGAACAGGTGTTGGCGGCAGGCGCCACCATCGAGGTCTTGTGCAGTGCCGCCGCCTCGGTGACGGTAAACGGTTTCTTTATCAAGCACTTCTAAGGGTTTTACCGTGGCAGTCAAAATCTACAGGGACAATGAGGCAGGGTCAGTGGTGTTTGACCCCTCCACTGTCGCCACCAAATTCACCAACTCGCTCCAGGCAGTTGAGGATGATGATGGCCTCATCGACATCTACGACCTGCATGGACCCGTGGGGTGGCGGGAGATTGCTTCCGCACCTTTCACGGAGGTACTGAAACAGGACGGAACGGCGGCGGGTGCGAACGTGGGCGAGGTGGTCAATTACCTCAACGCCGAGTTCAACGCCCTGGCTGGCGGGGGCCCCGGGGGGAACAAGCCCACGATCACCTCCTCTCTCACTGAGAGTGTGGTGGCAAGCCAGCCTTTCAATTACCAGATTGTCGCCACAGAGGGCCCCACTTACTTTGACGCCTCAGGGCTGCCCCTTGGCCTGGCCGTCAACAATGAGCTGGGCACCATTTTTGGATCGACCACAGTTGTGGGTGCCGTGGTGATTCCGATCACCGCAGTCAACGGGAACGGGACCACCACCGCCAATCTGAACCTCACGGTGCTGGCATCTGGGCCGGGGTTTTCGGACACCAACTCAGTACGCTTTGACGGTCCTAGTTTCAAGCAGTACCTTGATGTCACGACCACTGCGGCTATTGAGCGGGACTCCAGTCAGGCGTGGTCGATCTCCCAGTGGGTGCATCTCCTTACCCTCGTGGATTCCGACATCTGGGCTTTCGGATCCAAAAACGATAACATCGCTTTCGAGGTCAAGGTCTCGGGTGAGCTTGTAGTTCGTTTCAAGGACAGCAAAAACACCAGCTTGGAGGTTGAGGCCGGCACCCTTCTCGGGAACACTTGGTACCACCTCGTGGTCACCAATGACGGCACGGAGACCCCGGCCGGGATCAAGATCTATGTGGATGGGGCACTCCAGGTAAACACCACGAATGAAAACAACATGACAGGGAGTGCTGGAGGGTCCGGGTCTTTCCGCATCGGAAGGGCACAGGGAGGGCAGGGGGAGGCAAACTGGTTGCTGGGTTACATCAACGAGTGGGCTTACTTCGATGTGGAGCTGAGTGGTGCCAATGTCACCAGCCTTTACAACGGCGGCTCTCCTGACGATCTGAACGCCAAGCCTTTCGTGGCAGACATGCAGGCGTGGCTCAGGATGGGGGATGGGGACACTTTCCCCATCCTGACGGACAATGAGGCAGGGGCCTTGCATAGTGCCTCCATGCTCAACATGACCATCTTGAACTTCGCGAGCTTCACACCATGAGCCGAATCATCCTGATGGTCCTGCTCCTTATGGGCTGTGGGGCTCCCCAGCCCAAACCCGTGGAGCCCAACGACACTGACCAGTGCAAGCCGGCCTGTGTCCGCATGGCAGACCTGGGCTGCCCCGAGGGTGAGCCCCTGGGCAACGGGATGAGCTGCCAGCAGTTCTGTGAGGACACCCAGTCCCGAGGGCACGCCCTCAACCCCACCTGCCTCGCCAAGATCAGCTCCTGTGGGGAGATCGACGCCTGCTCGGTCAACCGCCAGGGCTGGTAACACTCACCCCTGTTTTGAGTAGTCCCCTAGACCACCGGAAGGGTATGGGGATGAGCCGAGTACGAGATCAGAAAGCCCGAGCACGGGACGCCATCGATAAAGCCGGATCCCGGCCCCCTCAATCACCAGGGGCGTTGAGACCTCGAAGGGCATCCTGAACGGCCCCCTTAGGGTCCTCCCTGAAATCTTTCTCCCACACCTCGATCACGGGAACCCCCCGCAGATTTAACAGAGCCATTTTCCGGGCATACCTCTCTGCGGTTCGCTTTTGGCTGGCGTGCTCCGGGCCTTGGGGGAAAACCCGAGGGTCGGCGTGCCAGAAAGTGCCGTTGGCTTCCACACCTACCCCCAGCTCGGGCAGCCAGAAATCCAGCACCGCACGGAATCTCCCTTGAGCATCCCGGATGCCGTGCTGGGGTTGGGCTTTGACCCCCAAGCTCCTCAGCACCACCCCCACCTCCCGCTCAAACTTGGAGATTCGTGGGATCCGGCCCTCAGCAATGGCCTTAGCGGTTGAGGCTGAGAGTTTCTTTCGGGTTTCCTCGGTGTGGCCGTATCTGCCTTCGGCTTTGCGTTTGAAGTTGGCCTCCCTGCGGCGAACGGAAAGAGAGGCACGCCCCTCGGGCGTGAGGTCATATCCGTCCTCCACGATTCTCTGGACGTGGCCGAGACCCCGACCTTTGTAATGGCACTCAGTTGAACAGAAAGATCCCCCATGGCGTGATTTCATCTGGCTGGGGGGGCGTGTGAAAGAACTCCCGCAGGTGGTGCAGGTGATCTCAGTGGAGGTAGCTCGTTTCCCCCCCCGGAGCGAGTAAGAGCAAGCACGAGAGCAGGTGGTCTGCCTCCCATGCCTGAGCCGGGTACTGTCTGCTTTGTAGACCTTGCCGCATATTGGGCATGTGCGTTGAACTTTCATGAGGAACCCTCGATGCTGGAAAATAAGGCTCGTAGGGGGGATCTGACATTCCTGCTGTGGTTGGGTGCTTGCCAAGTGCGCCTGCTGGAGCTGGACGACGACTCAATCGTCGCTGTCATCACCGATCCCCCCTACGAGTAATAATACCTGAGATTGGATTCATGGGCAAGAAATGGGACCGCTCGGGGATCGCTTTCGATGCAGATCTCTGGACCCTCATTTACCAGAAGCTCAAGCCTGGCGGGGTGGTCAAGGTGTTCTCGGCCGCCCGCACCTATCACCGGCTGGCACAGGTCCTTGAGGAGGCGGGGTTCACGGACCTCAGCCTCGAAGCCTGGGGGTACGGCACAGGCTTCCCTAAAAACCTGAACATCAGCAAATCCATCGACAAGCGGTTGGGTTTCGAGGGGACGCCGGTGGGGGTCAACCCCTCCAGTCGCCCGAACTCTAAGCGCAAGGGTGGTCGGGGGTTCGACACCCTGGTTGGCAGTGGGGATGCCGGTTCGGCAGGGGTGCAGTACATCACTGAACCCACCACAAAGGAGGCCCAGTTCTGGGATGGTTACGGCACAGCCGTGCGCCCCTCCTGGGAGCCCTTTCTGACGGCCCGGAAACCTGTACATGCGGCTAACTCCGAAGGAGACAAGCGTGGTTGAGTGGGATTTGATTGAAGGGGCTGTGCCCCTGGCGTTGGGAGGGCTTGAGAGTGGGAGTGTCCAGCTTATCTTCACCTCACCTCCCTATGCAACTCAGCGGAAAGCCACTTACGGGGGCATCCCTGCAAACGATTACGTGGAGTGGTGGAGGGATGTCTCCTTGGAACTTTACAGGGTGTTGGAGGACTCGGGCACCCTGCTTGTGAACATCAAGGAGCATGTGCATCGCGGGGAGCGGCATACCTACGTTCTGGATTTGATCCAGGCGATGCGCTCTCAGGGGTGGATTTGGACTGAGGAATTCATCTGGCACAAAAAGAACACCACACCGGGTAAATGGCCTAATCGTTTCAGGGATTCTTGGGAACGGATCCTACAGTTTAACAAGAACCGCAAGTTCTTGATGTACCAGGATAATGTCCGTGTTCCGGTGGGAGATTGGACACAAGGGGAGAGCGTTGGTCAGGTGATGTCTGGGACGGGTTCAGGGTACACGAAAAACACGGGGGTTTGGAAAGACCGGAAAATGGTTTTCCCGAGCAATGTCCTGCACCTCCCGACGGAGACCCGAAATCTAGGACACCCAGCCGCATTCCCAGTGGCCCTTCCTGATTTTTTCGTTAAGCTGTTCACCAAAGAGGGTGATCTGGTTCTTGACCCTTTCTGTGGCAGTGGCACCACAGGCGTTGCTGCCGGCAATAACCTCAGAGACTTCTTAGGTGTGGATATCTCCCCGAAATACCTGGAGATTGCCCGAAAAAGGATGAGGATCGCTATCCCTGAATTCTGCGAAATGTTCATGGGGCCAGATAAAAGAGGTAACGGTAGCCCACCACATAGTAGTTAAGGCATGGAGGGGATCAACCCCCCCCCAAAAAAAAATGCTGGAGTTACCATGCCCACCACCACCACGAACCCACTCACTGCCCTCCTCGCCCCCACCCTCACCGTGGTTCAAATGCCCTATGCAGAGTGGGCTGGTCTGCCCGATCACCCTCGCCAGCGCCCTACGGAGAAACGGCTCAAGAAGGTGCGGCGCAAGCACCTCGCCAGCGATCACATCAGCCACGGAGTCACCGCTGCCGTCGAGTTCGGAGGCGTCACCTACAAGGTAGACGGCCATACCCGCACCTCCCTTTGGGAGGAGGGGAAGCTCACCCCACCTGCCACTCTCTGGGTGGCAAAATACGTTGTTAAGTCCCCCCAGGAGTTCCTGGACCTCTATTACGTGTTCGACTCCCGCGAGGCCGGCAAGGATGCAGGGGAGCTGATCCTGGGGATGGCCAACGGCATGGGGCTGAGCCTGCAAAGCAGCCGGTTTAAGAATCGTTCCTGGAAGTCGGCGCTGGATCAGGCCAGTGGTCGACATGCGGGATCCAACCCCAAGCGCCTGGCAAAGTTGGTGGAGGATTGGTCTGAGGAGCTGGTGCTTGCGGACAACCTCGATCTGCCCAAGTGGATCAAGTCGGATGTGATGGCAGGTATCTTCCTGACCCTCCGCCGCTATGGCGCCGAGATCGTTCCTTTCTGGAAAGCCGTACTTGAAGATGAAGGTGTCAAAAATGGGCCGGCTCGGGATGCCACCCAAATGGCCGTGGAGGTCATGAACTACAAGTGGGGTGCGGGGTACAACGCCTGGCGTGAGTGTTACCTGCGGCTGGCCACCTGCGCCCGTCTCTGGGTAGAGGGGAGAGGTACTGTCAACAAGCGGTGGACCCCCCGCTCGGTCACGCCGGCGAAGGTGGTCGACTTCAACGGGTAACCCCCCCCACTCTCCCCTCTTCAATGGGTATCCCTCACCCCACTCTCCCCTCTTCAACGGGTAATTCCCTACTCCTCCACCTTTAGGGGTAAGCCTGCCTCACAAAGGAGTAGACTTACCATGAGCAGATCTGAGCGACGCCTCGAACGGGTCAAGGAAGAGATCGACATCATCCAGCTCCTGGAGGATTTCGGTTACCCCGTCCGTACGGGGATGGATCGGGAACAGCAGTTCTCCTGTGATCTCCACGGTGACGGGCTGGATGGGAAGCCCTCTGCCCGCGTGTACCCTGAGAGCAAGAGCTGGTACTGCTTTGCCTGTGACAAGACCCGAGACCAGGTCGAGACCGTCCGGGAGAAACGCGGCCTCCAATTCATGGAGGCCATCGGCTGGTTGGAGCGCACCTACAACCTGCCTGCAATGTCCTGGGAGGCTGGTGATGAACGGCGGGTGTTGGTGGGTGAGGAGGTCGCCCAGACCCTCAAACCAGGACGCACATTCGAGGATGACCGCAAGTCGTTGGAGACAACGCTCCAGAGCTACACCTCGGAGCGGGACCTGACCCCAAAACTGGCTGCCTCTCTCTGGGAGGCTTACGACAAAATTATCTACCTCACCCTTGACGAGAAGGGTAAGAGGCTCGATGAACGCCAGGGCCGGCTGGCCCTGGCCAAGCTCCGGGGACGTGCCCTGGAGAGATACAAGGAGTGGGCAAGTGCCACAAGCGAGTCCTGAGCTGAGAGAGAAATGGGGAGGCGTGCAGGGAGTCGGGGAGGACAAGGCAGAGGCTTTCCTCAAAGGGCGGGGGTACACCCTCCGCCGCGATTGGTTGTGGGATCGCCCCACCAAGGACCACCAGGTCACCGACGACGAGGGTGAGGCGGTGATGTTCCTCATCACTGAGTGGGATTATGGAGGCTGGGTCTGATGCTTTCTGATCTCGAAGACGGAATCCGCCGTTTCACCCTCACGACCCCCGACTGGGGGGCCATCCAGGTCCTCCGCCCCATCCCTGATGCTGACGGTGCCTGGGGGGTTCTGGGGGTCCTTAAAGGTACCCCCTTTGAGGACCTGATCCCCGTGGTGCAGGGTGAAGACCTGAGCCACGCGGCCCATGGACGGGGAACACCCCTGATGCGGTCCATCGGCAGGCCGCCGGAGCGGTTGCTCAAGATGGTCCCCCCAGACATCCGCGATTGCCGGGTGTCTGGGGGGTGCCTCCTGTTCGACAAGAGGGTGTGTTTCCCTTGCCAAGATACCCCTGAGTGTTACGAGGCCCCCCTAGAAGACGCCGCCTCCGTCGCCGCCTCCCTGGTGGTTCAGGCATGGAAAACCGGCCGTTACGTGCTTGTTGCAGTGGGGGGTGAGTTCAGCCTCTAACGGGGTAGAGAGGGCGGACCACCTACGGAGGCCCCCTTGGACGGACTCGACTTTTTGATCGATCAGCAGTACCCGCAGATCGAAGCTCGTGAGTGGATGAAGGAATGCACCTTCGTTCAGGTCACCAACGACAACATCACCCAATGCATTGACCACTGCCTTGACGCACCCAACGGCTACTATGCCCTCGACCTGGAGACCACTGGGCTCGACAACCGGGTCTTCAACGGGCGCACGGTTGACCAGATGGTTGGGGTTTGCCTGTGCCCCGATGGTGTCACGGGTTACTACATCCCGCTCCGCCACAAGGAGGGTGTTGAGCACAACGTCACCTGGTCAGTTTTCGAGAAAGAGTTCCAGCGCCTCATGGCGGCCACCGTCGCCAAAAAGGTGCGGGCGATCTTCCATGGCGGGATCTTCGATCAGGTGTTCCTGACGTACTGGGGCGGGGTCGCTTTCGGGGACTGGGACAAGCCCAGCACCTGGGAAGACACCGAGATCCTGGCATACCTGGAGAACCCCCGGCGCCGTGACAAACGGCTCAAGAGCCTGACCGACAAGGAGCTGGGGTTCGATCAGATCCACCTCGCCGAGCTGTTCCCTGAGGGGCACAAGGGAGACATGGACTTCTCGACCCTCGACCCGGCCCGGGTCGAGGTGACGTGGTATGGCGGCGGTGATGGCATCTTCACCTACAGGCTCTTCGAGAAGTTCCATCCGCTGGTGATGACCCCCGCAGGGGGACACAGCCAGAAACGCATTTACCTCATTGAGAAGAGCTGTGTGGCCTCCATCCGGTGGATGCACCGCAACCGCATTTACCGGGACAAGGAGAAGGTGCTCGAACTCCTCCAGCTCGGGCAGCAAGAGTGGTTCGAGTCCGTTTTCGACCTGTACAGTGCGGTGGGGGAGGCCCTGGGTCGAGACGTGATGCCGGGCTACTACAAGATGCTGCGGGATCGGTTTGACGCCAACGATCCCGACAACCTGCTCAATGAGCAGATTCAGCGGGCCAAGAACCAGTACCAGCGCAAGTACCCCGACCCCAAGCAGCCCATCGACAAGCTCGGCAAGGCATGGCCTCCGATTTATGATGTGGCAAGCCCCAAGCAGCTTGGGCAGATGTTCTGGGAGCTGGGTGTCCCCGGTCTGGTGTTCACTGAGAAATCCGGCCAGGTCAAGACCTCGAAAGACGTGCTGGACCTCATCGTTGAACGTGCTGCCAAGAAGTTCCCTTACATGGGCAAGGTCAAGCGGTTCCGTGAGGTCCACAAGGCTCTCACGAACTACCTGTTCCCCATGTTGGAGTGGGCAGACGAGACCGACGGGACGATGCGGGTCAATTTCCGTGCCCACAAGGTGGACACGGGACGTTTCGCCACCCCAGCCAAGGCCCGGGTCCAGCTCCCCGGCTGGCCCCAGATGAACCTCCAGTCACTGCCCGCCACGTACAACCCCGACCGCCCGGAGTGCATGAGGCGCCTGCGGGAGTGCATCGCGGCAAGGCCCCCCAAGAAACCGGGTTCGCCTCGCCGTTACATCGTCGCCATCGACTTTTCTGGTGTCGAGCTGCGGCTCGTCACCAACCTGAGCCGGGAACCCAAGTGGCTGACCGAGTTCTTCCGGTGCAGTACCTGTTCAAGGTCCTTTGATCGAGGGGACGGGACCAAGACTCCCAAGGCACCGCCCTGCCGGTGCCCAAACTGTGGCTCTGACAAGATCGGTGACCTTCACTCCCTGACGGCCCTGTCGGTTTACGGTGACGACGCCACTGAGAAGCCTGAGTGGAAGCACCTCCGGCAGAACGCCAAGGCGACCAACTTCGCCCTGTGTTACGGTGGTGGCGGCAACGCGGTGATCCGGGCGACGGGCTGCGGCAAGAACGAAGGCTGGCGCATCAAGCGGCAGTTCGACGAGACCTACAAGACCCTGTCGGGCTGGTGGAAGGTCCAGTGGGCGTTCGCTCGCAAGCATGAGTACGTGCTGACGGCCTTTGGCCGCAAGTATCCGGTTCCCGACATCAACCATGAGGATGGAGGCTTCCGTTCCAAGGCAGAGCGGAACTCTGTGAACGGCCCCATCCAGGGTTCGTCGGCGGACATCACCAAGATCGCCATGGCCCTGGTGTACAAGGAGTGCAAGAAGCGGGGGTGGGCCGAAGAAAAGGTCTTGATGATCATCACCATGCACGATGAGCTGGTGTTCGACATCTGCGGATCCGTGCTGGAGGAGGCCATCGAGGTCATCAAGCCCATCATGGGCGCCAACCCTTTCATCTTGGCAAAGAAGTGGCCGGTGCCGCTGGTCTCCGACGTGGAGATCGGAGACTCTTGGGATGTGCCCTGGGACCTCAACTCGATGCGTGCCGGCGAGGTCAAGTTCAACGGCAACAAGAAGTTCAAGAAGCCTGAGAAAGCAGAGGCGGCGGGTCTCGTCTGGGATGCCATGTCCAAGTTCCCTGCGGACCTGGCCCCTTACTTCAAGATGCACACCTTCGAGGAGGTGGACGCTTTCTTGGAGGACCCGTCCAAGATGCCTGGCGCCAAGCCGGCGGTCGCAGTGGTTGAGTCGGCCCCTCAAGAGGAAGTTGTGGGTGGGCCCTTGTACCCACACCTCACCACCATCCCCTCTATGGAGGTGGTGCAGCCGGACCACATCGACGAGATCATCCCACATGACTCGCCGGAACTGGATGTGTACCGAGAAGACCTCCCCCGGGTGGCGCCTCCTTTCGAGGAAGGCCCCATCGCCCGACTGGCCAGTGAGGCAGTCGCCAACCAGATGCCAGCAGGGCCCCCCGTCGGGCTCGCGAAAGGTGACGTGTACGTTTTTGAGGTTGGGAGCCCCCTCCGTTACGAGACGGTAGATGATCTGGCCAGGGTCATCCTGGCATGTCGAGGACGCGGCACCAGGTTGCTCCGCATCAAGCTGCCGGACGGTACGATGCTTAACGATCTGGAACCATGGAGGGAACTCTTCGGGGACGACGAGGTAGTCGTCAACGAGAATGAGTTCTTCTACACCGCCCGTGCCCGAGGACTCTGCTAAACTCCCTGATGTCCTTCGACGCCTCCGAGTGATCGAGGGTGCCCTCGGCATCGACCTGGAAGGGTCTGGATGCACGGGGATGCCCTCGACCTGCACGGAACCCACCTGCGGCCTCGAAGCCTGCCCTACCGTACACAACCGCATCGCCCAAGCCCTTGATGGCAGTGACCGCATCCATGAACAAATGGATGTCATGCGCCACATTGTGGGTCTCCTGCGAGAGCGTGGTCTCGTCAGCAACGACCTGCTAAGGATCGCCAAGCTTCGGGCGGAGGGGGATCGACTCACAGAACAGATTTCCCGTGGCCGAGAGTTGGAGCGCATGGTCGGTAAAGTGGGGACGGATCTGAACACTGCCCGCATGGCCCGGCTAGCCCAGATCCGCAAGCAATTGTTTGAAGGAGAGGCCCATGCTCAAGCCGATGCAAGCGAGCTACCAGGGGAAGACTGAGACCTTTTATTGCCACCACTGGCGGGTGTTCCCCCCTGTGTCTGCCATGATGGACATTGGTGTAGAGGAGCAGAGGTCTAAAGGGCTCATCAGCACCGGTGGCTATGAGAGCCACAAGATCTGGGAAAGGGTCTGCGGGCTTGATAAGGGCATGAACCCCGAGGTCTGTCTGGACTGCCCTCATGCCCGCAAACTGGTGTCCGTGGGGAGAAACAAACCCCCACACCTGGAGAGCCTGGATGGGGAGCACAGTTTCCCCATCGTGGATGCTGTGGACATCACCTCCCAAGGCCATAGCCGAGCCAATTTCTTGGCGTGTGCCCAGGGCCAAAACCGACCCCGAACCAAGAGCAACCGGACCAAGAACATCCGATGAGTATCCCAGACTACAAGACGCAAGACCTCCTCCCGGACTGCTTGGCAGACTGGAAACAGAAAACTCAGAAGGTGGGCAACCCCCCCAGTACGGATCAGTTCAAAGAGCTGTTTTGCCGTGCGTGCCGGAACCCCGTCTGCGTAAACCACCAGGCCGGTGACCCCTTTGCCGCTCGCATGTCCAACCAGGCGGACAGGCTGATGAATCCCAGCCAGGCTGACCCCAATCAGCCCAAGTACGCACGCATCGTGCAGGCGGACTTCGCCAACCTGCTCAACCAGGCGGTGAAGCTAGAGATCAGCTCCAAGCGGAACGACTGGACCCCCGTCGAGACGCCCTCCTTTGACATCACGGACGGCAAGCCCGTGTCCAATGAGTCCAAGGCAGTAGACGCGGCGGTGCAGCGCCTTGCAGAAGCTCAAGGGCGCAAGGCCCCCGAGAAAGGCGAGAGCCCCGAACGGGACCCTCTGCTTTGGGAGCGGGCAGTGGTCCTTGCCCAGCGGCAGCAGAAATCCCACATCGAGGAGTATGTGCAGGCCATTTACGACCGACTTGAGTCGAGCGAGCCTGATCCCGAAGAGCCCGAGGAGGCTGAGCCTGTCATCAAAGGCCCCCCAGCCCCTCAACACCCCAAGGCGCCCCTCAAGGCCCCACCGCCTCCCCGAGGGAATGCAACAGCCCAAGGGGGCATGATCGGAAGCCTCCCTGAACCACAACCCGCAGCGGATCCCTGGGCGGTCCCGGTTGATCCCCGCAGGTCTGGGGGTAGGAGGGTCAAAGCCGGGGTAAGGATCAAGCTCACGGCCTCAGGAGAAATTGATGACTGATAAGATCAACCTTGAAGGTGTTGACCCCCGCATCCAGTACGAGCCGTTTGATGAGGTTCAGTTGCGGGATCTCAGCACCACCCTCCAGGAGAAGATCCCGGGTCTGGCCCCGTTGGTGGACAAGGTCAAGGCTGGGGAGTTGAGCCTGGATGAGGCCATGGGCCAGGCTATGGCACTGGCTCTGGCCCAAGGCCCCGAGATCGAGGCCCAGGTAGGAAGCCTCTTGGACGCCCAGATTCTCCAAGAAATCACTGACTCTGAGATGTTGGGGGACCTGTTCGACAATGGTGTCGGACGCCCCCAAATCAACCCTCTGGTCCAGGCGGCAATGGGGGAACGTCTCCAGTTCGATGGGGATCTCCCCGAGCTGCGAACCTCCGACCTCCCCGAGGGGGTCAAGCCTGCGGTGCCTGTCAAGACGGACGCCCGTGATGCAGTGGCCCTGGGGGTCATGCTGGATAGGGCCAGTGCCGGTATTGAGGCTGAGATACGTCAGCACCAGGCCAATCGAGCCCTGGCCATTGAGGATCTGGCCAGGGAACTCACCCAGGCCGGGCTGATCGCTAAAGGGGGAGACCAGTGGGCCGCCTCCCTACCCAACGGAGACCCTGATTTCCCTGCCCTCGCAAGCGGCACTCAGCTCACCGATTTGCCCGGGTACCGCCGAGGGGAGGTACCTGCCCTCGTTGAGGTCGGGAAGCCCACGGGGAGTGCGCTGGCGGCTTTGACGCCTGAGCAGAGGCGAGAGGCCGCATACAAGTTTTTGAGCACCACCCAGGGGCGGCGTTCCGCAACAACCACCATCCGAGAGCTGGTCGCCACCCGATTGAGCGGGGGTGTCTTTGAGGTGGTTGAGCGGGAGTTTGATGTTCTCCGAGAGGTGGAGGTCCAGGCAACCCATGAGTGGGTGGTGAATATCCACGGCAAGGGCGCCATCAAGGAGACTTTCAACCTCATCGACACCGCTGCCCATGCCCTCGCCTCGGGCCTCCTACGCAGCCTCCCTGAGGGGACTCAGGGGTTCCTGTACCTGGAGGTAACACCCAGGAACACGGTGGACATCCGCTCTGTCGGCTGGGCCGCTCGGTTGGTCTCGTGAGCGAGGTACCCCAGGTTTTGGACCTGATGGCCCGTGCAACGGGTACATGGTTGGTGGTGGTGTGCCCCGACGATGCGGCCACCCAAGCTCTCCGGCGCACCTTGGCCGCCTCCCTGCCGGAGGGTGTTACCTTTTCGGGCCGAACCGCACTCTTGGATGGCGGTCGGCTGAGTGTGGTGGCCCTCGATGATGAGACCTTCGATCCTGACCTCGGAGACCATGTTCTTTTTCGAGGGTGCGGGTCGGGAGACAAAGCCAATACATGGCGGGATGGCCGCCGGGAGATGCACCTGTGAAAATCTGGACATTCCACATCACCGGAGGCGAGCCCTTCGAGATGGGGTTCAGAGGGAGCCCCAAACTAGACCACCGAGGGGGGCCCTCGCAGAGCCTCTGGAAGATGTGTGGGGGCGAGGCTGCCAAAGACGCTGCCAGGGACCTGATGGTTCAGCAAGGGGCCAAGGTTGAAGTGTACTCGGAGGGTCAGTCGGAGGATCAGGCTCTTTTGCGAGGTGGCCGTCACCTGGCCATCGCCTTGGCGGCAGACACTTTCGATTACAGCCAGGTAGATGAGGGTATTCGCCATACGGTGAGGATGCTTCGCAAAGGCGGGTTTGATACGGTTTACGCCGTCGATGGAGCCCTCGACGGCTTTTCGGACGCTGAGGTGCGTGTACAGGTGTCCCCTGCCAGCAACTTGGTTCCTGAGGCACTGCGCTTGCGGGAGTACCTGGAGGACCTTGGTGTGGTGTTCGCCCCCATCGGATCGACCACTCCGTGTATCCAGGGGAGCTATGACCCCCAGAACGATTCTGCGGTCCTTTCCCTGTTCCACACCCTCATCCCGGAGCTGTGCCCTTGTTCGATAATCACCTGATACTCGTACTAGGGCATGAGAATTTGCGGCCTCTATGAAATCAGGAACACCCAAACGGGTAAGTTTTACCTCGGATCTTCCAGGCATATGCGTAGTCGGTGGTGGCGGCACCGTAAGGATTTGAAGTTGGGGGTACACCACAACATCCACCTTCAACGGGCTTGGACGAAGTACGGAGCTGAGAGCTTTGAGTTCACCGTCCTAGGCTACTGCCTACCGGAGGAGCTGCTTGTGAAAGAGCAGGCCCTCCTGGATGAGACCCCCTCCAGTGACACGTACAACATCGCCACGCTGGCACGAGGAGGGACAAGGCTCGGCCAGCGGAACACACCTGAGCACAATGCTGCGATTGGCCGGGCCAACAAAGGGAACACCTCTTGGAATAAGGGGGGGGAGAACACTTGGTCCGAGAAAGCGACTCGCTCACGGGTTGCTAGGTACAAGCATCAGGTGGTGGCTGAACACTCTGACGGCAGGGTGTTGAAATTCACCCACGTTACCCCGGCCGCACAGGAGTTGGGATTGGGAAGAACTTCGGTCAAAAACATACTAAACGGGTACAGTCAGAGGACTCGCTCGGGCTGGACTTTCAGGTACGAGCCCAAATAAAGGAGGCTGCCATTCCTATTTACGAATTCAAATGTGAGAGGTGCGATCACCAGTTCAGCACCATGCAGTCGATGTCTGCGGAGAACCCTTTGTGCCCGAACCAGGGCATCCGGGTGCTCCAGCCTTTTCAGTTCGACTACGGGACCGAGGTCGTACGGGGGTTCCAGGCGGGCACCAATAGGGTGTATCTGAAAACCTCAAACGAGGGTGGTGGTGGGGGTCTGCCTGTCTACGACCGAGACCTTTTCATTGACGAAGAGGGCAACCCCCTCCCGGTGGAGGTTGATTCCGGGTTCGTGGACCCGAAGACGGGGCAGTGTCTGGAGTCGCTGGAAGGTTACGTCCAGGGGACGTGCGGGGGGGAGACCCACAAGCTCATCAGCAAGGGGTCTTTCCAGCTCAAAGGCGGGGGTTGGTTCCGCGACGGTTACTGATCGGTCAGGCTTTCAAGAAGACCCTGGTAATGCCGAATCTCAGCCTCAACCCCAGCCACCGTACATCCTGCACGATGGCCCCCTTCAATGCTCACATAGGGCTCAGAAATCCCGCAGCCGTCACAACGGTTGTAAGGGTTACCCCCGCCGATAGGGGTCCAGGGATCACAGATCTTGTAGCCGAGGCGGCGGATGCGGATCTCCAGCCGCTTGAGTTCGGTGGTTAGCTCTCATCCTGGTGTTCCTTGAGCTGTGCCTCAAGGTCCTGACGCCGAGCTTTGCTGAGACGCCCGAGGTCATTGAAAACCTCAGGCGGTGGCACAAGCGAACTGCGGATGCATTCCATCACACGCGTTTGGCCACCCAACAGCCGGACGGTGTAATCACCGCTACCACTGACAGCGATGATTACACCGAACGTGCTGCGCCAGAACCCGCGAACGCGGACGAGCGTGCCTACCGAAAGGGCACTCACCGTGCGGCCTCATAGGCGTACTCAACGGGGATGGTGGGGGTGAGGGTGGCGACAATGCCGCCTGCCTCTCCGATGTGCCGGTTGTGACACACCCGGTAAGAGTGGAACCCTGAGGGCAACTCCTCCATGCACACCCGGACCTTGAGCCGATGGGCATCGGCGGGGATCACGTATGTGACCATCCCGGCCACAAAGAGCGCCAACGGCGACAAAGCCGTCAGGACAACACCCAGAATTTCAGACTTCACCATCCCCCACCTCTCAGCTCGTTCACCTGGGCTACTACCGGGTGAGGGTTTCATTACCCTTTATTCCTTGTAAGGGATATAGGGGTTGTCAGCGACGGCTCTCTCATGCTTCTCAAGATGACCCTCAAGTTTCTCGATGCGAGCAAGGGTGGTCTTTTCCCCCCTGCTGCCGGGTTTGTGCCGTCGAAGGCTCCTTTTCAGGGTAACCAACCGTTCTTGCAGAACCTCTGAGTATAGTTGCATCAGGTACCTCCTTTCCCCCGAGCTACTATTAGGGGCAGATCAAGCTACCCCACTATCGGGGATGGATCCAGTTACCTCAGAAATCTTGAGATTGCGGCGCCACCACCAGTTGAACCGCCATCGCAGTCGGTCGAACCAGGTCGCCTTGTCGAGCATGAAGAACACCTTGGCGGTGCGTCGCACATCGTCCAGGGCCTCATGCGCTTTCTCCACGGGGATCCCCAAGAAGTCACACACGCCCCCCCGCTTTGAGAGCGACAGGTAAGGGAGCCCCAAGGGGGCCAGGTGCTCATAACCGAGCGTGACGGTGTCGATCTTGTGGTACGGGAAATGCACCTTCAACCCGAGCCGCTTGGCTTTGGTGGCGATGAACTCCCGGTCAAAGTGAGGGTTGTGGCCCACGATGACCGAACCCCTGAGAAAGTCTGCAATGCAGTGGAGAGCATCCAGGAGCACCAAGGCATCTGCCCACTCTTCCTCGCTGTAATGGTTGAACCCCAGACAAAAGTCCACCCCTTCTTTCCATTTCTCAGGGGAGAAGGGGTCGGGTCCCGGCCAGATGTGCTCCGCGTTGGGTGGGGGCTCCTCGGTGTGCTGGAACTTGATCTTGAACTCGATCTCATCGAGCAGAACCCCCTCAGGGGAGTATTTCTGCCCCGCGAAAGAGATGATCTCATTGATATCGGGATGTAGGCCCGTTGTCTCAATATCGATGAAAGCCCGGTTTTTCTGACCGGGCCGCTTTTTCTTGCTCATGGTGTCTCCTCAAGCTGAGGTTCCGCCCCAAGCATGAATTCGGTACGGTTCTGGATGAACTTGAAACAGGTCTGCAACACCTGCACCTCCGTCCGCTCAATGACCAGAGAGGGGTCCCGGCGTGCGTGATGCTGAGGCGGCAGGGCCTCGATTTCTCCGGGGGAGAACGGACGAAGCACCTTGTGTCGTCGGATCAAGTACCCCCACTTGAAAAAATCAGGGTACTTGTCCCAGTGGACGCCCTTATCCGCCAGCATGGCCAGCATGGTGTCCTGATCCCGCCCCTGGAGTTCGCGGTGGGGGAAGTGGGCTTGGGCCGCCATCGAGATGCTGTTGCGGATGGCATCTTGCACTCGCCAGAGAACGGAGTTCGCCGCCTCGGTGAGATTTGGCACGACCCACACCCGGCAATCGAACATGGGCATGGTTTTCATGTAACCTCCCTTGCTCACCTCATCTACTACCCTGAGCAGGGAAGTTACCTTGAAAGTTTGGGTGGGTTCCGAAAGTTCGACCCGCTGAAAGTTTCAGAGGCTCTGGGGCGGTAACGTGCGGATGGCCAAGGGGTAGATACGTTGGAAACTTTCGAGCTGAGGGACAGCATGAGCGGCAAGCAGCACCGAGAACCTTTGGACGCCACCTGGGCGGAGTCGTTGTTGTCCGCCCAGTCGGAGACCTTTGCGGGGTCGGTGTACCAGCGCCTCCAGGTAGCCAAGGAGGAGCTTGAGAAAGCTCGAAAGGAAGCCTGCACCCTCCTGGGGTCTAGTCCTCTAGCGGACATCGCCGCTAACGCCGCCATGGCGAAAGCCAGCCGGAGAGGTGCGCCCCACATTGAAGTGCGCTCTGACGGTGAGATCGAGCTGGTGGTTATTTACCGGGGGTCCACCACACCCACAGGGGGTGCCCGGCGGTCCTGGAAATCAAGCCTACCTACCTTGAATGAGCTTCGAGAGCAAGCCGTGGGGCTGGGCATTGACCCTGCACGTTTCGGGCGGAGCAAGACCAAGATTCAGGGTGCCATCCACAAGGCAGAGGCCCTGTCCAACCCCAGCAGGGTCCGCACCTCTGTCGCAGTGGGCCCCACCCGGGTCATCCCGTTTGAGGTGCCCGAGCCTACCCCCGAGCCTACCCCCGAGCCTACCCCCGAGCCTATCCCCGAGCCTATCCCCGAGCCTATCCCCGAGCCTGTCCCCGAGCCCCCTAAGAAGCGCAAGGGCAGGATGGCTGCCCTTGCGGCCCAGGCCGAGAGCCTGGATCTCGCTGATGACCTAAACATCGATTTACTCCTGGCTGACGACTGAACCCCGCCGTTTTTCCACCTATATCCCAGCCTGTTAGGAACCTAAGGGCTGGAGCTGCGTGATGGATGAGTGGTGGATCAACGAAGTAGGGCAGAACCTCCTGACGACTGATGACAGTGGTCGTGACCGGCTCCCTGACGATTACATTCTGGACTTCCTGACCAAGCACGCTTCGGCTAGGGAGTCCTATCTGCGCCTGTTCAACACCCTCTCTATCGGGGAGCAGGATCGACTCCAGCCCCTCTATACCCGGGCTCTGGTCAAGGCTCGGGATGTGGATGAGAAACAGTTCCATGACCGTATCCAAAGCAAATGGAATCGCGCAGGTGTGTACACAGCAGGTCCCCGAGGCGGGACTCGGGTAGGGGGGAACTGAGATGGTAGATGAACGGCCCCCGAGGGACAAGACCCCCATGCAGAGCAAGAAATTCGTCGCTTTCCTGGTGGCAGAGGTAACCTGGAAGATGATCATTGCCATTGTGATGGTCATGGGCATGAAAGACGGCGACATCGACACAATGCTTGGTTCTGTGGTGTTGACTTGCATTGCCCTTTCCGGCTTCATTGAAGCCCTCTACATCGGGGGGCAGGCCGCACTTGACAGGTACATCGAAATGGCACATATCGCCACCTCGGTAGGGGCTGATGTTTCGATGAAACACGTCAAGATCGGTAAGCCCCTGGAAGAGGAAAAAGATGATCGACCTGACGGGGAAAACCTTCGGTGACCGGACCGCCATTCGGGCAGTTCCTGTGAGAGGCCGCCAGATGCATTGGCTTGCACGGTGCATCTGTGGGCAGGAAGACATTGTCCCCTCACAACGTCTTCGGCAGGAAGGGGGCAGCTCCTGCCGGAAATGTGGGAGAGCCCGAGTGGGTAAAGTGCGGGACCTCACGGGGCAGCAGTTCGGGTCCTGGTCTGTTCTCAAACGGGCGCCGAAAAAGGGCAGGAGCAGTGGATGTTCCCCGAAGAACCGACTTACTGGGGTGAGTGGGTTGCAGGGCTCCTGGATGCTGATGGCAGTGTCTCAAAAACTGGCCAAGTGGTTTTCTACCAGAAACCACATGGGGGTTTGGATCGGCTGGTAGAGGTACTATCCCAGATGGGAGTGGGGCACACTCAACGTAAGCGCCCAGACAGGAACCTGGAGAGGGTATACATCCGCAAAGGATCCCTAGATGTTTTCCGTGGTGCCGTCGCTCCCCGCTTTAGCCCGAAAAGGCAAAGACTCTCGGCTTGGCCCCGGTCTGCGGAAACCCCCCAAACCGGGGGGTAGAGTGTTCGTCTGTGAGGTGCCCTCCATGTCCCGATTCATCCTGCTGCTGGCTTTCTTGCCCCTAACCCTCGGGTGCGGCTCTCGCATGACGAGAGAGGCCAAGGTGTACAAGGCTGAGGTGACCTGGTTCACCCAAGCAGCCACTGAGCAGGCCCGACACCTTGAAGCTTTCATCTCCAAACACTGCATCTGTGTAAACGGCAGGTTCGGGGACTCCCTGTGTGAGAGGGCGGCCCAGACAGCCCTCACCGCCAAATTCCGTGCCCCTTGGCACAAGGCGATGGGGTTGTTCAATGCTGGCCTGATCGAAACCAGGCCCCCTGCCAACCCCCCAATCATCCCGGATGCCAGTTCCCTGTGCCCCGGAGGTAGCTGATGGATTTCAGCAAGCTGTTGGAGAGCCTGGCGCCAGCTCTGGGTGAGCTGGGTGTCAAGAAGCTCGCAGGTGAGCTGGCCGAGATGGGCTCCGAGTCTTCGGAGCCTTGGAAAAAAGCTATCCTGGCCTTGGTTTCCAACGGGGTCGAGACTTACGGACCCCAGGGCATCCAGATGGCCCTGGATGCCGTCGGAGACCTCCTCAGGGGTGGGAGTGGGGTGCCCGAGTGGGCAGACCTCGCCACAGGATCTGATATCCTGGCACATCTACAGAACGCAGAAACAAGCCGCAAATCAGCCGCCGATGAGTTCATGGTCAAGGTCGGACACGTCCTTGGACAGGTGCTTAGCGGCCTCATCAAGGGCCTTGTCGCCTAACCGGAGAAAACCATGGCCAATCAGTATCCGCCCCCTTTCGCCCGTATGCGGAAGATCAAGAGGGATCACCAGACCAAGCGCACAGCTCGGGTGCCCTCACCGCCGGCGCCCCTGCCCGCCCCTGAGCCCGCCAACGTAATGGAGGCCCTTGCCGCCATTGAGCCCGAGGTTGAGCCCATCGTGGTTGAGCCCGTGGTTGAGCCCGAGGTTGAGCCCGAGCCCGAGGTTGAGCCTGTCGTGGTTGAGCCCGAGGTTGAGCCCGAGCCTGAGCCCGCGAAGCCGAAGAAGCCCAAGCCCAAGCCCAAGAAACCCAAGGCCATCGAACCTGAGATGGGCATGTCTCGTCGGGATCTGAACGAGATGGCGATGGACGCAGGCATTGAGCGCCCCGACAAGCTGGGCAACAAGCCAAACGTCATCGCCGCCATTATCGCCGCCCGTGCAGGAAGCTGAGGAGCACTGTGATCAGCACCGTTAAAATGCGGGTGCATAAATACATCCCCTCCAAGCTGTTTGGGTTCTGCATAGACCCCGAAAGCAAGCAGGAGGTGTTTTTCCACCTGGGGTCTTTCCGACCTGGCCACCAGCCCGTTGAGAAGCGGTGCTTGTTCTGTTCCTCGGACGGCTGTTCTTGGCTCAAGGCCCCACCGCCGCCCATCCTGGGTGAGCTGGTTGAGGTCGAGGTTGATCTCTCTGCGGGGAAAGACAAGGCCCCTCGGGCGGAGAGGGTGACCCGCATCGGGATGATTAAAGTCGTTGAGGGTAAGGTGGACACGTTCGACGCCCACCGTGGATATGGGTTCGTTCAGGGTGACGACGACTTGAGCTACCACCTGCACAAGTCCGAAATCCTGGAAGGGCGAATCCCCACCGTGGGTCAGACCATCGTGTTCTTCGCCGGGACCCGCCAAGGGCGTCCCAGAGCTTGCCATGTAAAGGTGTGCGGATGAGTGTCAAAAAGAATCTCTGGACCCCCCAGGTCGGGGCCTACAACCCGAATGCACGGCCTGACGGCTTGAACCCTTTCGGGGGTTTGAACCCCAACGGGATGTATGTCCCCATGTCGGAGGACGAGCAGGAGGTCATCCAGCGTCTCATCGAGACGGATGACCTGGAGGTTGTTGCTCACGAATGGGGCGTACTCAACGAGCCGAACATCATCGCGGGGGACCACCGGATCGGTATCCGGTTCCGCCTTGATTTCCTGGGGTCTCCCATCATCCGGCATCTCCATTACCTCGATCTGGAGTTGCGTACTCGGGCAGGCATGACCATTTTCCGGGAGACGAAGGCCATCTCCCCGCCGATCCTGATTGACGGGAGTACCTTTGTAGATTGGCAGTGGGATATCGCCCTGCATTCGATGAGCCCCGAGCTGGTCAGGATCATCAAGCCTGGTGCCAAGGGCCTCACCAGCCGTCGCCAGGACCGGGATACTGGAGAGATGACGGCACAGGGCAACATGTCCCTGGACACCACCAAGAAAAGGCTCCTCGCCATGATGGAGCAGGGCAACGACAACATCCGCAAGGAGGATGAGGCCGCCCTGGCCAAGGTCCTGCCCACACCCAAGCGGTGATTCTTCTATCACCCGGCCAGGGTGATACCAACCGGAGGACCCGTCGTGCTACAAACCCACCAGACCAGGCGAAGGCAGGCAGCCCGCACCAAGCAGGCCAGCCGAGAGCGGATGACGCTCATGCACCCTGCGTTCAACCTCCGGGAGATCGCCAAGCAGCTCTTGTTGCTGGAGGACCACCTCCAGCACCATTACTGTGACGACTGCATCCGCAAGCACCTCCTCCTCATCGAAGGTTTCGCTGAGGAGGCCAAGTCTCTTGACGTGAGCCGCCTGTATTACACCATCCCCGATGAGCTGGCCGAGATGGCACGTAGGTGCATGGTGTTGGTCACAGACGCCCAGGACAGTGACGCCATCCGAGACATCTCCGAAGCCGTCCGCAAGCAGCGCAAGGCCCTGGTCCCCCTGGTCTATGACCCCCGGGGTGTCGAGGCTGCTACCCGTGTTGCATCGGCAGTCCGGTCTCGGGGGTCGTGTCCGCACCGTGTCGCTGCGTACCACCGCCACTGGTACCTCAACTACAAGGATGAGCGTACCCAAACTCTTGTGGGTCGACTCCAACATTTGTCGGAGCAAGAGGGGAACTCGGCCACGACAGCAGAGGTCGCCCTGGATATGATGGCTTACGATGCGGGGTACGTCGGGGACTCCCTCTCCCCCTGGCTAGTTGAACTAGGGAAAGCCCTCGGTGTCAACGTCCGTAAGTCTTATCGAAGGGGGGTGGAAGACGGGAAAGGGGACTGAAAGGACCTTTTTCCCTGGTAACTCTGGGCTCCTCGGTAGTAGGTGAGGTGAACGGAGGAGAGAAAATGAAGCTTTCTGATGCCCAGGACATCCTTTCCGAGGCTTTGGCCCTTGCCAAAGCCGCGCCCCCCCCAGCGATCCAGCGGCTGTGGCCGGGTTTACGTCGTCCCCGTCAGCCGGCAGGCTGGCAGTGACCTTCGCCGAGCGGCGAAGGCGTTGGGTTTGCGTTACCTCTCCAATGCCCATGGGATCGGCTGCCCCTGTCTCTATTACGGTTACGACAACGGCACGGGAGCTGGCTCAGGGGGAGACCCTGGCCAAGGCTTTGAAGGAACGTGGGATTCCCTGCTACATGGATGCCGTGGGGGACTGAAAGTGCCCCACGTTGAGGGTAAGGTCCTTGGTACCCCAAACCAGGAGAACCCTCGATGTCCCACAACCCCCAAGGTCAGGTTGAGGTTATCTGCGGTTGCATGTTCTGCCATCGTAAAGGGCAGTTGATTTTGATGGCCGACGGCACCCTTAAACCCATTGAGGAAATCAGAACCGGAGATCGGGTGGTTTCAGATCAGGGCCTACCTGTTTTGGTGACTGCAATCCACAGGGGATCCGGGGCAATGGCCGAGATCCGACCCGCCCGAGGCGGAGACCCTTTTGTCGTCACCCTTGATCACGAATTGACTCTCATGGACACCCCTAGCCGCCCTTACGGTAAACCTTGTGAGCGGGGTGGCCGGGTCCTCGATGTTTCGGTGCGGGACTGGCTGACTTGGTCAGATCGGCGCAAAAGCATTTTCAAGTTGTTTCGCGTCGGAGTCCCAGCATTTGACTCCCTGGGAGTCGGGGACGATGACCTGGACCCCTATTTTTTGGGCGCTATGTTGGGGGACGGCTCTTTCGACTCTCGCATCGGGTTGGTCAGCATGGACCCCGAAATCATTGCTGAGGCGGAGAGGCAAGCCCAGAAATATGGGCTTCGAGTGGCCGAGGATGCTCCCCGAGGTAAAGCCCGAACTGTTCGGTTGGTGGGGCGTCGAGGAGTGCCCAACCCTATTGCAAATCGTTTCCGTGCCCTTGGTCTTTACGGGTTGACTGGGGCCGACAAATTCATACCCCAGCGGTACTTGTCTGCCACCCAAGCAGACCGTTTGGAACTTCTGGCGGGTCTCTTGGACACGGATGGGTCCGCAACTCAGGGCGCAGGGTTTGATTTCATCAACAAGTCTCCACATCTGGCAAGGGGTGTGGCTTTTCTGGCTCGCAGTGTCGGTCTTGCTGCCACAGTACGGATCAGCCATAAGAAAGCTCAGACAGGGCCTGTTCGCCCTTACTATAGGGTGTACGTCGGGGGGGATGTCTCCAAGGTTCCGACTCGCCTCCCCCGGAAACAGTTGGAAAGAAAAGTAAAGCACCGCCCAACGGTCACCACTTTCGATGTGGGTGTTTTGTCTGACCCTGAGCCCTATTTTGGGATCACGGTTGAGGGGGGTCGCTATTTGCTTGGGGATTTCACGGTCACCCATAACTCCGGCAAGAGTGAAGAGCTGATCCGCCGTGTCCGTCGAGCCCAGTTCGCCAAGCAGGCCGTCAAGGTCTTCAAACCTGCCGTTGATGACCGCTATGCCACTCACGCCGTGGTGAGCCACGTCAACGCCCAAGTCCCCTGCATCCCCGTCCAGAACGTCACCCAAATCTCAGAGCATAGCTATGAGAGCTGCGACGTGATCGCCATCGACGAGGCCCAGTTTTTCGCACCCGGTCTCGTTTTGATGGTGGATGTGCTCGCTCAGATGGGCAAACGAGTCATCGTTGCGGGTCTGGACCTTGACTCGTTTGGGGAGCCTTTCGGGCCCATGGCCGATCTGCTGGTGCGGGCGGATTACATCACCAAACTCCATGCCGTTTGCGTTTGTTGTGGCGAGGACGCCACCCGGAGTTACCGGAAATCCGGGGGCACCAACCAGGTAGAGGTTGGGGCTGACCAATATGAGGCCCGCTGCCGGGCCTGTTACAACAAGGGGGGAAAAACATGAGGGAGACTTCCCAAATCGATGTCCCGACCATGCAGGATATCCGTTCCCGAGACGAGGAGATCGTCTGGCTCAGGGCTATGATCGCCGGCCCTGGTGCAGGCCAGGTTGCTTTCGAGGCGTACAACAACGCCAAGGGCGGCCTGACCTGGGACGGTAAGCCCATCCCGCCTTGGAGTGCTGTGGGGCCAGAGGTGCAGAATGGTTGGCGTGTAGCCGCCGCTGCGGTGCTCGCTATGCAAAAGGACCCAGAAGATATCAATGGATGGGATTTGGACGGTAACAAGATCCCCATAAAGGAGTAGATGCCCCACACATCGGAGGAACCATGCGGATTACAGTGGTAGGCGGGGAAGTCAAGTTCGTGACCCAGAAATTCATGTCTGTGGTCCTAGCGGCCGGGCATGAGCTTCTGGCTCACGTTGATCTGACCCAAGCCGTCAACATCCCCACCGGCACCGAGGCCGTCCTTTTCCTGTCGGATTGTTACTCAGACCTGAACCGACGGGGCCTAGAGGAGGCTGTGGAGCGGGTAGGCGCTAAGCTTATCCGGGTATCACGGAGATGGGCCAAGGCAGAGCCCATCCTGCGGGCTGCGGGCATCCTCCCCGCCAGCACCCAGGGAGCCCAGCCGCTTTACGGGACCAAGGCAGCTCTGGCTGTGCAGTACATCAAAGATCAACACCACGCAGGCCGTGAGCCAAGCCGTGATGAGGTGATCGGTATCTTGCGTGCGAACCTGGGGCCCAAGACCAAGGTTACTCGCAAGAGCCTGGAGCTGTGGTTTCAGGAAGCTCGGTCCACTCCGGTAACCCCCACCATCTCAGAAAAGACGATCCGGGAGGCAGCGAGGGCGGTCATTGAGGCCCGCCCTGCATACACGAAGCCCCAGCTCAGTGCCACTCTGGTCACGGCTGTCAAGGAGCTGGCCCGACCGACAACGGTATTGCAGGGGTTCCTGTGGCCTGATTCCCTTTGGGGGGTCGTCGAGGCCGAGGCCGAAGCGGCCCGAGGTACCTGGGGTCAGGATGTGGCGGCTCGACATGCGGCCTCCCGGATCTGGGCAAGCCAGCTCTGGGAGGATTTCCTTGAGGGCGGCGCTTTCCCCGGGTCCTCCCTCATCAAGAAAGAGGGGGTAGCTGTGTTTGGCAGGCATGTCCACCATGACATCGTCAAGCAGGCCCGCGCCAAAGTTCTTGGGGAGTGGGCCTTGGAGGTGCAGCCCAGCAACCAACTGGCTGATTATTTCAAGTCAGAATGTGAGTCCAAAGGGGTGCCTCACACCGACATCAAGGGTGCGTTGAAATGCGGAACCTTGTTGGGCTACGAGGCAGCCCGCCGTTGGTGGACCTCCAAGGAGGCGGTGGACCTTTACATCGCAGAGTGGTCCAAGCCTCCCAAGGAGGAGCCCCAGAAGACCGAGGCGATTAGCACCTCGACAGGCCCATTCGCCTTGATCCCGCGAGCGCCGGACCCCGAGGAGGAGCGCCTGCTCGCCGAGCTGGGCGGTGGCGGGACTGCTGAGCCCATCCCCGACGGGCTCGATGCATTCTTGGAGACCATCGACATTCCTGTAGATGATGGTGTTGAGGGAGGCCACTTCGCTGGTGTTGGGGTTGGTTACGAGATGCCGAACCTCGACCTCAACGCCGCTTTCCAGGAGGCCCTGGGGGAGATCATCGAGACCAAGCTGATCGACCTTTCGGAGACCATGGCAGACCTCATCGGCACCCAGGTCTCCACCCAGCAGGGGGCAGATTTTGTCTCCCTTCGGGGGGACCTGTTCGCGACGCTGAACAAATCCCTGTTCACCATTGGTGAGGCGTTGACCTCCAAGGTGGCAAAGGTCCTTCATGGGCACACCACGGAGATGGCTCGCATCCACACCGGGTCCAGCGTGATCCATTCGGTGTCTGAGGCCGCACGTCAGGTGCGGACCTCGGAGGCAAACATCCGCACCTGGCTGGGGAATATCAGCCGGAGCATGAAGGCCCTAGATCCTGCTGAGCTGTCCCCCGAGGCGTTGGCCTCGGTTCTGGAGCACCGCCTTGGGGGCATCGAGGCATCGATTAAGGCGGCGGCTAAGGCCCCACAAGGCCGTACTCAGACTCGCCCCGAGGCCAGTGAGCCTCTGGTTCAGCGGCTCAAGGCCATCGAGGCGGCTCTCTCTGCCCTCCTCCGGGGTCAGGCAGACCTCATGGAGGCACCCAAGGTCTCGACCTATGCCAATGCTCAGAAGGACACCCAGGCCATCCGTCTGGGGGTGAACACCTTGGCGGATACGGTGGCTCAGGTTCGCCGGGATGTCCAGGCCCTCGCCCCCGCCGAGGCGACCCCCACAGGCGCCACCCTCGCAGACCTTGTCAAGCTGGCCGCCTCTCAGGGGCTCAAGGTTAGCTTCGAGCCTCTGTAAACCCCCAGTTCCCCTAGAAAACCCCTTACCCCTCACATCACGGAGGGTGTGGGGTTGCCCTCCCCCCTCAACCCCGTTTTGGCCTCTGCAAAAGTTGCAACGCCGACACCCTAGGGAAGAGCAAGGTGAAACTTGTTCTCCAAGCACCCAAACTTAGAGCCCCTAAACTTTCGCAACTCCAAACTTTGGGGGGACACCAGCCATGATCCGGCTGGGTGACAAACTTCTCCAAACTCCCCCAAACTTCTCCAAGATGGCCTGAGAAAGCAAAAACCCGCTGGGCCTGAGCCCAGCGGGTTTTTGCTAAGGGGGTTTGGGGGAGATAACACCCGGAAAGGGGTCAGAGAGCCCGGCGGTGGAGATCCAGGAACAGGTCTGAGGGGGCATAGGCGCCAATACGAGCCACCAACTCCTCCACCGTGGATGCCCGCAACTCAGGTGTGGCTCGGTCCTGATCCCAAGGCACGTTGATGACCATGACCCCCTGAGCATCCAGGACGTTGACCATGTGGTCGATCTCCAGGTCAAGACCCTTGAGGTAATCCAAGTCGATGGCGGTCTCACACGTCCGACCGGTCTCCTTGGTCATCCGGGAGGCCACTCGGCGGTTGCAGACCTCGGGGGATGCAAGGACCCGCACACAGATCGTGGGGAGCTTTACGGTGGCGGTCATCCCGTCGTAAAGGCGGCTGTAGGTGTCGAACTCCATCTGGGACATCAGACCCAGCTTGACTTGGAGGCGGGCGAAAGCCGTGTCTCCATAGAAGCTGCGATCAAGGATGGCGTCACCGTGGTCTTGCATGGCGTGCCACTGGGCGTGCATGTGCATCCGGTAGCGTTCCGACAGGAGGTGTGCCTGCATGGTAAACGACCAGCGAGCACTGTCCTTATAGTAGCTCGCCAAGTACGGGTTGCAGGCTCCTTTGGCGTCTTTCTCATCAGGCTCGAAAAGCGTCAGGGTATTCGGCCCAAGGGCGGCACCCAACTCCCGGGTGAGGGTGGTTTTCCCTGACCCGATGAGCCCTTCTACGAT